TTTAAATACAATATCCAAAATGACTCCTGGGTTTTCTGGTGCTGATTTATCTAATTTAATGAACGAGGCTGCTATATTAACAGTTAGAAATAATAGCACAGAAATAACAGATAATGAAATATCAATGGCATTAGATAAAATTACTTTAGGACCTGCAAAAAAAAATAAATTATTTTCAGATGAGAAAAAAGAATTAATAGCATATCATGAGGCGGGACACGCAATTGTAGGTGCTTTAACACCTAATTATGATACAGTTAGTAAAATAACAATTGAACCGCGTGGAAATGCTGGTGGTTTAACCTTTTTTATACCAGATGAAGAAAGATTAGAATCTGGATTATATACAAGAGAATATTTAAAATCTGCTATTTCTGTAGCATTAGGAGGAAGAATTGCAGAAGAATTAATTTACGGAAATGATGAAATAACAACAGGTGCATCAAATGATTTAGAAAGAGTTTCCTCAATAGCAAAACAAATGATAACGGAATTTGGTATGTCTGATGTTTTAGGTAATGTTTACATAGATAAAAATGAATTTATTTCAGCAGATACAAAAATTATTATTGATAGCGAAGTAAATAAACTAGTTAATAGTTGTTATCTATATTCAAAAAAAATATTATCTGAAAATATAAATTTATTACACTTATTAGCAAAAGAATTAATTGAATATAAAACTATTTCTAATAATAGATTAAATTACTTAATAGAAAATATATAAAAAAAAATTAAATAAATAATAATAAAATGGATTATAAAAAAATAGCTATTTTTATAAGCATTGTTTATATACTTAGATCAGAATATGTATATGATAAATTAAAAAAAATAATTTAATTAATCAAATTATTAAGTTTTTTAATATTATTTTGATTAAAATTTTTGATTTTATATTTTCTCATAATAGTAATTAAATTTTTAAAATAATAGTCTTTTTTTATATTTTTAAAAGTATTATATTGATATAATAAAATATATTTGTGGTATAATTTCGCTACCTTATTAGAATTGTTATTTAAGTATGGTATTTCTAAATCATTCATTTTTTTGATTATAATAGGATTATTAAATACTTTTTTACCTATTTTATAATTTTTGATAATTTTTTTTTGTATATCATATGGAATACTCCAATCATATGATGGACATAACAGTTGTTTAAAAGGATAATCATAAACATTATAAGGTAAATTATCAATAAAAATTAAATTGTTATTAAAAACATAATTACTATATTCAGTATTTTTGAGTAATGGATATTTTTTAGAAAGGTTAATTAACATATTATTATATATATTTGATAATGATTTTTGCATATTTTGATAAGAATATTCTGATGAATAATAAGGTTTATTAAATTTATGTCCAAGTGCTTTTTCAATGTTTGATACTAATCCATTATTTGTCCAATAGTTGCTTGAATTTGTATAAACATAAATTTCTGTATTATCATAATTTTTTTTTATAAATTTTATAAATTTCTTGAAATAAGGTCTCAAAAGCCCTTTTTTTAAATAATTTGTAAAATCAATTTTCTTTTTACTTTTATTTAATTTATTTATTTCATCTAATATTATATTTTCATTTATTGGCCATTTAACATTACCAATTATACAATTATCTATATCAAATACAAAAATAAATGGAAGTTTTGTATTTTTCATTACTCTATTTAATAATTAGAATTAAATAAAGCATTATATTGTGAATTATAATACTGTTGAAAACAGTGTTTTCTAAGTGGTAAATTATTATTTTTAAACACTTCATCTTCGTGTACCCAATCGTTATTTAATCTTCTATCTACGATGCAAGATTGACCACCACCACAAGGACAAGAAAATGAAGTATTATTTTCCTTATTTTTAGAAGATCTTAAGCAATAATGATGATTCATTTTATATTAAAATAAATAAAATATAAAAATCAATTTTTATTATTGAATCAATTTTCATCATCATCATCTTCAGATTTTATTTTGACTCCTTTCCAACCTTTAGCATCAATAGGATATGCGCCTAATAATTTTTCAAAATAAGCACGTAATTGATTTCTATCTGGTTGTTTTTTATTTTTTGGAACATTAGAATAACACCAAATCCTAAAATCATTATATAATGTATTTAATCCCATTCTAGAATTAGTATCATTATTATCAATTATTAATCTATCAGTTTTATATTGTCCAATTACATCATTATTATTTTTATAACTTTCTGTAGCAATTCTAACTTCCATAGGTTCATTAATTGAATTAGGATTAATTGTTTTATGTCTTTCAATTAACATACTCATAAAGATTTCAGTCCATCTATCAAATTTATCAGATAATTCTAAATCCATTGGAAATTCATTTGGTTTTGTAGGATTTTCACAAAATTTAGATAAGAACTCAATAACCCTAATACGTCTCCAAGTACCACCATCATCACTTGGTACTTCTGGTAATTCATTGCAAGTTAAAATCATTTTAAATTGTGGTTTAAATTCAAATGGTTCTTTGTATAAACCTCTGCATAAAATTCTATCATTACCTGATAATTCTTTCATAAAACCAATATTAATTTTATCTTGTTCACTTGGTTCCTGCATAACAGCAAATCGTCGACCTTTAGTTCTTTCTAATTCACCTTGAGCACTATTTGAAGCTGCTCTTTTTTGAGTTAAAAGAGCTATTGGTAAAATACAGAAATAATCTCCAAGAGTTTTTTGAACAAGATCTAATAATCTACTTTTACCATTACTACCATTTCCTGTAAATACATAAAATCTTTCTTGTGATATACTACCATCAATAATACAAGTAATAATATCTAGTACATAATTTCTAACAGCTTCATTAATAAATATTTTTGAAAAGAAATCATTAATCTCTTTAACTTCAATAGAATCAGGATCATATGGTATATAATTAATTTTAGTTGAATGAGAAATATAATCATCTGCCATACCATCTCTAAATATATGCATTTTTAAGTCATAAACACCATTAGCAAATCCAATTAAATGTGTTCTACTATCTAACAATTCTTCAAATTTTTCATCCATAAAAAGACTTTTACATTCTTTCATTACACTATCTTTAAAACCTGCATTTTTTAATTGTCCAGCAATCTTTAATGCCCTTTTCGCTTTTTCAGCATTTGCTGTTTTTTGATCATCGTCTTCAATATTTATTTGAAGACTATTCCAATATTGTGTTCTTTCTATAAACTTATTACATATATCTGTACTTAATGTAATTCTTAAAAGTAATCCTTCAGAAGTAGATCTCCATCTGTGTTTATCCTTATCATAATAATACCAAGCTACTTTACTAATTGCTCTAATATCATCTTTTTTAAGTGTTTGAACAACTTTAGCAACATCAAAGTGAGCACCATCACTTCTAATACATTTATCAATCCAAGGAAATAATGTACCATCAATAACTTCATTATATTTTAAATCATTATCTTGTTTTGCCCACCATCTTAGTGTACCAATTCCCATATGGTCTTTTCTCATTTTATTCCATAATTTTTGACATTCGCCTTCAATATATGAAGTGCCAATTTTAGAAAATTCAACCCAAGTATCAAGTAATCTATAATCAATATTTCTTAAAACCCAACCAAGATTAATCCAATCTTCATAATTTTCAGCACGATTATAAGATAAACATTCTAAAACTAATTTTCTAGATAATATTAATTCATCATCTGATGTATAATTTTTATTAATATTTAAAGATTTTGCAAAAATATTATTTTGTAATTTAGCTTTTTGTTTATTATCAATTGAAGGTAATACATGTTTAGTATATTCATCAATTTCTTTTAAAGCATCGTCTTTTATTTTACAGATATCACTAGATATTTCTGAATTTCTCATTGAAAATAATTTAATATAATCAATATGATCTTGAGCACATAGTTTATCTGTATGAAATTTTCCACACTTATATATTTTTGAAACAGAATAAGCATCACAATCTGGTTTTCTACTACCATACATTTGCCAACAATTAATATCAATAATTGCCTTATCAATAACATCTTCGTGAGTATTTGTTAGTGTTAAACCTTCAAACATTTTATCAGCAATATCAAGAACCTTTCTGCGAATAAAATGTTGTTGATTAAAATTTAATATAATATTTGGATAAACTATATGAATACCATCTTTTAATTTATTTCTACAAACACTTGGTTTAGGTTTTTCCATAACATAAGCTAGATTATAATCATCTTTAATATCTACATAATTCGTGATGATTTCATTATAATATTTTAAAATTAAATCAATATTTTCATTTGTATATATTCTTTTATATACTGGAGTTTCATCAACCTCAAAATCATATGATGATATTGGTAATATGAATCTAAAATCTAAATCAATTCTTAAAGGACTGGGATTTAAAGGTTTTTCTGTAAAATATAAATGAATACCATTAGTTATTGCTAAACTATAAATTCGTATAAATTCTGAATATTTATCTTCAGGAATAAATAATGATTTTTTTGGATGACCAATACTTGTATTAGTATATGGTTTCCCTTTTTGAATACTAAATTTATTGATAAATTGATTTAATTCTTCATGTATACCCATAAATTGATTTATATTAACCTTAATATATATAATCAATTTTTATTTTATATATTTTCCTAATAATTGATAATATTATATACATTTGATATTGGTATGGTGTATAAATTGAATTTAAACATTATATTTTGCTATTATATAATATAAATAAAAAAAATATTATCTTTCAATTAAAGAAGTAGAAAAAAAATAAATTAAATGACTGATTTAAATTTAGCGTATGGATATTTAGATGATACAGTTATTAATACTAATAATGAATATATGAATGATTTACAAACATCACAAATGAATAATACGGATAATTTGGAAGTTGAAAAAAATAATAATAATATAATAGTAGAGAAAAAACAAAAAAAACATAAAATGAATACAACAGACTATGACGAAAGGCCTATTATACAAAGACAAAATGACAATTTAAATTTACCAACAACTTTAATATCAAATGATAGTGTACCGGATTATCCAGTAGCAAAAAAATATAATAATAATCAACAACAGCAACAACAAGTTGAAAATACATTTTGGAATAGATTAAGTTATAAAAGAAACGAAGTATTTAAACTAGTTATGTTTTCGTTAGTTATATTACTTGCAATCTCTCTAGATAGAATGGCTACATATTATTTATCTAAATATGTTAATGAAAATGTATTAACTGATAACCAAGAAATGATAATTAGATTTGCTTACCCAGTAATTATAGTATTAATTTTGTGGTTTTTAAAGGCATTATAAATTTTATATATTAACAATAATTAATGAAGGTAGATAATTTATATTGTAGTCCAAGTGCAAAAGATAGAAATTCGACGTGTTTATCTAAAGAATCATTAAAAGAATTAATAGATTGTTATAATTTATCGAGAAAAACAAAAAAAGAATTAATTAAATATTATGATAATAATACTCAATTAGAATTATTTAAAAAACTCGATAATAAAATGAAAAAATTAACAAAAGGCAGTGGTAAATATTGGTTTTGGCCAGATATCATTAAAAAACTAACTCCCAATAACACAAATATAACAAATATTATGCGTAAAATAGAAAAATTAGAACTAAAACCTGAAAAACCAAATCAATGGTTAAAAAATCCGAGGGAATGGTTATCTAATTATGATATTAATAATGTAATGAACCAATATAATTCTGACAGAACTTTAAATTATTGTTATATTGGTACATTTTCAATTGATTTTGCTATTAAAGATAAAAATGGCAATTGTTTACACAGTAATTTTTGTAATATAGATATAAAAAAAGATTATATAAATAAAAATTGTAAATATATTGGTTTTATTACTAATATGGACAAACACGATGAACCTGGATCACATTGGACATCTACTTTTATTATTATTGATCATAAAAATATATCATATGGTGCATATTATTATGATAGCGTATCAAGAAAAACACCAAAATTAATAAATGATTTTTTAGTATTAATTAAAACTCAATTAGATAAAATATATCGAAACAAAACTTTTAATATTAAATATAATACAAAACAACATCAATTTCAAAATACAGAATGTGGTATGTTTTCAATAATATATCAAATTAGATGGTTATCTAAATTAATTAATAATAAAACCCCGACATTTAAAACTATTATTGAAGAAAAATTATTAACTGATAATGAAGCAAATAAAGCAAGAAAATTTATATTTAGACCAAATATTAAAGAATTATAATAATATATTTAATTTTTTTATTATATCCATTTTTGATATACTATATGCACCAAGTGTACTTTGTTTTTCCTTATTTAAATTTAATTTAATTAATTTTTTATGTTTTTTCAATATTTTCACAAAATAGTGAGTATTTAAATTTCTATTTTCAATATTATCATAGTATATATATCCCGCTTTTGAACCTACTCTTCTAATAGCAATTGTCGGTTTATTATTTTTTGAAACAAATTTATAATTTTTATTTGTATTAATTTTAATTATCTTAACTCTTTTTACTGTTTTTTTTACCCATATTTGAAATACACATTTTATCGGAAAAGAATTTTCTGGTAAATTATAGCTTTTAACTAAATGAAAATTTAATGGAATTGATTTTTGTAAAAAAAGTTTATTAAAACTACGTGGTAAAATAAATGAAAATGAATTACAAAATTCACAACATCTATTTATAAATTTTATAGCAAGCGACGCTTTTTTTCCAAAAGGCGGATTTCCTATTGCGTGTATTTTATCATATTGTTTTATAATATTATTATAATTATATTTTAAAAAATTTTTCTTTATTATTTTTTTATTTTCTGGTTTTATATCTAACAATAGATTATTATATTTCTTTATACATTTAATAAATGCACCATTTCCAGCACTTGGTTCAATTACTAAATCATTTTTATATATTTTAATATATTTTTTAAATAAATTACAACATTTTTTCATTACTTTTTTATTTGTATAATATTTATCATATTTTTTCATTATTATTACTTTATTACAATATTATTAGTTATTATATAATTCATTTTTATTTTTAACATAATAATCGTGAGTTGTTCTTGCTATCGCTGATTCTATACTGTCTGGTAATCTATAATATAACATATATATTGATAATAAAAGCGCAATTAAATTAATTGATATTAAATATATATTTGTTTTAAAATCAATTTTTTTTAAATAAACATATAATATATAATTTGATGTTAAAAGTACAATTGATGTTATAAAAATTCTAGGTCCACGTTTCAACCAATATTCTCTTACTTTAGAATGATCTAATCCTAAATCTTTTTTATTAATATTATTTAAATTAACAATATAATTACCAAAATCTAATATAAATTCATAATTATATATATCTAATATATTTGTATTATTAATTAAATAATTATTAATTTTTTTAAATATATTATCTAAATTATCATCATTTTCTAATTTAATTAATAAATCATTATGAGCTAGTTTATCAATTAATAATATTAAATTTTTATCGGATTTTAATTTTGCTATTTTTTTTCTTTTATTTAAATATTTAATTATGTATTTTTTATTATAAATTTGTATATAATAATATGTATATAATTTTGCCCTATTAAATGCCCATCTCTTAAATGGTTTAATAATACAACGAAATATCATTATTTGTTATTATATAACAATAACTCATTTTTTTATCTATCAAATAATGTTAATAGACATAACTTAGTATAAATAATTATAATTGTATATATAATCATATATAAAAATAAGAAAATATTTATAACTATTATGAATTTATTAGTAATAAATAAATTACATCATAAAAATTTAATAGCTTTAAAAAATTATAAAAATTTAAATATTAAATTTATTAATTATATTAGAGAAATTGATGATCAAGATTTAAATAAAATCGATTGTATTTATTCTCCATCAGAATATTTTGATTATAATAAATATAAAGATTATAAAATTAAATTCATATTTGGACCACATTTCTCAGTATTTCCAAATATTAATGTTATAAATAAATTAATTTCTGATAATACTGTTTATGTTCAACCAAGTGATTGGGTGTGTCATTTATGGAAATCTTTTAGTTTTTGTGATAAATTAAATATTAGAACATTGCCTTTTGGTGTAGATACTAATAAATTTATAAATGATAACAAAATTAAAAAAGACCATATTATTATTTATTATAAATCAAGACATCCCAATGAATTAAAACAAATCATAGATTTTATTAAAAATTGTGAAAAAAATATTAAAATATTTTCATATAATAATAAATATAAAGAGGAAGAATATTTAAAATATCTTAAAAAAGCTAAATATGGTATATGGTTAGGAAGGCATGAAAGTCAGGGTTTTGCATTACAAGAAGCATTATCTTGTAATGTACCTTTACTAGTATGGGATGTTAAGACAATGAAACAAGAATATGGATATTGTTATAATAATGACAATTATGCAACATCAATACCTTATTGGGATAGTAATTGTGGTGAATTTTTTTATGATTACAATGAAATAGAAAAAACTTATAATATATTTATAAGTAAAATTAATGATTATACACCACGTAAATACATTTTAGATAATTTAACATTTGAAAAATGTGAAGATAAATTATTAAACTTAATTAAAAACATATAAAAAGTATAGTGTTTAAAAAAATATATATTTATATGGTTAAAATAGCATTTCATGATAATTGTTTATGTGAAAGAGGAACAACAACTGCATTATATGATTATGCTTACTATAATAAACACTATTTAAATAATGAAAGCATTATAATTTATAATAGCACAAATGATAAAAATGTTTTGGAAGTTATAAAAAAATTTAATAAAGAATTTAAATTATATTCTTATGAAATTTGGGATAGTGTAGACTATATTTTGGAACTTGAAAAATGCGATATTTTATATATGATAAAAGCTGGTAATACTGATAATAAACAATCTAAATATTGTAAAAACATAATACATTGTGTATTTAATACTGATGAATTAGATAATACAGTTTATGGTAAGATATCTAATACTTTTGGATCAGAATGTACAGTTGTTCCACATATGATAAACCTTCCAAATATTGATACAAATTTAAGACATATATTAAATATACCTGAAAATGCTTTTGTATTTGGTAGATATGGTGGTTATGATCAATTTGATATAGAATATGTACATAGTGTAATAGATATAATATCAGATCAATATCCAGATATATATTTTCTATTTGCTAATACTCAGAAATTTTGTAAATTAAAAAATAATTTAATATTTTTAGAAGCTATAATAGATTTAGAAAAGAAAACAGAATTTATTAATACTTGTGATGTTATGATTCACGCAAGAAAAATGGGTGAAACTTTTGGATTAGCAGTTGGAGAATTTTCCACAAGAAATAAACCTATATTAACAAGTGATATGGGTGAGAAAAACCATTTATCAATATTAAAAGATAAATGTTTTATTTATCAAGATGCATCATCATTATATAAATTAATGATTTATTTATTTAATAATAAAGATGAATTAAAACAAAATAATTGGAATATGTACAATGATTATAGTCCTGGAAATATAATGAATTTATTTAATGAAAAATTTATTCTTTAATAAATTATTATATAAAAGATTTAATTATTTTTATATAAAATGAAAATATTTTTTAATGGTTTTTACTCTGGTTTTTTAGACAATAAAAATCCAGGAACAAATATAGATTTTTTTATTTATTTATTTAAAAAAATTTATAATATAGATAGTATTCAAATTGGTAATTTAAATGATTCTAATATTTTATGTGAATTTGATATGCTAATTAATACAAAAACTGCCATTGATGTAAAAAAATGGCAACATACTTATTTATTTAATGGAGAATCAAAATGTTTGTGTGATACTAATAAATATGATTGTGTATTATTTGGTGAAAGAAATAATAATAACATTATAAATTTACCATTATATATATCTTATTTATTTTCCAATAAAATAAATTTTGATAATATTAATAAAATAGATACAGTTCCTAAAAAAGATATTTGTGTTGTTATAAGTAATCCAAATGGTTGTAAAAGAAATTATATATTAAGTAAATTAGAAAAATATTTTGCAATAGATTATTTAGGAAGATATAAAAATAAGTCTAATTTTATTTTAAATGCACCATATAATAGTGATGAATTTAAACAAAAAATTAGTGAATATAAATTTATTATTTCAATGGAAAATAGTAGGGAAGATACATATATAACTGAAAAAATAATATTGGGTTTAAATGCGGGAATTATTCCTATCTATTGGGGTTCCAAAAATATTTATGATTATTTTAATAAAGAACGTATATTAGCATTATTAGAAAATGATAATATTGAATTAGATATTGAAATAAATAAATTAATTCAAAAAATTAATCAAATTAAAAATGATGATAAATTATGGTTAGATATTGTAAATAAATCTTGCTATCCATTAAATATTCTTGAAGAAAATGCTAATTTTAGAAAAATAGATGATGTTGTTTCAGATATAAAAAATTTATTAAAAATTGATAATAAAAATTATTACAATTCTATATCAAAAATTTATACAATTACAAATAAAGAATTTGAAAATGACAATTATAATTCTGTTAGTAAATTTTTACTAAAAGATCTAAATTTAAACGAGAATTTTGTAAAATTTATGTGTCCTACATATAAAAATTTAATAACAGATAAATTATTTAATAAATATTTTAAATCTATTAATTTAAGTCCTAAATTTTTAAATAGAAATATAAAGCGTTCTGAACTATCTTTAATATTAAATTACAAAACTATATTAGAAGATATTGTTAAAAATTATAAAAGTGGATTATTTATTATTTTTGAAAGTGATATTTTGCCTAATAAAGATATAAATAAATTAAATGACTTTATTAATTTTATAAAAGATAAAGAATGGGATTTTATTAATTTAGGTGAGCATCATAATAATATTTTTGGAAATGCATCAATAGAATTATTTGAAAAAATTGATAATAATAAATTAATAGAAGATATTACTAATAAAGATTCTAAATATCGTATAATAAGAAAAACACATACTAGATGTCTAGATTCCATAATTTGGAAATATGATGCAATTAAAAAATTTTTAGACTATATGAATGAAAATGATAATTATAATTTACCATTAGATTATTATATTATTAAATATCTTGAAAAAAATAAAGATATAAAACATTATTGGACAATTAACAATTTTTTTATTAATGGAAGCAATAATGGATTTTTAAAAACAAATATACAAACTGATATTAATTAGTATTTTTACATTTAGATAATAATTCAAAATATTCTTTACAGTATGAATAATTATCTAAATTATTTTTCATACAGTTATAGTAAGCTTCTAATTCATTATTACAATTTGTATTATTTTCGGCTTTTAATTCTATTTTTCTCGGACCCATAATTGAATCTAATGCTCTAGTAGCTAATTGTGACCCTAATCCTAATGTTATTCCTTGAAATACATTATTAATTGCTGATGATAAAAAACCTTCTTTATTTTGAGCATCGATTTTAACTGGTGGGGGTGGTACATTTTTGGTCTTTCTTGAAATTTTATTTCTTTCCATTATTAATATATAATAATACATTATTTTATATATTATTATATTTTATTATATTTATAGCAACAATAATCTCCGTGTTTATTTTTTCTTTTAAATAAACCATTCTGACATTTTCCATCTATTGGTCTTCTTTTAGTTGGACAAGTATTTTTTACTGTTATTTTTTGTTTTTTATAACAACACAATTCTCCATATTTATTTTTTCTTTTTACAGAAAAAATACTACTAGTACATTCTTCTGAATTTTTATCAGGTCTTCTAATTTTAGGATTACAAGTAAATTTAGGAGGATTTTTTACTGTTTTTCTTACTTTTAATTGTTTTTCATCTAATGATAAATTAGAATCATTGCTTTTTCTTGGACTTTTAGTATTTTTTTTATACATTTTTTTAAATAAATGATAGTCAATTGCTACTTTTTTTAAATTATTTTCTAATACTTCAACTTCCTCATATTTTTTTGGTAATATTTTATCATATAATTTATGATCAATTGTTTCGGAAATAGTAGCTTTTTTATTTAGTTTAAGTTTATAAATATGAATATTTATTTCTCTTTTTAAATTTTTATGAACTTTTTCATTAATATCATAATGTGAACAAAATCTAATTGCTCTTCCTTCAATTTGTTTCTTACCAGACATATTCCATACTGGATCTAATAAATGTATATGTTGTATATGTTTAAAACTAATACCTTCTTTAATACTTGGACTTCCTATTAAAACTTTTATTTTATTACCATAAATATTATCTTTACCATTTATAATTTGTTTTATTGTATTTTTTTTAATATCAGATTCTGAACCTGACCATATTGCATAAACTTTATTTTCATATTTTTCCCATTTTTCAGGATTATTATAAACTTCGAATATTGATTTCCATCCATTATTTATCAAAACTTTTTCAATAACATTTATACCAACATTTATAAATGATGTATAAATTACGTGTTTTCCATAAACTTTATCAGAGGTTATTATATTATAAAGTTTATCTATTTTTGGTGCATATTCTGGTAAATTTTCAAGTATTTTACTCATATTATATGTTTTATTTAAACAACTTACAGCAATTTGTCTTTGATATGATAAAAATGCTTCTTTTTCATTGTCATCTTTTTGATTTAATGTCATTGCATGAAGTGTTAATTTATCTTGTGTTTTAGACATTTCAATAGTATGTGTTATAATATTTGGTTTAGGATATGCTGTTTTTGATGCACCAGGAAAATAACTTATTTTACCTTTTAATTTTTCCAAATTATAATTTGTACTTGCATTTGTTAATGCTTCTTTGATATCAAGACCTTTTTCTGGATTTAATAAATAAACTAATTCTGGTAGTTCTTTTATAGAATCATAAATAGGTGTTGCTGTTAAATAAATTAGTTTACAAGAATCATTTGAATATTTTGCTAATAATTTTATTAATACAGAATTAATTGAAATAGTTTTTCTAACATGAGGCAATGGTAATTTACCAAGTGTTTCAATATTAATATATAAATTAATATTGTAAGTATCTGAAATTAAATTATGTACTTCATCAATAATTACCATTTTGTCTTTAGTAAAATTATTAATATATCCAATTATATTTTTAGAATGTTTTATACAATTTAATCTAAATCTTTCATATGATATTATTTCATACTTTTTATCAATTTCTTTAATAAATTTATTTCTTAATTTATCATTTTTAGTAAGTTGAAATTCATTATATTCTTGTTTTGTGAAATATTTAAAATTTGTACAAGATGATATTAATTCATCATAAAAATTATTTTTAAGTCTTGCCGGTAATATAACTAAAATTCTATTATTATTATTTATTTTTAAAAAATCTTCTGCTAATATTATAGAAGTACAAGTTTTTCCCGAACCAATTTCGTGATAAAGTAGAAATTGTTTAATACTATTTAAATTATTTTTAAAATATTCCTTTAAAAATAATTGCTGCGGTTGTAATATAAATTCTTCTTTTTTAATATTACACAATTCATCTATATTTTTTTCATCAAATTTTTGCTTATATTTTTCATATTCTTTAAATATTTTATATCTACTTTTCATATATGTTATTAATTAAATAAAATATATTTTTTAATTAAGATGAATATAAACAATATTATAAATGTTGTATCTGTATTTCTACTATTTATTATTTCGTTTTTAGTAATTAATAGTTCAATTTATAATAAAGAAAAAAAAATAGAACTTTTTCATAATGAAAATAAAGTAGAATTTCATAATGAAGATATTCTTAAAAAATGTCCTAGAGGATGTGGATTTCACGATACTTATGTTCCTAATTGTGATTTATGTACGGAAGATAAGACTGATTATGATAAAGCTACTTTAGAAGAAAAAGCAGATATTGATAAATATCACATAGAAGGTGATAAACAAGAAGAATATACATTAAAATTAATAAATGAATGGAGAAAAATTAATCCATTATGTAGGTTTGTTTTTACAATTCCAATTTATGATAGAGCCAATAATAATGTTCTTGATTTTAAAACTATAAATATCCATCCTTATTATCAAAAAATACTTTATTCTAAATTTAATGAGACAGAAGATGCTGAAAATATATCAAAAATAACTGAATGGATTAATAATACTTTTAATAAAGAAATTATGGAAAATCCAAAAAATATTTATCCATTTCCTGAATTATTATCAAATTGGAAATATATTAGTAATGAACCATCTGAATATATTAAAAATGAATTAGATTATATTATCAGATTGAAATACAATTTATTTAATAATGATATAACAGAACAACCAGAACAAGTTAATAGTGATGTTACAAGTTATCCAGATTATAATACTAATAAAATAGATATATTTGATATTGATGATAATTATAATATAGTAAGTAGTACAAATAGATTAAATACAAAAGATGAATTAATTAAAAATATAAATAAACCACTTATTAATTCATATAAATATGCAAATAAAAGATGGAAATTATTTAATTTAAATACAGATCAGGATGAATTGCCATCTGTTGATAATTATATTATAAAAATACTAGAAAATATTAAAAATGGCAAAGGTTTACACATTAATGATATAATATGTTTAACTAAATTAGATAGAGAAAATGGATTAAAATATTTAAATAAACTAAAAGACATATTAATATTACAAGAAATAGAAAGAAAAAAGAAAATTTTAGAATATTTAACTTATCATAAATTAAGCACAAATGGTTATTTTCAATATACACTTAAAACAAGTTGTAAAAATAATGACAATGATAATATTTATACTGAAATTAAATTAAATGATAAAATTGATAATTCTGAAAATTTAGAAATAGTTCATTATAATAAGTATTGGCCTATATTTAATAGATCTGCTGATTTTGTCGATATTAATCAAAATATTTTAAATAAAGAAGTTCAAAATACTGAAAATACTGAAGATGATGAAAATTATAATGAAAATACACAAGTTTGTTATGATAATTTATGCAGTAGAGATATAACAAATGGAATTGAATGTCTATTTTTAAGTAAATTATCTAAAATCGATTAGTCGTATATTTTCTTAACCGCTAAATAGTTATTATATTCTTCAATTCTATTTTTTAATTCTAATTGTCGTTTTTCTTCTTTTTCTTTATCAGTTTCTTCTTCACTTTGTTCACTTTGTTCACTTTCCTCTTCTTCACTTTCATCTTCTTCACTTTCTTTTTTATTATTATTTAATTCATAACCATTATTAAATAATTGACTACTAAAATATTGTTCTTTCTTTTTATAATTATTTATCAAATTACTTTCATCATCATCGTCTTCACTATAACTATCATCTTTATCTCCATATTTATAACTAATAAAATCTAATTTATATTCTGGATTATTAATAGATTTTTCAAATATTTTTGTTTGTTTTGGAGAGTAATAATAAATTGCAAAAACAATATCATGATCAATACCTCTGAAATTATATAATGAACCATCTGGATTTTCAAAACGTAATGTTAATTTATCTAATTTACCAATTGGGTGAAATTCTCTCAATGGCAATTTAAATATACTATAATCTTCATTTAAACCCCAAAAACTTGTTCTTAATTTTGCTAATCCCATACTATTTTTTGTATATGAAAATGATCCATATAAATGTTGTTCTATTTCTGGACACTTTAATAAAATATATCTTGTACCTATTAAATATACCATACCAGGTGCAATTATAGTTTCTTTACCATTTATATTTATTGAATGATAAAAATTTTCATATTCAATTAGACTATTTATTTGATAATAACTAAATTGATCAAATATTTCATTTTTATATGTATTTACATTATTTGAAAATCCTAATATTTGAAAACTTGTTGATAAATTCATATCTAATATAAATTTTCTTTTAGATTCAAATTTAATAATATTTGTTAATTCAGGTGGATTGCTATTTCCTAAACATTGTAATGATATATCTATATTATCATCTTTATTTAAATAAAATTTATTATAGTCTTTTTTTTCTCTTGTTTTGATTTTTATATTATTTGCATATAATAAAGTATTTAGAGTGTAAATCAGTTTATTGATAGTATAGTTTCCTATCGGTATTGTAAAACTAAATTCTTCAAAATAATTGTCAAGAATTTCTTTATAATCAATATCATTATTTAGGTTAAATTTTTTTACTGGTGTATAAAAATTAACTAAAGAAACATATAAATTTGAAAAACGTATTTTAAAATAATTATTACTTATTTTTACAAAATTTTCCATTTCCAACATTGTAGGTTCTATATTTAATTTACTAAATTTATCTTCACTTATTTCAAACAACTTAGGACTATAATAATTATTATCAGATAATATAACTGTATTATTATCAATTAAATCTAAATCTAAATTAAATTCATTTAATTCATCTGTTGTAAAGTTTGTTTTTAGTTTTAATTGATTTGATAATAATTCATTATGGATTTCTCTTGAATTAAATGGTTTAATTGTACCTATATTAATCCAGTTTAAACAAAAATTTTCATATTCTTCAAATAATAATACAAATAAATCTATATTATTAATCCATTTTCCATAAGGTCTAATATAATTAACTTGTGGAATCCAAGTAGAATTATCAACTAATATATATTTATTTTTCAAATTATTATATTTAATTTTGTAATAATGTGTATCTGATATTTCAATATATGAATTATAATTTAGTTTAATATCTTGAGATGTATTTATTAAATTAAAATTAACTAATTGTGCATAATTTAAACTAATTTCACTGGTATTTATATTATTTAAATAATTACGTAATTCAGTATTACTAATCTTAATATCATCATCTTTTATATTTGTTGTTTTATACCATAAATAACCAGGTTGATTAATTATCATTTTCCATTCATAATAATCAAAATTATATTCAGTAGACATATTATTAAGTTTTAATATATTATTAATTACTTGATTGTCATCATATTTTATGTTATCATTTGTTATACTTGAACTTGGAATTTTTAGCCATTTTAAATTAATTGAAATTGATATATAATTATTAATGTCAAAATTTGAAAAATCATAAGCACTATTACTATTTGATATTATATTAATATCTACTGGTTTATAATATTTACTATCAATTTTAACATAATTATTAATTGTAATTCCTGATAAATCTATATTACCTAAATCATTTCTATCTAATTCAATAAATTTTTGTTCATTATCTAATAATTTTTGATTTAATTTTTCTATTAAATTATTATAATTATCAGTTGATAGTTCTGCAAGATATTTAGGTTTATAATTAGAAAAATATTCCCATTTTATACCCAATCTTTCATTTTCAGTATAATATTTATTTAAAATTTCATCAGAAAAAGCTTCATTTATTATTTTATTACCTAAATTTAATTCACTTTCATTATATAATCTCCATTTATTTCCTACAATTAAATTATCTATTTCACTTTGTTCAATATTATATTTTTCCCAGTTTAAATAAAAATTTGTATTATAATCTAATGTTTCTATATAATAATTAATATCAATATTATTATATAAATCTTCATTATCTGAAAAAAAACTATCTTCAAAATCATATACATTATTACTTATTGCCTTTGATAACTTTTCATATTTTACTAAAAAACTATTTTCTGAATTTGTATCTCTTATATTATTTTGGTTATTTATATTTGTCCATTTATTAATGTTAACAACATTTATATAATTATTTTTTTTCAAATTTGTAATATTATATTCAAGTAATTCATCTTTTGTAAAATTATTAACAAATCTTAATCTATTTGATAAAGTACTATTAGTTATTTTTAAATAACTATCTAAATTATCCAGTCTTAAACTATTTTGATTTGTCCATTCTAATGGACTAGCAATATCATTTAAATCATCAATAGGATTTTTTGTTGTATTTATATAAATTTTTAATATATTTGTATTAATATCTATATTATACATTGTTTTTGGTATAGATACATCTAAAACTTCTATGCCAAAAACATTTTTAAAAGGCATATCAAATGTAATTGAATAATTATTAGGATTTGGATATTCAGTTTTATTTCTTTTACTACTATCTATTATAAATGTAAAGTTTTCTTTGATACTATGTTGTTTCATAAAATCTACATCTTCAATAGACATTTTATATAAATATTATTATATAATATAAATATAAATAAATATTTTTTTTTAAATATGTTTGAACTATCTAATAATTTAAAAATCAATTATAATAAGTTAATAATAATTGGAGATATACATGGTGATTTAAAAAGATTAAAAGATATTCTTATAAATGAAAATATTCTTAATAATAATTTACAATGGATTGCTGACAATGTTATTGTTGTACAATTAGGAGATCAAATTGATAGTGTAAATAGAAGAAACGATATAGAAAATTGGGAACTTTTAAAAGATACTGAAGTATTAAAATTTACAAATATACTAAGTAATATTTCAAAATCAAAAAAAAGTTTATTTATTTCAATTAATGGTAATCACGAATTAATGAATGTTTTAGGTAATTTTAGTTATGTATCAACAAATAGTTTATATAGTGATCGACACGATAATTTCAAAAAAAATGGAATATATAGTAATATATTAGCAAATAGACCTTTAGTTTTAAAAATAAATGATTTGCTATTTTGTCATGCATTAATAAAAAAAAACCATATTGATTTATTGGAAAAATATAACAAAGATATATTTTATATTAATAAATTATGGACAAACTATATATTATTAAATAAAGTTAATCCAGAAGATAAAGAACTATTTGATAAATTAATTTTAGATAATGATGGGATTGTATGGACAAGAAATTTTGATTCAAAAGAAGATACTGAATATGTGCTTAAAAAGTTAAATTGTACATATATGTTTGTTGGACATAATACAGTAGAAAATATTAATTTATATAATAATATTTGGTTATCAGATAATGGAATATCAAGAGCTTATGGTAAAAATAGTTTTCAATATATTAAAATAGAAAATAATACGATTAGTATTATAACTATATAAATAAAAAATGATTTTTACAATTATATTTTAATTATTAATTATGTTTGAATTTTTTGATAATTTAATTGAGAAAAAAGACAGTGAAATAAATGATATTTTAGAAAAAAAAACTGTTAAAAAAAAAGATGCTAATGATAATAAAGATGAATTATCTTATGATGTAAAAAAAATATTAGGTAAACAAAAAAGTCATGAAACAAAAAGAAATTTAAAATCGAAGGCTTATCAAAATAAAGAAATAGAAAAAATGAATGATCTGATGGCAAATTGTTAATTATATATATATAAAAGTATGCGCATATTTATTAATAATGTCTTTAAAATGAAAAAATATGTTAATATTATTAATAATATGAAATTTTTAAACTTATTAAATAATGATGATATTGATAATATAAATAGAAATTTAGATAATTTACTTTTAAAATATATCAAAAATGATATAAAATTAGATTTACAAGATTACAGTTTTTTATCAAATAATCATATTGATACTGAATTTATTGACAAACGTATTAAAAATCTAAAAATATATATTAAAACACTTGATAGACTAAAGAAATTACCTTATATTGCTCAACGTACAAAAGAATGGTATGAATTGCGTAAGAATTGTTTAACAGCTAGTGATCTATATGAAGGTACGTGTAAAAATAATTTACTACTTGCAAAAAAAAAAGCAGGTGTTTATATTAATGAAACTGATTTTACATCTATTCCACCTTTAAAATGGGGCAATATGTTTGAAGATATGGCTATTAGATGTTATAAAAATGATAATAGAAATATAAAAGTAACAGAATTTGGTTTAATTCAAAATAAAGATATTAAAAACTTTGGTGCATCACCAGATGGTATATCTGATTTAGGTATTATGTTAGAAATTAAATGTCCTTATTCTAGGAAAATTCAAAAAAATAATATTCCAGAAAAATATTATTATCAGATTCAAGGACAATTAGCAGTTTGTTGTCTTAATGAATGTGATTATATTGAATGTGAGTTTAAAACATTAGAAAGCGATAGTGACTATATAGAAAATGATTCAAAATATTTTGGCATTATCGCTGAATATTATAATGAAGTAGATAATATTTATAAATATTTATATTCTGATAATAATTTAAGTAAAATGGAAACTTTTACTGATATTGATAATAAAATTAAAGATTTCAATGAAGAAAATTTTATTTTCAAGAAAAAAACTAAATGGTATTTAAATGATATTTATGTACAAAGAATACATTTTAATGAAGAACTTTGGAAAGATATTCTTCCAAAAATTGCAGAATTTTGGTCAAAAGTAAATGATTGTAAATCATTGCCTATTGAATATAAAAAAAAACAAGAACCTGTTAAATATAAATTTATTGATGACAAAGATACTTAAATACTATTAAGTTTGTGGTATACGAGCTAATATACTATCGATAGTATCAATACTATTTCTATTATCTTCAATATTTTTTCTATTTTCTTCAATATTTTCAGAATGCGATGGTATATCCGTTATATCTTCATAAATATCTGAATATCTTCTAAAATATCTGTCATTTTCTATCATTTCATTTTGTATAGTTTGTATATTTTGTATATCATCTATATTTTTTTCACTTTTATTATTAATATTACTAATATTTGTTTCGATTGAACTAAATTTAGGGGTAATATTTTTTATATCTTTTTCAATAGTATTTATTTTACTACCTAGACCAGTTATGTCAATTATTCTTGCAGCATTTTGATCGTTATATTCCTTTTGTATATCTTCAATATATTCATTATTAGATTCAATATAACTATTTATATCAATCATATTATCATTATCTGCATTATTAATTAATAAATTACCTATTTTCATTATTTTTGCATTAACTACATTATCGTTAATATATAATGGTGAATTGTCTTTGTTATCTCCTCCAAAATAAATACCATCATTTGATAATTTACCAATTATTCTATTATCACTATTTAATAATTTAATATTTCTTAAATTTTCTGATTTAATATTATAATCGCCATTTTGATCAATACTCATTAGTAAACAATCTTCATTATTATTACATAATCTAATGTTATTATAAACTTTAGCATTTTTATTTATCATAAAATTATTATTGATATGTTGTTGTGTAGTTTCTACATTATTATTTAATTCATCAATTTTTGTATTAATAGTTTCAATATCTCTATAATAAGGTCTTTCTGTTATATCACTATTCGTATCTGTTATATACAAATTATATGTATTTGTTGTTTCTTGATCTTCGTGATCTTCTTGATCTTCTTGATCTTCTTGATATTCTTTATTGTGATTATCTTCATCAATGTGTTGTGTTTCATCCTTATTTTGAATATCTTCTATTTCAGAAGTTAATGTTTTTATATTTTTATTTTTATCTTTAATTTCTTTTTCTTGCTTTTTTAACTTATTTTTTAATTGAATATGTTTTTTATTTAAATTATTGATTTCATTTTCTATTATTTTTATATTATCTTTATGCTTATTTTGATTTATATAAAATAAACCAAATATAACTAGTAAAATAGTAAATAGTAATGTTATTATTGTTATCAGTAATATTTCCATTTGCTATTTATTTTTTAGAAATATTTTAATTATTTATTTTTACTATTTTTATTTCTGGATCAGTTTCTTTTTTAGATAATGGACCAGTTCCTTGATCAGTTTCTTGTTTAGATACAGGATCATCTTCAAGTTTGGAATCAGTTATATTTGCTCCAGATCCTGATCCTGCTTCAAATCCTGATCCAGATCCTGCTTCAGATCCTGATCCAGATCCAGGTTCAGATTCTGCCACAGATTCTGCCACAGATCCTGCTTCAGATCCTGCTTCAGATCCAGGTTCAGATTCTGTTTCAGATTCTGTTTCAGATTCTGTTTCAGATTCTGTTTCAGATTCAGGTTTAGATTCTGCTTCAGGTCCAGGTTCAGATTCTTCTTCAGATTCTTCTTCAGATTCTGCTTCAGATTCTGCTTCAGATTCTTTTTCAGATCCAGGTTCAGATTCTTCTAAATTAGAAATTTTATCTTCCTTTTCTTCTTCGGGATTTTTATCCTTTTTAAATATATCAAAAAAATCAAATATAGTATCGAAAAATCCTCCACCTTTCTGCTGAGTATCTTCGTCACTATCGCTATTATATTCATTTTGTAAATCTTCAATATCATAAACAGGAAAATTAACTTTTTCTGTATTTAATCTTAATTGTAAACCCATTGTTTCTAATTCTTGAACTAGTAATTTAAAGCAATAAGGTGTTCTTATTGTTGATAAATCGTTATTATCACATAAATTACAATATAATATTCTTTTGTCTCTAGAAGTATTATAAGTTGCTAATACACCACATCTATTACATATTATCCACTCATATTTATCTGATCTTTCTGTCATACTTTCCTGCATAAAAGATGACAATCCATGACTTAGTAAACTATCTCTTTCCATCTCACCAATTCTTAGACCACCATTTTTCCTACGTCCAGCTGTTGGTTGTCTTGTTAAAGAAACTTTTGGACCAATTCCTCTTGAATGCATTTTTTCAGCAACCATATGTTTTAACCTAAAATAAAAAGTAGGACCAATAAATATCTCACAACTTAATTGTTCTCCAGTAAAACCATTATATAGTATTTCATTACCGTGCGAATCAAAATTATGTTCAAATAATTTTTTATAAATAACATTTTCATCAAATGGTAAAAATACAGTACCATCACCAAAATGCCCTTCTAAACAACATAATTTTGCAAATACACATTCAACTAAATGACCTATTGTCATTCTTGATGGAATAGCGTGAGGATTAATTATAATATCTGGTTTAATACCATCTTTTGTAAAAGGCATTCCTTCTTCTGGTATAATCATACCTATAACACCTTTTTGACCATGTCTACTAGCATGTTTATCTCCAAATTCAGGTTTTTTAATTTTAAGAAATCTAACTTTACATACAACAGAATTGTCATCTGCTAATTTATTTCCTATAAATATTTTGTCTACTTTACCAAAAAGAGAATTATCAGTTGTTATAGAACAATCTGTATATATAATTTCCTTAACAAATTCTGTAAACACACCTTTTTTAACTTGTTTGTAAACATATTTTTCACTTAACATACCAATTACTACAACTTTTGCACCTTTTGGTATATAAGTTCCTTCTTTTATAAATCCTTCATCATTAATATAATCATAATTTGCATTTTTTAGATTATTTATTTTATATCCTTGATTTTTTAATTTTAATGGATTTGCAAATATTGTTTTCTCATATTGTGATTCAATTCGAGATGTTGCTGTCACTGATTTATAATAAGATAACTGAAATAATCCTCTATCTAAACTATTTTTATTTATCATTATACTATCTTCTTGATTAAATCCAGAATAAGACATAATTGCAACAATTACATTAAAACCATTTGGCATATCATTGCTTGATGTATAATGTGATATTCTTGTTGTAACTAATGGTTTTTGTGGATAATGTAATACATATGACATAGTATCAAATCTTTTGTCAAAATTTGTTGCATATATACCAATTGCTTGTTTACTTTGAGCAGCATGGAAAACATTTCTTGCAGATTGATTATGATTTGATAAAGGTATATTGGCACTTATAGCACTTAACATTGTTGAAGAATGTATCTCAACATGAGTATGAAAATCTGTTAAACTATCTCTATCCATTGCAATATATAATGTATCTTGCTCATCAATATCAACATATTCAATTAAAGCACCATTATTTTCCAAATCTACTAATATTTCTTCATCTGTTTTATTTGAAAATGTATTTAATGATTTAGGATTAATATAATGACTTTTATAATAAAATGAATCGTTTTTATTTGCATCTTCTAAATTATTTATTGTTCCTGTTAACATATCAAACCAATTTGTATAATTTTTTTCTTTTTTAAGTTTTGAACTTATTATTAAAGGTCTGCAAGATCTTCCCGAATCTGTTAGTATTCTAATATCATTATTTTTGATATCCCAAGATATAGATACTAATATATTAATTAAATTATTTCTTCTGTATGCTCTTAATGTTCTAACTAATCTATTAGGATCTTTTGTTAAACCATAATAAGAACCATTTAAAAATATTTTACTTATATTTCTATCTAAAACATCATTGAAATTTTCTAATAATATTATGTTTAAATCATCCAAGCACTCCTTAATAAAATCTACATTTGATGACGATGTAATTTTTGTTAATAATGCCATATTTTTTAAATATCCTACAGAACCACCATCTGGTGTTGCAAATGGACACATTATACCATATTGCTGCGAATGTAATCTATGAGGACTTGTTAATTTTAAACTTCTATCTAATGGCATATTAACAGCGCGTAAATGTGTTAAAAAACCAATATAACTAATTCTTGATAAATCCTGAACCATACCTAATTCAGGATCATCTTCATCATCAAGACCCCACATACCTTTAAGTGATCTCAAAAAACTTTTAGTTATTATCAAAGATTGAACTATTTTATAGATATTATTATCATTTATAAATGCACGATAATTATTTGTTGTTTTCCAAGAACCATAGTTATATGTTCTATCTAAACTATCTCTTATAAATTTTCTTAATTTAACATACGATTCATAAAATAATTGTGATAATAAATATCCACTTATATCTACTCTTTTATAAATATAACTATCTCTATCACTTTCTGGTGAAATATTTAAACAAGTATTTATAAATTGTTTTGTTAAATAACCTAAATATTTAGTTTTATTTTCAAATATAGGTATATTTGGGAATATCTCTGTTAATAATATGCTTTTAATGTGATCAACTGTTTTATATGTGCTTAGTGGTTTCAAATAATTAAATGCGTCTTCTTGTTTATAAATTTCACTTCCACATTCTATTGTTGGTCTTATAAAATTATTAAAAAAACTTTTTTCTACTTCATTTAAATCATTACCAAATATTAAATTATATATATCTTTATCACTTTCAACACCTAACGCTCTAAATAATACAAATAATGGTATTTTATTATTATTTATTCCTTTAAATGTGCATAAAATTGAACCTCTTTTTGTTAAAAAGTTTTCACTTTGTGCATCTTTTTTAACTAAATAAAACTCAACACTTTTTGGTGCTAAAACTGTTTCTCCTTTATCTGCTGTACATTTTATTAAACCCTTATAAGATAAATTATCATCTTCTATTTTCGATACAAATAATCTATTTGTTGTTATTCTTTCTTGTGCAACTATGACTTTTTCTTTACCATCTATTATAAAATATCCACCCGTATCATATATACATTCTCCTAAATTTTTTAATACTTCTGAACCTTGGGAATTTAAAATACAAACATCACTATGCAACATAATTGGTATTGATCCCAATGCTACATTTTTAAATATATTTTCATATATATTTTCATTTTCATCTTTAATTTTTACTAGAACTGTTCCGTATAAATGTGTTTCATAAGTTAAGTTTTTTAATCTAGCTTCATTTGGTGTTATTATTTTTGGAGATCTATCCTCATAAGTTATTGGTCTATCTATATATATATCATCCCCATTAATTCCTCCAACATATACATCAACTGTAAATATAGTTTCTCCTAAATCATTATATTTTATCATTGTTATTGGATTAAATGATTTTATAGTATTTGGTATATTATTTTTAATAAAATCTCTAAAACTATCTTGGTGATGTCCAGTAAATGGGTATTTATGATTTTTAAAGTATAAGTCTAGTATATCCCACTCATTCATAATCCTTCTATTATTTAATTAATCTATATTTATTTTATATTTTTATATAAATACTATAGTTTAATTATAATTAATGGATGTCAATAAATTAATAGATTCTTGTATTGATAAAACTTCTGACTATAACATAGCGGTTCTTATTTTTTATTTACTAAAAAATAAATACAGATATAATGGTTCTTTTAAAAAATGGCAATATTTTGATAGTAAGTCTAAATTATGGTTAGATGATAAAAAAAATGCTAACATTACTAACGATATTCAACACTATATATCTAATTATTTTGTTCAAAGAATAGCAAGTTTAAATACCAATATTAACAATATTGACAATGAATTAAAAGCTTCTAAATTAATTATTTGTGCTAATCAACTAAAAAATAAAAAATATATACTTACTATTATTAAAGAAGCTAGATCTTTATTTGAATATAATGAGTAAATATTATATTAAAAATATAAAAAAAAACTACGTTTATTATGATAACTATATTACTAATAATATTATTATTGAAAATGCTGATAATAAATATAATCTAATTCAAAATTTTACTTACGAACTTCAAAATTCTAAATTTTCTAATAACAGTGTTTATACTGATTATATTGAAAAATGTTCTAATTATGTTATTGCTATTTATATTAAGGATATTCCTATAAAATTTTTTATTTATAGTAAAAAATTACCTTTTAATGAATTAATAAAATTAACCAAATTATATAAAAGAATTTTTATTCTTTATAAATTATATAATTTAAATAAGGTTTTGAATTTTCATTTGCTTTTATGTCCCTTTAAAAGATTTATGCCGAATAGTAATAATCATTTTGATTCTATTAATATTAATGGAGGATTCACATATCCTAATGGTAACAATATTTATATTTATAGATACGATGAATATTCAAAAGTTGTTTTACACGAATTCATACATCATATCAGTATTATAAATGATAGTATATTTATGTTAAACAATTATAATATTAATAAATTGAAAACTTTTTTCAATATTTCTAATACAACTAATTTATTACCTGGCGAGGGTGTTGTAGAATTTTGGGCTTGTTTTTATAATTTATTATTTTTATCTGTAGAATATTGCTTACCATTTAAAACATTGATTAAAAAAGAAACTTTATTTGCTATTAATCAATATAACAAACTTAGAAAATTTAATAAATATAAATTATGGAATGAAAAAACTAATGTTTTTTCTTATTTTATAATTAAATTAATTTTATTATATAATTATGAAAAATTTTTAAAATTAGAATTACCATATAATCACGATACATTTATTAATTTTATTATGAATAATTACAAAAAGAATTTTTTTATAAATTTATATAATAGAAATCCTGACAAATTTACTTATAAAAGTAAAAAATCAATAGATTTTATGCTTTTTAGTTCTTTTTAGGTTTTTTTACCTTTTTAGGTTTTTTTGCTACTTTTGGTTTTTTTACCGCTTTTGGTTTTTTTACCGCTTTTGGTTTTTTCATTTTTTTACCACCCACGCCCCATACACTACCGAAATAATTATTACCATATTGAGACGGGCCACCATATGACGAAGATATTGGTTGTTGTTTAGGCAAACCATATGGAGGAGGGCTACCATATGACGGAGATAGAGGGCTACCATATGACGAAGATATTCGTTGTTGGTTAGGCAAACCATATGTTTGTGTCAGCGAGGACTGCGGGTGGGGGGCAATTGTTCCATATTGAGGCGATTGCGTTCTCAAGACACTGAGGCGATCTGTTGGGGGTTTGTAATCGCCGGGATTGTATGGATTTGTTCCAAATTTCTTAAATATATCATAACCTTCTTCTATTTTTTTTTTGGCGTTATTTTGGTATCTCTGAGTAAGAGTAGTAGGAGCACCTGGTATAAACGTAGCAGCTTTAGTAAGAACGTCACCTACCGCGACGCCCGCTAAGGCAGCTGTTCCGACGGGAAGGGCAGCTAAAGTTTTTGCCGCATTCAATCCATAAGTATATCCATTATCTTTCCATCTAGTCATACTGAATTTAGTATCAGTTCTTGACTTATCAATCAAATCTTCCATTTTTTGTATATCTTTTTTTGTTGAAAAATGTCTAGGTGTCATTATTACAAAATGATCACTACCTCTAACTTTATAATATGATGGTACTATTGGTTTTATAGTGCTTGGATTTTGAATTAATTTTTTAATTGATTCACATTCTACTTCTTTTGTTCGGCTAAAATAACCAGATATTTTTTTTATATCACAATCTAAAATAATAGAAAAAGTTTTATCAGATCCGACTAAATCATCTATTACTTTATCATCCGGCAGGTGGTAGTTTGATAATAAACTATCACATGTTGCTATACCTTCAACTTCTTGTGTATTTCTTTTGATCCAATCCTCTTGATCTTTAAAGGCATCCCCTGTAGGGACATCATTTTTTTTTATAAATTTGAATTTGTATTCTACTGGAAAACTGTCTTTAGAACTAAATGATGATGTTCTAATATTACAATCAGTACATTGTAATACAAAATCATTATAATTCATTACAGGTTTATCGTTTGAACCATATGGATAAATTTTTATCGAGTTTTTATTACCGTCTTTTATATATATGACTTTAACTTTTACAATATCACTAATCTCTCCTGGTGCTCCTCCTACTTTTTTACCTTTTTGGTTTTTTTTATAATCAGATACAGCAATCATTCTGTCTTTTTTTTTTAAATATTCCTTATTGGACCCTTTTTTTTTATAAACACGTCGATCTTTTCCTAGAATTTTTTTCGTTTTTATATACTTATATTCAACCATTTTCTAATTATTATAGATATAAAAAAATAATTAGTTGTAATTATATGTTAAAACTTATTATTGATTCAAGAGAAAAACAACTATTTAATTCAATTAAAGAAAGAGATTTAGATAATTACAATGATTTTATTGAAATTGAATCTACTAATTTAGAACTTGGCGATATTAAAATTATCAGACAAGATAATTTTGAATTAATATTTGAAAGAAAAACTTTAAGCGATTTAAATCAATCAATTAATGATGGTAGATATAAAGAACAAAAAAATAGATTATTATCTAATTATAATAGTAATTTAATAACATATATTATTGAAGGAGATGATATATTAAAAAGTATTAATAGAAACGATAAAAGAATATCAAGTGTATATTTACATTCATTATATAGAGATAATATTAAAATATTATTTACAAAAAATACTTTTGAAACAACTAATTTAATCTTAACTTTATGTACAAAAATCATAGATAAACCAAATGATTTTACAAATACTAAAAAAGAAACAGATTATACAGATATTGTTAAAATAAAATCAAAAAAAATAAGTAATATTACACCAGATAATTGTTTTATTTTACAATTATGTCAAATTCCAAATATTTCAAGTACAATAGCAAAAAATATTGTTAGTAAATATTCTAATATAAAAGAATTATTAACATCATTAGATAATTGCGATTGTTATGAAAATAAAATAAAATTGCTACAAGAAATCGATAAAGTAGGTAAAGATAAAGCAAAGAAAATTATTGATTATATGAAATTATAAAACAGTTAGTGTTAAAACACCTAAAGTTATTAATAAAAATCCAACAATCATTTTATAAGTTAATTTTTCATTAAAATAATAAACACTTATCAATAAAACAATAACCATATCAATGGCACTAAAAATTCTTAAATAGGCAGGGTTTGGTGCTTTTTTAATAATATCATATGATATTATAACAACAATTGAAATAATAAAACCACATAATAATACTAACGGATAATTAATATTTTTAAAATTATTTATATTATCCGAATTAAATGCATAAAATAATAAAAATATACTTGATATACAGTGAGTAATAATAGGCCACATATGACCTTTGCAACTTTTTTCATATTTTTGAACTAAAATTAAAAATATAACTAAAATAGTTTTAATTATACCAAATAATAACCACTGTTCCATTAATTAAAGCAAATATAAAAATTGTATCTATGTTTATAATATAATAAAAAAAATTGATAAACTTTTATTATTAATAATATTTATATTGAAGATGGTTTCATTCAAGTGCTTTATTGTGCTCATTGTTGTTCAGTTTGTTGATGCTAAAGCTAGAGTTAGAATGAGCTCAGGTTCTAGCTGTAGTTGTCGTCATAGTATTCAAAAGGAAAGAGACAATGCAGTTAAGAATTATAACAAGATGTTCGATGATATGAACAAAATAAATGAAATTATTACTACAAATAATTGCAAACTTGGAGAAGAATTTGATAATATTCAGTCAATTAATTACAATAATATTACTTGTATTAAGTGTTCTGAAAATTATTATCGCAATAAAAACGATGGTGGTTGCAAGAAATGTCCTCCTGGATTTTCTTCAGAAAATGGATCAAAGCAATGTACTAAATGCCGTGATGGTTTCAATGATAAATGCAAAAATCTAAAAAAATCAGAAGACTTTTGTGATATTGGTAGTATTATCAGTGAGAACGGTTGCATCAAATGTGATAATACTAAAAAAAACTATATGCCAAAAAAAAATCAGGAAGATAAGTGTTTTGTATGTAATGATGGACATATCGTTAAAAACAACAAATGCATTGCTTGTCCAGAAGGAACTTATGAACAAAATAACAAGTGTGTTTTGTGTGAAGAACAGTCATATAATGATCTTAAAGGACAAAATAAATGTAAAAAATGCAATAACAAAAAATCACTAACTTTTAATACAAAAGGTGGTACACACTGTGAAAACAGTATTTATTATAATTTACTAGATGAATTCAATAGTATAGTTGAATCAAATACAAATATTATTAATATTAACAATATACTAAATCCGATGATAAATGTGCTACAAGTTTCATCAATATTTTATCTAAATAATAAAGATGTTATTACTGAGTTTAGTACTATTTCTGTTTCTTTGATGGCTTGTTTATATATGTTTTCATAAACTATTTAAGTATTCAAAAAGTGTAAAAAATATAGCATTTGATAAGGAATTATATAAAAGGGATTGTCTAAGTCCTGAAAAAAAATTTATATTTTTTATATTATATTTTTTTTCAGTTAATCTTTGTGTACATATAACATCTAAAGGATTTGTTAAAAATGTTGCAGTTAAAGCAGACAAAACACTTATTGAAACTATATTATAATTATTTAAACTATAATTATTTTTAACTAAATATTCTTTTAATAATTCATAAGTTGGTAATTTAATTGCTCTATATGGCAAATCTCTTAAAATAATAGAATAATAACCTTTATAGAAACCAATAAATCCATTTTTATTATAAATATTATTTATAATAAAAGTAGTATTTTTAATATTTTTGACTTGAATAAATTGCTTAATTTTTTCAACAGGAGTTATCCATAAAGATCCTAATAAATCACTTATAGATGCAATAATAACAAGAGATGATATTTTATAATTATTATAAAATTGTGGATAATTTAATTGCATTTTATTTTTACAATAAGTATAATTTGTTAAAACAATAACACTATATGGTACTTGTGTTAATAAAGTAATATTAATTCCTTTATAAAATTTAAAATAATTAGAATAATTTATTTTATTGCCATATTGAATATTAGTTTTGATATAATCAATTGGATATAATGTAAAAATAGTAAAACCCTTTGAAATAGCAGTATTTAATATTATATCATTTATATTAATAGACATTAATTAAAATTTAACAAAATAATTTTAAATAAAAAACTAAAAAGGGCAAAAAAATGTACTATTTTTGCTAATTTTAAACCAAATTTTTTATTATTTTTATAATTAAATTTGAAAATAGTACATTTCTTTATTTTTTTAAAATTTTCTGAAAGGTTTTGAAAATTTTTTTATTTTTAGAGAAATGTACTATTTTTATTAAAACCAAATTTTAATTATTTATATCAATTGTTAATCCGTTAATAAACCTCCCACTTTCGGAACATAAAAAGTCAATTATACTTAGTAAATCATTATAAGTAAATAAATTATATTTATTATGATTGTAAGATCCTGTAAATTCATTAAATTTTTTATAATTACTATCACATATATAATTACAAATAATAATATTAGAATTAATATAATTTTTTAAACATCTAAAATTATTTAATTTTATAACATATTCAAGTATATATTTAAAAGGCTTTATTTTATTTATGTAATTATTATCAAAATAAATATCATTAAATAAATTTTTATATAAAACAGATACAATTGTACCGCGATTAGCACTATTTTTATTCATATATAATATAGTTTTATCATAAATTTTAAAATATATATCAGAAAAAACATTAAGAAAATCATTAATATTATGTAAATCTATATTATATTTCATTATTGGAGGATTTAAAATAAGAATATCCAAATCATGTGTATTAGCAAAATATAATTGATAAGTTTCAAATATATTATCAACAACTAAACAATCCTCTAGATTACCTTTTATTATTTTAATGTTATTATAATATTTTGATACTAAATTTTTTGTTAATTTATCTATATTATTAGAATTGTTATTGTGTGTTAATATAAGATCATAACCTTTTTTGGAAAGAGATGTTGATATTAATGAACCAATGTTATTATCAACATTAGTAACAATAGCTACTTTTGGGATTAAACAAATATTAGCATATACATTTGTAAATAATAATAATAAGAAAATAAAAAATTTCATTTAAACTATATAAATAATAAATCATCGTTTTATATATTTATTTATTCAATAAATTTAAATTTATGGTTTTTCATTAATAACTTACCATATTCTAAAACAGATATAGCGCTTTTCATTCTGCCAATATCATTTGTATCAATTGCATCTTGTACTAAATTATTATCAAGATTTTCATTTTTTTCAAATTCTTTATAATCTAAAATAGCTTTTTTATAAGCTTTAATAAATGGTTTATTATTTAGTTTAATATTGATTACCTTTTCAATATTATTATTTTCAAAATACTCAATTAATGTTAATATACTATTTATAATTTCTTTATTTTTATTTGAAATAGACGTATTTTTATTATCTAATATAGTTTTTTTATTAATAATTACTTTACATCTAACTTCAATAGTTGATTTTGGTGCATTTTGTGGTGCAGATACTTTTAAGTCTACAAAAGATTCTTTAGTTTTTAATAAATTAATTATAGTATCCTCTTCTAATATTTCACTTTTTTTACTTTTTTTACTATTTTCTTCTGGTTTTTCAGTTGATAGTAGTTTACTTGCTTTTCTAACTGTTGTCTTTTTAACTTTAGGTTCAGATAATTGATCAATATATTTATCAAACAATAATTCTTTTACCATTCTTAGTTTTAAATTAATAATTCTATTATATCTTTTAATATCATCTTGATATATCTCTTTTACTTTTAATTCATTTTCAATATCTACCCAATAATTTTCATCTTTATCATAATTTGGAAGTTCATCTAAACAAAGAGCATATAACTGTAAAATAGGTTTCATAATTTGATTTGTAATATAATGTAAATAATCTGGTGTAATATTATTTTCAACAATATAATCAGGATTTTCAATTCTATCACCTTGTAATGTATTTTTATCAACATTTTTTATTTTAATATAAACATATGGAATTCTGTCATTTGCTACTGGTTTATTACCTGGATCTCGAGAACCAATTCTATCTGCTAAAACTTTATGAGCAATTTTAGTTGGATCTTTATATGAAGATCTAAGATGATTTAGTAATAATTAAATCACTAATAGGAGTAGCACCATTAACAAGATCATGTTAATTCATCATTTAGAAATTCAATTGATTCATTTAAATCCTGTTTATTTAGTAAAATATCAATAACTCCTCCATATATTTTTTTTACAATATTTGCATTATCTCTTCTTTTTAAAACAATTCCCATAGATTTTTGTTTAAATTTATTTATATCAAACTCATATAAATTTCCAACATATCTTTTTTTACTAAATATAATGAAAGGATATAAGTGATTTTTCATAATTTAGTTTTTGTGGATAAGGCATAATTGATGCTATATGTTTTTCAACTTTTTTACCAATATCTGATTGCATATTCTAATGCCTGTTTACCATAAACAGGATTTGAATTACTATCTTTTAAAGGAAATTTGCAAAATATAGAATCTGTATCGCCATAAATAACTTCTGCGTTATAATTTTCTTCAACAAAATCTTTAGCAGTCATAATCATTTCTCTACCAGTAGCAGTTGTACAAGCAGCAATTTCTTTTAGATAAATTGGAGAAGTTCTGCACCAATTTGACCATATAATGAATTTGCTGTGACCTTATATGCTAATTGTAATGCATCAAATACGTCTTGTTCAAAATTAGTATAAGTTTCTTTTATATCAATGATATCAGATGTATTAATATCAACAGATTTATTAGTATCAATATCAATTATATTAGTAATGTTATCTTTTTTGGATACAAAACCAGTAAATACTTCACTAGTACTTGTTGTAATTGTTTGATATTCAATTTTTTTTCTTGTATTTTTTCTTTCTTGTAATAACATCATTAAAATTTGTGCTATAATTCCTCTTTTAGGTTTGCCATCGGCATCTTTTACATTAGCAAATTTACAAGTTTTGATTCCAACTTTCTTTTTTTTATCTCCTTTACCTTCATATAAATCATATGAAACATCTATATAATCAATATTTGGATCATTAATTATATATTTATCATCAATAATATATCTATCGTGTGAAAGATCTCTAGCAATCATTGATGATGGATATAAAGAACCATAATCAAATACAACAATTGGATCATTTAGATAAATACCTTCTTTAGGATCAAGAACAACAGCGCCTTCATACCCATCTGTATCAATATCTAAATTATTGAAATTATTAATAACAGGAATTACAAACTCTTTGTCCATACAATATTTAGCAATTAAAGAAAATACTTTGATACCTTGACCTCTTCTAAATAAGAAGTTAAGAGGAACAAGACATACATTGCCCATACCAATATTATTTTCAAGAATTTTTAGTTTATGTAAAAGTCTATTAACTAAAGCACAATCCTGAATACAATATTTAGCAATAACACATCTATCTGCTGAATTACCTTTAAATTTTTCAAAAAGTTCTTTAGGTTTTAGATCGTCTTTTTTATCGCCTAAAAATATTGATGAAACATTATCTAATTTATAACTATCTAATTTATGATCTTTCTGCATAACTTTAAATAGATCAATAATAATTATCCCATCCATATCAAAATATTTTAGAACATTTTCACCTAATGCTGAAGAAGATAATTCCTGTCGTTTAAGATCACATTTTCTAGTAATTTTTCTACCTAAACCCATTGAAAAATCTTCATTAATACCAAGTTCAATTGTTCTTTGCCATATATAATCCATATCAAAACCAAATATATTATAACCAATTAGTATATCTGGATTTAATTCAGTTATTATTCTTTTCCATTCTCTGATTAATTTTTTTTCATTATTACATTCAATAATATCGCAATTTTCAATACTATCGCAAGTATTTAAACTGACAATATTTTTATAAATAATTTCATCTGAACCATATTTATGAACAGTTGTGCCAATTTGAATAATTTCATCACCTAATAATGAAGGAAGTGCTTTTGTTAATATTTTATTTAAATCATCTTCCATTTTATTTATTTCAGAAATATTTAGTTTTTTTTTAGTATCATCATCATTATCTTCATCATCATCTTCGACATTCACTTCAGATATTTTATCTAGAATTTTGATCATAGTTGGTATATCTTTTTCAATTAAACCTTCAATCGTATCAATATCAACCTTTTTCTTTGGATATACTTTATTGATAATTAAATTATCTTCAATTTCTGTATCAGAAATATAAATATTTTGCAACCAATAAACTAAATATTCTTTATCAATTTCATAACCAGCGCGCGCAACTAAAACTAAATCCTGAGCAACTTTTTTGTAATCTTTTTTAGCAACTGGAAAATCACCATGACTACTAGTGCATTCAATATCAAATGATGCAATTAATAAAGGGGAAATTTTATTAATATCAAGTGGTATTACATTACTATATTTAGTTTCAATATTATAATCACATCTTGTTTGGTTATCAACTAAATTATAATCTTTAATAGAAACCCAACCACACGGTTTGATATTTTGTTCATGAATATATCTGATAAAAGGATCTATATTACTTTCATATAGTTTAAAACCTTCCTTTTTTCTAGATTGAAAATAGTATTTTAAACTATTAAATAAGGCAAGAGATAAAACACTAACTTTAATATATCTGAATAATTTATCATTCGTAAAACCCCAAAACTCTTTTTTTTTAACAAATGTTAAGTCCTCAAAATGCTCTAAATATTGTTTAGCAATAATCTTTTTTTGATATTTTTTACCCTGCCACTCAGCATCATATTTCTCATTTTGTAAAATAGTATTTAATTTAGCAAGTCTTTTACTAAATTCTTTATCAGAAATATCATCCCAATCAGAAGGCGGTTTTACATAGAAATATGGTTTATAATCAACAATATTAACAGATACAGTTTCGCATTTTTGAGTATTACCATACAATAAAATTGTATATAAATCTTGCTCTTCGTCATAGCTTTTTTTAGGTCTACTTTTATCACTCTCTGGAATATACCAATCTGTTATTTGAAAAACTAATTCAGTAGAATTATCAGATAAATCAGGAATAGTCTTTCTTGGAAATTCCATTTATATATGTCTAAATTAATAATTCTTTAATATCATTTTTTTTATTATGCAAAAAATATAGAAGTATCAAATAATAATGAACGTAGGTTTAGAAGCTTTGATAGTTATTGTTTTAATTTTAGTTATTATTTATTTAGTTTATTTACATAATTATAATGCTAATTTATTAAAAGTTAAAAGCACAATAGATAATAGTGATTATTATGTTCAAGATAAAGAAGATGCCCAAGATGCAGCAAATCTAATTGCAAAAATAAAAGATAAATTAAAATCACTAATTGAACATTTAAGTAAACAGTATCCTAGTGATGAAAGAACTATTAGAATAAAAAAAAATTACAGAGAAAATAGTCTTAAAGAAGGTGTAGATGACCCTAATTATACTAGTTATTCTGTAAATAAAGGCGAGCAAATCATATTATGTTTAAGAAATAAAGATAAATTAATGGATCTTAACACAATGATGTTTGTAGTACTACACGAAATTGGGCATTTGGCATCAGAATCTATCGGACATACTGATGAATTTTGGAGTAATTTCAAATGGATTTTAGAAGAATCTATTAATATTGGTATTTATGTTAGACAAGATTTTGATAGCAAACCTGTTGAATATTGTGGTATGTCAATAACATCCAGTCCTCTTGATAATGAAAGTTTATCATCATTTCCATTAGAAACAGATAAAAAAATAGTAGAAGGATTTAAATTAAATCGTAATTATAGATTTTAACTTTTAAATAATAAAATTACATATGATGAAAATAATAAAAATACAAATTTGTCAACAATATAAGCATACTTTACAATTTTATAAAAATTATTAAAATAAAATTTATATTCTAATATTTTGTTATTCATAACACCATTTGTTATATTCAGTTCAATTATTTTATTATTTAATTCAATCAAATAATTATTAATAAAATTTTTCAAATTATATTTTAAAATATTGTTATTATCTAATACATCTATACTTTTATCTGTTTTACATACTGGACAAGTATAAATGATATAAAATTCATTATTATGATAATTAAATTTTTTTTGCATTTTATTGAAACATTCTATACAATTTTTATTATTACAGGTTGAACAAGAAATAATATTATTATTATTTTCAACAATATTATTTAAACATATACTACATTCAAAAATATTTTCTGTTAGTATTGTGTTATTATTCATATTAATATGATATATTTTAATTTACTTATATAAAAAATGAAATATTATAATTTATAAAATAATAAATGGAAAATAATTTTATTTATTATCATTTGAGATATAATAATATTTATGAAATATTTGAAAATATTTTTACAAGAGATATAATTGATATAATTGTTAAATTTATTTACAAAAGAAAAAATAAAAATTTAATAAATGATATAGAAAATTTTATTATTATAAGAAATAAATTATGTAAATTATATTATAATAAATATGCTGATCATTCCTTACCATTATATAATGATAATTTAGAACAATTGCAAATAACAGAAGATAAATATAATCTTATAACAGATTTAGAATTATATTTATACTCCAAAAATAATCTAGGATATAAAATATGGAAGCGTAAATTTGGTTTAAATACAAAAAGTGATATAGATGAATTTATGATAAAATTAGAAAAAACAAATATTGATAGACAAATTAATTTGTATCTAGGTATTTTATTACCCGAAGAAAGAAACTACTTTTATGATCTTATGAAAAAGAATTTTAAGTTTATTTATTAAATATATATAAACATTATTAATAATTAAATAAATAAATAATGATACCAAAAATTATTCATCAAACGTGGAAAAGTAATAATCTACCAACAATTTTCCAAAAAATTTATGATTATAATAAATTAACCAATAATAATTTTGAATATATGTTATGGACAGATGATAATAGTGGATTATATATTGATGAATTTATTAGAAAGGAATATCCTAAAATTTATGAAATATATCAAAAAATTGAATTAGGTGTACAAAAAAGTGATATTGCTAGAATAGCTATATTACACCATTATGGAGGTGTATATATTGATTTAGATATTCTTCTTTTAAAAAATATCGAAAATTTATTTGATTATAATTTGGATAAACTTTATTTTGCTTTAGAACCAAAAGAACAATCTGAATATTTATGGAAAAAAGACAATTATATATGTAATGCATTTTTTGCTTGTTCGCCTAAAAATATATTAGTTGGAAAAATGTTAGATTCTATTGTTGATATATATGAAAAATTTGGAGATGTTATTTTCAATAAATTTAATGTATTTGGTTCCGATATTTTTAAATTTATTGCTGCTTCAGCAAATGCTTTAAATTTATCAGATAAGTATAGTATTTTAGATAGAAAATTAATTTATCCAATTAATGATATCAAATTAGATACATTAGATTGTTCGTTAGATGATTTAAAAAAACTAAAATTAGGTGATTATGGTGATAGTTTTATGGTACACTTATGGATACATTCAAATTTTGAAGGAAAAAATATGTTATATACATTTAATTACAATGAAAAAATAGACATTCATAAAAATATATATAATTTTTTCAAAGAAATGTATCCTAATAATAAATCTATATTAATAGATAATAATTATATTCAAGAATTTCCTTGAAGTGCTAATATTATATTAAGTAAATTTAAAATTAAATCTAATTCCTTAATACTATCAGTAATATTATTAGGTTTTTTTTTATCTAATTCAATATTTAATTTTCCTTTTTCTGCAATTATATTAATTGTTTTAATATTTTCAACATCAATATAAATTTTATTATCAATAATAATTTGTTTTAATTTAGTATCAGTATTATCAATGGTTTGATAATTATTTACTTCTGTTTTATTAATATATTTTGTTGTTTTTTGCAAATAAACAAGTGCTTTTTGTGTTTTTCTAATATCTTTTAGATATTTGGCATATAAATTTCTATCAATATTGTTTTTTTTTAGGTCTAAATTATTTTGTTTTAATGTTAATTTGGGCTTAAATCCAAATGTTGTATGATATAAATAAAACAGTACAATAATACTAAATACGAATTTCATATTTATTTTTTTATAAATAAAATTTATATCATTTTTTTTTATTTTTTTCTAAACTTTTTTATTCTTCCTTTAGTTTCTTTTTCTTTTTTTGCATTTTTAATTTCTTTTTTTGTTAGTTCACTAAAAGTAAGTGGTGTTTTAGACGTTATTCTTTTTGTAGGTCTATAAACAGAATTTTTACTAGTATATCCTATTTTACCTTCGTCATTTTTCCATTCTTCTTTAAACCATCGTGCTAATCCTATTTTTGATTTTTTAATACCATAATAGGCATCATCACTATTATATTTTTTTTTATAATTTTTTTTGTATTCTTTAACTAATATACCGCTTCTATAAGCAGAATGTTGTGGATATTTCAAATAAATCTTCTGTTTTACTTTATTATATAATTTAATATCTTTTGGTTTATTACTCATTTTATTATAATAATATATAAAAATTTAATTATTTATATTATTAATGACAAATTTTGACGAGAATAATAATTATACATATATTTATGGTCTTATTTCATTAAATATTATTGAATCAGAATCTAATGAAAATATTATTAAAAGTTTAATTCATAAAAATAATTTAAATAATACTGTATTAAGTTTTTTAGAAAAATTAGATGGTCAATTTGAAAATAATATTTATATAATTAAAAATAAAAATTTAATTAATTCAATCAATAGTTGTAAAAATTTAGATATTATAAATAATTTTACAAATTATATGGGTTATATTAGATATTATTTTGAAAAATTTGGAAATATTGAATTAAATAATAATAATATTAAAATTACAATTAAAAATAACAATAATAAAATTAGTGAAAAATTAAAAATACCATCTATTATTTCTAATGATTTACTTATTTATGAAAATATTAATTGTATTGATTTTTTAGGATTAATTTATAATAACTGTAATAATTTTTGTGGTAATTTTTATAATGAATATTTAAATATTATTAATAGAAATTATTATCCTAAAATAAAAGTTTATAAATCAGATACAAATGCTATTTTACCTTCCAAAAATAGAAATTCAGACGCTGGATATGATTTAACTATTATTAAAGAAAGTAAAGTTTTTAATAGTTTAACTAAATTATATGATACTGGAATTAAATTAGATATTCCAAATGGTTATTATGTAGAAGTTTATCCTAGAAGTTCTTTAAGTAAATCAGGATATATGTTAGCAAATAGTGTTGGGATAATTGATCAAGGATATAGAGGTAATATTTATATTGCATTAACAAAAATTGATGAGAATTCACCAGATTTAGAATTACCATTTAAATGTTGTCAAATGATTTTAAAAAAACAAGTTTATTCAGATATTGAAGAAGTTTTTGAAGATCTAACATTAACTGATAGAAATCATGGAGGATATGGTAGCACAAACAAAAATTAATAATTGTTGTTTAAATAATTATAAACATTATTATTATTACAAATAAAATCTATTGGTTGTCTGTAAGGACATAATAATTTTTCTGCATTACTATTAACTTTACTAGTAATATAATCAATAAGACATTCTTTATGTAATATATAATTGTTTCTTTTAAAAATACCTATATCTGTATTATTTTCAATATTATCTAAACATATAACACATATATCATCAGAAGATTTATTGCAATTTTTACAAATATTTATTGGAGAATTTAAAATATTCCATCCATTATTAATTAATTCAACTGATTTTGATGCTAAATAATTATTAAAATTATAATTATTTGTCAATATATAAGTTTTATAATAACATAGATCTTCTATTATTTTTGCAAATAACATATTTTTATTTATTATATCCATATTATCGATATCTTCTAGTCCTGTAAATTTTGATATACGAGGACCATAACTATCTTTAGACATTATTAATATATCTTGAATATAATTTGTTTGTTCAAATGGTGGTTCAATATATTTACCATTTGGTATTTTTGTTGTTATATTTAAACTTAATTTAATATCAACTCCGCTCCAAGTTATAGTTTTACCTATATTAACTGTTATAAGAAATTTTGTATGAATTAAAAGTAATGAATCAATGTTTATAGTATCATTTACTTTAAATAAAATATTATTTTGTATATAACTAATAAATTTCAAATAATCAGTAAAATTTTTAAAATATACATCAAATGTGTTTGTTGTTATAACACGTCCTAATGTATCTGTATCATAATTTGTATTCCAAAATTCATTAAAATCATTTTGATTATTATTTGAAAATTTTTCCTTATAATATTTAGATATTATATTATTTAGAACTACTTCACCATATAATATACCATTTAAATCAAATGATTTTTTTTTTAGAATTTTAATTAATGCTCTTAATTCTTTTTGATAAATAAAGTAATTACTATATTTATCTATAACAAAATTAGTATTCATTATTTAATTATAAATAATCCAATTTTTTATATAATAATATAAATGTATGAAAATATTAAAAAATAAAAAAAAATTGATTTAATCATTTTAGTTTATAATTACCTACAAACAAATGAAGGGATCTGCATTCGTCTACGGAAAAGTTTCTTGGAATGATATGGTTGATGATATCGACGATTATGATACCTATAATACTGTAATTCCTATGATATATGATATTATTAATGAAAAAACTACATACGAAAATATCATTTACGATAAAGGTATTATTAATAAATACTCCTCCCAAGAGGAGTGGTTGAATTTGTAAAAAAATCTGTATTTATGTGTTTTATATATTTTTTATATTTCATTTTGTTGGTGTTTTTTATATAAAATTGTTGTAAATCGTGGTATTATCTATATTATAATTTTCTTTTATAGCATATTTATTATCCTTAATCCATATTCTTATAATATAATAATTTTTTTTTGGACATATTGATATACCATTTATATTTTTTGATATTTCATCTATTTATACCTAAATTTTCACCCAATAATAGTGATGCTAATTTCAAAAAATTTGTCTTCATAAATGTTTGTCTTTATATATCTTATATGAAAAACATCCACCATTTTTATTACTTTCATCTTCCCATAAAGGTAAAATATGTTCGCGCATAATAAAAAACATTCCTCTAGAATATAACTGATCTTTGTAAGTTACAATATAAATGAATAAAATCATCAACATTGAACTGATTGTTACATAAAAATCTAAAACTATCAATATTCCAATCTATATTATATGGATCATGAAAATAAAAAGACCAAATATCATTTAAATACATTATATACAGTTATATATAATAATATAAGTTTTTTTATATACTTATTTTAAATATTTTTTAACTCTTTCTGATTCTAACATTAATTGTGATATAGTTTTATTATTTTTATTATCAAATAGATCAGCTATTAAAAAACCTTCTTTATCAAAATATAAAACAATCATACTTAATAAAACATCATTATTATTAAAAAAATGTATCATATTATGATAATCTTCATTTTCAGTTAATAAATAATATAAATATTGTAATGCTTCATTATTTATATCATTATTATCCTGTAATGTTATATTATTAATTTTTAATTTAACTTTAATAAATGTATCATGAGGTTTAAATACAACTTTAATAATATTTGGCGCAATAATATTTACAACCTTACATAAATAATTATTACCATTTATAAAAAATAAAGGAGTATTTTTATCAGTGTGTTTACTTATACTAAAGTCAGACATTATATAATATTCTACATTAAATAATTATATTATTAATTTATTTATATATATTTAAGAAATTATATTATTATATTATATAAATAATTATGTATCAAACCTCTATTAGAAATAAAAAAATTAAAAAACATTTAAATAATGTTGTTGATAATGTTTATAATATTGATCCAGATGGAGAAGAATATGCATATGTTATTAAAATGTTAGGTAATTGTCGTGTTAATTTAATTACAAATTCTGGAAATGAATCGATTGGTATAATAAGAGGTTCTTTGAGAAAATTTGCAAAAAGAGTTATTATAGAAAAAGGTGATATAGTTGCTGTTTCATTAAGAAATTACCAGGATAATAAAGTTGATATTGTCCATAAATATAATAGAGAACAAATAAATACATTAATAACTGAAAAAAAATTGTCAAACATATTATTAAATTCTTATAATAATATGAAATATAAAGAAGATATAATCGAATCTAATATACTATTTAGTAAAGATAATGATCACGATCATGATGATCTAAATATTAATAAATTAATAAAAATAGAAATAACTGATGAAAGTGATAATAGTAATGATAGTGATATAAATGTTGAAGATATATAAAATTAAATAAATATATAATTTTATAATATGCCAAAAAATAAAAAAATATGTTATATTGAAAATAATGAAGAAATTACTACAAATAATTTTGAAAAATTATTTATAGTATTTAATGAATTTCTATGCACTATTAAATTATATTATTTAATGACAAATAAATATATAATACATACAAATATTAATAATTTATATAATAATTTATCGTCTTTAATTAATAAATTTTTTGAAGAATATATTATATTATATAAAAGTGATATCCCTTCTAGTATTAATAATATTTCAATTAATGTATCATGTAATTCTAATAATGAATTAATATCATATATTCTTAATTTTAGAGATAATATAAAAAATTATTATGAAAATAAAGATGATAATAATGTAGGAATAAATAACTTATTAAATGAAATAATATATTTAATTAATAAATTTTTATATGTAATTACATTAGAGTAAATAAAAATTTTTAAAAATATATGACTACTTGTTTTATAAAACGCGTACATTCATTTCAAATACCAGAAGAAGAAAGAATGAGTATGTTATTAGATAAATGTGAAGCAATGTCTGTTTTATGTCAAAAAGCAACACAACATTGGAGTTTAATTAAATTTGCTTTTCAAATCCCATTAATTTTAACAAGTTCCGTAATGTGTATAATGAACTCTTTTGATGATGATAAAGGAAGTATGAAAATACCAAATGTAGTTGTAAATGGAGCGAGTGTTTTAATTTTAGCTTTACAAAATAATTTAAAAGTACCTGAAAAAGTTGAATTATTTAAAAGTTTAAGTAATAATTTTTTACAATTAGCACATCAATTAGAAGGTATAGAAGAAGAAGAAATTTCAAAAAATAATATCAATACTTTTATTGAAAAATATGATTCATATGTAATTCAATGTCAATTTGAAGATATTCCAAAAAAAATAAAATTAGAAGTTATTGAATTATGGGAAGGTCGTTCTATTCCATTACAATTAAATGGGGCAAGTGGTTTAAAGAAAAAAAAAAGAGATTCATCAAATGGTTCCACTCCTCCCCCTATGAATAAATTATTATGGAAAAATAATAATAAAAAAAATGATGATTTAGAATTATCAAATGATAATAAATTAGTTAATATACCGCAATTACAAATGACAACATCTGATATAGAATTAAATAAAAATATTGCTGAAATAGTTTAATTATTTATTTAGAGACATTTGGTTCTGATTTAGTTCTATCTAATATTATAACTTCGTTTTTTAACTTATTAACTTCAGAATTTAATTCAAATTTTTTTTTAGAAGCATTTAATTTATATAATTCTTTTTTTAACAATATATCATTAATATTTTCAAATTTTTTATAATTTTTATTTTCAAGTGTTATATCATTTTCATTATATATATCAATATATTCTTGTTCTTTTTTCTTTGTAATTAATTCAAATTCATTTCTAGTATCTGTTTTTATTTTATATATATCTATATCAAATTTCGCTTTAGATTTATTATATGCTATTATATCTGAATTTCTAATATATTGAAAATAATTTATACTTTTAACAATTTTGTCATATGTAGTTATTTTATCAGATATTTTTATAATACTATCAGATGATATATTTTTATCAATATAATGATAATTTATAATTTGATATTGTCTATTATATTTATTTTTATAAGTTACTAATATTGTTTGGGCCTCTTTTAAACCTTCTAATATTTCTCTATAATTTTTAAATCTTATTATACTACTTAATATTGTTATTATAGTACCAGTAACTAATAATATTATATTCAATACTAAACTAAAATAATTTTCATTATAATATAATATTTTTTCTTTTGTATTTAATTCAATTATAGTTAATCTTAATGCCTCTATAAATGTTATTATTGATGATAATATTAGTATTGTTAATGATATTCTATAATATTCATATGTATATCTATCATATGCTTCTGTTACCATAAATAATCGCGTACTTGTATCTGTTTTTGGATCTTTAAATTCTTTCTAATAGATTATTAATTTTTGTTTCAAAATTATCATTTAATATAATATTGCTTGTGTTAATCATATGGATTAAATATTTCAGAATCATTATATGATTTTTTTTCTTCATTTTCTGTATCTTCTGTATTAAAAACTATATCTTCATCTGGAAAAAAATTACTTTCTGGTATTTCTATTTTATAATCTAAATTTAATATTTTTAATAGACCATTTATGTTTGATTCTAATATTAAAGATAAATAATTATTATAATCATCAATACACTTTAGATTTATAATTTTATTTTTCATTTATTATTAGTTAACTTTTTTTATACAATTGAATCATTATTATTATTTTTTTGTGTTAGTTTTTTATACAATTTTTTAAAAAAAGATGCAATGTCGCTATCAATATGTCTTTTTATCATTATACTATTATAAAAAATGATTTTTTTAAATAATTTAAGATATTAAATGATTTCAAAATTAATATTTATAATTCAATTAATTTCATTAACATTAGCATTTAACTTACCACTAAAAGCAAATTTAAATTCAGAATTTACTGTAAAATGTAAAATATGTAATTTAGTTATTAATAAAAAATATTATATTCCCGAAAATTGTACTATACCATATGGTTGTCCTTATAATATTAAAACTAAAAATAATTATATTTTTAAAGGATAGAGTAAATTAAAAACTTAATGGCAGTTAAAATTATTAAAAAACCTGTTAAAATTATTAAAAAACCTGTTAAAAATATAAAAAAACCTGTTAAAAATATTAAGAAATCTGTTAAAAATAATAAAAAAAAAGGAGCAGGAAAAATAAAAGATTTAATTAAAAAAATTATACCTTTACGTTTTTTTAATAGTAGAATAAAAAAATTGGTTGAAAAATTTTATAGCCCTGCTATATTATTAAGTATTGAAAGTAGCAAAAATGTTGAAAATGAAATTAATAAGTATATTTTTACTTATATAAATGAAAATAACATACGCAAAATTGCAAAAGCTATTGCCTATATTAATAATTATACAATAGATTATGTCAATAGAAAAATGTCTTTAGGTAAAGTAAGTTATAGTAACTATAAAAGTTTAAGAATTATAAATATAAAAGAACAATACTTTCAAAATAAATTATTTAAAGAAGCATTTCTTTTTTATATGAAAGATATTGATAAATATGTTAATTATAAATATCTATTTCAAAATATTGATATAAATGAATTTTATGCAAATTTTGAAAAATTTAGAGAAAAATATAGTAGTAATAATTTTAAAAATATTATTGATGTTTTAAGTTATATTAAAACTACTTATTCAAAATCTAAAAATACTGTTTTTAGAGATCTAACTGATATACAACAGACTGATAGAGAAAAGGTTGTTAAAGACCCGACTGTTAGAGATCCGACTGTTAGAGGTAAATCACCATCATCTTTTGAAGAATTAGAAAATTCTAATGATAAACCTAGAACTAGCAAACCTAGAACTAGCAAAAAAGAACAAGAATATCCTGGACTTTTTTATAAAAAATATCTTGACAATGCTGATATATTGAATATTATAAAAAAAAATTATGAACCTGAACCCGAACCTGAACCCGAACCTGAACCCGAACCTGAACCAAGACCTAAATCTGAATTTGAATCAATTAATGATCTTCAAAATATAATTACAGAACTAATTAAAATTAAAAGAAATAAAAAAGCAAATAATTATTTATATAATTCTGATATGATTAGTAATGAAATTGAAAATTATTCTAAATTTGAATCAATTGTTAAAGAACTTTTTAAAGAAAAAGATTTATATGATGAAACTTTTAAATTAACAAAAGAAAAAGAAAGTTTTCTAAGATTATATTTAAAATATTATAGTTATTTTGATTTGAATGATTATAATGATAATAATATTTTATACTATATGTTTAATTCAAAAGTTATTAAATTAGTTGATATTAATTATCTTATTTATCAAAATAATGATAATTCCAAATATATTATTAATATATTAAACAATTTTTGTTATCTACAAAGTAATATATATAATCCATTTGCAAATATGACTATTATTCTATTTAATAATATATTTACTTGTAATATAAAATTATATGAAGCTAAATACTATGAAAATAAATGGTATAAAATAAATAAAATATTAAATTATACTAAAAATTTAGTTTATAAAAATGTTTCACCTCATTTTATGATAACACATTTTAGTTATCCAAATGTTTTTTTTGAATATGATAAAAAATCAAAAATTATTAAACTATTAAAAGATAAATGTCATCATAAGAATGATAAAGAGTATTATATTCGTATAAATGAAGGAGTGCAATGTAATTTAGATACATTTATTTCAGAAATAGGTGATAATCTTGAATATCACAAAAGTATATTAATGCAAGTATTTATGGCTTGTTTTACATTTCATTTTACAACTGGATTATATATTAATAATTTAAATTTAAACAATATTTTAATTAATAAAACTAAATTTAATTATTTTAAATATAATATAGAAAGTAAATCATTGGGAGAAGACGATAATTCAATATTATATGTTAAAACATATGGTTATAGAGTTATGATATCAGATTTTGATTATTGTAATTCTAATTATGTTATTTATAATAAAAAAAACAAAGAAGAAGTAGTTGAGAAAGACGATGACTACAAGGAAGACAAGAAAGACGAGGAAGAAGATGATGGAGAGGAAAAACATGAAGAAAACTACTATGATATGTATCATAAATATTTTGAATTTAAAGTCGTTTATGATAGCTATATTAATAAACTTAAAGGATATCCAAAAATTTATGATGAACTTACTAAATATTTTAATGATTTTCATGAAATAGCAAAAAAAATACACAAATATATAAAAAGTCGTCAACATTCAAAATGTAAATTTGCAAAGAAATCACTAATTATTCAGTGCTTTGAAAAAGAATATATTAAAAAACTTTTAAGAACTAAAACTGAATTAAAAAATATATCAGATGATTATGAATTTATAAAAGAATTCACAATTGATAATATAAATTTAGATGAAAAAATTGATATTGATAAAACAAAATATTTCAATATGTTTGATTATTTTCCAAATTTTAGGCAAACATCAAGAACATCAAGAACATCAGCTCCAGTTGTTAAAAGACCAGATTCAACAGAAAAAAATTCCAAATTAACGCCAAAAGCTGCTTCAGTAATGATTAATAAACCAAAATCTAATGTACCTAAGGTACTAAGTGTTAGAAAAAAAAGTATTTAAAATAATATAAAAATATAACGATATTGATAACAAATGTTAATCGATGATTATCTTATTTACACGAAAGACTACAAAAAATTATATGGAGAAAATACAATTGTGTTAATGCAAGTTGGATCTTTTTTTGAATTATATTCAATTATAGATGATATCGATAGTGATATTTATAAAATTGCAGATATATGTAATATTACAATTTCAAAAAAAAATAAATCTATCAAAGAAGTTGACATTCATAATCCTTTAATGGCAGGATTTCCATTATATGTTATTAATAAATTTCAAAATATATTATTACAAAATAATTATACAATTGTAATGATTGAACAAGTATCAGAACCACCAAATCCAGAAAGGAAAGTGACTGAAATATTAAGTCCAGGTATGAATATTAACATTAATTCAAAAAAAAGCAATAATTTAATGGTTATTTATTATGAAAAAATCAATCAATTATATGTAGTAGGTGTTTCAATTATTGATATATCTATTGGTTCTAATTTTGTTTATGAAATAGGTTCTAATAAAGATGACAAAGATTTGGCTAATAATGAAGTGTTTAGACTAATTTTAGCATATAATCCTAGCGAACTTGTTATATTATCAAATGATTCTTTGGATGATAGTGATAAAAATTATATAATGAATTATTTAAATATTAGTAATAATATTTTATTACATAAAAAATGGAATTCATTTGAATATTCTGATATTATGAACAAAATTACATATCAAAAAGAAATTTTAAAAAAAGTTTATAAATCTGCTAAAACACAATTAAATATTATTGACTATTTAAATCTTGAATTTTATAATATTGGGAGGATAGCTTTTTGTTGTTTATTACAATTTGCTTATAATCATAATGCTAATATTATTAACGATCTATTTAAACCCACAATTTTAGAAAATAATAAAATTTTAAAATTAGAATATGATAGTGCTTTACAACTTAATTTAATATCACTTAATAATAATGATAAATCTTTAATAGATTTACTAAATAGATGTAATACATCATTTGGTTCTAGATTATTTAAACAAAGATTATTAGAACCTATTATAGATATTAATACATTAAATAAAAGATATGATGATATCGATTTATTATTAAATAATCAAGTTTTTAAAAAAATATCTAATTTTTTAAATAAAGTTCTAGATCTTGAAAGAATCAAAAGAAAAATTATTATTACGAAATTTAATCCACACGAATGGTTAGGTTTTAATAATTCTCTTGAAAATATTTATGAAATATTTAAATTACTAAGTTATGATAATAATTTAAAAGAAATTGAAACTATTATTAATTCATTTCATATAATTGATCTAGATAAAGCATCAAGATATAATATTAATGATATTAAAGGTAATATTTTTAAAAAGGATGTTTATAATGATATTGACGAATTAGAAAATTTATATAATTTAACAAATAATAAAATTCAAAATATTTGTAAAAAAGTTTGTGATATTGATAAAAATAATGATTCAACTTATTGTAAAATTGAATATTCAGAAAGAGATGGGTATTATCTACTAATTACAAAAAAAAGATACGATAATGCTAAAAATAAAAACTCTTTACTTATTAAATCCTTTAATATTATAACACCATCGCAACAAAATAATTATAAGTTAAGTTCAAATGAATTAAAACAATATACAAACAAGATTGAAGAAACTACTAAATCAATATCAGAATTATGTACAAAATATTATAAAAAATTTCTAAATAATTTTATTAACTTAAATGAAAAAAATTTAGATAATATTACTAATATTGTTGCCAATATTGATATATCTTGTTGTTGTGCTAAAAATGCATATGAATATAGATATTATCGTCCAAAAATTAATAAAGATTTTGATAAAGGAGGATTTATAAATGCTAAAGACATAAGACATCCTATTATTGAAAGAATTAATCAAAATGTTAAATATATTGGCAATGATATTGAAATATCTAATAAAGGATTTTTATTATATGGCGTTAATGCATCTGGTAAAAGTTCTTTTATGAAAACTTTAGGATTAAATATTATTATGGCACAAAGTGGTATGTTTGTTGCATCTGATGATTTTAATTATTTTCCTTACAATAATATTTTCACAAGAATTTCAGGTGTTGATAATATTTATAAAGGATTAAGCAGTTTTACAGTTGAAATGACTGAACTAAGAAACATTTTACAAAGATCTGATAATTATAGTTTAGTATTAGGAGATGAAATTTGCAATGGAACAGAGTCAACATCTGGTATTTCTATTGTTGCTTCTGCAATTGATCATTTAATTAATAATAAATGTAGTTTTATATTTGCAACACATTTACACGAATTAATTAATATAAATATTATTAAAGATTTTATTGAAAAATCACTTTTAAATATTTATCATATGCACGTATCAATAGAAAATAATGTTATTTATTATGATAGATTACTTAAAAAAGGTCAAGGTTCTACCATTTATGGTATTGAAGTATGTAAAGCACTAGATATGCCTATAGAATTTATGAAGAACGCTGAGAAAATTAGAAAAGAAATTCAAGGTTTAGATGATTTTATTATTAGTTTAAACAAATCCAATTATAATAAAAAAATATTACTTGATAAATGTGAAATATGTGGCGAAGAAGTCAAAGATACTCATCATATTGATTATCAAATGGATACGGATAATAACGGATATTTTAAAAATTATCATAAAAATATTAAACATAATTTAGTTGGATTATGCAAAAAATGTCATAATAATGAACATAACAATACAATTTCAATTAAAGGTTATATCGAAACTAGTGAAGGTGTAAAATTAAAAGTTGATTATAATCCAGATCTTAATCCAGATAATATATCTGATAAAAGTTCAGTTAGTAATAATTCCGAAACAGAAATTATAAGTGATGATGATATTATTAAGTTAAAAAAATACATACTTTATAATAATAAATCTAAATGGTTAATTAGAGAGACTAAAACATCTAAATTTAAAGAAACAGATTCTTCTACTAAAATTGTTAAAAAAATAAACAGTTTACTTAAGAAAAATTTTAATGATATACCATCTTCTTTATATAATGATTTATTTGATAATACTATTTAATTTTACCCCTTAATTTTGGTAATAATATATATTTATTATATATATTACATATTTCAAAAAATGTTGATTTAAATAATATTAATAATTCTGTCATACAATTATAAAACTGTCCTTGTGAAATGAATCTTTCATTTACTATATAAACAAAAATTCTATTAATTCCTTCCAAACATCTATTTAATACATTTATCATTTTATATATATATATATTTGTATTAAAAACTTTTTTTGTTTTTATTGTTAAACTAATAATTGATAATCTTATATATTTATTATGTTCTCCATTTATGTCCACATACGATACAAGTAAAGAAGATTGTCATCGATTCATCACCAGAACGTGTCTGTAATTCTTGATATGATATCTTATTATTTTTACATTTGCCGCATTTTATTAAATCTGTCATTGATACTTGTTTAATTTCATAAGCTTCTTTGAATCGTAATTTTTGTCTCTTAATAATATCTTCCCAACGTTCTGGAAATAATTCCTCTTTAGACATATATGCTAACTCGTGTGGTAAAAAATCTTTAGATTTTAATCTTGATAATAAATTAGTATTTTTAATATAAGTATCTTTATTTAAATTACTATAAATAGATCTACTAATATTATTATAAGTATCTACGAATGCTTGTGAATTCCAAGATAATTGAATATTTAAAGATCTTGCATAATCTATTGATGCATTAAAAATACCAATTTCTAAATCTTTAATTTCTATTTCTTCTAAATCTAATTTTGTTCTTAATAAATTTAAAAATTTATCTCTAATCTCATTCTTATTATTTAAATATTCAATTGACATTTATTAATAATTGATTAGTGTTAAATATTATCATTTTTTTATATATTATAAAATTAAAAAAATATTATCTATATCTATTAATACTCATAATCTTCGTCTTCCTCATCATACTCATCTTCATAATTATATTCGTAGTAATCATAATAATCATCATATTCATCATCTTCATATACAGTTAGATTATCATCTTCTGTTGGTTCAATATAAATCTTAGATTCTTCTTCCTCAATTAATTTTTTATAATATTCCACAATATATTGAATATCCTTATATCTATTAAAGAATCCACTATAATGCATCCTTTTCTCCTCGAGATAATCTTCTTCCTCTTTTTCTTCCTTTAGCATTTCATAATATTCATCTGTTTTTCTAAAATCTTTTTTCTTATTTTCCAAAATTACATAGTCATCTGTATTTACAAGATTATCATAATCTTTTGAAAGTTTATCATACTCTGTATTAATATCCTTTTTATTTAGCCAACAGTAATAATTAATCACAATGTTTTTAATAACTTTATCACATTCCTCTTTATTATTTTTAAGTTCATTTAATTTCATTGAAACAATTAAATGTCCTGAAATATAATCGTGAAGATCGGAATCAAATACGACCTGCTCAAAAGTATTCATTACTTGTATAATTTACTTTATGTCTACACATATTTATATAAAAAAATAAATCATTTTTTTTTTATTATATAAATATTATTAATTATTATTAATAAGTAAATGCAAGGTTTAAAAAATTTAGGTTCTACTTGTGCTGCCAATAGTTTAATACAAATAATATGTAGAAATAAATATCTGAGAGAAAGCATATTAAATGAAGCTATTCCCGAAAATACACTTTCTTTTGAATTAAAAGATATATTGAAAATTTTATTTATTGACAAAAATTCAATTAGTCCCAACAGATTTATTATGAATTTATATAATACATTTCAGAATTTTATAAATATCGGTGAACAAATTGATATAACAGAATTATGGTTCCTTTTATTTGATAAAATAAGTAGTGAAATTAGTATTAATACAAATATAAGTTATCATAATAATTATAATAATATTGATTTAAATAATTCATTAATTTATGAAAAAGCAAATTATACTATATCTAAATTTAATAATTTTAAATCATCGAATTGGCTAGAAACTTCTCAAGGCTTAATTTTAAATATTATAACTTGTAATAATTGTAAAAATACTTCATATAGTTTCGAACCTTTTATTTCTATACAATTAGATTTACCAAATGATAGTAAAACTTCTATATCCTTAACATCTTTATTAAGAAAATATTTAAAAACTTATGTAAATAAAGACGATTGGAAATGTGATAAATGTAAAATGTGCTGCGAATATACTAAAGAACAAAAATTGTGGAAATTACCTAATGTTTTAATATTTTTTATTAAGAGATATTCTACTATTAATAAAAAAAATAATACACCCGTGAATGTTAATGAAAATATTAATATTAAAAAAGGTTGTATTCTTGAAAATGAAAATTTAGAAATGTTCTATAAATTATCTTCAATTGCATTACACTTTGGTGATCTTAATGGTGGACATTATATGGCTATTTGCCACGATGATGAAAAACAAAAATACATATTATATGATGATTTAAATATTAAAGTATATGACAAAAATAATACTAATTTTCTATCTAATAATTCAAGTGTTTATATGGCAATATATTCAATTTAAATAATAAAAAAATGGTTATTATCCACCTTTTTATTTTTTTTTGGGATTATTCTTACTCCTTGCTAGCCTTCCACGCCTCTCCAACCTTCCTCATCAAATCCTGACGAGAAAGTTCGGGGAACTCCTCCTTGATGAGAGGCATTTGCTCCTTCACAAAGAGGTTGTACGCAGTCGGTTCGCGCTTTTTCTTGGGTTCCTCGTCATCTGACTTCTCCTTCTTCTCCTTCTTCGGCTTTTTCTCAGTCTTCACCTTCTTGTCAGAAGTGATCTCGTGATAAACCTGAGTAAGAATCTTGCCAAGTTCAGCACGAGTATACTCCTTCTCAGTGTCCACGTTGGTAGTGAACTGGTTGACGATCTGCTGAGTAGTGGTCATTGTTGGTTGTTTGTTGTTGGTTGTTGTTGTTGGTTGTCTGCTTGTTGCTTTCCAGTGGTTGTAGGTGATAGTAAGATTGAATCTAAGAATCAATTTTTTTTTAAAACAGGATTTTTCTGTACAAATCCAGACAAAAAAATGAAACAAAAAATAAAAAAGTGAGTTTTCACCTTTTTATTTTTTTTTGGGTTATTTTTACTCCTTGCTAGCCTTCCACGCCTCTCCAACCTTCCTCATCAAATCCTGACGAGAAAGTTCGGGGAACTCCTCCTTGATCAGAGGCATTTGCTCCTTCACAAAGAGGTTGTACGCAGTCGGTTCGCGCTTTTTCTTGGGTTCCTCGTCATCTGACTTCTCCTTCTTTGCCTTCTTCGGCTTCTTCTCAGTCTTCACCTTCTTCTCAGAAGTGATATCGTGATAAACCTGAGTAAGAATCTTACCAAGTTCAGCACGAGTATACTCCTTCTCAGTGTCGACGTTGGTAGTGAACTGGTTGACGATCTGCTGAGTAGTGGTCATTGTTGGTTGTTGGTTGTTGGTTGTTGTTGTTGGTTGTCTGCTTGTTGCTTACCAGTGGTTGTAGGTGATAGTAAGATTGAATCTGAGAATCAATTTTTTTTTAAAACAGGATTTTTCTGTACAAATCTGGTCGTAAAGCGTCAGTCTAAATTTGTACAGAAAAATCTGGATCTAGAAAAAAATTGACAAAATTCTAGTGTCAGAATTATCACCACAAACAGGCAGACACAAGCAGACACAAGCAGACACAAGCAGACACAAGCAGACACAAACCAGAATGTCCTTCAACACCAACGCTCTTTTCGCAGCCCTCCCCAACGATCTTCAGGACAAGATCTGTGAGAAGATCGTGTATCCTCAACCGAAGGACCTCTTGGAAGAGATCAAGACCACGCGTTTCAGCGGCTATTTTCACGAGATGCAGAAAGTCTACAACAAGAACCCGAAGAAGTTCGCCACCTTTAAGGACACTGTGGCGATTATGAGGGCAAACGGACACAATGAGCAGGCAGACAAATTTGAGCTGATAATTAGCGAGATACTCGAGAAGCAAGAGCAGGAAAACTCTGAGTAGAGAAAACAGAAAAAAAATAAAAAGGTGAAAACTCACTTTTTTATTTTGAAGTAAAAATAGATGATATTATAATAGGTGTAAAATTGAGGCATAAATAAAAAAGTGGTTATTGTCCACCTTTTTATTTTTTTGGGTTATTTTTACTCCTTGCTTGCCTTCCACGCCTCCCCAACCTTCCTCATCAAGTCCTGGCGAGAAAGTTCAGGGAACTCCTCCTTGATCAGGGGCATTTGCTCCTTCACAAAGAGGTTGTAGGCAGTCGGCTCACGCTTTTTCTTGGGTTCATCATCATCAGACTTCTCCTTCTTCTCCTTCTTCGGTTTCTTCTCAGTCTTCACCTTCTTGTCAGAAGTGATCTCGTGATAAACCTGAGTAAGAATCTTGCCGAGTTCAGCACGAGTGTACTCCTTCTCAGTGTCCACGTTGGTAGTGAACTGGTTGACGATCTGCTGAGTAGTGGTCATTGTTGGTTGTTGTTGATTGGTTGTCTGTTGCTTGTTGCTTGCCAGTGGTTGTTGGTGATAGTAAGATTGAATCTAAGAATCAATTTTTTTATAAATCAGGATTTTTCTGAACAAATTTATTTATTTTTTTCAATTTTTTTATATATGGTTTTTCCATCTTTTAAAAGTAAATTATAATCTTTTGTAGCAGAATATTCTAGATATCTACTATAACAATCTCTACATAATCTTACATTTTTTAGTTCTATTAAATTATTTTCATCTATTGGATATGTAAAATTATTTAAACGTCCACCAGAATGTGGTTTAAATTCATACCATAATCTAGACTTTCCTAAAATTATTGGTTTAGATTCTTTTTCAATACTCTTACACGGTCCAGGACAAAAATCTAAATTATTTACATCAATATCAATAATATTTAATGGCATTATTATATAATATTATATAATAATATCAATTTTTAAATTTGTTCATAAAAATATGAATATTTAAAAAAAATGAAAAATTTAACTACAAATTTTATTAGGCATTGTCCTCCAGTTGTTGCCTGTAGCAACAAGTCGGAAAGCGTTCAGGAAAGCGGTTCAACCCATCCTTTCAAACAAACAACAGTCGTTTACTTTAAGGTTTTTAGGTAAAAATAGCAACTGCTATGGCTACCTGTGATATTAACCTTAATGTTGAGAACATCAAGTTCTGTCCTGGTCCCTGCAATTGCAAGGAAATTGAGCCAGAAAATACAATTTTCAATAACAAAAAATGGTATGCATTCAAACCACATTCTGGTGGTTGCTATACTGAAATAAGTTATGCAATTGGCAATTATAGTCTTAATTTGTTGAATGTGCGTTTGTGTCGCTCTTGCAATTCTCGTAATTTTGAGTTTTGGGCAGAGGAATGCCACGAAAGTCTGAACCAAGATGCAGAAACTATTCTAAAAAAACTTAATATAGATATCTCGACGATTCAGAGTCCCGACGTAATTGATGTCTGAAAAGTCTTAATATATACAAGATATAGTTTGTGTTATATATATAATATCTGTTTTTATATTTTTTTTATCTATAAAAAAATGATTTTATTAATATAAGATAGATATATTAATGGATATAAATAATTTACTTAAAGATCCAATAAATTATTTAAAAACAAAAAATAAAAAAGATATTATAAATTTTTTACAAGAATGTGATACTGCATTTTTCAATACTAATAAAACTTTAGTTAGTGATGATATGTATGATCTAATTAAAAATTATTTAAAACAGTTAGATCCTAAAAATGCTTATTTCAAACGTGTAGGAGCAGATGAAGAATCTAAAGTTAAACTACCTTACTGGATGGGATCTCTTGACAAAATTAAAGATGATGAAAAAGCTATTACTAGCTGGAAAAAAAAATATAGTGGTAATTGTATTATATCTGATAAATTAGATGGCATTAGTTGTCTATTTAATAAAAATGAAAGTGAAATTAAAATTTTCACTAGAGGTAATGGTAAAGAAGGACAAGATATATCACATTTAAGAAATTATATCACCTTTCCAAGTGTATCAGATAAGAAAATAGCAATTAGGGGTGAATTAATTATATCTAGAAAAAATTGGGAATCTATTAAAGATTTAGGAAGTAATGCTAGAAATGTTGTTGCTGGAGCAATTCATTCTAAAATCTTAAATAAAACTATACTTGGTTATATTGAATTTCTAGCTTATGATATTATGTATCCTGAAATGAAAATCGAGGACTCTTTTAATTATTTTACTAAAAACAATATTAAATGTGCAAATTATAAACTATCAGAAGAAAGTGATATTAATTTGCAATCTTTGTCAAAACATTTAGAAACAAGAAGAAAAGAAAGTGAATATGAAGTAGATGGTATTGTAATTTACAATAATAAACAACATAAATTAGTTTCTGGAAAAAATCCTAAATATGCTTTTGCTTTTAAAAGTATATTAACACACGAGCAAGCAGAGGTAATTGTTAATGATGTTGAATGGAATGTTTCGATGCATAAATATATGAAACCTATTATTAAGTTTAATGAGGTTGTTATTTCTGGAGTTAAAATTAAACAAGCAACTGGATTTAATGGTAAATTTATAAATGATAATATAATTGGTCCAGGATCTAGAATAGTTATTATTAGAAGTGGTGATGTTATTCCACACGTTTTAAAAGTATTAACTCACTAGTTCTAATGGTAAACCAAAAATGCCTGAAAATAAATATAGATGGAATGATACACAAATTGATATTATATTAGATGAAGAAGGGAAAAATAAAGAACAGGATATTAAAAGTTATACATATTTTATGTCAAAATTGGATGTAGGTTTAGTTAAGGAAAGTACTATTAAAAAGATGTATGAAAATGGTTTTGATACATTGGAAAAAATCTTGAAAGTAAAAGTTGATGAATTAGTAAGTATTGAAGGATTTCAAGTGCGAAGTGCTACAAAAATTGTAGAAAATTTTCTGAAAATTAAGGAAGCAGAATGTGATTTATTATTAGATGCTTCAAACATTTTAGGAAGAGGATTTGCTCTTAAAAAAATTAAGTTAGTTAGTGATAAATATCCTTTAAATAAAAAAGCAGAAATATTAAAATTAACTGTAGATGATTTATTAAAATAGATGGTATTGGTAATGTAAATGCTAAACAATTTGTAGAAAATATTAAAAAATTTTATGAATTTTTAGATAAAATTGGGTATAAATGTAATAAGGAAAATAAAAAAGAGGATATAAAGGATGAAAATAAAGTAGAAATATTAAAAGATAAGAAATTTATTTTCACAGGATTTAGAAATAAAGATTGGGAAAAATTAATATTACCGACAGTGGTGGTAAAGTTGTTACTGCTATTTCTAAAACAACCGATTATTTAGTTGTCAAAAATAAAACTGACAAATCTGGTAAAATAGATAAGGCAAATGAATTAGGTGTTAAGATATTGGATATGGAGGAATTTAGAGAAGATGATTGTGTAGATTTGAAATAGCATACATTTTTTCTACTTTCATCTTTTTTGTATAACACTAATCTTTTTACCTTTGACAATATTATTTCTATTAAAGTAAACATATAATTAAAAAATATTAAAATTATATTACTAAAATGTATTTATTTTTCTTTTAATTTATTAAGATAATATACTTAATAATATGAGTAGTTCATCTCTAATGTCAATTTCAGGAAAACCATTGACAAAGGATGAATGTTTAAGATGGCAAAAAGATAAAAGTATAAATCCTAGAACAAATATTTTAATAGAAAAAAATGGAAAATTATATAATAAAATTGAAGAACAATGTAAAATTTTTTTAGAGAAAAAAAAAGAAAAAAGTCCAGAAATTACCAAAGAAGAAATCAAATCAACAAATATACAATCTAGAATTACAATACTTAATTTTATAAAAGAATTAAAAAAATATAAAACTGCAAAAGAAGCTATTGAAAAAATATTTAAAGATGATAAATATGCAGATGATATAATTACAAAATTAAATAAAAAAGATGAAGAAAATACGAAATCAAGACAGGGATTTATATATGAATTATTATGGGATATATGTATTAAATTTAATATAACTAATTTTACAAATAAATATACAGAACACGGTATAGGTAATATTAACAATAAAAATAAATCATCTTTTGAAAAAATACAAAGACATTTTGATAAATATTTACAGCAAGGATATATAAGTGGAAATTCAGGAGGATATTCAGACATAACATTTAAAACAAAAAACGATGATGATAAATATGATTTAAGTCTAGTTTCTGTTAAATATAGAAAAAGTGATGATATTAAAAATTATGATATACAAAAATTATGTACTTTAATAGATGATAGAAAAAATGATAATTATAACTCTATAAATATATTGCTTTTTGTAAAAGATAAAGAACATTTTAAAAAAATATGTAAATCAGCTAATCAATCAAGTAATGTATTAATAAAATATATATCCCCTCATGGTAATTATGAAAACGTATACGATTTAAATGATTTAGAAATACATTATAGTAATTTGTGGAAAATATTGGATGATTTTAATTTTTTAAAAGATGTTGATAATTTTAAAGAAAATTATTTACAAATATATAAAAAAAAATTTATTCCAAGATTTCATCAAGAACTATTTATTGAAAAGATAAAAAGTTTGATTGAAAAAGAACAAAAAAAAATATTAGTTGGTGCTATACCACGTTCGGGTAAAACTTATATTATGGCTGGAACAATTTTAAAGGATGTAGAGGATGTTGATAAAAAAAGTAAAACTAAATTTAATAATTATCTTATAATAACGCCTGCACCAAATGAAACATTGGAACAATATTATAGAGCATTTGACGATTATTATGATTTTAAAAATAATAATATTGTTCCAATTAATGTTAAAGATGTTGAAATAGGTAAGGAAGCTGAAAAAATAGAATATGAAGAAAAAGCAGAATCTAATAAACATAATGTTTTTTTAATTTCAAAACAAAGACTTGGATTTAGAGATAAGCAAGATAATGATAAAGAAAATATTGAAATATATAATAAAGATGATATAGAAAAAATACAGAAAAATATTAAAAAATATTTTGGAGATAATAAATTTAAAATTATTTTTTTTGATGAAGCACATTTTGGTATGTCTACAAAAATAGCACAAGATATATTTAGTGAACTTGATAAAAAAGACGAATCATATAAAATATATGTAACGGCAACTTACAATAAACCTAAACAGATATATAATGTAGATGATAAAAATATTATTAAATGGGATTTAGAAGATATTAGACTACTTAAAAATATTAAAAACAAAAATACTTTTTATAAAGCATATGGAAATCTTGAAATAAAATTTGGAAGAAAAATATTATTAAATGTATTAAATAATAATGGGTTTAATATTAGCAAAAGTAATATTAAAAATGTTAAAAATGTTAAAAATATAATACAACAATATAATCATTTTCCAGAACCTATTTTATTAACATCAGTATGGGACAAGGATTTTGTAGATAACGAAATAAAAAAAATAGATGCTAATGAAACATTTGGTTTTGATATGCATAAATTATTTATGACTAAATCAACGGAAAAAAAATTTAAAAATCAACCACAATTAATACAATTTTTAGAATACTATTTTGGTTACTATATTACAGACGAAGATAGTGAAAGAAAAAAAAACAACTTTTATGAAAATAAAAACGAGTATAAAAAAAGAGGTATATTACCAAATATAGAAAATATATGTTTAAATAATTGCAGAACATTACAATATCCAAACCATAAAACAACACAATTATGGTTTTTACCACCATACGAAATAAGTAAAATAACAAATTTGTTAATAGAATTACTAAAAACTAAATTTAATTACATATTTAATAATTATATGTTTTATGTTGCTGTTGAAGGCAAAAATAAAAATACTATAAATGTTAAATATTTACAAAAACCAGCAGATATAAAAAAAGAAATAGAGAGTTTAGAAAAAGAATTATATACAAATACTCTATATAGTAAATATGAGGGGTTAATAATATTGGCTGGAAATAGATTACAATTAGGTATATCATTGAAAAATGTAGATATTGTTGCTTTATTTACAAATATTACAGCATCTGATGCTATATATCAAATGATTTTTAGAAGTATGACCGAAATTGAAGATGATATTGAATGTGATGGTAAAAGTTATTGTGGTAGAAAAAAATATGGATTTATGGTTGATTTAAATCCACAAAGAACCTTATTTACTATTGATTATTTAACTGATATGTATTTAGATAACGATAGATTTAAATATGAAAATAAAGAAAAAAAACAAGAAATAATAGCAGATTTAATTAATATAGATAAACATAAATTCATAGATAGATATAATAGAGAAAACAAAGAAGGTTATATAAATTATGTAAAAGAATTTTTTAACAAATTATATAAAGCGTGGGATGCTAAAACTGAAAATATACAAAGATTGTTATTAGATAAAAATCTTTTTGATAGGGATATATTTAAACCTGATTATAATATTAAGGAACTATTTACAGAAATAGAAAAAGAGAAAAAACAACAAAAACGAAAAATAGATAAACCAGATAATGAAGTTCAAAAAGGTAAAATAAGAAAAACTATACATGATATTATTAAGCCAGAAAAAGGTAAAAAAATTACAAATTCAAATGAATTATGGGCATATTTATTTGCTGAAATTATTTCAACATTATCTTTAATTACATCATATAATGATAAAGATGGCAATACTTGCATATTTAATATAGAAAACAAAGATAACTTTCAATATGAATTAAAGCAAATTATGGAAAATGTTATTGATAAAGACGATGATATAAAACATATATTATTATATACTTTGAAAAAAAGAATAATTATAAAGGATAGTATAGAAGATTTTCAATTATATAATATGATTAATAATGCTATTGATAATATGGGGGAAAAACAAAGTGGGGGCAATCTATTAGAATTAAACAAGCAAATACAATTGCGAAAATCTAAAATATATTCTATTAAAGAACCTGATAAATTATTAGAATTTATTAATGAAAACTTAAAACCTAAAATTATTGAAAAAAAAGAGCGTGGTGAAGTATTTACACCTATGACACTTGTAAATGAAATGTTGGATACATTACCAAAAGAAGTATGGAAAAATAAAGATCTAAAATGGCTAGATCCAGCAGCAGGTATGGGCAATTTCCCCGTCGCTGTATATATGAGATTAATGGTTGGTCTTGAAAAAGATATAGAAGTCGAAGAAGAACGTAGAAAACATATATTAGAAAATATGCTTTATATGGTTGAATTAGATAAAACAAATATATTTATGATGAAAAAGATATTTTGCGGTAAATTAAGTAAATCAAGTAAAAAAGGTTATGAACTTAATATATTTGAAGGTAGTTTTATTGATTTTAAGCATTTTAAGAAAATTAATATAGAATTAAAATTCGATATTATTTTAGGTAATCCTCCATTTCAATATAAAGAAGAAAATAAGCAAGCACAACCGATATGGCATTTATTTGTTAAAAGATCATATGAAGAATTATTAAAAAATAAGGGTTATTTACTATTTGTTCATCCTTCTGGATGGAGAGAAGGAGCAGGTATAATATATAATGACATATTTAAATATATTAAAGAAAATAATTTAATTTATTTATCAATGAATAATTTTAAAGAAGGGCAAAGAGTTTTTGGAGTTGGAACTAATTTTGATTATTATTTAGTTCAAAATATAAAAACTAATAATAATATAACTATTATAAGCGATATTGATAATATAAATAATGATAAAAACAAAGAATATAATTTAGATTTAAATAATTGGAATTTTATACCAAGTGGTAATTTTAATCAATTTAAACTACTTTTATCAAAAAATAAGACTAATTTAATTGATTTATTGAGAGACAGTTCTTCATATCATACTCAAAAAAAATGGGTAATAAATAAAAAAACAATATACCCTTGTATTTATTCTATTACACAAAAAGATGGATGTAAATTTAAATATAGTAAAGAAAAAAAAGGTCATTTTGGTATTCCAAAAGTTATATGGTCAAATGGAGCAGGAACATACCCTATTATTGATGAAAATGGTAAATATGGATTAACCGAATTTGCTTACGCTATTATTGATGATAAACATAATCTGCAAAAAATTAAGGAAGCAATGATAAATAAAAAATTTATTAATTTAATGAAATATTTAGCTTTTAAAGAAGATAATAAATATAATTACAAAATAATAGCATTATTTAAAAAAGATTTCTATAAATATTTTTTACCTAAAAGCGGTAATAAATCCCTATCATTGCCAAAAAAACATAAATCAAATAAACTAAAAAAACGCAATAAATCTATTTGAATTAATAATAATTATCAACATCTAAATAATTTTTATTATTATTAAACATCTGTATTTGTTTATCGTTTTTAATTTCTTCTAACATTTCAATTTCTTCAATTTTATTAAGTTTGTTATTTAAAATTGTAATTTTATCATTTATATTTTTTAATTTTATATCTAATTCATATAAACTATCTTCATATTTAATTGAAACTATATTATTTGCTAATTTTTCTAATTCTTTAATGGATATATCAGGATACTTTTTAATTAAATCTTTTTTAATTATATCAAATTCTAACATTTTCATTTTTTTATCCTTATTTATTTTTCTATATCTATCTTGCCTTAAATATGTATATTCGCTATATAATGGTGATAATTCTGAATTAATTCTAATTTTTTCAGAATAATTACTTGAACTAATTTTATGATGATAAATATATTTTGTTCCGTAATAAATTCCAAAACAAGCAAGAATTTCCATTTATATATTTATATAAATTGATATATTATCATTAACAATTTAAAATCAATTTTTATTATTATTATCTATTTAAAACCTTTCATAAAATCATCCATATTTTTTGTTCCCATACTTGAATTGCAATTTTGACAAATTGGTTTTAAATTAGACACTGTTAATTTGCCACCATTCGCTTCTGCAATAATATGTCCACAATTAAAAGACATTTGTGTAATATCTGTGTTTTTACAACAAGTACATTTGGACTTACCAATGTCTTCACCAATATAAGTGTTCCATACCAATTTTTTAATAGCAGCTGGTATAGCTTTTTTTTTCCTGGGTTTATTTTCTGAACTTTTATTTTCATTAATATTATCAGAAGATATTAATGGAATACGACGTCTTATCCATATGCGTTTTCTAACTAAGTCTTTCATATTACATTTTGACGAGTATCCATTATCACCTGCCCAATTAAAAGCATACATCCAACCATTATTATCTGTTCCTGATGAATTTGCTTCTATGCCTATAAGAACAGACCATTCGTTATCAATCCATTTCCAACCTGCTAAAAGTGCAAAATCATCTTTGGTTTGTAATGCTAAATTACTACTATCTCCATTTCTGAAATTTGGTTCATTGGGAAATAAGTGTTTATTAGTAAAATTTTTAAATGGTAGTCTGCGTTCATATTCAATAATACGCTCTATAACAAAAGATTCACATATAGTGTTATCGATATTCATTATATTTAATTATCAAATAAATATAATTATCATTTTTTAATTTTATATGACAAAATATTACTATTTTATAGCTTTTCTTTTTGGTTTTTTTGGATCTTTTCTTTTTCTTTAATCATGTTATTATGAATATTAAAGAAAATCATTATTGTAGTAGTATATGTAAAACAACTACTGATTATAAATCATCACTGATGTATGTTATAAATGAAGATTATAAATATATTTTATTTACTTATGCCAAAAGTGGTTGTAGTACAGTAAGAATAATTCATACTTATTTAAAATATGAATATGAAACAAATGAAGATTTTTTTGAAGATAAACATCATGGAATACAAAATAGAGATATAGATAATTTAATAAATAATTTAAATAAATATAAAGATTATAAAAAAATTTTAATATACAGAAATCCATATAATAGATTAGTATCTTTATTTTATCAAAAGGTATGTGGTATAATGGGAGTAACTTATAAAGGTTATTTATATAAAGAACCGTATAGATTAACAAAAGATATAAATACTTTTGATAAATATTTAGATAAATTATGCAATGGATATTTTGATTATGATCATCATTTTTTACCACAAAAAAAACCTAATATAATATTTGATCAAATATTAGAAATAAGCGAAATTAAAAATATTTTTAATGGAATTGATAATGATTTAAATAAAAAAATAAATGTAATTTTATCTAATAAATCAAAATGGAATGAGTTAGAAAAGTACGAATATGATGGTGATTTAACTTATTATGATTTTTTTATAGATGAAAAAAACTTATTAGTAATAATAAAATACCAAAATATAATACTTTATTAAATAATTATACAATGCAAAAAATAAAAGATAATTACAAAGATGATTTTATTTAATTAGAAAAGTTGTTTTTTTCTTAGTTTTCATATTATTTTTTTTTCTTTTGCTTTTTCTTCTTTTACTTTTTTTGCTTTTGCTTTTTCTTTTTTAGTTTTTTCCTTTAGTTTTTCTTTTTCTTTTTTAATTTTTTCTTTTTCTTTTTCTTTTTTAATTTTTTCTTTTTCTTTTTTAGTTTGTTCCTTAAGTTTTTGTTTTGCTTTTTCTTTTTTAATTTTTTCTTTTAATTCATTAATTTGTTTATTATTTTTTTCAATTTTATTTTTATTTTTAATTTTATTTTTTTTTAATTCTTTATTGGATTCTTCTAATTTAGATATTTTATCTAAATAAATTTTAGTTTTTTTACTTTCACTTGTGTTATATTTACCTTTAAGAGAATAACCTTTCCCACCCTGTTGTATTAAGGATTCTTGTTGCTTCAAGAATTCTAGTTTTTGTTCATTGGGTATGGTAATAAGTTCTAGTACTAGTCGTTCAGCACTTTCAATAACTTGCTGGAATATCTGTGCTTCTACTTCTTGTGATACATCAACTTTCAAGAATTCTTGACATTCTTTACCTACCTTGTCTTCAATATTTTCAGGTGCTTCACCTTGTTGCTCCATTTGAATTATTTTTTTATCACTATAATTATATATAATTGCTTGTTTAGAGAATTCCTTTACTTCTGTCATTGCGTCTTTTATTGCTTTTTCTATAAATGTTTTAAATTCTCCAGTTTTTAAATCCAAATTTTTAAATACTGCTTCTGTTAATTCTTGTATCATTATGTATTTTGCTACTGAATTCATTACTCGTATTAAAGTTTGTGTTAATAAATTTTGTGCTTGTTCAACGCCTGTTCCTGGTTCTATTAGATAATTTTCTAGTATTTTAATTATTTTTATTAATAAATTTTTTTTATCATTTAATTTTTTTCTTAATACTTCTTCTGCCGGTTCTTGTCCTAATTCACGTGTTCCAACTTCTATTAGTATATTTTGTGCTAATTCAACAACTTCGAATGGTAGATTTTGATATGTACTTACAATTTCAGCAATATAAGGTTCTATTTTTTCTTGTAGTAATAGCAAAATTTGAGTATCTCTTTGATTTTGTTCTGCCTCCGTTTTTATGTCATTATAATTTATTTTATCTTTTTTTCTTTTTTTCTCTTTTTCATTCTTGTTCTCTTTTCTTTTTTTCTGTTTTTCATTTTTTCTTTTTTGAGTAGATTTCTTCCTTCTTGTATTATTATCATCATCATTATATAAATTTTCTTGAAATGCATAAAGTAAATGTGTATGCATAATTGCGGCACTCGCCAATGATTCACTTGATCCCATCATTGTATCACCCCAATCTTTATCTCCATAGTAAATTGTTCGATCTTCAAGTCCTTGCAATACTTCTTCAAAAATAATAGTATAATATCCTATAAAAAAATCTGCCAAATTATTCCAATCTTCCTCCTCGCCCATTTCCATTTCTTTTTTTGCTATTTCCTTCACTATCTCAAAACATTGGTCTCGCCAGTTATTTTCAGGGGATGAATTAATATATAAATACTGTGCCACCCTATACATCCATTTATAGTATGAAGGTCCTTGAGGTTCATCAAAATATGCAACTCCAGCTGCATCATAGTTTATTTTTAGTTTATCTGGAGTAACTTGAGGCAATTCCATTCCGATGTATTGGGGTTTCTGTAGTTTCTCTCTCCTTTTAATTCTCGAACTCTCAAATAATGGTAATATATCATCTTTTTCTAATTTACGTTTTCTACGTGTATTCATTGCAGGTGTATCAGGTTGTGATTGAGCATCTGTATCCATTCCTGAATCAGTTGGAGAAGGTCGTACTTCATCTGGAAAATTTCTTCTTCTACGTCCACTCATTGCTGGTGTTTGTGATTGTGATGGTGCTTCTGTATCCATATCAGTGTCTGGTCTCAAATCATATTGAGAAGGGCGTGTTTGATCTGGAAAATTACTCATTGCACGTGTACTCATTGCACGTGTACTCATTGCACGTGTACTCATTGCACGTGTACTCATTGCAGGTGTACTCATTGCAGGTGATAAGTCTGGCATAAATGAATTTCCAAAGAGTGAATCGGTGTCAACATATAGATCAGGTCTATCTGACTCTAAAACGGTTCCACGGGATCCCTTACCACTACCCTTACCGCTACCCTTACCACTGCCCCTACCACTGCCCCTACCACTGCCCCTACCACTACCCCTACCACTGCCCCTACCACTACCCATTTGTCCATTGCCACCCCACATTCTATCGGTTAATGGGCCTGGATATGTTCCATTAATAGTATTAATAAAATCATGTATTGGTATAGCGTGTGGTGGTTCACGCAATCCGTGTGACCTAGCAGCATCAATTTTAGCAGTAGGAGGCAATTTTGAATTTGCATTCGCAGTTTTGTTAATTCTTAATGAAACGTTCTGTGGATTTTGTTGAGGTATCATAACAATATATGTTGCAGATCTATTTGTTTGTTGAGGCTTAAACCATACTGTATGATTACTAAATATTTTATGTGATATTGTAGCCAATATTGCATCGTGTGTAAGTAATGGCATACACATATTATTTAAATAAGTTAGTTCATGTACCTCTTTAGCTTGTAAATAATCCCCAATACGTTTAAAATCAGTAAATAATGACATTGCATCATATCTTCTAGATGCATCATTATATAAAATGCCACTATTATGAGCAACTGCATTCTGAAATAATTGAGAAACACCACTACCATTAGCAAAGTCTAATCCAACAATTTTACCATTAACTGCCTTTCTACATATATTTGGACATAGTTCATCGATCATTTCAGCAAATGACTGTAATTTATTAAATAAATATCTAAATAAATTTGGAGCACCTTGTTCGGCTGCCTGATCAACATTACCAATAGCATTTGCTAAATGGTTCTTTATCTGTTCTCTTTTTGGCAAATCATATGGTATAGTATTAACAATATTTGTTCTTGATGTCCATAAAAATGTATTTGCTTCTAGTCGCATATTTCCAATTCCTAACATAGCTTCTTCATCGGCTAGAGTTACTATTAAGTTCCCATTATCCCTTTGGTTGTTGCTGTAATCACAATTGTCAGGATGATGTGGAGGTGCTGCCTTTTGACAATATAATTTAGCTGCTTCATTTGATGCTATTAAATCAACTCTATCATATTGAGCCGCATATCCAACCCACATATACCAATTTGTAAGTCCATCAAAATGTGGAGGTACAATATTCTTTTGACAATCATATTCATTAAAAATTTTATTTGGTGCCATTTGATCTCGCGAGTACCATATACTTCTATAATATTTATTATCAGTACCTTTAATAAAAGGTGGATATGTAGTTCCATTAACATCTTGAGGTAAACCCATAGTCATATCCCAATTTGATTCTGCAAAGAGTTTTTCATATATTTTATATAATATACTTGCTGATAATTTAGAATAATTTACTGCAGCTTTATGACTTGCCAAATTTGGAACTTTACTATCATGTCTGCCTTGTTGTGGATAATTAAGTAGTAAAAAACGATAAGCCCTTGGATACGCTGCAGTATTTGGATTTTGTTTAACACTCTCAACTGCTATTCCCGCTTGTACAAATGCTGCAGTTAATTGTGTTTCTGGTGCTAATGGCAAAGACTCTCTTATATATTGATAATTTGTATAATAAAACATATCATTATAATATAAGTAGCGTTGTACAAATTCTTCTGGGTCTGTATATATTATATTAACCATAGTTGCGACGTATACTGGATTCCACACTGTAGCTGGTCCATTTGGTGGTAATCGGGATATTAAGTTTCTACACCAAGCTTTTAAAGTTAATACTCCTGGACCAGTATGAACAAGACCTGCTATAGTTTTTGTATGGTTTAAATCATGTAAAGAGTCTGCTAGAGAAGTTAATAATCTTGCTCCTTGTGTTAGATTGTTATATGGTGTTCCGTTTAGACTAACTTGTACTCCTGCAGCGGGAGAATTATATGCACTATAAGCCGCAGTGTTTAAGGTTCTAACCAGAGAATCTATATTATTAAATGGCACGGCCATATATTAATACTCTAACTATATTATACATTTTTATCTCATTTAGAATTAAAATGAACTTATTAATAATAATAAAATACCAAAATATAATACTTTATTAAATAATTATACAATGCAAAAAATAAAAGATAATTACAAAGATGATTTTATCTAATTGTTTTAATCAATTTAATAATAGCTATATTTCTTGCTTTATAAAATATTTCTTTTTGAAATAAGCTAAATGACTCATTTATATTAGGCAAATAACCAATTTTTGTTGTAAGTAATTAAACTATCAAATCTAGACATTTGTTAAAATATTAATTAGAATTTCATATTCATTTTTTTTTATTTTAAACTAAAATATAATATTTTTGTAAATACTAGTTTAAAATACATTTTTTTTACTTGTTAAATAAAAAAAATGATTTTATCAAATTAATTTATATTTAACAATAATGTCCAAAATTGTAGAAGAATATCACGATGCAGAAGAGTATATTTCAGATGATAAAATCTGTGATTTTGATATAAATAAGTATATTATCCATTATATTGATGATAATAAATATTTGGTTAAATTAACTGCAAAGCAGTTTGCAAGATTTTGTGATCCGTGGGTATACAATCGTAAAATAAATACTGAAAAAGTTGGAGAACTTAAAGAGCAATTTAAAGTCTTTGACAAAAATACCAGTCCAATTTGGAATGTTAGTCTAGTATTTGACAAATATACACATAAGCCAAAAGATAATATCCCTAAATATATTAAAATTTTGGATGGACAGCATAGATGGCAGTTGGTAAAAGATTTGCTAGAAGATGGTGAAATTGATATCAATTATGAAATATATGCAACTTGTTATTTAATTAATTATTGCGAGGAGAAAAATAAAAATATAACAACTGAATTGTTTAAGAAAATTAATAATAATACACCATTATGTATTGATGATATTCCAGATACTCGTATTCAGGAATTAGTTGATAAAATAATTGAGGATAAAGAACTAAATCCAAATAAAGAAGGCATCAAAGTTGGAATTGCTCAGAGTACAGCACACGAACCCGCAATCCATAAAAAAGAACTATTTAATATACTTAATACGCATTCAAAAAGTTTTAGTCATTTAAGTCAAGATGAAATAATTGTTAATCTTAGACTTATCAAAAATAGAATAATGTTGAAAGATTTTAAGGATATATATCACAAGTGTGATACAAATGAAAAACGCTATAAAAAAGCAGAAAGTGTAGACTTTTGGTTAGGACTAAAATCATCTAAGAAATTTTCCCCAGAACAATGGGTGCTATTTATTAGTAATCCACAAGAGTTTGGTAAGTAGAATATATAATTTGTATTTTTTATTTAATTAATTAAAAAAATTATAGATATGTACTATTTTATATTGTTAAAATAGAATGCAACTTATCATATTTTTGATTTTATCATTTTTGATTTTATATTTATATTTAACGTATATTAGTTATTATAAATTAGAAAAAAAAGACATATTAAATAAAAAAATTATATTTAATATTTGTATTTGGAATATTTTACATATTATTTTTTATTTAATATTGTGTTTTATATTAAATGCAAAATTTAATATACTTAAACATATTTATATTTTTTGCATTGGATTATTATGGTATTTAACAGAAAAAAATTTTTTGCAAAAAATAAATAATAATACTATACTAAAATCACAAAATAATTGTTATAATAATATTTTTGAACCCCACTATACAGACTTATTTTTTAATTTGATGGGTCAAATTCTATATATACTTTATTTCTTATTAGTAAGTAAACTATAATTTGCTTCATAAAAAAAGTTATTTATTAACTACATTTGTATATAAATATTTTTGTTTTGAAAAAAAATGATTGATCATTTATCTTCTGCATATAACAAGCAATAAGCAAATAAGCAAGCAAACAAACAAGCAACAAGAAACAAGTGTTAACAAACAATAAAGCAACAAATGGCTACTACTATTAACACAAAGAACTTCTTGAAGTGGACTTCAATCGCTATTCAGATTGATAATCCCAATATTACTAAAAGTGATTCTATTAAAAAAGCAATCAAAGAACTTCAAAAAGAGAAAAAAATGCGTAATTACATTCGTGTACAATCTATTCAGTATCAGAAAGATAATCCTAATATTACAAAAAAAGATTCAATCAAAATAGCAATTGCCGATTGGAAAAAAATCTAAATAATTAATATATATCTATATATTTTTTATAATTTATTTATGTTAAATATTAAAAAAGGCCATTTTTTTTCATTTTTGTGATAAAAAGTATTTTGGCTGTATTACTGTCAATGGTGTATTTTAGTTATATAAAATTGGGACAAAAAAAAAATAAAAAAAATTTGGAAAAAAATTCTCAAAAAAAAAATGTAAAGTCGTTGTCGCTAAAATTTCAATTTTATGGTAATAAAAATTCTATTTAAAAATAAATTCTAACATTATATATAGTAATGGACGAAAAGAACGACAAAAAAATACATAAATGCAGCTATTGTGAATACAAAACAAATCGTAAATATGATTTAAATAAACACCTGAATCGTAAGCATAAATATGATATATATATAAATGATGATAAAAATATAATGTGTGAAAAGGTAAGCCCTCGTGGTGAAAAGGTAAACCCTCGTGGTGAAAAGGTAAACCCTCTCTGTGAAAAGGTAAACTCCATATTTATTTGCAAAAAATGTAATAAAATTTATAAGAGTAATAGATATTTAATAGAACATGAAAAAAAATGTAAAGGGGTAGATGATTTAACCTGTTCAACTTGTATGATAAGTTTTACAACAAAACAAGCCAAATCAAAACATATTAAAAGAAATAATTGTAAACCAAGAAGTATAATATATGCTAGAACACCTAATCCAAATAATTTAGAAAAGCTTCAAAATAATATAGATAATATTCAAAATGTAGAACAACTAACAAATAATATTAATACACAAAATAATAATAATATTCAAACACAAAATAATAACTTTATAATAAATAATTATGGAAGTGAGAGACTAGATTATTTAAATTATGAAAAAATGTTAGAAATATTTAAAAAATCATATAATATACCAACACTCCTTACAAAAGAAATACACTTTAATGAAAATTTTCCTGAAAATAATAATATTAGATATGAAAATGATAAATCTGCTTTAGTTAAAAAAGATGATAAATTTATATATAGTAATTTAAATGTTTTAGCAAAAGAATTAATTAATAATAAAGGCCAACTAATGCAAAAATTTGCACTAGAAAACAAAAATGATATATGTTTAAAAATGGGCATAGAATTGTATGAAAAAATTATCGAAAACTTAATTGATTTATTATTACTGCATAAACCAGATGAAAATTATATTAAACAAGTAGAAAATATCAGAGATTTAATTAAAAATACTAAAATTGAAGAAATTTAATATTATTTATACATCATACAAACTTTTTCTATAAAATCTATAGTTAATTTATAATCAAGAGGTCTAATAATATCTCCTTTTGTAGAATCTGAATTAAGCATTATATCCATATTTTTTTTTGTAATAGGATTTTTAATTATTTTTCCATATCCATAATAACTACCCATTAATGCGCCAGCAATTGCTGCATTTGTATCAGTATCACCAACAATTATTTCATTTTTTTTCCATTTACCCTCTAAACATATTTTTGAAAGATTATTTTCTTCAGGTCCTAAACATATAATAGCATCAATTGCATCTTTATAATTATCAAATTGAAATAAACCCCAAAAGGCACAATATAAAGCGTGTAATATATGTCCTTTATTTTCAGTTACATTTCTAAATATATTGTTTGATGCTTCATTAAATACTTGCATTACGCTATCAAATTCAATAAGTTCTCTAATATGTTTTTTTATATATTCTTTATTTTTATTTTCAATTGCCATTTTAATAGCAGATACATATATGTATACACAATTACAAGTTAATTTTGATGGATTTGTAATAAATACATCAGTTTTAACTATATTTTCATCTAAATTTGAAAATATATGTGCATATGCTCTCATTAGTGCTCCATTAGATTGTGATTCTTCCATAATTTTTGCATCATTGTAATATTTATTAAATCTATTTTCATATAATTTATAAGTAGATTTAGGTGCAACAAATAAATTTCTTGTATTTTTTCCCATAAAAGGTGAATTTCCTTTGCAGTTTTCATAATTATTATTTGCCCATAGCATATAATTAATAACTGCTTTTTCCTTTGTATAACCATCCATAATTGTTTTAATTAATATAAGAGCCATCTCAGTATCATCAGAAACTTGCCCAATATCACTAATTTGTTTTCCATATGCGCGATTATATCTTATAATAGGTGTATCCAAAATACCAGTATAATGTGCATATGGATAAAATTCTACAGGAGATCCTAATGCATCGCCTAATGCGTGTCCTAAAATGATACCATATATTTTATCCTTATTCATTTTATTATCTAAATGTTAAAGATTCATTCATTTTTTATTTTAATTTTTTAGAATGATACTAAATTCTAAACAAAAAATGATAATATATTACTTATTTTTAAGTATAAATTAAAATGAATGAATGTAAGAAATTGTTAAATAAATATTCTAAATTACAAAAAATTAATCAAAATCTTTTATCAATATATAACTCATTTTCTAAAAAAGGTCTATGCAGAGAAGATGCATTAATTCAAGGAATAGATATTACAAAAAAAATTAGAATTATGAGAAAAAAATCAGAAAATTATTACAATAAACTAAAAATTCATATTGAACTTTGCATTGATGTTATAAATAAAAGAAATAAGCATTTATTGGATGCGATATCTAGATCAACCTAAATTAATTTTTTTTATATTTAATTTATAAAAAATGATTAATATTATTAACTAATAATTATCACAATGTTCTCATTAATATTTGACGAAATGCCAAATGATAATTATTTCTATATTGGAGGATTGGAAACTTTAGTATCAGAAGATTATGAAAACTATCAAGAGTATGAAGACAATGAAGACAATGAAGACTATGAAAATAATAAAAAAAAATTATATTATGATGAATTATTAGATTATTATGATAGCTATTATGATGATTATAATGATTATTAATAAATTTTTTTATGTATGTGTATAAAAGTATATCTGTTTTATTAATAATCTTTATAATAATAATTAAATAACATTTTCATTATGTTAGCATCATTAAAACGGTTATTTGATTTAATACGAATATGATAAATATTATTTTTTTCTTTAAAGTTGGTTAATAAAGTATTATAATTATTGTTGTTATAAATATCATAACGCGATGTAATGGCATTTGTGTAAAATTTACTAAATAATAAATTTCCAATTGCAACATCATCTATAATATTATATTGTAATTTATGTTTATTTTCAATTAAATATAACAAAATATCTTTTGATAACCAAAATGCAGCACCAGATGCAAAATTATAACCAGAAGAAAGACCTGTATATATATTATTATCTCTTAAATTATTACTTAATTCTAGTACTTCTTTAGTTCTAAAAAAACTAGATAAATTTGTTCTAATTAAATGCTTAAAATTAAAATTAGTATTAATATATTCAAAAGCAAAAATTGTTTTTTTTAATATTTGAGGTATATATCCTTCGCCTGTATCTGCTACTATAATATCATTAGAATCTATAGTAATATTTTTTGGATTTTGTCCAAATAATAAAAATACTTTTATAGATAAATTATTTTTTTTAATATATTTTATAAAAGGTATCCAATAATTTTTCATCATTTCACAATAATAATCATTAGTATCATTTGCAATAACTATAAGTATAATTTGATAATATTTGTTCATATTATCTATGATTACAAAATATTTTAAGATCTAAATTTAGATATTAATCTACTTGCCAATACTATATAATCTAATGGAATATTGTTATGTAGTTTATCAACACCTTCAGATGCCATATATAAAGTTCTTGCATAAGATACAGCAGTACATGAACCTTCATTAGTTTGTTCTTTGACTCTTTTAATAAATTTTAAATTAGATATCAATTTTATTAAATTTTTAGTACCAGCATCTGCTACCTGTTTCCAAGGGTCAATTATAACTAATCTATTATTACTTTTAAATATTGTTCTGGCGTGTCTATCATATGCTATATTAGCAATTTTGTAATCTGATTTAATAAAAGCATCTAGCAAAGGTGATAATGTTTTTGTCGAACGTAAGTTTATATATTTGGGATATAACAAATTAAATTTATTTGGTGATTTTTTATTTAAATAAATATTAGCCTTTTCAATAGTTTTAGTAGAAATGGCACACTTGCCAAATATAATTTGTTTATTTTCATTTAAAATAGGATTTTGTAATGGATTGCCTTTAACAAGTTCAGACACCCATTTAGACTCATTATATGGAATATCAATACCAATTATACCGTGAGTTTTATTTGCATTATTTTGATAACCTTCAGATAATTTATAGGATTTATATCTTTTATTGATTAAGTTAATAGTTTCTACAATTCGTGATATATTTTTTAAATTATCATCATTTAAATAGTACATATAACCGTGTGTTTTATTCCATAAAGGATTAGCATAATGTCTTCCTGTAAAATTTTTAGGTAAATATATCTCAGTATTTTCTCTATTAGCCAATGCGATATCTTTTATTTTACGCAATATCAATGTTCCTGGTCCATATATACCAATTATTTTTAGAGTTTTAGATAATTTAATATCAAGAAAATTATCTTTATCAGAATTTATATTAAAACTCAATGACTGTTTAGTTGTTTTATAAGTTGAATTCCATTCATTTTTCAAATCATTAATATTCATTTCCTTGGCCGTAGGTTCCGCTACCTTTTTTGCCTTAGGTTCCGCAACCTTTTTTGCTTTAGGTTCCGCAACCTTTTTTGCCTTAGGTTCTGCTACCTTTTTTGCCTTAGGTTCTGCTACTTTTTTGGTTTGTTCTAATAATTTTTTACCAATTTTTCCAGTTTTTAATACATATCTACCAGTTTCTGGATTCAAGATTTTATCAGAATTCATTCTAATATAATAAATATATAATTATATAGATACTTCAATTTTTATTATTTTATTCTAAGTAGAAAAAAAATGATGATGTTCGTTGTAATTTACATACAAAATGTCTAGTAATTGGATCATCAGAATTCAGGACGGTAAACACTTTTTTGCAAATGCTAAAAATGGAGTATGGGCTATACGAAACCTAACAAGATATAGAAATATACTAAATAAAATGAAAAAAAGCGATAATTTATACTTTATTCAAAATAAATCATCAACAAATAAGAACGGTTTGATAACAGCATATGGACAATTTAACAACTATTCTGATAGAAATAGTGAATTAATAAATAAGGAAAATAAAGAAAGAGGATGGGATAAGCATCAACCAATATTTGGTGGTATATGGGATTTAGAAATAAAATTTACAAATTTTGTAGATTTAAGAAAAGAAACAATAGGAGAAGTAAATAGTAATAAATTTATAACGGGTATATCAAGTAAAAATGTAGATGCAATAATGCCAAAAATAGAGTTTGAAAAATTTATAGATGACTTTACAGAAATTTTAAATACTATTAAAGTAGTATAATTTTTTTAATGAGAAAAGGAGGTACTTCAAAAACTCAAACAAGAACTCCTAGAAGTCCTAGAAGTCCTAGAACTCCTAGAACTCCTAGAACACCTAGAAGTCCTACAAGTCCTAGAACTCCTAGAACTCCTAGAACTCCTAGAACTCCTAGAACTCCTAGAACTCCTAGAACACCAGCAACAACATCTAGAACACTATTAACAATATCTAGAACATTTAGAACACCTAGAAAACCAAATACTCAAGCAAGAACTCCAAGAACACCTGGTACTCCTAGAGTTGCAAAAATTATAATAAAAAATAGAATAATGTCTATAGATACAAAAATAAAAAGTCCAGTAAATACTAAATGTATTGAAAATAATAGAATAAAATTTAAATCACAATCAATATCAATTGATACAAATAAAGTAATAGGTTTTGGCGGCAATTCAATTATATTAGAAGGTAGTTCAAGAACAAATACTTATGTAGTTAAATTAATATATAGTACAATTGATAAAAAAAGTGAAACAGAAGTAGCAATAATGAAAAAAACATCATTATTACTAGATAGTAAACAAACTAGACATTTAATTAAAATATATCATAATATGAAATGTAAAAATAATCAAATAAATATAAAATCTCAATACGATGGTCAACCAGATGACATTGTATCTTTCAATTATTTGATACTTATGAAAAAATACTCAGGACATATAGTTCAACTACTTTTTGGCGAAAGTACATTAGATACAAAAAAAAATATATACTCCCAAGTTTATTTATCTTTAATAACATTTCATTCTTTTTTAAATATATTACACGATGATGTAAAATTGGATAATTTTTTCTATGAATTACAAAATGTGGATTCAAATGAATATTATGAATATATATTAGTTTTAAATGGTAATCAGTATTACTTATATCTTAAAAAAATTAATTATTCAATAGTAATAGGAGATTATGGTGAATCAAAAGTAGTTTCTACAAAAAAAGATCTATTACAAGATTTTTCTATAATTGAAGAATTAGGACAAAGAAATAGATTTTTTCAATCAAGAGACTTTAAATTAGCAAAAGATTGTAGTACTTATCAAGAATATATACTAAATCTAATACATAATACAGATTTATTTAGTATCGGTAAACCATATGCAAATATTGTATCTACATTTACAATAAATATAGATCAACAGTTAGGTGGTAAAAAGAAAAAATATAAAAATAGATAGATATATAATATACAAGTATTTTTTGCTTTTATTCTATAATTTTGAGAAGTTCCTTCGAAAAGTACTCGGGAAAATTAGGAGATAATTCTCGTAAATGTTCTTTTAGTAAATCTTTTTTATTGTAGTAAGCAACTCTGAATTTATGAGAATTATATAATTTTTTATCAGCAAGTATAATAGTATGGGCAAAGCACACTACTCTGATATTCTTTGCTGTTTTTGAAGAATAACAAGTTCCAAATACTTTATAAAAGTTTGTATTTATAAGATCAGTCATAAATGATATTGCAGATCTACCATCACTAATATCATCATAGTTGATCTTTTGAAATTCATAAATAACTTTTTTGTAGTTGCGATTAAATGTATGTGTAATAATAACAAGTATATTGTAAAGAACAGATATTTCATTTGAATTGAGAAAATCTGCAAAATCCAAAGGATATTTTTTTTTTTTTTTGCTCTGCATTTTTTTGCTCTGCAATGTTTCTATTAAAATTGTTTATAAAGTTAGAAATAAATCTAGGTTTCTTATAGTTGTACTTATTGCAGATATGCATTACCACATCTGTAATAAAACTATTGATATCTTTTGATTCCTTGTACATAATACAGATACGATCATTTTTTGATAGTTTTTTGTAGTTATAATAGAAATCTTTTGAAACTGTGGAAGCAATTGTCATAGATGAAAGAGATAAATGCTTCCAAACTTCAGAAAGAATATCCTGATCAAATACAGATGCCATTGGATGGTTGCACGCGATGCCTTGTTTCAGTACGTTTTTCCGCTTTAGTTTCACTCGTTGTTGTATGTAGTTTCCATACCGTACACTATCATTTTTTTGCCTTTGAAACCGTTTTTTCGAACAAATGTTGTGAAAGTAAAAAAAAATCTACATAACCCGCTACTAAGGTAATACATACTATCAGCGATTCCTTAAAATCTCAGAAAACTATTAAATGTCTTCGTCAGTGATTTTAATTCTTGACAGATTGTCTTCTGAATAATATGTACTATTCATCCTTTTTGCTTCAAATATATAGTAAGTATTTGATACTTTAACTTATACTGATGTGTTTTCATCAGCTTTCTTTTAATAAATCTAAAATCCGGTATCAATTTCTTACTATATACGAATAGTTATGAGACATTTTTATTTTAATAATATAATAAATTAAATTATAAATCATTTTTTTTTATTTAAAATATAATTACGTACAAATTTTATATGAATATAAATAATTATTTCAAATATTTTGATAAGTTAAATTATGATTTACAAAATGAAATTTTAAGTAAAATAAGAAAATCTCAAAATAAAGATTTATTAGAAGATATAACCAATTTTAAAAAAGCGAAAAAAGAAATTTTTGAAAAATATGAAAATAACAATTGTAATTATGATATAAATAGTGAGTCATTTATTTATTTTCAAATAGAAAGTGATTTGATAAAATATTTTAATGATGATATAACAACATTATATGGTATAACAGAAACAAATATAGAAAAACTAGAAAGAATTCTATCAATAAAACTAAAAATGAAAAAAAATAAAGCATTAATTGCAACAAAAATGATGATAGATAATAAAATTAGTGTAAATAAAAGAATCAATATGCTAATAGGAGCACTAACTATAAAAGAAAGGCAAAATTTCATCGACAAACTAAATACACATTATTTTATCTAAGAAGTGCAATGGATATTCCAACTTTTACATTTATTTCATTAATTCTATCTTTGATTTTATTTTTTTGTTTGACTACACTATCTTTCATTGAAATTATTTCTGAATCATATAACCAATTACGTTTTGCCTTACCATCAATTGTTGAAACATATAAATCATCTAAATCAAATAATACATATCCAGAATCAATAAGCAACTCCGTTTCGTTATATGTCACAGCAAAATTATCATAATAAGATTTATGTTTTCCATAATATATTAAATCCATATAAATATCGAATAAAATATTATATACTTTGTTTAAAAATTTTAGATCATTTTCCAATTGATAAATACTATCATTAATTGGAAAATTTATATATTTATCTTTTTCATTAAAAATTTTTCTTGCATCATTTTGCAAATCAAAGCCAAATTGATACATTTATGTACTATACCTAAAATCTAAAAAATCAATAGAAAAATCATTTTTTTTAAATATACTTTATAATTTGATAATTTTCATATAATCTACGTAATAAATAGGGATACATATCAAAAATACTACCATATGGTACATATTTAAATACTATTTTGTTATTATCAATTAAATATTTTGTTGAACTATCTCCCATACCAAGTAATTGTGCATAATAAACATTATTTTTCGGTTTTAAAGATAATGCATAATTTATAGATTCTTCATTATGGGTAGCAATGCAAATTTTGTTATTTGTATTATTAATTAATAATTGTATTGCTTTATTATAATTTAAATCAGTATCTATTTTATTTTTTAAAAGAGCTGTATCATTTTTATTATAATATGCTCCTCTAACTAATTTAAATCCTATTTTATCAAATTTTTTTAAATCATTTTCAATATGTTTTAAAGAGTTTTTTTTATACATTTGATATGTTTTGAATAAATATAAATTATCAGTATGTTGATATTTTTTAATTAGTTTATCAAAAATTATATTTTCTTGATAGAAATCTTTTGTATATTCTGCATCAAAATATATATATTTATTTATATGTTTTGTATTAATTACATTTTTAATAATATTCTCAATATTTTCTTCAGCATTATAAGGTTTAAATGATGATAATTTTAATGCATATCCAATACTATTATTATTATTTTCTTGATTAATTCTAGAAATTAATGAAGAAATTTCATTATTATATTTAATAACATCATACTTAGTTTTAGATCCTTCTTTAGCATAATCAATAATTGGTATAATAGATTTATCATATAGTGTATTAATAAATTTAGAGACTGCAATATAATTTGTACCCCCTATAAATTTATTCAATAGCATATTATAATTTGCGAAAAAAATAATAAAAGTATTTAATTTATTTTTAATTATTAGAATATAAATGAATTATTATTTAGATAAATCAATAACAATTAGTGGATCACTTGAAATAACTGGTTCTATAATTATTATTAAATCAGAAGAAACATTTAATAAATATAATGATCTAACGAAACTGAGTTCAATTATTGATAAAGAAAATTCCGAATTATATGTTTGTGGAAATTTAATTATACCCGAATATTGTAATTATAATTTAAATATATTAGGGAGTACAATTCTAGGAGAAACTACTACATTGGAATAATATATACTAGTATATATTATTATTTTACATAATTATAATCTTAATAAAGCAATAGATATTCCAATTTGAACATTGATTTCATTTTTTTTTATATCTAATTTTTTTATAATTAAATTTATATTATCATATAATTCTTTTATTTCACTATAATAAATCCAATCTCTAGATAATTCTATATCATTTAGAGATGGTATATCATAATTACCTGTGAAAAAATATTTCTTTTTATTAACGAAATTTCTTGAATCATTATACATATCAATAAAATTATTATATGATTTGTAATATCTAATATAAATATCAATTGATAAAACATAAGATAATAAATTACTAATATCGGATAACCATTCTATATCTTTATCGATGTGATATATTGAATCTGATTCTTTAATTGATAAGTAATTTTTTACAGTTAATAATTGATAAATATAAAATTCACCATTATTATATGTGGAATATCTATCAAACATTTTACGATAAAAAATATAAAATATAAAAATCATTTTTTAAAAATATAAATCTAATCATAAACTAATGTATATATTCATTTAAAATAAATGGTACTGATAGTAAATAAGATCTATTAATAATTTCAGCAGTAAAATCATTCAAACTTTCATCATTATATCCATATTTAGTAATATCACCCCATATAGATAGTTCTTTATCAATAAATTCCAATTGATGTATTTTTAAAACCATAATATATTTAGTTATATACCATTTAATTACTAATATATATATAATATATTTTATTTATATAGAATGATATGTAATTGCGATAATGTTATATCATTAAAACAATATGGTCCAACTTGTTGGTTTAATAGTATTTTGATGGCATTATTATATAGTGATGAAAGTAGGAAACTTTTATTAAAAAAATCTAAAAAATGGAATAAAAAAATAGAAGTATTAAATACAATTAATTATATACTAGAAAATAAATATTTAAGAACTGATAAAATTTTTAAAGATTATGAATATTTTGACAAAATAAGACCAGAATATATATTAAAAGAATTATATAAATATAGTAATAAAAAATTTATTATTAATCCAGATATAAATAAATATGGGTATAAATCTGCTTTATATATAAGAAAAATTTATAAATTACTCGGTGTAAAAGTATTATATTTAGATTTAGATTTTAAAACAAAAAAATTATATTATTCTCTTTTTAATAATGTTGAAATAGTATCTATTAATAACACAGAAGGTCTGCGTGTATTATATAAAATAAAAAATTTTTCAACAATAATTAAGTATTTTAAAAATCCAGATGTTATTATTATAAATATTAAAGAAAAAATAGATGATATAGACTATCCCATCTTGGTATAAAATAAATGATAATAATATTTATTATAATAAATATAATGACATTAAAAATTTTTCTACTTTAAATAACGAAGTTAATAATAATAAAGATATTTATGTACAAGATTCAATTTTATTAGCAAATTATAATACAAATTTTGGTGCGGTCATTCAATCTCGGGTATAACTTGTAAAGGTGATAAATATGTATATAATGGATGGACAAGAACTACAATAGATCCAAATATTAAAAGTAATTTAAAACTTAAAGATTGGAAAGAAATGCTTGTTAATGATGAATATTGGTATTTTCATATATCATCTGGTAAAATAGTTAAAGAAACAGATACAAGTTATCCAAAGAATTTTCCAGCAGAAGAAATCTTTGGAAAAAAAAAATATTCAGATACCGTGTGAATTAATGAAATATGATTGGAATGTTATTAAAAATAAAGAATTTTGTTTAAATCCTAAAAAATGTATATTAGATGAAATGAATATAAATGATTTATGTTTTTCTTTTAATAAAGGAGATAGAGAAGTTATATATGTTAAAAAAAAATAAAGATAATAAATTAAATATCAAAAATGATAAAAAATGTCCTGAATCGGTAAAGTAATAAATCCATTAACAAATAGATGTATTAAAATAAAAACTATAAATAAATTACCTGAAAAAACATTAAGTAAACCTGAAAAAATTTGTCCTGAATGGTAAAGTAATAAATCCGTTAACAAATAGATGTATTAAAATAAAAACTATAAATAAATTACCTGAAAAAACATTAAGTAAACCTGAAAAAATTTGTCCTGATGGTAAAGTAATAAATCCAAAAACAAATAGATGTATTAAAATAAAAACTATAAATAAATTACCTGAAAAAACATTAAGTAAACCAGAAAAAAATGTCCCAATGGTAAAGTAATAAATCCTAAAACAAATAGATGTATTAAATATCAAAAAATTTTCTAAACAATATATTCTTTTAGTATAACAGGTGTTGGTAAATAGTAAGAATTTTTTATAGTTTCAGCAGTAAAATCATTCAAACTTTCATCAGTATAACCATAATGTAATATATCACCCCATATTGATAATTCTTCATCTAGATATTTAATATGATAATCTTTTAAAACCATAATATATTTAGTAATATATCTTTTAATAGCTAAATGTTTTTGTTTAAAATTTTTAATATTTAATATACGAATAATTTCAGCTATATAAATATTATAATCATCATCAGAAATATATCTTTTATAATTAATCATACACATATTTAAATGATAGGAATCTTTCCATAGTATATCCGCTTTACCTATTATACATATATAATATAATTTCCAAATAATATTAAGACCGTCTATATAACAATATGTCCAATAATTTGTAATATATTTATAAAACTGATTTATATAAATTTTTTTATTTTGATATTCTTTAATTTGTTTTAATAAATCATTTGGCTGACTATATATAATCATAGAATAAATTTTATTTTTGAGATCATCGTTAAGTAATTCATCAAATAATTTATCCATATAGATAATAATAATAAAATAATTTTATATATTATAATCTAATTGGTTCCATTGGCATTCCTGGTTTTCTATCTTCTTCGGTTAATTTTTCTTTAAATTTTTTATTTTTTTTTCATTTTTATGATCATATTCTTGATATTTTACTTCATTCCAATCATCACCATAACATCTATTTAAATACATATAAGGATTATTAGGGCCATTAACTTCAAATTTACCAAATTTATATTTTTTGAGTGGATATAATTCATCTTTTAAAAAATAACATTCGTCGCCAGGCGATAGACTAGTTTTTGTTTTAATTTTATTATTAATATTTTCTTCTATAAAAACATCTATAAATGGGAATTTAACTTTCATATTTTTTCTTTCAGTACCGTCAATGCTATATATTTTATAAAATGCATCAGACCAGGAAACTTTTTCTATATCATATTTTTTTTTATGAAGAGATTTTTTAAAACTATTTGACAATAATATTTCCTTACTATTTTCAGTTATAATAATATCAATATCATCATCCCAGGGTACAAGACCTTTATGTCTAACAGCACCAAGTAAAGTACCAAAAACTATATAATATTCAATGTTATGTTTTTCAAATAATTTACTAATATCATATAATGCCTGATAGCACAATAAAGTATCTTCTGATTTAGGATATATAATAAATTTTTCTAATTTTACATTAAATTTGTATAAATAATATATCAATATAGTTGTGAAAACTAATAGAATAAACAATATTAAAATAGATACTATTATTTTATTGTTTTTAAACATCTATAATAAAAATAACAAAATAATATTTATATTGTATTTATATAGATATTATTAAATGAAAAAAAAATTAAATTTTAATTTGAAACTATTAACAAAAATCAATCTAATATTATTATTTTTAATTATAATAGTATTAATTTATTTAATTTATTTAAAATTTATGAAAAAGGATATGCGAGAAAAATTTATGCCTGATAAAGATGCTGATATATTATTTTACACATATGGTACAGATTATGATAAAATGAGAACCTTAATAAAATCTTGTAAAGAAAATAATATTAATATAAATGTAGATGGAATAGGGTCTAAATGGAATGGAAATAAAGATAAACCAACAAATTTTTTAAAATTTTTAAATGAATGTAGAGATAATCAAATAGTAATGTTTGTAGATGCAAATGATGTAATATTCTATGATAATCCAGAAAATATAAAGAAAAATTTTTAGAATTTAATAAAAATATTGTAATATCTGCGGAAAAGTATTGTTGGCCAGATCGAGAAATAAATGAATATTATCCCGAAGAAACAAAAAATGAACACTTTTAGATATGTAAATTCTGGTAGTTATATTGGATATGTAAAAGATTTAAAAGAAATGTTAAATACTTATAGTAAAGAAAGAAATTGTAAAAAATATAATCAAATAGATGATAAAATACCAGATGGATATATAAGTGATCAAAGATGTATGCATAAATATTATTTAGAAAATTTAGATAAAATAGCACTAGATCATAAGCAAAAAATTTGGAGTATATGTGCAGGAACAAATCGTGAAGATTATGATATAACAAAATATAATAATTTATATAATAAAATATCTAATCAAAAATCAAGTATAATGCACACAAATGGCAAGTATTCTTGGTATAAAGACTTATACATCGATTAAATATATTATATCATTGTTATAGAAGTATATGAAAAAAAAATTAATAACTATATTTAACATAATATTAATTATTTTAATAATTATAACAATACTATATTATACATATTTAAAAATAAAAAATAGATATATTAAAGAATTATTTAGTAATGACAGAAAAAAAGTAGCAATTGGATTTTATGGTATAACAAGAAGTTTAAATTATACAATAGATTCTATAGAAAAAAATATATTTAATGTTTTAAAAGAAAATAATTTTGATTATGATATATTTCTACATACATATAATTTAGATGAATATAAAAATACAAGAGCAAATGAAGAGTATACCAAAAATATAGATAATAATCAGTATAAATTATTAAAAGCTAAATATTTAAAAATTGATAATCAAAATGAAGTTAGATCAATGTTAAATTTAGAATCATATAGAACTAAACCTGATCCGTGGGAAACAAATTATGAAACTGTAGATTTTTATATTTTAGGTAAATATTCGCAATATAGTTTAACAAAAATGATTGAAAATTCCAATAATAATTATGATTATATTTTATTTGTTAGACCAGATTGTTTATACTTGGATAGATTGGATGTTTCAAAATTTAATTTAATTAATGATAATACTATATTAATACCTAGTTTTGCGTTATATGGCGAATATCGAATGAATGATAGATTTGCTATTACAAACAATAAAACATATAAAATATATGGTAAAATATTTGAAGAATTATTAGAATTAAGTAAAAAATATCCTTTACATTCAGAAACAATTATTGGAATGATATTAGAAAAAAATAATATTAAAAACAAAAAAATTAAATTTAATTTTGCAAGAATACGCAATAATGGTAAAGTTGAAAAAAGAGATATTAATGAGTTTAAAAATTATTATAATATATTAAAAAAATTATACTTAAAATAATATTTGTGTGATTAAATTAAATTTATTTTTATATAGTAATATGATAAAAAATTTATATATTTATTGTGATAATTATGTATATAGATTTACAAAAGAATATATTATATCTATAAATCAAAAGCTTAAAGCAAAAATAATACATAATTTAAACGAAAATATAAATTTAGAAAATGATATTATAATCTTTATACAAAAATTACCAAATATTGAAATAACTAATAAAAATAATAATATATTTATATTAAATACTGAACAGTTAACAAGAAAGAAATGGCTCAAAAAAATATTAATTTACAGTAAGAAATTTAAAATTATTGATTATTCAAAAGAAAACATAGATATTTTAAAAAAAAATAAATTAAAAAATGTTATATATTTTCCTTATATTTATAATAAAAAAGAGATTTATAATTTTAAAAAAACTAAAGATATTTGCGGAATATCCTTATATAATATGCCAAGACGAAGAAGAATTATTAACAGTCCTAAATTTAAAAAGTTAAAAATAGATATAATTGAAGGATGGGATAAAAAAAGAGATGAAATCTTGTTTAAATATAAAATTTTAGTAAATTTGTCAGGATCTAGTAATTATAATATATTTGAAAGTATTAGATGTTATAGATGCTTATTTAATAAAATGATTGTTATTAGTGATACCAAATATAATAAAAATTTAATAGATTATAATAATCATATATTATTCGCAAAAATAGAAAAAATGCCAGATTTAATAAAAAAAGTAATAGATAATTATGATTATTATTATACCAAATTAGATATTGATAATGTTGATATTAAATTAAATAATCATTTAATAAGTAAAAGTATATTAAAATAATATAGATAATATTAAATAATAATGAATTTTAATAATGTTTTTTTAAATATATTAAATTTTTTCAATTGTTATAATCTAGGTAAAGATAGTGATGATATAGTTTTAGACGATGATTTACCTATTATTGATGAGAATGAGATTTTATTACCAAGTAAAAAAGATAAAATAAATTTTTTTGACTATGACAATTATAATTGGTAAATTTTTTTCTAATAGAATATAGTTTAATGAGAAAAAATTTACCAATATTAGTTACAAATAGTGCTTGGAAAAAAATTGAAGAAATTGCTAAAATTAAAAACAATAAAAATTTCTTATTATCTGTAAAAAGTGGTGGTTGTAATGGTTTTAACTATAAATTTGAAAATATAAATCGAGTTGAAAAAAATATGAATTTTCTAAATAACAATAATGTAAATATATATATAGATCCGCGATCAGAATTTTTATTATTAGGAACAAAAATAGATTATATTACAGAATTATATGAAAGTAAGTTTCAATTTATAGCAGATAAAACAAAAAATGTGTCTTGTGGTTGTGGAACTTCTTTTTCTCCAAAATAGTACATTTCTTTATTTTTATAAAATTTTTAAAAAGCTTTTTAAAATTTAAATTTTTTTTAAGAAATGTACTATTTTAATTAATTATATAGTTAATTAATAGAATTATAAAAAAGTTCCATATGACAAATCCAAAAAAAGAAAAAAAAGTACAGAAAGAAAAGAAAGTACAGAAAATAAAGAAAGATAAAAAATCTAAAAAAGACTATATTAAATATAAAAAAGATTATATAACCGTTAATGAATATATTAAGCTTGCTAAAAAGAAAAAATCCAAAAAAAATTGATTAATAAAGAATTATTTTTATCTATATGTTTTTTGAAAAAAAGATAAATATATACAAATTAAAAAGTGAATTTGATAAAAATTATAAGACAAATACAATTTTAAATAAAAAAATAAATAAAAAAATTATAGATATTAATATTACACGAAATAAAGACTATATATTTTTAAAAGGCAAAGGGACATTTATTTTAAGAAAAATAAAGGACATTGATTTAATAAAAGAATTTGTTAATAATAGATATTTGCCAAGGAATTACAATAACAAAAAAAAATATAGAGAAGTTTATTGGAATAAAAAATATGGATATATCTACAAAAATAATAATGTTAATAATAAAAATATAAAAAAATTAGAAGAAACTGTTAATAATTTAAACATAATTTATGATAATTATGTTATTGATAATAAAAATTTAAATAATAATAATTATGGTATTATTGGTATAGATACAAATTATATAGAACCAAAATGGTTAAATGATATAATAACAAATAATAATAAATTTAATCCAATAATTACTGAATATAACGAAATAATTTTTAGTAAATCTACTATAGATAATAAAACAATTGAAGCATCTATAAAACATTTGAAAAATAAAACAAATAGATTTGATAGTATAAATCCAATTGTAATTTATATAAAAGATACTAGTAAAACTAATATTGATTTAGATACCTTTATAAGTTCAGTATTTAAAATATCAATGATATTATACGATGATCATACGCGAATTATTTATAAAAATAATAATAAATTATTTATAATTGACCCTTGGAAAAAAACAAAAGATAAGGGAACAAAAAATTTAATAAAAAATTATGAAATTAAATTTATTAAAAGAGAAAAAGAACAAACAATTGAAGGATCGTGTACAGCAATTGCATTTGCAAGAAGTTTACATATGGCAGATAAAGGTGTGGATAATATACATTCAAAAATAGATTATGATTACATAGTATTAACAGATAAATTAATATCAAAATTCAGGAATAAATAATATAAAAAAATGATATAATATATTTATTAATTACAAAATAAAAAATATGCATACTGGAATAATATCATTTGCAAATAGAATCGCATTTAATATTAAGTCAAATGATATTAAAGATTTTATATTAAATAAATTACAAAATTTATATAATATAAAAATTATTCAAAAACATTATTTTAATTTAACAAATAATAATCTGAGTTATTTAAATAATAAAACATCTTTATGTTGTTTAAGAAGTAATGGAAATCCATATTATGTATTTTTTACACTATATAATGATATACCTATAATTTATTATATAGATAAAAAGATTCATCCAAATTATCAAAAACCACGAATTATATTAGTAAGAGGATTTTTTGATGAATCATTATTTAAAAACACTTTACTAGATGGCGAAATGATAAAAACTTATGATAACAAATGGATATTTGCGATCAATGATATAATAAGTTATAAAGGTACACATTTAAAAAAGAAAAATTTAGAAGAAAGATTAGATATAATTTACAATTTATTAGAAAATGAATATTATAAGGATGAGAATATAGATGTCTGTGAATATAAAATTAAAACATATTGTTATTTAAATAAAGATTCAATAAATGAATTAATTGATATTTCAAAAAAATTAAATTATTCATCGCGAGGTATATATATATGGAATTATAATATGAATCATAAACCAATATTATACAACTTTAATGATGAAAATATAATAAGTGTAGTAAGAAATATTAAAGATGAAACAAAATTTAAAACTTTAGAAAATACTAAAAATATTGAAACAAATAAAGGCGATATAAAAGAAGATATCTTAATAAAGGAAGATATAAGTGAAAAGGAATTGAAAGAAAATGAAAAAATTTATTGGATATCTAAAACTACAGAACCGGATGTGTATAATTTACATAATAAAGAAAGTTTAAATGAAAAAGCAGTAGGGATAGCGTGTGTTAATAATTTGGCAAAAAGTAAAATGCTGCGTTTAGCATTTAAAAACAAAAATGCTTCAACATTAATTAAATTTAAATGTATATTTGATCAAAAATTTAATAAATGGACACCGGAATATGCAATAATATAAAAAATTGATATTATATTTATTTATAATATCATAGAAAAAATGAGATCTCTGGACTTTATTATAAGTATACTTGTTATATTACTTATAAATATAGTTATTGCTACAATTGTAGGAACAGCATTTATACGCACATATTGTAATTTAAATGAAAATAGTAATATATATTGTATAAAAAATTAGTTATTAATTTTACCCGCTAGTAATTGATTTTCGTAAAAACTATCTATCTGTTCATATAAATCAATAATTTCATTTAAAGTTTCATCGTGATTAGAGATTTCATCATATTTTCTTTTTTTATTAGAAAACATATTATATAATAAAAAAATTTAAAAAAAATAATAATCATTTTTTAATTTGTATTAATAGTTATATTTTTTCTACAATAATTAGGATTCCATATATAGTAAATCCAATATAAAGGACCAAGAAATGGTGGGATAAATGCGATAACAGCACCCATTACAGAATCAGGATTTACGCCACTTTTAAAACAATAAATAGACATAATCCAGGCAGCTATGCCAAGTAAAACCCATATTAAAATAAATATAGAAATGATATAGTAAAAAACATATGAAATACCAATAACTTCATCGGTGTCAGCAAATTTTTCAATTTTATTATCTTTTTTCATATCTAATCTATAATTAGAAGATATATTTTTATGGAGAATTATTTAAATATATATATATTTATTCCTTTAATTTTGGGTATGTTTCCAAGTATATTTTTTAGAGGTGAAAATGATATGAGACAATATAGAGAATTAAAAAAACCAGAACTTATTCCTCCAAGTTATGTTTTTGGTATAGTATGGCCGATATTATATTTATTAATAGGTATATCATATTATATTGCATTAAAAAATAAAAAGAATTATATTTATTATATAATACCAGTTATTGGATTAATTATTAATTATTCATATTCTCCTATATTTTTTGGTAAAAATAGACTATTTTTATCATTAATAATTGTAATATTAACATTATTGTTTGCCATTTTAACATTATTACAATTTAATTATACAGAAAAAAATAAATTAAGTGTATATTTACTAATACCTTATATAATGTGGTTATCTTTTGCGACATATTTATCATACAATATATATATATTAAATAAAAATATAGATAATAATTAGATTTAAATGGGTAAAAAAAAGGGTGGAGCTAATAAATATGATATTTTTAAAAAAAATAAAGATATGTTAGATCTTACTGGTATTTATATCGATAATAAAGATAATAAATGTTGGATTAATGCATCTATATACATGATATTATCAAATCCAGTTATAATTGAGCAAGGTAGTGCGATTGAAAGATATATTAACCCAACAAATGAAATAAAAGAAGAAAATTATCCAAAAATTCGTTTATTTTTAAAAGATTTATTAATGCGTATTAAAAAAAAAACATTACATTTTGATGAAGATCTATATTATGAAATAATTGATAATATTAATGAAATAATTACAGAAAATCAGTTAAAATCTACTAAACTTAATAAATCTTCTAATTATAACGATCCGTATTCAGTTATAAATACATATATAACAAAAGTTTTATTAAAAGGATATACAGATGAAATACTTGAAAATCCACAAAATGCCGTTATAAAAAACAATATTTATTTAAGGCTTGAACATGGAAATTTAGCAACAGAAAAAAGCGATCCTCACCCAGGGCAATATAAAATTTCAACTTTAGAAGATTTACATACAAACGAAAATGAAAAATTATTATCTTTTATAATATCAACTGGGAGGGTTAATGGATTAAGTGGTGGCAACAATGCAAGTCATTTTATAGGCTTTAGAAGAAAAGAAAATAATGCTTGGGAAAAATTTGATGCATTAGAAGGAAAAACTACAAATTTCACAAATTTTGCTAATGTTATTACGCATTTAAAAGAAAAAGTAAAAATGAATTTTGATGATTATCAATATGCATTTAAAGCTATATATATAAACGAAGATAAATATTTTAAAGTAAGAGAAAAACTTTTAACAAAAGAAGCAGCAGAAGATGAAAATGTTAGATTATGGGAAATTGAAGTGCCTGGCAACAAGGTAAAAAAACCAGATAGTGATTTTGATGTTGATGTTGCTGTTGATGGCGATAATGTTGCTGTTGATGGCGATAATGTTGCTGTTGATGGCGATAATGTTAAAAAATCAGAAGACGATGTAAGTGTTGTAAAAGATGATTTTAAGAAGGAATTAGTTGAAGATCTTGTACAAAAAGACATTAAAACAATAATATATATGTTATTTCAATTTAAACAGGCCGAAGAATTTATTAGGAATAAACATAGTGAAAGTTTAAAAGAATTAGCTAAGTCTGCAATACCTGATCTAGTTGCTGATGCCACAGAAAAAATAAAAATTAATAAAGAAATTTCAGAATCTGATAAATTATTATCAATATTAAATGAAATTAAAGGAGATAAATATGAAGATTATACATTTGATAATGAAATAGATTTTAAAGATATAATAATAAGATATATACTAGAAAAAGAAAGGCAAAAAGAAAATCAAGTAAAAGACAAATTTATAAGCAAAGAAATTGATATGTTAGGTGGTAAAATTATAAAAACCAAAAAAGATACTAAAAAAGATACTAAAAAAGATACTAAAAAAGATACTAAAAAAGATACTAAAAAAGATACTAAAAAAGATACTAAAAAAGATAAAAAAAATTTAATCAAGTTCTGATAATTTAGTAGAATTATTTAGTAAAAAATTAGATGGCATATTTGCAATAGGTAAATCAGTACTTGGTTCTTTTAAGTAAAAATCTTTACCATATGATAAAGTTTTATTATTACATCTTGTTTTTATAAAAATTTCTTCGACATTTTCTAAATCATTTTTGTGATTAGGAATAATATCATTTCTAGTATTATATGCACAATTGGTAGCATAGTTATACATTGGATGCGAAGTAGATGTTAAATTCATATTATTTTCATTTGAATCTTTTTTAATACTTTCTAATTCTTTTTTATTTGGTATTAACTCATTTACAAAACCTTTATTGTTAATATTATAAGAATTAATATCGGTTTCTATTTTTTGAAAAGTATTTTTAGGTTTATTAGATACAACCTTTTTTTTGTTTATAAAATAGGTAAAATAAATAAATGTTAAAAGTACAATAATTATAAATAATATTGCTATAATATTATAGTTCATTAATCTAATAAAAATAAAGAAATTAAATTATTAATCATCATCAACAAAATCATATTTTTTATTATTATTTTCATCATTTTCTGCAACATTTAATAACTCATTATCAGAATAATAAGAAATATCATAATTATTTTTTTTATAATACTTTATTCTTGTTAAACCTTTTTGAATAAATAATGAAAATTGGTCCCAGATATCAATACATAATGGTGTATAAATACGCTCACTAGGTTTTTCTCTTAATATTCTACCAATTGCTTGTTGAATATCAGATATTGGACTAGCAAAAATCACAGTATTTAAAGTAGGTATGTTCATTCCTTCAGCTGCCATTTGATAAGTTGCTAATATAATTTGTTTTTTAGAAGATAAATCTAAAACATTTTGTGATAATCCACCAACATAATATCCAGTATCAAAATTAGTATTGTCAAATAATTTTTCAAATTCTTTTAGTTGATTTCTTCTTTCACTTAATATAAGTATTTTTCTTTTGTTTTCTTTTTTAAGTATATCAATTATTAAATTAAAAATAAATATAGTTCTATTTTGATACTTGCAAATATTATTTATCATTGCAGCAGAATTTGGTTTACCATTCCATAATAATATATTATTAGAATATTCTACATCAGATTCAAAATATTTATGAATATTAACATTTAAACTAATTGTCTCTTTTGTAGTAAATTTATAAACAGATTTACCAATATAATATTCAAATACTTTTCGCAATCCATCTTTACGATTTAATGTAGCACTTAATCCTAAAATAATATTTGAATTAATATTTTGAAATGCTTTACTAAAAACTTCTGCACCTGTATGATGAACTTCATCTATAATAACAAGACCAAAATCTTTAAAAATATTTATATCATAATCTCTCATAGCAAGAGACTGTAATGAAGCAATAACAACATCTTTGTCTTCAACATCTACTTTTGACTGTTTAATTTTGCCAATTTTAGCATTAGGAACAAATTGTTTAATAGATTCAATAAACTGTTGATTTAAAAAATCTTTATGCGAAACAAACATAGTTTTTTTTTTGAAATGGCAAGCAATATAAACTGACATAATAGTTTTACCAAAACCACAAGGTACAGATAAGATACCTCCTTTTTTTAAAGGATCATTTGCAGCTTTTATAAAATTATTAACTGGTTCAATTTGTTGGTCCCTAAGTTTTCCATTAAATACTAAATTAGGACAATCAATTCCTGTAGATAAATTATTTTTAGTAGGTACTCCAAATTTCTGTAATGCATAATATCTAGGAATATAAAGTCTTTTACTATTTTCTGTATAAATACAAAATTTTTTTGGTTCACTGGCTAAATTAAAATTTAGATTAGGTGAAACTGTTAATTCATCTTTTAATTCATTTATAACATTTTCATTATTTTCCTTAACAATACCATAACCATAAATTGATAAAATGGTATCCATTACATATAATAATATAATTATATTTCTTAAATATATTTTATATAATTTAATTAGATAAATGACAATTAATAATATATTAAGAGGTGCAGGAATATGTTTATTTATATTAATATTAATTGTCGATGATTTTCCATTTTATAAAAAGATGAAAGAATCTTATGTGCAATTAATATTAGCAATATTCGTAGTATCAGTTATGATTTATGATTACATATTAGGATTTATATTAACAATGATATTAATGTTAATTTATTATGAAGTTTATAAAAAAATTGATAATAAAATAAACAAAAATAAACCAAATAATAACGTAAATAGTAAAAAATATATGTTAAACCCGTTGGAAAAAATTGAAGAAGATTTTGAAGTTAATAACAAAAGAGAAGTAAAATCTTGTGTTGTTGAATATAATTATATAACTCCAGAACATTTACACGATGCCCAAAATAATATTGTAGATGAAAATGGGTATAACAGTGATTTAAAGATAATAAATCCGGTTGATTGTAGTATTCAGGGTTTAGAATTAGGAAAAGATTATGATAATATTACAGGATATAATATTGATGATACAGAAATTGGTTTTAAATTAGAAAATCATAATAATAATACACCATATACCAATAATACAAATAAAATTATGCCAATATATAAAAATTTACCATCTACGCCACAAATTTAAATATAATTAAAATAATAAAGTAAATATAATACAATAAATAATATTAAATAATAAATTAAATTATGATTATTATTAAGTTTTGTATATATATTTTCTGGTATTATTTTTTGAAATACAACTAATAATTTAGAATTTGTTATCAAAAAACTAATAATGATAATGATAATACATTTAACAATAGTATCCTTATCTATTATTTTTTTTTCACCTGAATTTGATTTTTTAGAAGAAGATAATTGTGCCATACTATTAGAAGCGCCAATAAGATTGTCCATTTCATCTTCAAAATCATTAAATTCTAATTTATTTTCCATTTCTTTTTGAATAGAATTAATTTCATTAAGTCTTTTTTGTTCTTCTAATTGTCTTTTCATATTTTCCATTTCTTGTTGTTGCATTTGTTGTTGTATTTGTTGTTGTTTTAAAACATCGGTATTTTGTTGATTATAGGCAACACCTTGGTTTTCTTTATTTTCTTGCATAGTATTTTTATCAAGTTTTTTCAATAAATTTTTAATTTCGGGGTCATCAAGTTCATTGGTATTATTATTATTTTTATCAATTTTGATATTGTTTAAAGAAGTTATCATAGAATTATTTGTGGTTGTCATTAAATAATCTTATATATATATTTTATAAGATGAAAAAAATGATATAATATACGCAAATTATTTTTTAATACAACGACCTGATTTTGGATTACAAACCTTATCTTTTTTCTTACACTCTTCTATTTTCTTTGGTGTACAATTATTTACCTCTTGTTTAACTTCTTTCTTAACTTCTTGTTTAACTTCTTCCTTAACTTCTTGTTTAACTTCTTGTTTAACTTCTTCCTTAACTTCTTGTTTAACTTCTTGTTTAACATCTTGTTTAACATCTTGTTTAACATCTTGTTTAACATCTTGTTTAACATCTTGTTTAACATCTTGTTTAACATCTTGTTTAACATCTTTTATTTCAGAAAAATCTTCTTTTTTAGTATTTATAACTGGTAGTGGTAAAGTTCCAGGTTTAATACAACGACCTGATTTTGGATTACAAACTTTATCCTTTTTCTTACACTCTTCTATTTTCTTTGGTGTACAATTATTTACTTCCTGTTTAACATCTTGTTTAACATCTTGTTTTACTTCTTTTTTAACATCTTCTTCAACTTCTTCTATTTCAGAAAAATCTTCTTTTTTAGTATTTACAACCGGTATAGGTAATAAAGTTTTTGGTTTAATACAATAACCAGTTTTTGGATTACAAACCTTGTCTTTTTTCCTACACTCTTCTATTTTTTTAGGTGTACATTTTGAGTCAATTGAATCAGTATCACTATCTTCTTCAATTTCAGATAAATCATCTTTTTTAACTTTAGGTTTAGGTTCATCACTTTTATTTAATCCAAAATTATTATTGATTTCAAAATTATATGTATAAATATCGGGTATTTGTTCAAATTCAAATTTTTGAAAACTAGATAAAGAATGTATATTAAATATAGACTTATCATTTAACCATTTTTCATAAATTATGTATCTATCGCTAACATATTGTTCATATAATTCGTCCTGAATCATACGTTTATTTTTAAATTTTTCGCTATAAAAAATATTTTTTTCTGAATTTAGTACTTCCTTGGCCTCCATATTTTTAAAATAATCAGTAATTAAATTTTTAAGCTGCATTTGTTTGATATTGTTGATAGTATCATTCATATTAATATTTTCGTATAATTTATATGAAATATCATTTAAAGAAGGTAAAGTTTTATTCATTAATCTAATATAAATTAAATATTTTAATTATTCAGTATTTGGTTCCAACTCAATAGGATTAGGATCACTATTAGTATTTGCTTGTGTATATATATCTGTGTTTTTTTTAGAACCATTAAACATAACCTTATAAAATTCAGTTAATTTTTGTTTATCTGATAGTTGATCTTCATATACACTTCTAGGCACATATTTAATTACTGTTTTTGGTTTTGGACAAACAGATACATTAGTATAATAGGCTTGTATAACTAATACAATTCCAATAAATAAAAATAGTATAGCAAAAATTTTCATTTTTGTTATTATATATTACTAATAATATTAGAAAAATAAATTTAAGAATCTTTATTTATCCATGGATCGTCTTTTGTAAACATATCACTCATTTTAGATGTATTTTCTTCTAAAACTTGAGCAGTATTATCTTCTTCAACAACAGCTTCTAAAACAGTATTTTCAGATTGATTTGAACTAATAGCATCATTTTTACGTTTTTCGAAAATTTCATCTTTACTATCCATATTTTTCTTATACTCTTTCATTAAAGTGTTTAATTGAGTTTCAGAATATTCTTGATCATCTAAGTCATCTGCATTGGGAGACCAAGGACACCAGCAACCTACTTGAGCAATATAAATATTATGATTTTTATCTACTTTTTTCAAAAATTCACATCTATTTTTTGCTTCATTTATAGTGTCAAATGATCCTCTTACCTTGAAACCACGGATACTAGTTTGAAAATTATTATCTTCGTGAAATTTTTTCTCTATTTGCTCAGAATTTATATTTTTATTAGATTTATAATATTCATCAATTAATTTTACATCAGACATATACTTATTGTTATTCATAACGTTTTCAATTAAATCCTTATCATCCTTATATTTATCTAATAAGAAATTAAATAAATTTTTATAATCTTCGCTTATCTTACTAAAAAAACTTTCTAAATAATAACTTTCTTTAGAAACGAGAACATCTTCTGGACTGATGAAAGATACTAAACAATAATTTTGATTTTTAATAGCTTTATCTTCTTCGAGATAGTCATGTTCCTTTGTTGAAACAGTTGTCATAATATAATAAAAGAAATTAAGTTAATCTTATATAGTTTTAAAAATATTATAAATAAATAGATAAATAAATGTTTATAGATTATAAAGAATTATTAACTAGAATTATTAAATATATTATATTAATTTTAACAATAACTATAGCAATTTATATTATACCAATTAAAGATACAGATAAATTAAAATATGGTATATTTATTGGCATAATTGCAGCAACCATATGTTCATTATATGATTATTTTATACCATCTGTATCAGATGATATTAAAAAAGCTATAAAATTATAAAAAATATATATTAATTAAATAAGATGAATTTATTAATAATATTATTAATAATAATAATCGTAATAATTTTACTATTATTTACACAAGTTAAAGAAACTTTTGAAATTAGACATATACATAGTAATGATCCACGTGCAAGTAGTCATACACACGGTACAACAAAATATGCTATGAATGTCGATGATAATGTTTTTTATTGGGATAAATATCATAATGATGAATATGGAGATTTAATAGTATATGCTGAATCGGCTACAGATTCGCATAAAAAAAATTTTAATTTAACTCCATTAAAATGGAATCCAAAATATAAAGAACCTAATTGGATTACAAATATTTAATATGGTTTTATAATGGTATCATCTAAATGAAAAATTTTTTTTTCATATTTAGCATAATTTTCCAAAATACTTATCATTTTTCTTGATCGAAAAATAAAAAAATGTAAATTTTTATTTACAATATCATAATATTTTTTATTTAAATTTGTAAAATTTATATAAGATTGTAATAATGATATAATATTATCTCTTATATCAATAAAATTTTTAATATAATATTTAACATCATAAATATCATTTAAAATAAATATATATATATTCATTAATTTATCTAAATTTGTTAATAATTCAGCATATCTAGTTTTATTTATTTTTTCTAAAAAATGCAAATTTTTTATAATACTAACAAGTATTTCATCATTTGATATATATTTTAATTTTTTAGGAACAATATTCAAATCATATACATTCGAACTCAAGGACTTATCTAAATTCAAAATTTTATCATCAATTTTATCTTGAAATGATAATTGATTATTCGCATTATTATTTTCTTTATTAATTATTTGATTATATAAAATATAACCAATTATTAATATTATAATAAGTGATAAAATACTTTTTTTATCTATGAATTTTAAAAAATAAAATATAGTAGCCAGTAATAAAACTAATATATATGTATAACTATATTTATCATACATTACCTTAATTAAACAAAAATATTTTTCTTATATCGATGAAGAATCAACAAAGTAAAATATTAAGGACAGTATAATAAATATAATACCTGTATATAATTTTCTATTATCTTTTAAAAATATATCAAATAATTGTGTTCTATATTCTTGATTATTTAAATTTTTATGATTTATTGAAAAAAAATCACTTAAATCATTTATAATATCAATTATTGTTTGTAAAGTATTTTGATATAATTCAGAAACAGTATATTCATATATCATTTTGTTTTTATTATCAACCTTATTATCAATAATTGTTTCTATTACAGAATTAAATTTTTTTTCAACAGTTTCTTCTATATACTTATTGATATCATTATCTGTATTATTATTATTCATCTTAAAAAATAATAAGAAAAAATTAAATTAAATAATATTCATCATATCAACATCAGATATAAACATCCTTCTACAACAATATCGTGTTGCCCCTAATTCATCTAAAATCTCTTTTGTATGATTATCAGAAAAATGTTTAATCTTTTCTTTATCTTTATTTTTTTTTATTAATTCATCTTTTTTTCTATTATAATAATCAATTTGGTCGGCAACAACTCTACCGCAAGTAAAACATCTAATTGGTTGAATCATTTTATATAAATTATTAACCTTTAACTAATTAAATCATTTTTTTTTTATATAGAATATGTAAAATAATTAAAAAAAAATATATAATATATATTAGTAGAGAAATATATATTTAGATATGTCTGTTAATTATAGATTATGTAAACTTGAAGAAAAAATGATTAAATTACAACCAGCTGATGATACTAAATCCGATGACACAAGTGAAGAATTAAAAAAATTAGTTGCTGATTTAACCGAAAAAGTTTCGACTTTAGAATCGACTTTAGAATCGAAATTAGAAGAAGCTAATAAAAAAATACAATCTACCACAGATACTTCCAATACTAATACACAAAAATTAATGCAAGTTATACAACCTTTACAAACTAGTTTAACTAGTGTTGAAAAACGAGTAGCAAAACTTGAATAAATTATACAGAATATTTTGATTTTTCTTTAATAAGATTTTCAATATTTTGTGTATATTTATTCATATTTATTGAATTGTTTAATATTTCATTTGTTTTTGAAATATATCCTTTATTTTTATTTAAAGTATATACCGCTTCATTCATATAATATTGTGCTTTTTCATAGTTGTTTCTTTTGAAATGTAATAATCCATATATATGTAAAATATCTGGATTGTTAAGATATTCTAATGACTTATATAGTTTATCAGCTTCTATAAACATATTATCATCTATTATTTGATTATTAGTTATTTTAACTAATTCAATAAAATTATTATTTTGTGATAAAAAATTTTTATTTTTTGTTGAAGATGGAAACAATCCTATCTTTGTTCCTTCAAGAAATGTACATTTATTAAATATATATATATCTAATTTATCTTGATTTTCATACAAAAACTTAGATAATGATATACGTAAAGCATATTTAATTTGATTTAAATAATTATATAAGATATCGGCAGTTTTCTTATTAGTCATATAGCAACATTTTGATACTAAAATTTTACTAAACTCAAATTTTAGAAGTTCTAATTCAGAATTATTATTTTCATTGAAATCGGATAATATAAGGAAATCTATATTATCTTTATTTTTTTCTAATTGTGTGATAGCTTTAATAATATTATCTATATAGTCTTTCGTTACTATTATATCATCTTCAATTATAATATTTAATTCATTATCTTTCGCATCTTGTAATGCTTTTCTATGTTTTTCTAAATTAGATAATTGATTTTCATTTAAACTTATTAATTGATTTTTAAACATATTATTTTCATTATCAACATTATAATCTATTCTTTTATTATAATCATCAATATTTTTTTTTATTGTTTCACTATCTGGATCATTTATATAATTAATATCTACTGTGTAATTAAATTTCTCAAATAATATTTTAATAAATGATAAAGAACTATTTATATATGTTGTTCTATTATCTAAATATTTAGATGTTATTAAAAATATATTAACCTTTTTCATTATACTAAAATTCTATTTATTTTTTTATATATTAATAATAATAAATGAATTGTTTTAATTGTAATAAATTAACAAATTTAACTGATTCTATTAAATTATCTGACTATAGCGATATATATACAAAAGATGATATAATATATTGTAAAAATTGTTGGGAAAATAAAAACATTGATTTAATTTGTAATAATTGTATGAATTTTTATGCAGAATTAAAATGCAATAAAAATTGTTTTGATATTGTTATAAATGATAATGATATAACTACTGATTACAAAAAAATATGTATGTATTGTTTATGTGATGGCAATGATTGCGAATATTGTAATAAAATAAATAAAGATTATATCTATGATTTATTTATAAAGAAAAAAAATATAATTTATTATAAATTTAAAAATTATTTTAACTTATTTTTTTAGCTTTGTATATATTTGGGAAATAACCTAAAAATGGTATTCTTAAACCATAACCTTCTATTTCATATGTTGATTTAACATCTAATTTATTAAATACTTCTACGCTTGTAAAATGCAATAACCATAAATTATCTTTTAATATATATACATTATTTTCAGTATCACTAATACTTTGACTACCCTTTTTATTACTAGAACCATATGTATATTTTTCTTCGACAGTTATTACTTTTTTAAATTTAGTAGCATATGTATAAATAATATTAAATATTATTGATATTCCTAATATACAAATAATAGTAATAAAGAACATACGATCATCAAACACCCAACCTTTATTCGCTTTCATTCTATAATATAAAATTAATTTAATTTTACAATTTTGTGTATATTAGGAAAAAATCCTAATGCATTATTAACAACACCAGTACCTTCGATTTCATAACTAGTACCTATTTCTAAATTATTATATAATTCTAAATTTTCAAAATGTAATAACCATATATTATTTTTTAAAATATAAACTTTGTTTTTCTCATCAATAATACATAATGTTTGTATAGTATTAAAATTAGTATCAGTATAATCTATTTTCTTTTTGTTGATAGTAATAATCTTTTTAAATTTAGTTATATATGTATAAATAATATTAAATAATATATAAAAACTTATTATTATCAGTATAATAATTTCTATCATCCTAATTAAAAGACACTTAAAAAAAAAATGTAATTAATTATATGAAATGGTAATAGATATATTACTAGAATTGTATAATGACTGGTTCAATAACAAAGATTGGTGGTTTTCTAAAAATGAGAAAGTTGATACATATTTATCAGATAAATATATTGGAATAATAAAAGATGATGAAAAATTTGATATAACAAAATATGATTCAAAAATACAACTAGCTTGCGTTATACTATTAGATCAAATACCAAGACATTATAAAAGAATTTATAATAATAATTATGATGTTTTTAATTATTCAAAAAAAGCAACAACAATATGTAATTATTTAATAATAAATAATAATATTAATGATTTTACAATAGATGAATTATCATTTTTATATTTACCATATAGACATATTTATGATATAAATATGATTTGTAAAATTATAAATATTTTTATTTATAAATATAATAATTCTGATAATTCTGATAATTCTGATAAAAATAAATGTAAAAAATATATATATAATACATTAAATAATTCTTTTGAATATATTAACTTATTATCATATGATAATAAATTAGAGTTTAAACATTTTGATAATATTGATAAAAATATTTTCTGTCAAAAATCATTAGAAAAATATAACTATCTATATGAGAATAAGGATTCTAATATTTATAAAACTATTTATAATAATTTTATAAAATTAAAAAAAAATGCCACTATTATTGTTTCATTATCTGGTGGCGTTGATAGTATTGTTTCATTATTTATTTTAAAAGATATAATAAATAATTCTAAAATAAAATGTAATTTAATTGCATTACATATTAATTATAATAACAGAAGTGAATCTAAAAGTGAATTAGATTTTGTAAATTATTATTGTAATTTATTAAATGTTAAATTAATTTTCAGAACAATTTTTGAAATTAATAGAAATATGTGTATGAATAATGGTTTAAGAGACTTATATGAAGATATTACAAAAAAAATTAGACTTGATATGTATAAATATGGTTTTTTATCAAATAATACAGTATATGTACTACTTGGTCATAATAAAGATGATTGTTTTGAAAATATTATAACAAATATAGCAAATAATAATAATTATGACAATTTATCTGGTATGGAAATTATAACAAAAATAGATAATATAAATTATTGGAGACCTATGCTAGACATTTCGAAAAATGAAATTATATCATTTGCTAATAATAATAATATTTCATATTTGAAGGATAGTACTCCTAAATGGAGTGCAAGAGGTAAAATAAGAGATGTTATTAGACCTGCGTTATGTAATTTAAAAAATAGTGAAAATATAATATCAGCTTTTTTTGATTTAAAAGATCATTTAAAAAATTCTAATAATTTAATTAATGATTTAGTACTTAATAACTTAATTGAAAAATTTTATAATAATTATAGTTATAGTAAAAATGAATTAAATAGTTTTAAATATATTAATATATCTAAACTTTTTTTTAAAAAAATAAATATTAAAATTAGTTATAAAGCAATTAAAGAATTTTGTTATTATATTGAAAATGTATTAAATAATACATCAAGAAAAAAAATTATTTTAAGTAAATGTTATAATATTAGTGTAATTAAAAAAGATGAAAATTCTTATTATATACAATTACATAATAATTAATTACCTTTGGTTGAATAATTTTTCCAAAACATTTGTGTGTTGATTTTAAATTTAAGAGTAAATATAATTTATAATATTTATTAATAATAGATAATAATGTCTAATAAATATACTATTATAAAAAGTAAAAATGGAAAAAGTAAAAAAGTTGTTGTTGAAGGAGTTAAAAAAGTGTTGTACAAAAAAGATGGAAGTAGAAAAATGTATGTTGTTTCAAAAGGCAAAATGATGCAACTTACTAAATACAAAGAAATGAAAAAAAAGCAAAAGCAAAAGCAAAAGCAAAAGCAAAAGCAAAAATCTAAAAATACACAAAAAAAAAGTAAATTAAATAAAAAGAAGAGTTTAAAATCAGGAGGCGCCGGTGACGGCCCGCCCTCGTTGAGCATTGAGGATGGTCATAGTTTAACTTTTGATCAGTATGAAAGATTGGGTAGAATGATGAATAATAAGGTAAATATAACTAGTGACCAATTAGCCGATGATATATTTGACTCTAATGGTTTTAAGGTTGGTTGGTTAAATAAAACAAACGAGGAATTCAAAATAGAACTGATAAGCTCGTTGAATGGCTCGCCTATCTTAAAAAATATAATTAAAGATATATATTATGATGTTGCTGGAACTAAAGTGACTAAACAGCGGGAATATGATGCTATTAAAGTTATTATGGATAAATATGAAATTGATGATAAAAACAGAAACTCTATTATAAATCTCCACAAAATGAAACGGCAATCGTATCCGTTAGGTATTATGATGAAAGTTATAAATCGTATGGTACCAAGTGGGCCGATTATAAATCGTATGGTACCAAGTGGGCCGATGCGGCGCAAACCCTCTATAAGGGACACCCATCCATATCCATATAGTCGAAGGCTTTCCCGAGATATACCATCAGCACTATCAAAACAATTCGAATATAAAGATCCTCAGCTTGTAAGACCTGTATCAAGATATGCTCCCTGGGAATAATCCTGGACTTGGACTTGGAATTAGAAGACCTACTATTTTTAAAAAAAGATATAATTATTAATTACTATTTTTTACATTGATATGATTCCAGGGACAATGTCTACATTTATTTCCACAACATTTTCTTTGTTTTAAATAAAATTCTGTAAATACTTTATATCCTGTTTCGGGATCAATATACGTATTATAATTTTTTTTACAAGCTTCATTATGTACTTTATGAATTAATTCACTGTTAGTTAAATCTTCAATATCAACTAACATATCTTTATTAAAAGAACTCATTATACTTAATTTATAAAAAAAATTATAATCCTGCGCTATAACGAACTAATTTAGGTGGTTCTTTAAATTTAAGTTTAAGATTGTAATTATCATATAATGAATGTGAAACTAAATAAAATATAGCAGAAAGTATTATAATTTGTTCAAACATATTTAATAATTTAAAATAATATAATCATTTTTTTTTAGGAGGAATTTTTTTCTTAGGTTTTTTATCTTCTTTTTCGTTTTCAACTTCATTATCAACTTCATTATCAACTTCATTATCAACTTCTTTCTCAACTTCATTATCAACTTCTTTCTCAACTTCCTTTTCTGATTCAACTTCCTTTTCAGTTTCTTCTTCATTTTTTTTATTTTTTTCTTCTTGCCATAGTTCACTAACCTTTTTCATAAGTTCCTGACGAGTTAGTGTAGGATTTTCCATTTTTAGTTTTGAAATATTATCTTTTACAAATAGATTATATTTTGTTGGTGCTTTTGTTGTTTTAGTTTTTTTATTACCTTTTGTAACTAGTTTATATGCTTCAGATAGAATATTTGTAAGTTCCTTACAAGTATAATCTTTATTTACATCAATTAATTCTACAAATTTATCAATAATTTGTTGAGTATTGTTTGCTACAGTAGAAGACATTATATGATAATAATTTATATAAAAATAATCATTTTTTTTTTATCAATCTAAATATTTTTATTTTTAATTACTACTTTTTCATTATTTAATTTATAAATATTATAAGCTAAATAAGTTGCAAAACACAACCAAGCAATATAGGGTCCTAAAGCTAAAATTGGGCATATTGTGCCACAAGGTCCATAAGTTTTTTGCATAATAAACTGAATTAATGTTAATATAGCAAATACTAAAGCAAAAATTATTACTATAAAACCATTTAATAAACCATTCTCGGCAAAAAATACAGGAGTATAAATAAAATTAAATATCAAAGCAATAAGTGGTATTATCCAGTATTTAAAATCTTTAAATAAAACCGATATACCACATTTAGATAGTTTTGTAGATATACATTTAGTATCATATAACGAATATGCATATATAAATCCAATAAGTAAATATAATATTGGCCATACAATGCTAAAAACGTAATTAGGTGGATTGTATTTTGGTTTTTTTAAATTGACATAATATTCTTCTGACCATTTATCCTTATAAAGATAACCAATATACATACCAATAATTAAAGGACCAAATCTTAAAAGATTTATAATTATATTTGTTATTATATCAATTTTATATCTAGCATTAACGCATACTATATTACCAATACAATACATTTAATCTATTTAATTAATAGATTTAATTATTATAAGGTAATGGATGAATCCATTTATTGCATATCCATTTTGAACCACTTCTTAATGGCAAACCAGCGTGTTTAGATAATGGATGTGCTCTAAATTGATCTTCTGCTACATTATTAAAAAATATACCCATACCAATTTTCGGTTTTATAGTTTCATTTATAATAGTAAATTTTGTTTCTCCTCCTTCAAATTCACTTGCATCATTAAGATATATTAATAGTGTAAATAATCTTTGACCAGATTTTTCAAAAGATTTTGAACATTCGTTGCTATCACAAGCATCAAAATGTTCATTAAACATACCACCTTTATCATATTTAACAATTTGTAATTGTTCCTGATTTTCAACAGGATAATTAGATAATTTTGATGCAATATTAGATATTTTTTTTACAATTTCATTATCATCGTCATAAAACCAAGCTTGTTTACTTTTTCGATGTGTTTCATCAACAACTAATTTATTTTGATAAACAGTACTGTCTTCTAGTCCTTTATTTTTTGCTAAATTTATTAAATGACTACACTCTTCAATACTTAATAAATTATCTAATTTAAGAACATAAAAATCTCCGAATGTTTTTAAATTTATTCTTGCAATTTCTTGTTTTTGAATTATGTCTTTAAATTTATATTTATTTATTATATTGTATAACATAATACATAATAAAATAACAAATAATACAATAAATATAGCTATATATATTTGATATTTCATAAAATTCTATTAATTATTTATATAAAAAAAAATGACTTATATAATTAAAAAGATAATATAAATGGAATTCTGCGATTTATGTAATAATATGCTATACATTAAAACCGATGAAGAAAATAATCTTATAAAAGCCTGTAAACATTGCGAATTTTTCAAAAAAGAAAGTGAAATAAAATGTATTAAGATATCTGATACAAAATATTCGGAAGACGATTTGTTATATAATCAAAATATCAATAAATATTTAAGATATGATCCAACATTAAGAAGAATTAGAGATCCCAATATTAGTTGTAAAAATAGTGAATGCAATGTTAGTGAAGATAAACAACAAATTTTATATATAAAATATGATTCAAAAAATATGAAATATTTATATGTATGTGATCATTGTGGTTATATTTGGAAGGAAAAATAAATTATATTTTTAAATATAAAAAGCAATACTGATATAAATGAATATGATAATAAATAATGTTGTTTTAAAATTTTTGTTTTGTTTGGAAAAAATCTATAATCTTTTTTAACATTTGCAAATTGATCTGTTAATTTAATTTTTTCATTAGTAGACATTGCAGTTAATGTACAATCTTTTATATCATTATTACCTATACAACTAATACATAAATTGGCTATACTATTATATGAAACTTTTGTAATTGGTAAATAATTGCCATTATCTTTTATTTTTAAATTTTCATTACGATTATTTTTTCCCATTATACCAGGTCTAATTATAGTATAATTAATATTATAATTACTTATCTGTTCGCGTAGTAAACATTCGCCCGCATAATTCCACGCTTTACACATAGATCCTAATGTATTCATAATTATAGTAATTAATTTCCAAGGATTTTCACCATTACCTGATATACGAATTATGTGTTTAGTATTTGTTTTATTTGCAGCATATAAAAGATTCTTAATACCATAATAGTTAACATTGATAGGATGCGATAATATTGTTTTCGCATTATATATAATATCAGTTAATTTACTTATTCTATTTGAACCTTGTAAAGATAAACACGTATCACAATCTTTAAGCAATTCAATTAAACTATTTTTATCATTAATATCACCATTAACTATTTGTATATTTGGCAATTTAGAATAATATCTCATTAATTTGCAGGATTTATCATTATTATTTGGATTTTCATAATCTAAATATCGATTTAGAATTTTAATTGGTATTTTATTTTTAGATAACTGTTTAATTACTTTAGAACCTAATTTCCCCGTTGAACCAATAATTGCTATTCTAGGTTTTAATTGTTCTGAGTAATCTTTATATCCGTTTAACATCACGTAGTTATTAAACATAAATGCATTTGTTAAAGTAATATAAAATAATAAAAATATATATTTCATTTAATATAATAAATATAATAATTAATTATTATATAGTTTTAAAATATTTAAAAGATTGAAAAGATAATAATAATAATAATAATAATAATAATGAAAACAATATTAAGATTTTTAAATAAAATTAAAAATTTTTACAAGCAACCAGAACCAATTTTAGGAAGATGGAAAATTAAAAATTGCAACAATAAAATGACAAATATTAATTCTGTTTATCAAAATAGAGATCACTGTGGTGATATTATATGTAAAACACCTAATAAAGCAAATTATTATAAAAACTAAGTAAATGATTTTTTTTATTTTAAAAATATTTAATATATTTAAATGTATGTAATTGATTTAACCAATAATATACCAAGAGAAAATTTTGATTATAATGTCGATAATAATATATACTATGAATATGATTTAGAGAAAATAGAAGAATATAGTCGTATTATAAAAACTATAAATGTAAACAAGGACTTATTAATAATATCAATATTTTATATTTCAATTTATTTATTTGTATTATTTTATCCGTTAATAAAAAGAATAAGATTTAATAATTTTAATAAAATATCACTTATATTTTCAATAATTAAATTTTTTTTAGTGTTAAAAACAATATAAAAAAATGATATTAAATTTATTAATATATTAGTATAAGTATGTATTTAATATTAGATACAGAAACAAATGGTTTACCTGATTCTTCAGGATTAAGTTATGGGGTATATCCAGATTATAAAGATCTAGATAAATACAACAATGCAAGGGTTATTCAATTATCATATATGATATGTGATAATAATTTAGAAGAAAAGGAGTTAATAGACCATATTATATATGCAGAAAATTTTGAAATAAATAATAGTGAATTTCATAATATAACAAATGAAATATCAAAAGCGGATGGTAATAGTTTTGATTTAGTAATTAACTTATTTTATAATAAGTTAAAAAATTGTGAAAAAATTGTTGCACATAATATTAATTTTGATATTGGTGTAATTAAAAGTGAACTTTATAGACGTAAATTATATCATATTATTATTGAATTGGAAAAAAAAGAATTAATATGTACAGTTAAAAAATTTAAATATGTAGTAAAGGCAAAAAATAGATACAATAAAATTAAAGATCCTAGTTTAAAAGAACTATATAAATTTGCATTTAATAGAGAATTAGAAAATGCTCATAATTCAAAATATGATGTTATTAATTTACACGCGGCAGTAAAAAAAATTACTAATAATTCATTGTAAATAAAAAAATGATTTAAATAATAGAATATATAGAAATTTTAAATGGAATCAAAAGCAAATAAAATTATCTCAGATAATGATATTTACAAAAAACTTAATGAATCCAAAGTATCTAAACCTATTATGACTAAATATGAGTTTAATCAAATTATATCCCAAAGAGCTACAATGTTGGCACATGGAGCAGTTCCTTTTGTAGAATTTGATAATAAAGAAATTAAAAATAATATGGAATTAAGAAAAATAGCAATTAAAGAATTAAAAGAAGGAAAGTTGCCATTTATTGTTAAAAGACCTTTGCCAAATAATAAATATGATCTATACAGAGTTAGAGATTTAGACTTAGTAGCAATCCAATATATGTTTTAACCTAATAAATATAATGTAGTAGATGTTGCATATAAAAATGCACCCCATAAACTATCCATTAATCCCACTTTAAATTCGTAATTTTTATAAATAGATAAACAAGTAAAATTATATACACCATAAATAATAAAACCGACAAAAGCACCGTATAATAATGATTTGATTATTTTATTTTTTTTTGAATCTTTATTTGTGAATTTACTTTTAACAAATGGTACCGATAAATATATAATACTAATCATTACTAGAAAATATGTAAAAATTGCATAGTTAAAGTTAAAAACTGGTTTATTTTTTTGAACTTTTTCGATACTTTCAGTATAATTTTTTTTATTTATTAAATAGATCCAAATAAAATCGATAAAGAGTACATAAATAACTAACATAAATATTTTTAAATATTTATTCATTTTATTATACTTCTAATAATAATATTATATTATAATATAATAATAATGCCTAAAAAAAAGAAAATTTTATTGATAAATATAGTAATATTTATTTTAGTATGTTTTAATTTATATTATTTATATGTTATATTCAATAAAAAAAAGAAAAAAGAAAAGTTTAATAATAATAATAATATTAATTTCTTAAATAGCAATGATTGTAAAAATTTTATAATAAATGATGATGATGATTATGTAAAAAAATTTAATAGATATGATTTAATTGCTAGAAATGTTAAATCATCTGATGAATATATTGAGAAAACTTCTAAATGTTTTACAGACTTTACGGATAAGCAAAAAAATGTACTTAGATTATCTTGTAAAAATGCAGATAAGTTTTTTGAAAATTATAACATTTTAATAAATGGAAAAGAATTATTAAATATTCCTTGGAATTTGGCACTATCTAAATATAATAATAATTATGAATATGAAGAAGGATTACCTCATACTAGAAATAATATAATATTTTTATCGGAAAAAATTATACCAAATGAAATTAATAGTGAAATAATTTCTTTATTAATCCATGAAAAAATACATATATATCAAAGATATAATAAAGCTAAAATAAATAAAGTTATAGAAAAATTGGGTTATAAAGAAATAGATAATATGTATATTGATAAGATTAGATCAAATCCTGATTTAAATCATACTATATATATTGATAAAGAAAATAATGTATCAGGATGTATTTATAATAGTGATAATCCTAATTCTATTACAGATGCAAATTGTATAAATTCAGATGTTAAATTAGAACATCCTTATGAATTAATGGCATATCAAATAGCAGACTTGTATAAATACAATAATATGGAAATATACAAAAATATATAAAAGTATATAAATGATTTCTATTATTAGTATATAAATGGAAGAAATTAAAAATCAAGTACCTGATAATATATCTGATGACACTATACTTGATTATTATTTAAAAAATAATAGTAATGTTGTTTCTACAATTATGGCATTATGGGATTTAAAAGAAGATGTAAAAGAATTAACAAGTGAACAAAAAAAATGGAAAGAAATTAGAGAGACTTGTGATTTATTTGACAATAAAATGTATAATACAATAAGAAATCCACCAAAAGCAGATTGTGATCCACCAAAAGCAGATTGTGATCCACCAAAAGCAGATTGTGATCCAATTGAAACTGATGATGATAATATTGAAGCAGATATTAAAGGTTAATTATTTTTTTTGCTTTTGCTTAAGTTTTTCTTTTTTAAGTTTTTCTTTTTTAAGTTTAATTTTAAGTAATGTATTTTTAATTGTAGTTTTTTTTGCTTCTATTTTTTTTTTATTTTTCTTTTTTTTTAATATTTTTATTTCCTGTTTTATTTTTTTAATTTTATCAAAATATTTATTTATACTATCTACAATTTTTTTATTTAATAAATTACCACCACTTCTACGTCTATCACGTGATCTCCCAAGACCAGTGCGCCCATCAGAATATCTGCGATCAGGTGATCTGCTACGAGCAGTGCGCCCATCAGAATATCTGCGATCAGGTGATCTGCTACGAGCAGTTCGCCCATCAGAATATCTGCGAACAGGTGATCTGCCACGAGCAGTGCGCCCATCAGGATATCTACTAGGTGGAGGGGATATACGATGAGGATATCTCATTGGAAGAGGAAAATCTACACGCATATATCCATAACCTGTACCTTCATCGTGTCCAGTAAATCTGCGACCAGGAGATCTGACACGTCTATCACTAGATTCATGAGGAGAACCCCTGTGTCTAGGATCTCTATCAAATCTAACACTATCAAAATCAGAATATCCTGGATTTTTTGTTATAATGTAATCTTTTAAATTATCACAAAATCTTTTAAATGTATCTCTATATGTTCTACCATATTCATCAATATTCATAAGTATGTCTGACCAACTATCAGAAATTGGTTCATCAGTAGTACGTGTTTTATTAGTTAGAATGTAACATCCAGTTGCCTCAATTGCATCTGCTAAACTGTCTATGTTTTCAGTATATTCAAAACTTATATATGCTCTTGTTTTTTTTGGTTTATTAATTGTTAAATGAACTGGTGAACAACAACCGTAATAACCTTTAGATTCATTAAGATCAGAAAACATTGTAAAATGTATATTAGCATTATACTCAATTAATAGTAAAATTCTACAATTTTTATAAAATTTTATTATAATATTAACTATACTTCTATTTAACAACATAATTCTAAAATTATACTCTTTATTATCACAAGATTTATTACCCATTATATGTTTTTTTAACTTATCTTTTAGCTCATTTTTATCATCTGATGATAAATTAGAATTATCAATAAATAAATTACTTAAATCATAAAATAACTTTTTGTATTTTGGATTACAACTTTCTGTATGTTTATCTACTCTTTCACAACCAAGTGTCGGATTTCTTAATAATGCACAACCAACTCCCCCTCGCTTTTTAAATTTTTTATTTTTTTTATTTTTTTTAACTACTGTCATATCTATTTTAGATGTTATTAACTTTCTATATAAAGAATAAAAAAAAATAATATATATATGAGTCAAAACGATAATTATATTGTAAATATTAAAACAATACAAGCAACAATATTTAAACAGGTTATTGATGCTTTAAAAGATATATTAATGGATGTTAATTTAGAAATTGATGAAACAGGTTTGAAAATAATAGCAATGGATAATACGCACGTGGTTTTAATTCATCTAAAATTAGAAGCAGAAAAATTTGAAGAATATTTTTGCTCGAAAAAAACTTATGTTGGTATTAATATGTTAAAATTACACATGTTAATTAAAACAATTGGAACAAATGATCTTTTAAATTTATATATTGAAAAAGATGATCCAAATAAACTAGGAATTAAAATAACAAATAATGAGAAAAATGTAGAAACAAATTATAAACTATCTACAATTGATATAGATGTATTAGATGTAACTATTCCCCCCGTTGATTTTACAACAACTATAACAATGCCTTCGTCCTATTTACAAAAAATAATTAGAGATATGCATAATATTTCAGAATATATTGAAATAAGAAATGTTGAAAAATCTTTAATATTAAAATGCAAAGGAGATTTCTGTAGCCAAGAAACAAGACTTGGAAGCGAAAAATCACAAAATATTGTAATACAAAAAAATAAAGAAGATGATAATTTAGAACAAGAAATAATTCAAGGCGTGTTTAGTCTAAAATACTTATTGATTTTTACAAAATGTACAAATTTATGTCCATCAGTTGAAATATATTTAAAAAATTCTTATCCGATAATTTTAAGATATAGTATAGCATCATTAGGTGAGATTAAATTATGTCTCGCACAACAGGATATTTAAATTATTTAATTTTACTATAAACGTTTATTTTTTTCTTTGTTAAATATTTCTTAATTCTTTTATTCACAAATTTATTAATAAAATCATCATAAAAGGTATAAACAAATGGCATAATAACATCATCTAATATTTCCTTCCCTAATAAGGCAGAAACACTTATTATTAAAGTTTGATTTAGCTTAATTTTATCATTTTCTTCATTTATTGTTAACAAATCATTATCAAATACGATTGAATCATTATTTAGTTCATTTTTATCATCAATTTCTACAAATTTTCTATAATAAGTTAATGATAATAAACCTTTTTTTTCAGTATTTGAAATTTTTACATAATAAATTGTATATTGATTTGCTATAATATTTTTAATATAATATGGTTTATCAATAGATGTTATATATTTGATAACAATTTCATTTTCATTTAAATATATAAATTTTTTCATAATTTTGACATAAAATTCCATATTGCTTATTTTTGGAATAACATTTTCATTAATATAATCAGAAAAAGTACAAAATTTTTCAACATCTTTTATAGAATAAATTTTTTCAATAATAAATGTATTATCATCTTCTTTTGTAACTTTATTTTTTTCATTACTATCAATAATAAAAATTTTATTTATAAATTTTTCTGTTGAAAATATTTTATATATTGTATTAATATCACTCTCTATTAATAAACTATTAGAATGTATCATAATATATAAAAACTAATATTAGTTTTATATATATTTAAATTTTAATCAAATTATTTTTATTATCAAAATTAACTATATTATTTGAAGAATTAATAACTTTAAATTCAGATATATAATCATAATCACAATTATGATTTTTATAAAAGAAATGCTTTTCACAATAAGTATTTTTACATTTACATTTAAATGTAACAGTATCAACAATTGAAATTTTTTTATTACAATAAAAACATTTACTACCCATACTATAAATAATATAAAAAAAATTAGATAAAATTAACTAATTTATTAGAAATATTTGTATTTATATCTAAGAAATCTATTTTAAAACATTTTTGAATATCTTTATGTTTTTTAACAAATAAATAAATAATTACAAAAAATACAATAAAAGTATATAAAATTAATAATTGATTATCATTTTTCATACTTCCTATAATATTAAAATATATAAAAAATGATTATATATATGATATTATTAATTAATGATAAAAGAATTATTAACAGATAATACAAATTTAATTGAATTATATTTAACAAATAATTATGATAATAATATAACGTCATTAAATATTGATAAAAATATTATTGACAAAATAGAATCTCAATTTAAATTTAAACAAAAAGTTAATTATGTTTCTTTTTATAAGGAGGATTTAGTTTATACATATGAACTTTCATCCGATAGTCAATTTGTTTCTTCAAAAACAGTTGAAAATATTTCAAATTTTAATAAAAATTTTGAAATAATTTTATATAATGAAAATAAATATCCAACATATCAATTTTCTTGCACAAATTCTATTGATAATAAAGTAAAATATAGTATCAAAGAATGCAAAATAAATAATAGAATTTGTATATTAATTAAAGAAGAGGATGATAAGCATTCTTTATTAGTTCAATATAAACATTCAAATAACGTTGATATTGATAAAGTTATAAATATAATTGATAATATTATTTTAAAAATAGAAAATAATATTATTTATTAATAAAAAGAGAATTTATTTATGAGTAATTTAGTATTTTTATTTTCTATTATTATAATTGTAACATTATGTTTTGCAATATTTTATGTATTTGCTTCAATTATAAATAATATTAACAATAATGATAAAATAATAAAAGCATATGTTATTAATTTAGATTATAGAAAAGATAGATTAGTTAAATTTAATCAATCATATAATTTAAAAAATATAAACTATGAAAGATTAGATGCAGTAAATAAGGATAATTTAAATTCTAAACAACTTCATACTAATAAAGTATTAGGCGATTATGGTTATAAATCATTATATAAAAATATAAGAGAATTTCATCATCAATTTAATACTTTAGGCGCAGTCGCTTGTTATATGAGTCATATTAAAACATGGAATAAAATTTTATCTGATAATGTTAAATATGGTCTTATATTTGAAGATGATGTTTTATTTAATAGTGATATAACATCTGAATTAATATTCGAATATATAAATAAAATTCCAAAAGATTGGGATATATTATTACTAAATAAAAATAGAGTAACAATGAAAAATATATATGATAATGTTAATAAAGTAGATAAATTTATATGTTTACATTCATATGTAATTAATAGAAATTGTATTAATAGATTATTACAAGATGTTCTCCCTATTAATCAACAAATAGATTTCAAATTATCTTGTTTAGCATCAAATGGCAAGTTAAATGTTTATTTAGTTAATGATAAAACTAATAAAAATTTTTATAGACAATTTTATTCTCCAACAAATATTCAAACAACTATTATGAAAAATGCTAGCTGGGAATTAAATTGTAATATATAAAGGTTTTAAAATATTTATAATAAATGAATTATGATGATATAATATTTGATAAAAAATGGTTGATAAATCATTCACCATTTTATCAAGAATATAATTTGACACTAAAACAATTTATAGAAGAAGTTATAAATAGGGATAATTTTAATCCACCTTATTTAAAATATCCAAATTATCAAAAAGAAATTAATATTGATAAAGTTAATGAAATGATAGTATCTTATAAAAAAAATCCTGAATTTTTTAATTATAAAAATAAACTTGTATTTAGTTTTGTACCAAGTACACAAAATTTATATATAATGGATGGACAACATAGAATTGAACTAATTAAAAATCTTGTATTAAATAATTATAATAACTGTATTATATTATGTATTTATATTGTCGATAATGAAGAAAAAAATATATCTTTATTTGATGATTTAAATAAAGATTCTTATAAAAATAGTACATATGTTAATTTAGATGATTTTAGCAAGGAATTACATTTAAAATTAAAAGAATATTTTAATAAATATGCATTATATTTTGATAAAAAAGAAAAAAAAGATTCTTATAAAATAACTTTATCAAATTTTTTAGAAAAAATTGAAAATAGTAATTATTTACTGAATTTTACAAATATAAATGATATAATAAATGATATAGAAAAATCAAATCAATATTTTAATAATTATATAGGTTATTTAGAATATTATAATGATAATCCTAAATTATTTTATAAAGATGAACAAGATTGTGTCAAAAATGGTATTATATTTTCATTAACTAATAATAATTTTATTGATTACTTAATAAATAAAAGTGTTAAACCAGAACACAAATTTAAAAAAGATAAAAAAAGAATTTCAAGTAGTTTAAAAAGAAAAGTCTGGGAAAAAGAATATGGAAATGCAAACAACGGAAGATGTCCTTATAAGAAATGTGTAAATACAATTTATAAAAATAATTATAGTTGTGGTCATATAATATCGGAATATAATGGAGGAGAAACAGATATTAGTAATTTAAGACCAATGTGCCACGGATGCAATAATAAGTTAGGAAAAAGAAATTGGACATAAAATTTAATATTTTGGATAAATTAAAAAAATTTATATTTTAGAAAGAAAGATGAATTATTCTGAATATGTACATACTTATAGTGAATCATTTATATCGAAATATAACGATTTTATTGTAAATCACTATATTAAAATAGAATATGATGGAGATACTATTGTTTCTATTAAAATAATAAATAGTGCACATCAATGTATAGCATATAATCAATTTGCATTTGATATTGAAGACAAAGATTTATATATATTAAGTTTATACGTGCTTGACGATAGATATAAAGGACAATTAATTGGAACATTTTTAATATTATTATCATTAGAATATGTTTATCAATATACTAATATAATTCAACTAAGTGCTATGAGTATAAAGGTTAAATTAGATGATATGAGTGATAGTGCAAGAAAAATTAAGAATATATATAGATTTGCTGGTTTACATTATGAAGAGAGAGATTCAATATCGCCAGAAATGTTATCATCGTTAATACATACAATAAGAATATGTGATTATTATTTTAAATCAAAAATTAAATCAAAAATAAATATAACTCAGACAATATTTAATAGAAATAATAATTTTTTCTTGGGGGGTGCTGAAAAAAATTTACAATTAATGACTGAATCAATAAATAAAATTAATAGTATGCAAGATATATATAATAAAGCTAATATATATAAAAAAACAAAAACAAAAACAAAAACAAAAACAAAAAAATTTGAAACAAAAGTATATGATATAGATACTGAAATAAAACAGTATTATATAATATATAATTTATTAAAACAGTTGAAAAATAAATTTTCAGTTTTACAATTTATTTTTTCTAAAACAAGATCTCAAATTAGAACACTTAGATCAAGTAGTACAACTAAAAGAAGTTCATCTAAAGCAAAATCTTTAAACAATATTAGAACACCTAGATCAAGTAGTAGAACTAAAAGAAGTCCATCTAAAGCAAAATCTTTAAACAATATTAGAACACCTAGATCAAGTAGTAGAACTAAAAGAAGTCCATCTAAAGCAAAATCTTTAAACAATATTAGAACAAAAAATAGTTCAAATTCTAATAAAATAAGAAAAAATACTATTTAATTTAAAAAAATGATTTTTTTTTATATTTTAATTTAATATAAAATGTTCTTTGATGATTTTACAAAGTTATTTAATTGTGCTTTATGCAATCAATGTATTAATAGTAAAGAAAATATAGAAAAAATTATTGAACCATCTCCAAAAAGTGAAAGCGAATTTAAATTGTATAAATTTAAAGATAACTTAAATAATAATGGTTTTATAAGTGAAGAAAAAAGAAGAGGAATATACAACGTTAAAAAAGAACTAGAAAGTAAAATGCTATTTGAAACAAATAAGAATAATAATAGAATACCTATTTAATTGTAATTTGTGTATCTTTAAATGAAACGCATTTTTTATTATTTTTTTTCATATTATATGTAAAACCAATATCTTTATCTAAACAACTTACATCATTTAATTCAAAGTCATCATTCTCATCTTTATCATCATAATCTATATCTATATTTGTTGGATTAGTATTTAATAGATCAACCATATATTCTTCATCAAATAATATTTCACTATCTCCAGTACCACAAGGAGTTTGTTGACCCAGCATAACATTTGCAGATACACCATTTACGTTATCATATTCCGCAAATATACTTGCATTAATTAACATATCTGTTGTTTCTTCAAATGATGATTTGGCTAATGGACCAATGTCTCCTCTATTAATACCGTGTCTATCAATTGACATTAATTGACCTTTATAAGTCATTGTGTCAATTAATAATGATAAATGTCGATAATTCATTGAATCTTCACTTGTTACATTTAATAATTCATTATGTAAAGCAGTTCTAGCTGCTTCAATACCAAGTGTTTCATAAATTTCTCTAATATCATTTGAAATAGTTCTAGTAATATCAACATTTGGATTAGATAATATTTCAATTAGATTTGTACCATCAGTATCAAGTACCCATTCAACTAGATTATCAAATTTAAATGTTTCATAATTATATTTTGTGTATTTTTTCTTGTTAAGTGAAACTTTTTTAATGCCTTTATAACCTTTTAGTAATACTTGATAAACAATATTGTGTTCAAGTGCTTTAATTGCCGCAATTTGATCCACATATTCAATATCACTGGTTATATTATTTTTAAGTTTGATTCTGAAAATACATTCATCGGCATTATCATCACTATAAACACTTTCTATAAATTTATCATATGTAGAATTTAATTTAGTATAAATATCAATCATTCTTAAACCATATGATTTCATTTTGTCTTTATTAAATTTCATTCTAATAACCCAAGGCGATGTGCTATTTAGAGTATTAGTATATTCAAAATCTTTATAAACATCTAATAAATCTTGATCACAATTAATATTAGTTGAATAATTATCTTCTGTTTTATCCCAATAAATTTCACTTGATTCTAATATATCTGATAATTTTGTAATTTCAATTGAATTTTTAACATTCATTGCTGCATTTTTTGCTGTTTCAATATTTGCATCATCTGTATCTAAACCTTCATCATTTAAAATAGGATTTACAACAGTTGCTATATCATTTTTCATATAAATTAAAAGTGTTGGTGTTTTAGTTTTCTTAGTAGCGCTTAAAATTTCTTTTAAACGTGGAACGCCACTTGTTGCCTTTACTGCTGCTGCAGTACCAGAAACGTGGAATGAATCAAGAGTCATTTGGGTTCCCATTTCACCAATAGTTTGTGCTGCAATAATTCCAACCATTTCACCAGGTTGTGAAATAGCTTCTTTGAAATATTGTTGTATTTGTGAAATAATATTATCAAATATATCGATAGTGAAATGATAGTTTAATATTAATTTTTTGGGTGTTAAAAATAATCTAACTAATATTTCGAAAAATCGTGTTCCTTGATTTCTGTCCTTAATATACAAAGTATTAATTAACTTATCAATTCCATCTAAGATATAATCAGGTGTTAAATCTGTTTTAACCGATTTAATTTTTAAACCAGATAGTCTTTTAATACTGTTATTAATAATTCTATCAAATGGAATTGGATAATTAATTATTTTTGTTTTTGTATAATTAAATACTTCTTTAATAAGGAAATCTTTATCATCAACTATTTGTTTAAAATGTTCTGAACATCTTTTGTATGATTCTTGTGTAATTGTTTTGTATGATTTTGATGTTAGATATAAATTAAGTTTATCTATTTTTCTTAGATGATAAATATTTTCCATTAATAATACATCTTGTTCAATATATGGTATAAATTGATTTTCAATTTTACATCCATCCATACCATCTTCTCCATATATAAATTGTATTATTGTTCCTCCTGCATTTCTAACAGTATTATCATAATATATTTTAGCATCTTCCATTGCTTTAACTAATCTGCGTTGAATATATCCTGTTTCACTAGTTTTAACAGCAGTATCAATTAAACCTTCTCTACCACCCATAGCATGAAAGAATACTTCTTGGGGACTTAATCCTGAAATAAAACTATTTTCTACAAAACCACGTGCTTCAGGACCATCGTCATATTTAGTATAATGAGGAAGTGTTCTATCAGTAAAACCATAAGAAATTCTTTTGCCATCTACATTTTGTTGTCCAACACAAGCAATCATTTGAGCAACATTTGTTTCTTTACCTTTAGAACCCGATTTAACCATATTGATCATTCTATTAGTTCTTTCATCAATTTGACTTAATCCAATCTTACCTACTTGATTTGTAGTTTCATTTAAAATACCGATTAATTCTCTTTCAATATACTCTTCATTGCTAAATATACTATTATTTTCAATAATACCTCTTCTAATTTCATCTAATTTACTATACGCCTTTTCTTTCATTTCTTTGATTTTAGATTTTAAACTTTTTTCAGTTTGTGTATCAGTTACTAAATCACTAATACCTACACTGAATCCTGCTGTTAATAACCATCTACAAATTAGTCGTTGGGTATTATCTAAAAATCGTTGTGTTTCAAATGGTCCATAATCGTGATATATAACAGGAATCAAACCAGATGATTTACTATGAAATACTGTTTTATCAAGAGAACCATTCTCTTCTTCATAAATGGAATTAGTGATTAAAATTTTATCTTCGTTTTTATTTTTTCTTTCAATATTTAATCCTGGAGGCAAAATTTGTGAATACGCTTGTTTACCAGAATATGTATAGTTTTTATTAGGTTTATCTAAAAATCCTTTAAAATAACTATTAATCATTTGTAAATTTGCCATTGTTTTATCACTTATTTCCACATTATTTTTTGTTAACCTAAATGATCCTAGTAAAGTATCTTGAACAATTTCAATAATTGGTTTACCATCTCTTGGTGCAATAATCATATAAGGTACAGCAGCAATATCTTTTAATTCAGACATTGTTTGAATACTTTGAGGACAATGTAAATTCATTTCATCACCATCAAAATCTGCATTATATGGAGGGGTATCAAGAACATTTAAACGAAATGTTTGATAAGGCATAACAATTACTTTATGACACATCATAGACATTTTATGAAGAGATGGTTGCCGATTAAATAAAATATTGTCTCCATCTGATAAATGTCTATGAACAGTATCACCATAAACTAATTCATCTGCAAGTTTTTGAAGATTTGCATTTTTTAGATTAATAGTAATAGTTTGATTTTTCTTTTTAATTAATTTAGCACCCGGCCATTTATCTGGTCCATTTAATATTAGTGTTTTTAAATAATCTATATTATATTTATTGACTATTTCTGGAAAAGTAATATTAAGTGCTATTTTAATTGGTACGCCTAATTCATCAATACTAATATAAGGATCTGGTGTAATTACAGATCTTGAAGATTGATCAACACGTTTACCATTTAAATTTCCTCTAATTCTGCCTTCTTTTTTCTTCATTCTGTCGGAAACTGATTTTAATTTCCTACCATTTCTTTGTTGAGATGGTGCTAATCCTGGTATTTGATTATCAATGAATGTAAATATATGATATTGTAATACCATAACTATTAATTTAATAGTTTCTTCAGGTGTTCCTTTAGCGATTTTATCATTAATATTATTATTAATTTTGATAATTTCGCTTAATTTGTGTGTTAAATCATCTTCTCGTCTTTGGCCATTTTCTTCAATGATACTAGGTCTAACAGATGGTGGAGGAACAGGTAATACACTACAAATCATCCATTCTGGTCGATTCCATTGTGGATTAAAACCCATTAATTCCATTTCATCATCAGTTATCCTTTTAAAGATTCTTAGTACATCTTCGGCAGATAATTCAAGTGATACATCTTCTACTTCATTCTCTGCGACTCCATCTTTAACTTCTACATCTTTTTTCTTTAAATTTTTCCATTCTGCAATAATTTTCATTGAACCTTCTTTAACATATTTTGTAGGTTGTTTTGAATTACATCCAATGGATCCATCATCTCCACAAAATCTAAATTTGGTATTTGAAATAGTTTTATTGCATAATTTAAAGAATGCTTCCCATCTTTTTTGATTATTTTTAATTAATCTTATTTTTTTAATATCATTTAATATATTTTCATCAGTTGATTTATCTGAAATCAATAATTTTGAACATTTATAGCAAACACATTTCAATATTTTTCTAGTAATATCGAAAAACATTGCATGAAATACTGGTTTTGCTAATTTAATATGTCCAAAATGACCAGGACAAAATATATTTTTTTGTTCACAAGTTGCACATAATTTATTATGTTCTAGAACACCCATACGAGAATCAAATAAACCTCCAATAATTGGCTCACTTCCGGCATATGTATCTGTCTTTGTTATTTCAACTACTGATCTTTTAATAATTTCATCTGGACTTAAAACACTAAATTGAATTCCTTTAACATCTTGGATATCAATTTTTTGATCGCTATATGCTAATTCAGGATATATCGACATTATTTATTTGTTTCTTAATAAATAGTTAGTTTAAAATAACACGTGTTATATTTAAGCACTTTTAAAATAATATCATTTTTTTTTTATAAATTTTTTTAAATTTATATTTTATAGGGTAACAATATGTTAAATTTTAATCTAATTAATAATTGTCAAGAAAACATTGAATTTTTGTCTAGTAAAAATTATATTTCTGATGATAAATTGAATTTAAATATATTTGATTCAGAAAATTATTATAGAGATGTTGGATATTATTACGAAAAACATATTTTTGAAAATTTAGTAAATTATGGTTTTAAATTACCTAATAATATTTTTAAACCAATCATATACAATAACAACTTATTTATTAATAAATTTATTTACCTAACTAAACATTATGTTGAAAATCCAAATAATGATTATTATTTGAAAATTGTTAGTATTGCATCAGAAATGGATTTAGTTAACAAAAATGTATGTGATATTAATGTAAGTTATTTTATAATAAATGAATATAATAAATATTTTTTCGCACTAGAAACAATACGTAATATATATTTTTATATTTCTACTGATAATTTCAATAATAATATTTTCAAAATACCAATAACATATATATTAGACGAAAATAATAATACAATAATTAAAAATACACATTTCTATAATGAAATTGAATTTACATATACGAGAGTAAATGATAACTATATAAATTTAGATATTTTAAATAAAGATAAATTTAATAAAAATATTTTAGAATTTCTAAAACCATTATTAACTTATCATTGTTATTTAATTAATAAAGATAACAATTTTAAAAGTGTTTTACCTTATTCTGATGATATCAAAAATTATGCAAGAAATATATCAAAATTATATGATTTAAAAAGGTTTACATCAATATATAATATAATTAATAGTTTTGATAAATATAATAATGATAACTATTATGTTCAAAAATTTAAAAATAATTATTTTAGTATAATTGCAAAGAAATATGAGGAAAACTATACTTTATCTTCAGTAAATCTAAATATTCCAGAAGATTATATTTATACTACAACTCAAAATAATATACCAATTGATATTGTATTACCAAACACCGAACCATCATATTATACAAATAGTACATATGAAATTACTGAAAAACCTGTCCTTGAAATACAAGAAACAAAAGATAATGATAAAGAAGAAGATGATGTTGAATATGAAGATATAGATGATATAATAACAAGCGAACCAGTAAATGAGAAATATTGGTGGGAATATTTATTTACAAATATATTTATGAAAAATGTAGGTATTATTATAATATCGGTTATAGTAATATTAACATTTTCAACAATTATAAGTCATTATAATAATAGTAATGGCCAAAATGATAATAATTATTATGCAAATATTTTTATATTATTTGGAATAATGATAACCGTTTTAATATTATTTGGTTATAATATTTATTATTATCATAAAAATGTAAATAAAATAGATGAAATAGTTGAAAAATTTAATAATTTTAATAGAGGAGAGTTAAGTATAATAGATGCTTTATTAAAAACACCAGATAGCAGAGACTTTTTAAAAAATATAAATTATTTTAACACAAAAGATTTAGATTTAGAACATTTTAAAATATTATTTAATCGAATTTCTAATTCTAATATTGATATTTCAAGTATTAATCCCGAAGGTACATTAGAATTTAGATTAAAAAATACTGATGATTATAGAACAACTAGTTTAATATCTCATCAAATTGAAACATTAAGTTTAACTGATGTTATTTATAAAACTGCTTTAGAAAAACTAAAAGAATTATTAAAAGATCTAAATAACAAAGAAGTTTATGAAACACAAGAGCGCAATGTTTTAATTGAAGCAGAAAGAAGATTAGCAGAATCATATCATCAAAATGAAGTTATTAAATTAGAAATAGAAAATAAGAAAAAAGACTATGATACTGCTAAAAAAAATACAGATAAGTTAGTTAAAATGTCAGAAGATGTTGATAAAAAATATAAAAAAGAAAATAAAAATTTAAAAGAATTAAAAGAAGAATTTGAAGCTATAAAAAAAAGTTCTGATACATTATCTACATTTGCAATTAGTACTCAAAATTCTTTACAAAAAATGGAAAGTTTAATTAATACTCGAAATGTTGAAGGTTTTACAGATTATCAAAAACCTACTGATATTGATTTAAATGATATTGACTATAGTTCATTTGATTTTGATACTTTTCTTCAAGATTTAAAAGAACAACTTGCTAAAGATCATTATGATGATTTTGATATGTCAGCGTTTGCAAATATATTTACAACAAATGCCGATGGAACTTTTGAAAATATACCTTTAGATACAGCATTAAGTAGATTTTTACAAAAAAGATTAATTGATAGCAAGGAATATATACATATATCTAAACAAGAAATTGATAGCTTAATTGAATCATTAGGTTTAAGTAATATATTGCAAAGTGGTACTGATTTATATAATACAGTTGTTGCTGCTGCAGATATATCTGAATCAATTATAAAAGATGTAAATTTAAATGTAGCATCAATAGAAGTATCTGAATTATTGAAAAAAGTTAAAGAATCACAAAGTTTAGCATCATTATTAAGAATATTTGCAGCAATTGAATTAGCTAAAAAAGATAAATACACTAGTGCTATTAAATATCAAGAACAACTAACTGAATCTGCATTTAAAGAAAGTACTTTTTATAGAAAATTAGCATTAGATGCTGTCGATAGATTATCTTTACATAGAGAATTATTAAATGAACAAAATAAAAATAAAGAAATGGAAGAAACTAATACTGAAACAATTATAAATGATATTAGAAGTATAAAAGAAAATTTAAGTAAGAAAGAAAAAGAAACTATTGATGCAAAAGAATTGGCAAAAGAAACACTAGAATCAATAAAAAAAATGGAAAAAGATATAATTGATAATGATATTTATAATAACGAAAATATGTTGAAAAAAGAAGTAATTGAATTATTAAATTTTTCTATTTATACAAATAAAGATGTGGATACTATTATTAAAAGCAAATATGAAAATTTAAGAAAACAGTATGAAAGTGAAAGTGAGATTGAAAGAATTTTGGAAATAATTAGACAAAAAAAACAAAATTATATTATTAAATTTCGTGAACAACTTGAAGAATTAAATAAAATAAAAGAAATTAATATAAGATTAAATGATTATACTACAAAAGTTTACACATATGATGCTATAATAATAAGTGAAAAACAGAAACACAAGATTGATAAAGAAAGTAGATCTGTAAAAATAAAAGAATTAGAATCAGGTTTAATAGTTAATATTGATGCTGAAAAAAGAATATTAGATAAAATAATTAATTTACAAAATAATTTGAAATATTTAATTAAGGAAAAAACAAAGGATGAAACTAAATTATTTAATATTGAAAATATAAAAAATACTCTTAAAGATTCATTAAATTATAACGAAATAAATATTCAAAGTATAGAAAATGAAGGAAATACTAACTTAGAAAAAATTAATTTGTTATTATCAAAAATTGAACAATCATTATCAGGATTATATATTGAATATGAAAATGTTAAGGATAAAAGACATAATGATAATTTTGATAGAATAGATTTAGTACATATACAATACAAAAAAGAATTAGAATATGTTGAAACTATTAGAAATTTAGAATTAGAAAGAGATAAGGCTTCATTAAATGAAAATTATGAACGTAAAGAGTTAGTTAAATCTAAATTAGAATTATCTAAAATTAATAATGATATACTTAATAAACGTATAGAAGTTTTATGGTTATATAATAAAATTACAATTCTTAAAGAAAAAGATTTAGAATATACTAATAGTTCTTTAAATATAACCTATAAATTTATAGAAGATATTAATGTAGAAAGTATAGATATTAATAATAATTATAAAAAAAATATAGAAATAATTAACTTTAATCAGATTGATCTAAATAAAATTGCAGAAATGAAAACAAACGAAATTGCTATCAAAAATAATTTGATACAAAAGTATAGTGATAATGATGTATATGTTCAAAAATTACAAAATGAAATAAGTGAATTAAAAAAGAAAAAAGATACAGAAAGAATATTAGAAAATCAAATAAGTATAGCAAGAGATGAACTTGAAAAAATATTAAATAAAAAAATAATATTTGAATTAGCTTTAATTAAGGGTCATATCGATTACAATATTATAAAGATTATTAAATTAACAAAAGAAATAATTAATTTATTTATTGAAATTGATTCATTAAATTATAAAAAATATATTGAAAAATTAATTATAAATCAAGATAAAATTAAATTACAAGTTATTTATAACGAAAAATATCGTTTAATTAAAATGAAAGAGCAAATGGAAACTGAATTAAAATATAAGTTAATAACTTTAAAGAAATACGATAATATAAAACAAGATGATCAATACAAAGATGATTTGCAAAAATTAAAAGAAGATACTATTAAAGACAAAGATAATCTCAGAAATGATATAAAATTAATTGATGAAAATATCAAAAAAATATATAAATACGAAACTGATTATAAAAATAAAATTGAAAAAGCAGAAAAAGATTATTTGAAAAAAATTGAATTGTATGAGTACAATATAATGTTAAAAAAAGATACTAATACTAAAAATATTAGAAATTTAGGTAAAATTATGATATTATTTAATAAACTAAATGATGAATATATTGAATCAAGAGAAAAATTAGATAAATATGATATCACAATGCCTAAAATTGCTTTAACTCCTATAATCATTCCAAATAAGATACGCCAAAATATTGAATTAATATTATCTGATAATCCAATGAAATATGAAATAAATGATGATGAATTTAGTAATCAAATTGATAATTTATTATTGACATTATTAGATGGTAATGATTCTGAATTTGTAAATAGTGGAGTTGATATTAAATTTATTGTTATTTTAGATTTAGATTATGATACAGATTATGGAAATAAAGATCAATTTCAACAAGAAACCTTTAAAACTAATTTAACAAAAGAATTATCTGAAGCTATTGAAATTAGTAAAACAATTTTTGATGTACTTGAAGTATCAAAAGGAAGTATTAAAGTTATTTACAAAATAAATGCAAATAATATTTTAGATTCTGATATTAATCCAATTACTTTAGTTGAAAATCTTATATCACAATCTAACGATCCTAATTCTAAGCTACGTGAGGGAACTTATGGTAATAAGATTACAATGATTGAAATAATAAGAGATGATGTATTAACTAAAATTGATTCCCCTTCGTATAATATAGCTTTGCCATCTTATTTAGCAAGTACTGATAGTTTTGATGATATCAGATTTATGTATTATAATGATAGAACTACAAATTATCATAATTTATTATTACACTTTCCATTTATTACATCAGTTAATGTTGGTGATACAACAATGACTGATTATTCGAAACATAATAGATATATTTATAGTGCAATAAGTGGCAGAGGTGTTAATAAAATTTATAAAGACTATATTGAATTAAATAATACATTGTTAAAAGTCGATAATATCAATATAATGGATATGCAAAAATATAGTATTTCTTTTGTTATAAAACTAAATAGTACAAATAATGAACAATTTATATTATTATCAAATGGTACTGTTTCGCAAAAAATACATCAAGATGATGAATTATTAACAATATTAGATTCTCCTTTGCAATATCATAATGAAAATATATTTACAATAGGTTTTATGAATAAACACAAACAATTATATATTAAAAAAGCCTGTAAAAATAATAAATATTATGGTATTAATACTAGTGATAAATTAAAAATAAATGATGGCGAATGGGTACATTTTATAATAACAAATAATGATAATAAAATTACAGTATATAAAAATTTAGAAAAAGTAGTATCATTTAATACGGTAAGTACTCCTAATAATGATAAAGTTTGCTATACAAATAATAGAATATTTGAAAAGAAAAATTTGTATATAGGTGGTATTAAAATAGATTTAGACAGATATACAAAAGAGATAAATAATTTAGTTGGATATTCAGGTGGATTAAAAGATCTAAGAATTTATAATAAAGAACTATCACATATCGACATTAAAAATATATTTTTAATAAACGATGATATTACACAAGAACCATTAGAAACACCACCAATGATACCAATTCAATATCCAACACCAATAGGAACACAAACTTCATATTTATTACAAGAAGATACTGTTAGTGAAACTGTATCACCTTATACATATCAACAACTACTTAATGATGAACAATCTGAAGATTCATCATATATACCACCTGCGAATACTGGAAGTAGCACAAGTAGTACTACTAATACTGGAAGTGGAACAGATAGTAGCAGTCAAGAAACTTGTGATAATACACATAGACATTATTTTACACATACACATTCTACAAGTAATCCAAAAACAACAATTAGTGCCTTAAATATGCATTTAGATAATACATCAATGTCAACCGGTTATGAAGAAAATATGCAACCAATTAGTAACGATGATCTTTACAAAAAATTTGGTAATTTAAATACTTTTACTATGAATAACTTAAATTCATTATTTAGTTAGACTAAATAAATTCTTTTCTTTTTTTAGAGTACATACTATTTATGGTTTTAGATAAAATAACTTTTAAAAGTAAAATAGATTTAAATACTTTTAGAGAATATTTTACTTTTGATAATTTTGGTGATAAAGATTTCATTGAATTATTATTGAATGAAGATTTAACAAAATCTATATCTGGAACAACTGAATATGATAGATATTATATGCGATTTTTTAATTCTAAAAATATTATTTATTATTACGATATAAATGGAACTAAAACAAATGGCGTGAAAGATAATACATATGATTTAGATTTATCATTAATAGCATCACAAAATGCTATCAAATATATGTCATATTTAGATTTATTATCTGGTTTTAATCATAATTTAGGATTAATAGTAAATAAAACTGGTTCAGAAGATACTGGTAATGGAATTATTGACGAAACTTCATTGATTAGTCACGAATTTTCTATTCCTATTAATTATATAAAAAGAGATGGATCACTATTTAGTAATCAAAATATACCAGATATATGTAATGATATATCTTTAAAATTTAAATTAAATACAATAAATTTAGATTTTACAGAAAAAAAATTATATGATTTTTTTACTGAAAGTACAGCAAAAATAGAAAAAACAAATTCATATTGTGATTATGATATCAATAAAATTAAAAATTTATTTAGTTATTTTGAATTTAATAATTATTTTGATATTAATCAATATGCAAATTATTATCATTTTGAAACATATAAATATGAGTTTAAATTTTTAAAATCAATTTTAAATTATAATATACTACTATCATATTATAATACTATTGATAGTTTAGATAATAGCGTATATAAATCAATAAAATTAGATCAAATTAATAAATTATTAAAAACATTTAAAAAAATTTTTTATAATTTTAATAGAAAATTTATAAATATTAAAAATATTATTAATTCAATTGATAGTGTTCCTCAATTAACTAAAAAAGAACAACTTGAAGAAGGCAGAAGTATATTATCAAATATTAAAGACTTAAATGATAAAATAGAAGATAATAGTGATAATTTAGAAAATATTAGCAAATATCATAAATCGCGGGAAAATATTAATAAACAAAATAAAAATTTAATTTATTTATCTATATTTATATTAATTTTAACTATATTTATTTATATATTTAATGATCAATTATATGAAAATAGAAAAACTAAAGTATTTATTGGTATTGTTTGCTTAGCTTTATTGGTTTCATTAAATTATTTTATATTAGATAAAAAAATTTATGAAAAATTTGAAGATAGTGTGCCTGATTCTCAAGATGATTTAACATTTGGTCCAAGTCCAGAATTTGAAGATGCAATAGTTGATTTTAATGCAATTATGGATTCAGGTGGTACTCCAATTGTGTTATTAGATAAAGATAAATGGGAGAAGTTTAAAGATGAATTAGTTGCAAATATAGAAAATGATGTATTAACGTCTAGAACATTTGCAAATCCATTAATATGGAATAAAATGACTGAAAATACTAATTCTAATGATATACAAATCGTTCGTATTTCTGGTTTTGGTAATGATAATTTAATATCTAAACTAGAAGAGAAGAAATTAAGTCAACCTACAGATGATACTTCATTAAAATTAAAATTGACATCAACTGAATTTTTAAATATAAGAGAGGATAGTGATATAACAAGCGATCCTAGTAATATATTAACTTCGTATTACAAAGATATAAAAGAAGAGAATACTGCATCTCTATTAAGATATATTTTACCTAATCACTATATTAACTTAGGTGGTAATAATTATAAGCCAGATATTTTTAATTTTAGTGATGAAAAACTTGAAATAGAAGATAAAAATTTTTTAGACAGTTACACAAAAGTTAATTTTGAACAATTAAAAACATCTTTAGGAAATGAAGATTTAGATTTAGACAATCTAATACGTATTTTTGATGATATTCAAGATGCTGAAAAAACAATTTCAGAATTAGAGGTTAACTTAGAAAAAGTAATTGACAACTATAACGATATAAAAAATAAATATGAAGAATTAAAAGTAATAGAAACATCGTTTAAAGAAACTACATTATATTTAGAAGATAAACTAGCAGTGTTTGATGATTATATATCTAAATTAGATAGATATAGAGAGGAATATTTAACTAAAATTAGTTATTTACAACAAGAAAAAGAAAAATTAGAATTAAAATATATAGAATTACAACAAATAATAGAAAATGATATTAAGCCTATTGTTAATATAATAGAAGCGGAAGTTGCTGATTATAATAATAAAAAAACTGAAAAGGATGATGAATTAAAACATATACAGGAAGCAATTACTACAATATCTTCAAACACAGAAAGATTAATAGATGAAAATAGTAAATATCAAATTAAAATTGAAAGTGAACGTGCAGATCAAAGTCTATTTTATCAAAGATTACTAAGTAAATCTCAACAACTTACAGAAGTACTTCTTGAACAACAAAGATTAAGAGACGAAAGAGACTATGGTACAGATCAAGAATCATTACAATTAAAATTCTATAAAGAAAAAGCCAATAAATTAAAAGAAGAAATAACCAGAGAAAAGAGATATTTTGAAAGTACTTTTAGAGAATTAAAAAGAAAATATGAAATATTAAATGCAAAAAATATACAATTTGCAGTTGATCTAAATAATATTAGAGATAAAAATACAAATCCTATTGAAATTAGATTAAAATTTGCATTTAGTAATGATATTATAAAATATTTAGAATATAATAAAGAAACAACAAATTTTGATGAAAACAAAAAAATATTTATTGATGATATAAAATTGGATTTTATTGAATTATTTGAAAATAGTGGGAAAAAAATATATTTAGACAGATTAAATATCAATTATAATAATTTAATAATTGATGATGGAGATAATCCATTATTGGATATCAAAATTTATTCATCTTATAAATTAGAAGATGTTAGTGCAGAAGAAATAGTAAGTACTATTGATGATGTATTAGAAAATAAAGTAAATTTTGATAATTTAATATATATAAAATATGTGGATAATTTACAGTTAAAGTATGAGAAAACTCTTTATACTTTTACTAAAACAAAATTTAGAGAATCTGAAAATCCTCTAGGAACTCAATCAATATATATAACTAAAAACTTTGAATATACACCAATAGATTACAATGCTGATAATATTAAACAACAGAAATATGATAATGATCAAATAATTAACAATGTTTATACACTTATTAGAGATATAAAAGGCATTGAAATATCAAAAAATTCATACTACAATGAAATTAATCCTCATTTAAAAACAGAAAGTAATTCAATACAAAAAACATATGACAATATAAATAAAATACATAATTTAGACAAATCTAAACTAAATTTAATTGAGATGGATACAATTGATTACAATAATTTAAATAAATTGTTGATTTATATTTCAATGATTTTTATTGCAATTATAATATTAAATAATATATTTAATAATTCTATTATATTTACAATTATTTTAATAATCTCTATTTTTGTTTTAATATACTTTTATTTTAAAAACAAATTAAAATTAGTTAGAACAAAATGGCGTAATAAATATTGGGGATTACCAAAAGATAATTCAGATAATATTAATATATTAGAATAGTTAAGCGATTATAAAAATAAACATTTTTTTTATATTATATTAATAAATTATAGAATAATAATAAATGTCTTTTGAACCTAGTACATATATAGATGACGATTCATATAAACTATTACTAGATTATTTTGCAAATAATAATATTGAAAAAAATGATGTACTTGATGAAAATATTATTAAATTGATGGCAAATGATCAATTTGAAAACTATATTAAATATTATAAAATTTCTGATTTAAAAGATGAATCTGATAAATGTAGTAAATTACAAAATTTTTTTGTTAAAGTTCCAAAAACTAATAATAAAAAAATAGATATTGATTTATCGTTTTATGCTAAATCAGCAGTTAAGCAAGAAATATTTAAACTTGATTTTGAAGCCGAATATTTAAGAAATCTTGCTGAATTAAAAAAATGTAGATATGAAATTGATAAAGATACTATATTGACTCATACTTTTGAATTTCATTTTAAATATATTCCTATATATAATTCAAGAATATCAGGATTAAATTGGATAAAAAAAAAATATGATCGAATAGATGATATCAAAGGTACTGAAATAAATTTGGAAAATAAAACTGAAATTTTAAAATTATTAAATAGTCCTTCAAAACTTACAAGCGATCAATGGAAAGATTATGGTTCAAAAGGAGGTGGTTATGTATCAAAAGATCACTATATATTAGGAGAGAATAATACATATTTTATACCAGAAGAAGAATATGTTTATGAAAATATAAATATAAACAATGAAAATATAAGTCATTATAAAGTTACTTTTAAACTAAATATTGAAAATTTAGAAGAATTAAATAAATTAAACGAAGATAATATTTTAGAATTAAAACAAATTTTTTATGACAATGATAATAAAATTGTGGAGAATGTTCCCAATTTTACACTATATAAATATAGTGACGAAGATAATACAGAATCTGATGCAAAAATTAAAAGTCATATTACAAATTTTTTAGTAATGAATTTAAAATATAATAAAGAAAATATAAAAGATAAATCTCAATATAATATTATAGCATTACAATATAGAAGTTTTTATTTAAAAATTTTAATAAATATTTATATTTTATATTCGATATTTAATTATTTTGAAAAATCACATAATAGTCAAATAGTTTATGAAGGATCAAGTGGATCAAGAGTTGTGAAAAGTAATACTATAAAGGAAGAAATAAATAATATAATTAAATATCAATTAAAAATAATTATTGAAAATTTTTATAAATTAGTTGACGATGATAATCAATATTCTATTAAAGCTATTTTAAAGAAAAATAAAGAAATAAAATATGAAAAAATAGAAAAACGGGAAAAAGAAATAGAAAAATTAGAAGAAAAAATAGAAAAAAAACAAAAACAACTAGATAATTATAAGGGAGATAGTAATGATCTTGCTTATTATGGAGAATGGAAAAAAGGTGAAAGAAGTGGAAATAGTGAACTTAAAGGAAACGAAAAAATAAAAGGTTATTTTGAAATTATAATTCAAAGTTCTCAAGGGCCTGAAGATCAAATATATAAAATGGATGAAGTAAGATATAATATGTATAAAGATGATAATAATCCTATTTATTTGTATAATTATATCAAAATTGATAACAATAGATACTATCCTATAAAAAGTAATCATCAATATAAAATTGAAAAAGAATTAGCAGAATTAAGGAAAATTAAAGATGATTTGGAAAAAAGCAGTTATATTAAGGAAGAATCAAAACAAATTTTAGATGCTAAAAAATATAAATCAGAACTAACAGAAATTAATAATTTTATTGAAAAAGAAAAAAAGAAAAATGAAAAATCTAAAAAAGTTTTAGGATATAATAAATCCTATCTAAATAAAGTTGATATTGCATTATATTTTATTATATTTATATTTATAGTAATAATATTTTTATTTGTATTTGATTATGCAGTGTCAGATATAACTATATCAGTGCCTATTATTTTATTTTCAATTATAATTTTAACATTTTTGTTTTTATCATTTATACAAAATAAAAATAATCCAAAGAAGAAAGATTATAATTTCTTAGATATATTATTTAAAAATAAAATTATTGAAGATTTTATTACTTTTAATGGTATTGACAGACCGGATCAATGTAGTGAAAAAATTATTGGTTTAATACAAGATGCTGAATTACAAAGATATTATACGTTAATTAAACATTATTGTGGATTATTTTCAAATGAAAATCAAGAACCTGGTGAAACTCTTGTTGGAATTCATTATAATAAAATAAACAATTATTTACGAACAGACGAAAATAATAGATTACATATAAAATTTGAAAATGATGATATTTATAGTGTATATCCACAGATAAATACAAGTGATGAACAAAGTAATGATAGAAATTTTACAAGTTCAGTCTTTAATAAAGAAACGGATATAACTACTAATATAGATCAAGTTATAAATAACTTTTATGATGGGGTAATCAAAATAGAGAAATATAATCATATAACTGATGCAGATGGTTCTAATAAAATTTATAATGAAACTAGTGATAATATAAATATAGTATATCAAGATGATAGTTATTATTATTTGATATTTATACATAATAATAGTAGCACCGATGATTCAACGGAATATACATTACATTTACCAGTTGATATATCAGGAGCAGATATAATAGCAATTGGGGGAGGTGGCCATGGATACGGATATTCTGTCTCTGGTAGGACATCAAACGGTGGAGGGGGAGAAGGCGCGCCTATAATTGAAAGAACGAATGTAGATTTATCAAAAGGCGATTATACTATTGAAGTTAGTAGGGGAAATAAAAGTGGTGTTAATAATGATTTAGAATCTTTAATTAAATATAAAACTGAAGACTCTGAAGACATAATAATAACTGCACCAAATGCTAAAAATGACAATTCAGAACCAAAACAAAATACAGCTGCTACTGATTATACTATAGAACCAAGTAATGCTCAAAGACGTAAAGGTGGAAGTGGAGGAACAGCTGGTAAAATGGCAATAAAAGATCTATCATCATTTAGTCAAAATTCAGTATATGCTTTAGTAAATGGTGGTAATGATTTAACTACAGCACAATCTCCCACAATAGATAATTATGTTATTAAAGATGAACATGATGCAAATGGCGAAGATAGTACAAAAATAAATAAAATTCCTGATGGATTCAATTATAATAATAGATATACGTTAGGATTTTTTTCTGCAGGAGGTGGTGCAACTAAAAGATGGAATGATACAAATCTCTCACCTAATGATGTTAAAAAATTGGGTAATAATGAATATCTACATTTATCAACAGATGGATCTTCAGATCCTATATATTATATAAGAAGTAATTTACAAAGTGGTAAAGGTGGTAACGGAGACAGCAACAACATAGGTGGTGATGCCGAGGATGCAACCCCTGCAACCCCTGCACAAGGAGGTAAACCTCATACTGGAAGTGGAGGAGGTGGAACTAGTTCGAATACTCTACAAGGAGGAGATGGAGGTTCAGGCATTGTCATTATAAAATTTAACAAAAGTAATTTTCATACTGATATTGATGCCAAACTTCAATTATTATCGTTAAAATTATTAAAAGAATCTTTAGAATATAGTGCAACAGTATTAGATTCTATAAGTGAAACAAGAGATGGTGAAGTAAACGAAATTACAAAAGCGATAAGCGATTTAGAAAATGAAATAAGTACTTTATATAAAGAATTAGATCAAGAACGTTTAAATGAATTATTAGATGATCTCGAAACTAAAAAAAATATACTAATTGGAGAAGCAGAAGATGCTATTTATCATTATCATTATTGGAAAAAAATAGATACAGCACCAGGCAATTATGAAAAAATAAAAAGTTCGTCTCAAGAATCAATCATAGCAGCAATTGATGAATTTGAAACAATATATAATAGTTATGATAGTGCTACTAGTAAAGAAATAATAAGTATACCTCCTAATAGTAAAGATATTATTATTATTGGTATCAATGATTTTAATAATACTCTTCCTTTAGATTTTAATAAGCAAAATATATATTTTGAATTTACTGTTGATGGAAATACAGTTATGTATAGACCAATGATGACTGGAATGAAAAATATTGTAGATGATTTAGCTAATCAAATTGGTATGCTCGAAAGTGCAATATCAAGTAAACAAGGTGATATTAATAATTTAAAAAATACAGTTAATGACTTAGATAGCAGATATAAAATTGCTTTAAATGAAAAATCTAGAAATAAAGCAGATATAGATAAAGCAATACAAGATATTGAAAAAGCAAATATAGATAGAACTGAAATGTTATTGGATTTTCAAAAATTAAAAACAGAATATCATAAAAAAGTTAAACAATTAATTGAATATGAAAGTTGTACAAAAGCATTAGAAATAGCATTGAAAGATGATGATGATGGATTAGAAGGCAAATTAACAAATAACATTGATGTAAATAGAAGAATACGTGACGAGCATACAGCATATATTGAATCAGAAAAAGCAAGAAAAAGAACTGAATTAAGAAAATTATCTAATTTAAGAGATCTTGCAATATCGCAAGTAGTAGAATATGAAACAAAATACAAAGATGCATTAGCTCTATATAGAGAAACATCTGAAGAATATGGAGTTTCATATATTAATTTAAAATTAGCAGTTGATTATAAATTAGCAGGTTTTGATTTTGATTTGGAAGATACTGATCAATCAGAAGATATTAGCAAAATTGTATTAAATGAAAGAGAAAAAAGAAGAAAATTTGTAAATAGAATATTAAGTGATTTAATTAAGGGAACTGAAGAATTAAATGACATAGGAAATAATAAAAAAATAACAAGAAGTAGATTTGAAATATTGAGAATATATCCAGATAATACTCCTGATCAAAATACTGAAACAACTTATGAACCTGAAACATTTGCTAACTTTAAAGTAATGGAACATTTTTACGAAGTTGTTGATGTTAATTGTACTGAATTTATTAGTGAAGAAACTTGCGATGAAGATACTTGTCAATGGTATCCAGAGTATAAGTTATGTGGTAATAAAGGTACTGCAACAGAAACAACAACTTTAGACCAATATGAATCTGCAAATAGATATCAACCACAAAATAAATATACTATTGTTTCAATAAAAATTAATCCACATCAGGAAACATTATTATCAACGCAACAAATTACACCAACATCTGATGATATTGTAGATAAAATAGTTGCAAATGCAGGTAATTTAACATCTAAATTAAGATCAGAAACAAGATATCTTAGATATATTATTGCAACACAAGAATATAATGCAAATACTGGTGAACTTGCAGACTGGAAAAGACAACCTAGTGCAAATATAATAACAATTGATGATGAAAATGCCAAAACAAATAAAGATACATTAGATGATATAATAACAAATATTAATATTTTAATTGATGAAGAAGTTGAAGAAATTCAGGATGTAGACAGTTATTATGATGATGTTCATAAATATGTTAAAAAAGAATATAATGATTATAAAGATAAAGAAGGAAAAATTTTACTAAATAGTAGAATGTACGATGATAAGAAAAATATAGATTACTTAGATATTAGAATTAAAGAGTTATTACATCAATATATACTATCGGTTTCATTAATATTATGTTTATCTATGATTTTAAATAAATTTATATACAGATCAATAATAATAATATTGCTAATAATTACAATAGTTTTAGTTTCAGTTTATTATATTTCGGGAATAATAATAGTAATGAGAACCAAGGCTAAAAATAGTTATTGGAAAAAACCAAAAAAAGAATTATTAGAATAATTATCTGAAACTTGACAATTCATTTTGTTTTGACTTATATAATTCTTTTTGAGAGACATATTCTTTATTTTCTTTAAAATTATTATCAATTAACCATTTTTCTGGAATAATATTATATTTACTTTTTTCATTCATTAAAACATATAGTAAAATATATGCTAATGAAATGATCGCAAAACTTTTCAAAAAACTTTTTGTACTAAATAATAATAAGGAATAAAATATTAAAGCTTGTGTTATTTTATTATCTAATATTTTTTCTTGGACAGGAGTTACTTTAAATTTTAAAAATCTACCACCAATATGCATAAATATTAGCTGAATATATGATATTGGATCAACACCAATCATTTATTGATTATTCTAATAAATAATTATATAAATATTTTTATCAATCATTAGTATAGAAGATTTATAAATTTCATTATAATGGTACAAGATATCCTACAAGATAAATTAGATACTCTTAATTATACAACTGATATTATAACGTTATTAAATTTTATTAATGATGAATATGTATTAGAGACTGATCTTGAAAAAAGTAGTTTTAATAAAGATGATTTTATTCTATTAGGTAAAGATAATAATGTTAGTTCATCATATGCTAAATATCGACTTGACACCGTCTCAAATGTTTATTGTATAATAAATGAATTAAGTAAAATAAAATATTATGATAAAGATAATTCTATTACCGATAAACGAAAATTAATATACGATATAACTTATGAAAATTTTTATCCACAAATTAATAAGTTGTTATTTATTTTAGATGTAGAAAGGGAAATACTTCTTGAATTACATAATTATGAATTGAAACATAAAAGTATTGGAACTAATATATTTGGACATCGATTTAAAATAAGATGTAAATATATTTGGAATGACAATGATAATGTAATTGTTAAACAATCTGATTCAGGATATTATGAAGTAGAATTAGAATTTGCTAATGTTAAGGATAATTTTGTCAAAATTTATGATCCAATTTTAAATCAAGAAACTACTCAAGAACCAGATAGTAATTATAAAAATATATATTCAGTAGATAAAATTTTAAATATAATAAACAAAAATGAAATATCTTTATTAAATCCACGTAATTTAGAAAGTAATTATGTGTTTAATGCATCTTTAAAAAATATTGTAGAAGATATTAACTTGGGCTCTCGACGAGTAACTGCAATATATCAATATAAAAGAGTTGATTATCTAAAATTAATATTAAATGATATTATTAAAAGAAACATTTATTATCATATTTATACTTATACTAGAGAAACTGGAGCAATACAAGGATGTCAATGGAATGATAATTCAATATTATTAGATAATTTTAAAAAATTTAATTATAATTTTACCAATTATATATATAATAATGCGAACGAATTTGGAACTCTATACGCAAAGTTTATTAATATTATAAATAATAAAAAAAGGACAGGTAAAAATTGGCAAATAGAAGTAGCAGGTACAAAATTGTATCAAGATAGAAATGTCAATAATCCAAATTTATTTATTAATATAACTCAGGAATATAAATATCAAAAATTAATTGAATATTGTAAAATAAATTATTTAGAAAGTAAAGATAAAGATGAATTTAAAAAGGATCCTGAAACTATAACATTATCATTAAGTCAATATGAAGACTTAAAAGAAACTGAAAAATATACAGGGGATAAATTTCCATACTTAGAAATAGAGCAAGATAGTTCTGATCCAGTAATTTATCATATTAGTATTGATACAACTATGTATAATTATAATTATTCAGAAGAAGATGAAATATATAAAACAGAAAAAATATTTGAAAAAACAACAAAATTAAGAGATATTAATGATGAACTTGAAAAAAAAAATAAATTATTAAAAACAATAAATAGTAATGTAGAATTTGAGAAAAAAAAACTTGATAAAATAAATATTGTTTATATTTTTACTATTTGCTTATTTATATTATTATCTATTATATTAATTTTACTTGGATCGGATAAGATAGATTATAAAAGAGGTAGGAATTTCATTAATACACTTATATTTTTAACATTTATAATATTTTTTGGTTTACATTACTATATTGGTAAAATAAAAGAAACACAAAAAGATAGTATCAAATTAAATAATATATTAGATGACGAAATATTTAAAGTTAAATCTACAATAGAAAAATTTGCATTAGAAGATAAAGAATTTATAAAAGAACGCCTTAATTCTAAAGGATTAGGCGACGGAAATCTAGACGTAATATTTCTTATAAACTTTTTAAATGGTTATGTTGCAATTAGTGAAGAGCAAGAAAAGTATGGAAATCTAATTGATGAAGGTAAAGATCATTTTAATGATATATCATTTATAAATATATTAAATAATCAGTCAGACTTATTAATGGATCAAACAAAATCTTACTATAATGTAGTTGATCCTTTACTAAATAAAGAATTAGAAGATTATGATAAAAGAAATGAAAATACTAAAATGTATAAAAATATTGCTGATTTTAATTTAAATATAAGTAGACGTGATACTAAATTTAGTATTGAAACTATAAATTATTTATTAAATTTATCATTATTATTAGCAATTATATTACTTGTTATTTTTTATAATTCAGATTTTACAGCAATTATAGGTGTCATAGGTATTATAGTTTTTATTATTATATCAATATTATACTTTACAAGAATTTTAAGAATCGTAAGAACTGATAATAAAAAGAAATATTGGCAAAAACCATTAAAATCGGATCTTAAAAAATTATAAATAACTAAAATTTTCAAAAACTTTTAAAACTTCTTTCAATTTTTCCATATAATTTTCTTTTTTATCTCTAAAGTTTTCGATAACTACTTGATTATCAAATTTTTTTATTTTTACAAGATCTTTTTTAATAAATATAAAATAATCAAATACAAGTGATAATATACATACAAAGAATAATGTTCCAATTAGTTTATCCCATAAAAATAGGTAAAAATTAATTAATAATAATATTATAAACATAAAATAATTTTCGAATATTTCAATTATAAAATCAGGATAAGGAACAGATGGTCTTAATGCATAAATAATAACATATGCTACTAGTATACCAGTAATCCCTCCTTTTAAAATATAATTAAATAGACTATTATTTTCGACAGAAGTTATCTCCCTTTTTTTCATTTAATTCTAGTTCTATTAAATAAAATTATTTTTTTATAATTCTTTTCACATTTTATAATAGAGAATATTATAATATTATATACATTTAAGAGATGAATTATGCAACATTATTAGAGGCATATCAAGAAGAATCTTTTTCAAAAAAAGGTAAAAAAAAAACAAATATACCTGTTGAAAATGATAAAATAAATATAGAGGAATATAAAAAAGAATTTAATCATTGTGAACCATTACAACCTCCTCATTATAAACTTCCTTTATCAAATAAAAGTATTGATGAATATAATAGAGCTTATGAAACTTTTTTAAGAGAAAGAAAAATAAATGAATTACATAAAAGTAATAATCAAGAAAATGTAATAATATCAAATCCCAATGATAATAAAACTAATAATAAAAATAATATAAATATTTATGAAAATTATGATAAAATTAAATTAGAACAAATAGACGATATTGAACCTTATATAGATGAAGATTTAGAAAACTATTTGAATATTAATGATTTTAAAAATTCAAGTTATGAAGTAAATGATTATGTATGTGGCGATACTTATAAGCAAGATTTTATGAATAAGGAGTATGACTTGAAAACTCAAGATTCTTTAAAATTTGATAAAAAAGATTATGGTAAAATGCCAAGAAAAAATAAAGTTGAATATAATGAAATAGCTAATTATTCGCCATTATTGGAAACTAGAAACTATCATAGTCCTCCAAGTCAATATAGTCAACCTATGTATAAACAACGTCCACGAACATACGAAAATAGATATCAAGATGATATTACTGAATATCCAATGATGGAACGAGAATTTAATAAAACTTATAAATCGAATAATATAGTAAATGAGTTAAAATATGAAAATGAAATGTTGAAACAAAAGTTAAATCAACAAAATAGTGATGTGAAAATAGATACATTTACAAATTCTGTTAATTTAAATAACAATGAAGTAAATACATTTTACAAAAATTTAATAAATATAGGTATTTTTATATTGATTGGTGTATTTTTAATATTTTTAATAGATTTATTAACAGAATTGGCATTACATAAAGGTATGAAACAAACAGTTGAAATATTGGCTCCATTATTGGAAGAATTAAAAACATTAAGAAATAGATAGTGTTTGTATTTAAAAACATAAATTGAAATAATATTAATAGTTTTATGTCAAATTATACTCATTTGATTATATCAGGTGGTGCTTTGTATGGCGTATGTGTTTTAGGTATATTTAGATATATGTATATAGAAAATTTGTCAAAAAATATTAAAAATATAGCAGGCAATTCAATGGGTGCCTGGTTTGCTTTAGCATTTAGTTTAAATATACCATTAGATGTTTTAGAAAATATTATAAAAGAGATTGCTAAAGAAAATAATATTTTATTTACTAAAAATAATTTTAATAAACTATTCAAAAATAATGGTATAATGGATTTTCGTTGTTTCACAAATCCTATAGAAAAATATATTAAAGATAAATATGATTTAGATGATTTAACTTTTCTAGAATTATCTAAGAAATTTGGAATAAATTTACATATTAGTGCTACAAATATAACATACGGTAAAAATAAAATATTTTGTCTTGATGATACACCTAATGTAAGCATTTTTGATGCTACTAGAGCATCAATGACATTACCTATTATAGGAATTCCTGTTTTAATAGAAGATGAACAATATGCAGATGGTATACTTACAAATAATTTTCCTATTAGTATATTTAGTAATGTATTAAAAGATAATATTTTAGGTATTGCAATAAAAATATCTTATAATTTTTGTTTAGAAAAATTAGATTATAAATCAAAATTAATAGATTATAGTAAAAGAATATTAGAGATAATAATAAATGAACATAGTAACCAAACCTATATAAATTATATTAATAATGATCGGGGACATATATTAGTAATAGAAGATTCTCCTATAAATAGTTATATACCATTTAATGTTAAAAACAATAAGGTACATTGTAAATTTGTTGATAAAGATGTTGATAATTTAATATTAGATGGTTTTATAAAAATATCTAAATTTATTAAACATATAAAGAAAGAACAAAATATTAATTATAATGATAGAACAATTAATTAATAATAGTATAATTGTTGGTGAATATACTAAAAATGAAAAGAAAAAAGTTGCTATTCAAAAAACAGATTTAAAAGAAGAAAATAATAATTCATGGTGGTATAAATCTAAAAACAATAAAAAAAGAGTAATGTTATGTGGTACTTATCCGATTGGAACAAGTAATGGATATTCTAAAGTAGTTTATTATATTTGTAAAGAAATGGAAAAATATGATGATATTGAATTAACAATATATGGTTTTCAAGGTATAAATAATACAAACGGAGCAAATATTAGAAATGATATATCTGATAAGATAAAATTACACGATGCAATGGCAACAGAAGATCCAAGAAGAAATGGTTTTGGTGAAAAAGAAATTGGCAATTATTTAAAAGAAAATCCACAAGATATTATAATTATTTTTAATGATAATATTGTCACAACTGCTTTAACACAAACTTTAGTGAAAGAATGTTGGGATGAAAAGAAAAATTTTAAATTAATATCTTATATGGATCAGGTGTATCCTTACCAAAAGAAAAATTATATCACATTATTAAATACATTTTTTGATGGCATTATAACTTTTACTCCATATTGGGAAAATATAGCTAAAAAATTAGGTATTAAATTGAAAAATATTTATTATTTTCCTCACGGATTTGATAAAAATAATTATTTTCCAGTTGATATGAAAATATCACGGATATATTATAATTTACCAGAAAATGACTTTTTAGTATTAAATTTAAATAGAAATCAACCTAGAAAAAGATGGGATATAACAATAATTGCCTGGGCAAAATTTGTAGAAAAACATTATAATTTAAATGTATTAAATAATAATGAAAATGAGATAACAAAACGCAATATAAAACTTGTTGTTGGAACAATGATTAATGGATACTGGGATTTAATGGATATATTTGAAAATGAAATTAATTTTACAAATGTTCCTTGGGAATATGCAAAGGAAACTATTATTTCAATAGAAAAACCACAACAATTGTCCGATAAAGAAATAAATATTTTGTATAATGCTTGTGATATAGGATTAAATACAGCTGATGGCGAAGGTTTTGGATTATGCGGATTTGAAGGTGCGGGTTTAGGAAAAGCACAAGTATCATCTTATGTTGGAGGTATGATTGAATTTTTATCCGAGGAATATTCTTTAATTATTAAACCATCTGTTGCTATTTATTTAGATTGTAAATCAGTTGGTATAGGCGGTAAAGCAGAATTAACACCACCCTCAGAATATTCTGAAGCATTTTGGAAATATTTTAGTAATCCAGAATTAGTAAAAGAACACGGAAAAAAAAGTAGAGAACATATACTAACTCATTATAGATGGGAAACATTAGTAGAATATTTTTATAAAAAAATATTGTTGGATATTTAAAAATAATAATATAGTATATAGTATATATTATAAATGAAACTAGATTGTGTATTAACTGCTGTTAACGAAAATAAATTATATATAGAATTTATAGAATTTTTTATCAAAACTTGGAATAAATTATATCCAAACGTAGATGTTAAAATAGTACTTGTTGCAAAAAAAATACCGGATGAATTTAGTGAATATAAAAATAATATAATTTTATTTGAACCAATAGATAATATATCAACGTCTTCAATATCCCAAATTATTAGATTATTTTATCCTGCTATTTTAAATTATAAGAATGGTGTTTTAATAACAGATATAGATATGATACCTCTAAATAATAAAATGTATTCTGAAAATATTATTAATTATACTAATGATAAATTTATTTATTATTTAGAAAATACAATATTTGATATGAAGCAAATTGCAATATGTTATAATGTTGCGATACCTGAAGTCTGGAAAGATATTTTTAATATAAAATCATTAGATGATATTAAAACTTATTTTATAAAATTGAGTAAAGAAAAAAAAAATATAGAGTGGAACTATGATCAAAAATTATTATATTTGAAAGTAAATGAATGGAATAAAAAAACTAATAATTTTGTATGTTTAAAACTTAAAGACGTAAAGTTTAAAAGACTTAATAGACATAGTTTTAAAACTGTAGATAATAGTATCAAAAACAATATAATAAATGGAGTTTATACAGATTATCATTGTTATAGACCAATGAGTAATTATTCAAAAATAAACTGGGAAATATATAATATTCTTTAAACTAAACTATCACCTCGTAAATTATTAGCATTTAATTCTGCAAATTCTATATCACCATATCCTATTAAGGCATTTGGTAAAGTATATCCTTTTTTCGCACATTGTTGATGCACTTTCTTTTTAATACTATTAGGATAGTTAAAATCCATTACTTGATCTACAATTGCCTCATATTCTTTAATAAAAGATAATACTTTATCACTTGTTAATTCTTCTATATTTGTAGTTAAAGATTCTTCAATTCTATGGTTTAATTTAGTCATTTTTGTTGCTACATTTTGAAATACCGTAGTTTTTTCGTTAATTTTAAAATTACTAACCATCGCCAATGTTAATCCGGTTATACTATTAATTACTATATTTGGTACTTTCATTTGATCTCCAGAAAAATTAGCGCTATTTAAAATAGCTAAGGTGGTACTTGAAAGTATTAATGGAATATTAACAAAACTTTTTATAGTTGAAAAATATTCATATGATCTTTTCGCTAATATAGAAACAACTAAACTTTTATCTTTATATTTTTTCAATAATTCTACTAAATTTTTTTCTGTTTGAATATTTTTCAAATCTTTTATTTCAATAACATCTGAACTTAATAATGCTGCCATTCTATCTATTCTATATAATTATTTTATTTAACAAATATGATTATTAACGCGAATATTAGCGCATTTATACCAATACCTAATATTAACGGATTTCCATTATCATCAATTATATCATTTGTATCTTTTCTGAACATTTTTAGAATTATATCAATTATTTTATATGTATTTTTATTTGATAATATTATAAATAATATTATGCAATATAATGCTATTTTAAATCTATAAACATAATTTAGTTTGTTTGTATTTTCTTCAATAATATTATTATTTTTTTTTTCAATTTTATTAAAATCATAATATAAATCTTTATTATTCATTCTTTTTATATAATATATATATATTAATTATTTCTATTTAACATATCTAAAATAAAATAGAATGTTGCGCTATCTATTATATTATTTAGAGATGCTATATCTTCAATTTGAAAATTATTATTATAATTATTGTAATTTAAATTATTTATATTGTAATTTGTTAAGTTATTACTAGTAAATAATATCGTTATATTAGAATCAATTCTTGAAGAAGACGAAAGATTTGATAACCATTCAGGTAAATTATTGTAAAAATTGTTGGAAACAATTGCTAATGATTTAACAAAATTACAACATAATATAAAATGATCGTTTCCATTTTTAAAAAGATTAATAATTTCTTTTGCAAATATAAATTTGTAATCATTTTTATTATTTTCTATTTTATATAATATATCATCTGTGAAAAACATTGTACCAATTTCAATATTGCTTGTTAAATCATTATAAATACTAATTATATGTATAATATTTTGGTAAGTTAATTCATTAAACCATAATATATTATTATAAAAACCTATTTTTTCCATATAATAAACTACATCTGTATATGCTTGTTCTGGTGTACTCCAATTATTTTCTTCATTTTCAGTTTTAGTTTCTAATTTATTATATTTGATAAATAATAATAATCTATTTATTGTTGATTTATCTATTAAATTTTTAGTATATGGATTGGTTTTGTTTTTTCGCAAATAGTATTCAAATTCTAATGCATCAAAACAATAAATATTATTTAATTCTTTAAAATAAAATTTATTTTCAATTTTATCTATATCTTCAAGACTGAAGGGATCTTCTTTATGTGCTAATATATTATCATTATATCTTAAACATATTTTTTTTACTAATATTTTTTTTATAAAATTTTGTATTTTAATTATTTCATTTAAGTTATTTTTATTTAAATTAAATGAATTTATAAATAAATTAAACAAACTATTTATTTGTTCCTTTTTTGATTTATTTTTAATATTATAAGTTAATAGTAAATCTGCCAAATCGTTTGAATAAAACAAATATGATATTATTTTATTAAAAAGTTTTTTTTTTAAATCATTACTATCATTATTATAATTATTAATTATATATAAAAAAATACTATATATTTTATCTATATTTAATAAATCATAACAATTTGGACAACAATCATTTAAGATATGAAAAAGTTTAATATCATCATATTTTAAATGTTTTAAACAAAATAATTTATTATTATGAGTTATGTTTTCACATTTTGAATTTTTATATTTATATCTATAAATACAATTTGTATTTATAATCTCCATTATACTTTTAAAATATTTTATTTTTATATCTAAATTATAATTGGTAATAATACACCTGCATTTACATAACTATTATAATCATAATATTTATTATCTATTTCTACATATTTGCTATTTCTAATTAAAACTGCTTTACCTTTTGCTTTTTTAAGTTTTGTAAATTTATTATGACGTAATATTTTATAATCTTCATTAATATTTTTAGTATATGACAATTTATTCATATTAACATTAATGGGCCAATTATAACACTTATAACCACTTTCTAATGGTTTATTTTTTTCTGAATTTATTATACAATCAAATGATGCAGACTTTAATAATTTTAAGAAATTATCAATTAAATTTTCTTTTGTTTTTGCCCTTCTATATATAAATTCATCAGATGTTAGTCCACTATCCAATGTCTTTATTGTAAAATTTTTCTTCAATTGTTCATTACTTAATCTCATTATATATAAGAAAACTTCAACATTTCTATCTTGTTTAGGTAATAATTCGTGAGAACAAGTTCTAACTGCTCTACCAATAACTTGATTTATTCTTACAGAATTCCAGAAATATTCCATAACAAGTACTCTTCTTACATTTTTTAATGAAATACCTTCTGCACCAGATTGTGTAATCATCATTATTTTAATAATTCTACCATATAATTGTATATCTTCATTATATTTAATTCTATCTGGTAAGGAATTAAATAAATTATCGTCAAGTAATGATAATTCGCCATTATATAAATGCATTAAATTATTAGTTTTTTCTTTATCATTGCTAAATACTATATATCTTTTGTAATCATATTGTTCATCAAATACAGATAAATCATCAAATACAAATTCATTACCATTTCTACTTATAGTTATTTCCTTATAATTATTATAATTAAGTACACTAGAAAAAATACCTAACCCTTCAACTGTTCTGAACTGAGAATATATTAAAACTTTTCCAGGAGAAACTTCAATATCAATTAACATTTTATAGTATTTAGGACTGTAATATTTTCTTAAATTTTCATTTGATAAATAATCACCAGATTGTAAATCTTTCATAGCTTTATTTAATATATTTTCATATTCAATCATTACTTTTTTATCTCTGTCCTCTTTTTTAACTGGTTTTACTTCTTCATCATCATTATCATTTGTAATATCAATTTCATTTTTTAATGCTTTTCTTATATCTTGAGGGAAAATTCTTTTAATTTCTTGAGGAAATGAAAAATTGCATACCATTCTACTAAATGCTCTATATACATCACTTGGTTCATCTAATGGATTTATTCTTTTAGATAAATCAGCAGCATCTTCAATCTTTCTTTCTTTTTCTCTTACTTCATCATATATTGCTAATTGATGATCTGTCATTTTAAGATATTGAATATTTATTGGTAATAATTCTGGAAATAATTCTGTTCCAGATGTTCTATAATAACTTACTGTTCCTAATATTCTTCTTTGAAATAAATCTTCATTCATTATTTTTAAATTATCTAAATCTGTTTTATCTATAAATAAGTTATTAAACTCTAATTCATTATTTGGTAATGCATAATAATCTTCTTTAGATACTTTTGCTCCTATTAAAATATCTTTTGTTTGATTTAGTTTGCTTTTAATATTTTCAAGTAATTTATCTTCACTATATTCCCATTTTATTTTTTTGATTTTTACAGATTTATCATCTCTTAAATATCCTTCTGGTAATAATATAATTGATATAATTCTATTTTTATAATAAATATAATCAATATATTTTTCGTAATCTTTTAATAATTCTTTTATATTTTCGATTGATGGTTCTTTTGAATTTGATAATAATTTAAAATTATTTACATTCATTGGTCCTCTTAATAAATTAATTAATGTTGCAATTTCATAAGGTTTATTAATAATTGGTGTACCTGATAATAATACTAATTTACAATTTTTTGCTTCCATTAGTTTATTATAAATAGTTCTTGCTAATTTAGAACCATTAACAATTCTACTTATAAAGTTATGTATTTCATCTACAATAACAAATGAATCGTCAAATATTTTATTATCCATTTCAGATAACATTTTTTGTGTTAAACCATTATAACTTATAAAATTGTATCTGTTTTTAATAATATGAAGTATGGTTTCCTCAATTCTATTTTTATCTTCTTTGTCAATTGATTTATATGATACTTTATTTTTGACAATGACAATATCTTCATCAATATCATTTTTGTATAAAGGTATCCAAACTAAATTATCCTTTTTAATAAATTTTTGAGATATACCATAACTTTTTAATTTTTCAATTAATTTTTTACTTTTACCCATACCTGTAATTTTAATTAAAGTCCAGGACTTTTTCATATTTAATCCTAATGTTGAAATTTTCATTAATTCATTTTCATAATTTTTAGCCAATGATGCTGGAGTCATTACAAATATTTTTCTTTTTTCAATAAAACCTTCAGCCGCTGCAATAGAAGCAGCTGATTTGCCCGAACCTAATTCGTGATAAGCTAAAATACCTCTATATGGACTATCAAATTGTATGTAATCTCTTAATATTCTTTGATGTGGAAATAGTTTAATTGTTTTAATATCTTCTTCACAAACATTATCAGTGCAAGAACAACCTACACTTTGTTTTAAATCTGGATATTTTTTTCTATTAAATGTTTCGTATGTATTTTTACTATAACCTATTCTATTATCTAATATCCAGTTATCAGGTTTAACTTCAATATCCATTCTCTATTATTAAAATAGTATTTAAAAAAAATGATTAAAGTTTTTATAATTACACTTATTAACAATGACAGACTTTTTAAAAGAATATTATGATTTAAAAGATAAAAAATTTATGAATATGGCAATTAACGAATCTAATACTAGTTTAGGCGGTCCATTTGGTGCAATTATTGTTAAAGATGATAGTGTAATATCAAAAGGAAATAATATGGTAACAGTAAATAATGATCCAACTGCTCACGCTGAAGTTGTTGCTATTAGAAATGCTTGTAACAATTTAAATACATTTTCATTAGAAAATTGTACATTATATACAAGTTGTGAACCTTGTCCAATGTGTTTATCTGCAATTTATTGGGCTAGAATTGAAAAAGTATTTTATGCAAATACAAGAGATGATGCAGCATCTATAAATTTTGATGATAAAGAAATTTATGATGAAATTGGTAAAGAGATTTCTGATAGAAAAATTAAAATGATTCATATTTCGGATACAAAGGCTTATAATACATTTGAAAATTGGAAAAATAATTGTGATAAAGTTCATTATTAATATTTAGATAATTTATCTAAAAAGTATGTATAAGATTCATCTGTAAATTTATAATTTTTTAAAATATAAAATATAGTTCTATATTCTATTTTTGTTATTGTTGATTTATCACATATTTTTTTAAATAAATTATCACAATCTGCAATAGATATTCTACCATCGCCTTGACCTTTTATTGATTCATCAGTAGTATTTATTAGTGCTTTATCATATTTAATATTATCAATTACTTTATAATAATCAGTATCTTTCATTTTTCTAATTTAAATAAATATAAAAATAAATGATTAAATAAATATATAATGTATTTTGAAAACGAAATAGGATATTTGAATTTACTAGAATATGTTTTAAAAAATGGTTCTATAATTGAAACTAGAAATGGTAAAACGATTAGTTCTTTTGGTTTATTTCTAAAATTTACAGATATTCAAAAATTACCTTTACTTACTACAAAAAAAATTTATGTTAAAGGTGTAATTGAAGAATTATTGTGGTTTCTAAAAGGATCAACAAATGCAAAACTTTTACAAGATAAAAATGTACATATTTGGGATGGTAATTCTTCTAGAGAATATCTTGATAATAATGGATTTTCAAACTATAAAGAAGGGGAACTAGGACCTATTTATGGATGGCAATGGAGAACATTTGGAAAAAAATATAATGAAAAAGGCGATGAAAACGGCATTGATCAAATTAAATATGTTATAACAGAATTAATGAAAGATAATCATAGTAGAAGAGTAGTTTTAAGCGGTTGGAATCCTTTACAATTATCGGAAATGGCATTACCGCCTTGTCATATACTTTATAATTTTTATAAGGATAATGATGGTTTAAGTTGTTTAATGACAATGAGAAGTAGTGATTTATTTTTAGGATTACCATTTAATATTGCTAGTACAGCGATATTAACAACAATTATTGCTAAGTTATTACATTTAAATACTAAATCAATTGCAATTGCATTAACAGATGCACATATTTATGAAGAACATGTTGAATGTATAAATATACAACTAAATAGAGAAATAATAAGTTGTAATACAAAACTAGAAATTGATTTAGAAGTACCAAATTTAGATTCTAGTATTGAAGAAAAATTAGATTGGATAAATAAATTAGAATATAGTAATTTTAAAATTACTGACTATAACTTTCATTCAGCGTTAAAAACTATTATGAAATAATTTATATTTTAGTTGCATCCTGCTTCTGTCCATGGTATATTACAAGTTTTTGCATATGCACATCTAAATGTATTTAATTTATCTATTTTATTATCTTTTGCCCATTCAAGATCTTCAATTGCCATATATTTCGGGTATACTCTATCACACATTACAGGTACTGCATTATCAGTATTTGCATCTTCAGCAGAATAATAAGAAGACCCATCCTTCATAAATAAAGCTTTATCATTATTTTTTTTTTTGAATTCATTATCATCTAAAGTATATCCAGCTGTTCTTGCCATAATTTTTCTAAATTTTTTATATTCATCTTCATTTAAACCTGTTTTATCTAATTCACCTTGTTTAGTAGTTTCATCTACATCATTTATTGATTTCAATTCTTTTACAACTTTACTTGTTAAACCACCGTCAACCGTATGTATTCTTGGAGTGCTATCTGTATTAATAGCATCTGGTCTATATACTGTGTTATCATCTATTTTACATTTAATATTAAATTGATTTTCTTCAATTTCTCCAAATAAATAATCTTCACCCTCTTCTTTTAATGCTTCACCATATTCATTATCCCAATAATCTGGGCAATAATTAGCATCTGATTTAAGTTCTTTTTTAATTTCTGGAAAGTCAAAACTATATATACTCCAAGTTAATAATGATATTATAATAATAGTACCAATTATATAGGTAATAACAAATGCGAATAATTCAGTAAAAAATACACTATTGCCCCATTGAGAAAATATACCTATTAATAATATAACTAATGCAATTAAAGCATAAATAACACATAACCAAAATGTTTTTTTGTAAGTTCTTTGCGTATTTCTATCAAATTTATTTCTTTCATTTTCTGTTAATGTCGAACGATATCTATCTAAATTTTCTTTATAGGTACTTTCATCACTATATTCAAAAACTCCTGAATCATCATTTGAACAAGAATTGGCAAAGCCTTCTTCTTTTTTTTTAAACATTATATATATCTATTAATATAAAAAGATATATTTATTTATATAGTTCTAGTGTTTTTGTTCCCTTGCTTGATAAATTAACGGGTAAATTCATTGTATTTTTCCATTCACTATCTAAATTATTTACATAATGTAAATGTTGTGATATATTTGTTTTTATAATTTTACAACATTCTTGTATTACTAGTTTATTTAAAAATTTAACTTGCTGTAAAACATCTCTATAATCTGTTAATTTACTTCTATTTGTTAGATAAATAGATTTCATTATAATTTTAAGTTCAGTATCACTTTGTCTTCCTATTTTTAAATTGTTATAGGAATTGAAATAAATCCATTTTTGGATATCATTTTGAATTTCATCACGGTTTATGTCTGAAAAATATAAATTTATTAATTCATTTGTGCCATATGTTCTTGAAATTATATTTGCAGGATCTTCTGTATTGTAGCAATATCTATTATTATTATTCATTATTATCTAAAATATGATTATAGATTAATTTTTAAATATTGTATTAGAAATAGAAGAATGAATAATATAAATAAATTTAATAAATATTCGAAAACTTTATTAGCTAAAAATAATCTTGTATGTAAAGATGCCAAAATAATTACATTACTATCGTCTTACATAAATTATATAATATATAATATTACTACTTTAAATTGTATAATACTGTTATTAATATTTGATAGTAATCAATTAAGAGAAAATACCCTTAGTTTAACAAATAATTACTTAAATAAAATGTGTCCTATGGGAAAATCTAAAATGAAGGGTGGAATGTCGATGCCGTCTGAATATTTTGGAGTTAATTCTGGAAGTTATTCTGATATCGAAGGTAAAGATGTTCAAGAAGTAGATTATCTAAATAATATATTAAGACATCAACTGGGTGGTTGTAATGATTGTGGTTTTAATACCTTATTAAAGATATCAGTTTCTAAAGTATTAAAACAACACAAAGTTAAAGCATCACCGGATGTAAAACAAATATTAGTAAATTGTATAAAAAAATACATTTATAGAATGTTTAAAATTATCAAAAGTAAAAAAGAATTAAAATATCAATATGTAAAAACTAAAATAATGAAATCTTGTTTGAAAAAAATTATCAAATAAAAAAATGATATAAATTTATTTTTATTTTATTAATAAATGTCATTAATAACAATTGATGGTAATATTGGATGTGGTAAAACAAGTGTCTTAAATTATTTACATAAATTTTATAAGTATCCTGTTGATTTAGAACCAGTCGAAGAATGGCAACCTTATTTAGATAAAATGTATCAAAATAAAGAAAATACATTTAATTTTCAAATACGTATATGGTTAGATAGATGTTGGATACAAAATAAAAACGACAATAATACAATTATAGTAGAAAGAAGTCCTTTATTTATTAAAAAGGTATTTATTGAATTAGCGCTAAAACAAAATTTAATTACTGAAGATGAATTTAATATTTTAATTAATTTACACAATAAAACTAATGCTTTATGGGATAATAATATTTATATTTACTTAAGATCTAATCCAGATTCTTGTATAAATAGAATTAAAAAGCGAAACAGAAAAAGCGAAGATAATATTAGTTTAGATTATTTACAGAAAATCGATGAATTTAGCGAAAATATTATAAAAACTATTAATAATATTATTATAATTGATGTAGAAGGTAAAACTGTACAAAAAATAGCATCAGAGATTAATGAACAAATTAAAATCTGCGAAAATAAATAGAAATGTTTATTAGAAGATTTTTATTTTATATTTATCTATTTCTAGTTTTGTTATCTTTGATTATTTATTATATTATAAGATGTAAATATAATAATACTATTTTTGATAATTTTTTTTATTTAGATGATACAAATAATTCAATAAAGGATAATATTTATTATTATCTATCGCATTCATTGGTTTATTTTATATATGGTATTATTTTTGGTAAAAGAAATTTTTATTTAATGATATTAAAAATAATAATATTTGAATTTATAATTATATATATTAAAAATTGTAATTTAATAAATTATGATATAGATTATGATAAGTTAATTTATAGTATAGTTATATCAATAATATTTTACTATTTAGGTACTATATTTTCAGATAATTTATACAATAATGTATTTAATTTTAATAATAGATTTAAAATTTCACTAAAATTTAGTAAATAAAAAAATGATATAATAATATAATATAATATATTAAATAAAATAAATATGAGTTCTACTGCTAAAAAGGTTGAAACTAAATATAAAAAATATGAACTTCTAGAGCATATTCAGTCTTTACCAGACACTTATATTGGTTCAACAGAATTAACTAAAATTAGGACTTATATTTACAGTTCAGAAACAAAAAAAATGGTTGAAAAAGAAATCACTTATATTCCCGGTTTATTAAAGATTTTTGATGAAGTTATTGTTAATGCTATTGATCATTCAATGCGTTTAAAATCTGAGTCAAAAGAAAATATTAAACATGTTAAAAATATCAAAATTTCTATTGACAAAGACTCTGGTGAAATAAGTGTTTTTAATGATGGAAATGGTATTGATATTGAAAAACATAGCGAATATAATGATATATGGATTCCAGAATTAATATTTGGAGAATTACTTACCTCAACAAATTATGACAAGACACAGGAAAAAACTTGGGGTGGTAAAAATGGTTTTGGTGCAAAACTAACAAATATCTTTTCCAAAGAATTCATAATTGAAACTGTTGATCACTATACAAAAAAAATATACACGCAAAAGTTTTCAAATAATATGAGAGATCGTAATAAACCCACTATTAAGTCATCGCAAAAACAACCATATACTCAAATTACTTTCAAACCTGATTATGAAAGATTTGGGTTAACTGATGGAATGACAGATGATATATATGATCTATTTATGCGAAGAGTTATCGATGCTTGTGCTACAACAAATAAAGACGTTTCTGTATTTTTCAATAATGAAAAATTAATGATTAAGGATTTTGAAAAATATGCAGAATTATTTGTTGAAAAAACTGAACAACCTTTAGTATATGAAGTATGCAATGATAGATGGGAAATTGTTGCTACTTTATCTAAAACAGGTATTCATGAACAAATTTCATTTGTAAATGGCATTAATACAATTCGTGGAGGTAGACATGTTGATTATGTTACTCAAAATATTATTAAAAGACTAGTTGATTTAGTTCAATCAAAAAAGAAAAAAACTATTAAAGCACAACATATCAAAGATAATCTTATTATATTTGTTAAAAGTATTATTGTTAATCCTTCATTTGATTCACAATCAAAAGAAACATTAACAACTCAAACAAGTAAATTTGGTTCTAAATGTGAACTAAGTGATAAGTTTATTGATAAATTATACAAATCTGGTATTGTTGATAAAGCTTTAAGTTTAACTGAATTTCACGAACAAAAAAAACTAGTCAAAACAGATGGGAAAAAAACTAGTAAACTAATTATTCCCAAGCTAGATGATGCTAATAATGCTGGTACTAAAAATAGTTCTAATTGTACTTTAATTTTAACTGAAGGAGATTCGGCTAAAACTATGGCTATTTCTGGTTTAAGTGTTATTGGAAGAGATAATTATGGTGTTTTCCCACTTCGTGGTAAAGTTATGAATGTTAAAGATGCTAGTTTACAGAAAATTTCAGATAATGCTGAAATTACTGCTCTTAAAAAAATCCTAGGTCTCGAACAAAATAAAAAATATAGTGATGTTTCAAGTCTAAGATATGGTAGTATTATGATTATGACAGATCAGGATCACGATGGCAGTCATATTAAAGGATTATTATTTAATGTATTTCAATCTTTATGGAATACATTATATAAAATTGACGGTTTTATGACTTCAATGCTAACACCTATTATTAAAGCAACAAATACCAGAACTAAAGAAGTTATTCCATTTTACAATATGAGTGATTATGAAAAATGGAACAAATCTAATAGTACTGGTAATTGGAAAATCAAGTATTACAAAGGATTAGGTACTTCAAGTGATGAAGAAGCAAAAGAATATTTCAGAAATATGAAAAAAATCACATATACTCATTCTGATAATTCTGATGAGAAAATTGATTTAGCTTTCAATAAAAAAAGAAGTGATGATCGTAAAACCTGGTTAATTAATTATGATAAAAATGATGTACTTGATTACACAAAAGACAAGGTTAATTATGATACATTTATTAATAAGGAATTTATTCACTATAGTAATAGAGATTTAGAAAGATCAATTAATCATTTATGTGATGGATTAAAGGAAAGTACAAGAAAAATCTTATATGCTTGTTTTAAAAGAAAACTTTACACTAATGAAATCAAAGTTGCTCAACTTGCTGGTAATGTAAGTGAAGTCACTGCATATCATCACGGTGAAAATTCTCTACAACAAGCAATTATTGGTATGGCTCAGATTTACGTTGGTACAAATAATATTAATTTACTATCTCCCAATGGTCAATTTGGTTCTAGAATTCAAGGTGGAAGCGATGCTTCATCGCCAAGATATATTTATACCTTAATTTCTCAATTAACTAAATTAATATTTAAGGAAGAAGATAATTGTATTTTAAATTATTTAAATGAAGATGGACAAGTTATTGAACCAGATTATTATATTCCTATTATTCCTATGATATTAGTTAATGGGGGTGTTGGTATTGGTACTGGATTTTCAACCAATGTTCCATTATTTAATCCATCAAATATTATTGATTCTTGTTTAAATATTTGTTCTGAAATAGAATCAAATAAAGTTATAGTAAAATGTGAGGATGATCTATTTAAAATTTATTCAATTATTGATAATTTAGTTATTAATGATTTTACACCATATTATTTAGGTTTTAATGGTAAAATTGAAAAAAATGAAAAGGGTTTATATGAAAGTAGAGGAGTTTATAATTGGATTGATGATACTACATTACAAATTACTGAATTACCTATTGGTTCTTGGACAGAAGACTATAAGGAGTTTTTAGAAAGTTTAATTTTAAATAATCAATTTAATCTAAAATCATTTGAAAGTCATTATACTGCTAAAAATGTAAACTTTATGTTATATTTTACACCAGGTTCTAGAACTGTTCATAGTAATACTTCTAAATTTGAAAATAATTTTAAATTAGTATCAACTAAAAATTTAAGTATTAATAATATTCATTTATATAGTGAAAAGGGTTCAATTAAAAAATATAACAATACATCTGTTATTATTAAGGAATGGAGTAAGATTAGAATTAATAAATATTATCTTAGAAAAAATCATCAAGTTAAAAACTTAGAAAACGATTATAATATTCTATCTTCTAAAATTAGATTTATATTAGATGTTATTGCTGGTAATATTAAGATTATGAATGTTAAATTAGATGTAATTGCAAACAAATTAGTAGAATTAAAATATCCTAAAATTTATAAAGATTCTGATAATACTACTGATGATAATGAAAGTGATTTAATTAAAGGATATAATTATCTTATTAAAATGCCAATTTCGCAATTAACTCTAGATCGCAAATTAATTCTTGAGAAAGAAGTTGAAGACTTAAAAAATAAATTAGATTTACTTAAAAATATATCAATTAATAAAATTTGGAAAGATGAATTAGAAATATTAAAAAATAAGTGGATTGAGCATCGTGATTATATTTTAAATGATTATTTAAATGACAAAAATAATGTTTCAACTACAAAAGCTACTAAAAAAAAGAAAAAATAATATTGTAAATATATGTTATATAGTCGTGAATTCCATATTTAATTATCTGATTTTTATTATCTAGAGAATAATACCATTTATAAGGCAAAATCAAACTTTGATCTTTTTTAATTTTTATTTCAATTACTATATCATTTTTAGTAGGTTCTTCATATTTTATTTTTTTAGGATTACTTATAAATATAGTCGTATCATTTTTTGCAAAAAACAGTGTATATTTATTATTTGTTCTGTTCCAAATATTATTTTTTTTAATTTTACTAATTAAATTAAACTTAAATATTTTATCAATATATTCTCTATTTATTTTATTTTCAATTATAATAGGTTGTTTTGATAATAAATTATCAATACTTAAATTTTCTTTTTTTACTTGTAATAATACTATTTCTTCTGGAAAAATTAGATAACATAGTGAATATATTATAATAATAATTAATACTATAGCAAGTAAAATTTTTTTCATTCTTTTATAATAATATATTATATATATAATAAATAATTTATAGCGAATTAATAATATAATAATATAGTAATATGAGAAGTATTAATAATTTAAATCTTATTAAAGAATTAGCTGAAAATACTTATAAAGAAGTAAAAAAGAAAAAGAAAAAGAAAAAATACAAATCTAAAGAAAAAGATATTGTATCTGAAAAATTACAAGATAATAAAGATACAATTGAAAAGTCATCATCTTATACTTCGATAAAACCGCCTATTACTCAGAGTGTGCAAACGGGAGGAATGGTACCAGAGGAAAAGCTAATGACAGGGCTACCAATGGGAGGAATGGGAGCGCAACCAATGGGAGGAATGGGAGCGCAACCAATGGGAGGAATGGGAGCGCAACCAATGCAAACAATGCAAATGGGAGCGCAACCAATGCAAACAATGCAAATGGGAGCGCAACCAATGCAAACAATGCAAATGGGAGCACAACAAATGCAAACAATGCCAATGGGAGCGCAACCAATGCAAACAATGCAAACAATGCCAATGGGGATGCCAATGGGGATGCCAATGGGGATGCCAATGATATCATCTACACCATCTCAAGAAAAACCATCTCAAGAAACACCATCTAATGAAAATAAAGAGGGTTTTTTTTCAAAATTAAAAAAAAAATATTATGACAATATAAATAATAATACAACTACAATAACAAAAAATTATACAAAAAGAGTATATGATCCTATAACTAGTACTATTATTAAAACACCAGATTATCCTAGTGATCCACTTCAAATATTGCCTTTATCATTGCCTTTTCATATAACACAAAAAAATTTTGAAACAACTGATGAGTATAGTTATTCAAAATCAGATTTAAAAGATAAAATAAAAGATATTGAAAAAAATTTAGAAAATCAAGGTATTCACGTTGGCAATAGACAAGAGAATTTAAAATTTGATAAAAGAAAAAGATTAGAAAAAAAGGATGAAGAAAAAAAAGGATTGGATAGTCACTGGATCGCAATTGCTAAAACACTTGGTTTATTTATTAGTAAAATGATTGATATTATAGAACGATTAATAAATAGCAGAGGTGTTATATATATATTAGCAATAATATTAATGTTTATTTTAGCAATAATGTTTGTTGTATTTATTGTAAGATTATTTACAGGTGGAGGAGGAGGTAGTGATATGGAAACAATAACATTGTCAAATGAAATAAGTTTATCTAAATATTGTAAAGAAAGTGGAGAACCCATTAATTTAAATTTTTGGGACTATTTATATAATCCAACAAAATCTGCTAAAGCTAAAGCAAAAGAATATTTTGAAAAAAATAAAAATGTTTTTAGACCATTAAGAAATTATTTATATACAGCAAGAGGTACTGTTGATCAATTATTAACATCTACAAACTTTAATAAATTGGATGATCAAAGTTTGAAGATGGCTACTAAGTTTAATCTTGAACCACCTGAACAACCATCTGCTGCTGATGCTCCTGGTGCTACTAGTGCTGCTGATGCTCCTGGTGCTACTAGTGCCGAAAGTAGAATAAATAGATATGATAATATAAAATATATCTATACAAAATATTTTTTTACAGGTAAATACTGGATAAGAAAAAATTATGATTCTACAATTCCTACACCTCAAAATTTAACTACAGCAAATTCATTTTCAATTAATAGTATTACTGATGACATACTCAAAAATAAATTAAAGAATTTTTTTAATCAAAAAGTGGAACACTTTGATTTAGAACAAAATGACATTGACAAATTACAAACAGATTCTGATAAAGATATAAATGAATTAAATTATATATTTTCACAAGATTCTGATAAATGTTATTTAAATTTTAATGAAATATTGTATCATTATTTAAAAAAAAATACTAGTACTCATAAATTAATTGATAAATATATATCTTTAGATAAACCAAAAAATTTTGATATAATAACTATAAATAATGAAGAAGATAACATACCACCTGAAATTAAAAAATATAAACTTGATGGGAAATCATTAGATGATACTAATATTATAACAATTCCATATAAAGTTTTATATGATGGGGATGATCAAAATACAAATAGTGTTTTTAGATATGTAAGCGATTGTGACAATAGTTACTATAAAAATATAGGTAAAGATAGTATAACCAATTTATATGAGAATAACTCGACACAAGGCCAAGAAAATAATTGTGTAGCTAAATAAAAATAAAAATGTAAAATAAAATAGATATTAATAATATTAAATTATATTAAATAGAGAGTATATATCAAAACAATAATGATACTACCAGAAGAATCAACATTTTATTCTAATAAAGAACTTAAACAAGAAGATATTGATATTAGAGATAATTGTTATTATGAATCTAATAAAGAATTAAGTAGTAGACGAATATCAAGTGCTAGTGAAAATACAAAAATTGATGAATGTGATAAACGAATTGCAATTACGTATAATTTATATGATGATATAGAGGGGTGGAATTATAACAAAATTAGTAAAGATACTATAAATTTATTAAATAGTGATACACATAGTTTATGTGTAAGTAGTAATCCAAATTGTAAATTAACAGAAAAAACAAATTGGAAAAAAAAAGATCCTATTACTGGTAGTTGTGTAACTGTAAATATAACTGATACGACAAGTGTTTCTCTTCAAAATGGAAATACTTATGATAATAATTATGACAAAGCTTTTGTAATAAATAAAGAGTCTAAAATTAGTCAAAAATTAGTATGCGAAGAAAGATGGTATGACTGGTTTACTATTCCGGATTATCATTATGGAAACAAATATTCACTTGGTGTTGATCAAAATGGAGAAATATCTTCTTTTAATTATTGTTATCAAGGTTATATTTTAACAGAAAATGGTAAATGTATTAAAAGATCAAAATTTGATTATGGTAAAGTAAAAAATTTCATACATTATACACCTTATGCTCTAATATTTTTATTAGGATTAACAAAAGATGATATTATCGATTTACATAAAAAAGAAATGGAAAAAAATAAAATAAATTCGAACGAAACATTATATGATGAAATATACAATAATAAAGATATATTAAATTTAATTTATTTAGATATAAAAAAAGTAATAAAAAATAGCATAAATAAATTATTAAATGAACCATTAACTTATGTAAATATAGTTCCACCATATAATGATTTTTCTAGTGAAAACGAAATAAATTATAATCCAGAAATTAAATATCTAGATCCTATTTATTTAGAAAAAGCATATAATATTGCTATAAAAATTAAAGATATTAATAATGATATTTTTAAATTAAATGAATATAAAAAACAGTTAGAAGAAGTTTCTGGTTTAAAACAGAATAGCGTAGATTTTAGTAGACAATATGCATTTTTACAAAAAGCCTGCAGTATATGTTTTTCTATTCCTAAAAAAAAAGATAAAATGTATGATATATTTGATAAATATAGTTCAAAAATTATAGAAAATGTTAAAAAAATAAATCAAAATTATAATTATATTGCAGTTCCAAAATTAACTGAAGTACAAATTTTAAAACAGTCTAATCCAAAAGATAATAGAAAAGATAATAGAAAAGATTATACTAATTTCTATCAACGAAATACCTTAACACCTGTGGAAATCGGAGATAATAAGTTACCTTTTAATAGTAAAACAGTTAATATTATTGGTAGAGGCGATAATAGTAATGCATTTGATATAAATAGTGGATTAGCAAATAATCTTAAAACTAAATCAGATATTGGAAACCTAATAAAATTAAAAAAACTTTTTATAGATATTGATTTAATTAATAATTCCCTTTCTAGTGTATTTATTAAAAGTTCTAATTTATTTATTTTAAGTATATTAATGTTAATATGGTTATTTTGTGTAATTTTATTATTGTTAAAAACATGGAAATATTTTGCCTATGTATTTAATTATATTATATATGGTTTTATATTTTGTATTTATGGATTTTTTGCTATATTTGCTTTAATATTTAGATATAAAGCAACAAATTTTAGAGGTGTAATACTAAAAGTACATAAAATGTCTTTACAGTTTCAATTAACAACTTTATATGCTACAAATTTATATAGTCATCATTCAAAAGGTTTTTTTACTAAATTAGTATTAATAATAGGTGCAATTTTGATAATAGTTTTAATAGTTAAAGAACTAATAAAAATTGGTAATATATTAAGTATAAAATCCTATCCACCTGGATATTCTTTACAACCACCTTATATAATTAAAAAAGGTGGCGGTGAAGAAGAACCTTTAGCACCAACAACACCACCAGCATCACCAGCACCAGCACCAGCAGCACCACCAGCAGCACCACCAGCAGCACCACCAGCAGCACCACCAGAATGACAACGCAAAAGCGGATACTCACATCTGTCAGGTGAACAAAGATTATCAACGGAAAAATATTAAGAATCGGGGATTAGAATTTTATAGAAATAAGAGAAGATAATTTTCAATTTAAAAAATGATAAATTTATTTTATTTTTTCTTAATATATGACGACAAATTATATATTTCCATCTGATGATATTTTAGAAGCAGGTATTGATGAATCTAACAGAGGTGGATTAATTGGGGAAGTAGTTAGTGCCTGCGTTGTATTAAAAAAACCAACAACAGATTATGATATTGATATTTATAATCAAATTAAAGATTCCAAGAAATTAACCAAGAAAAAAAGACAATTTTTATCAAACTATATTAAAGAAAATGCTTTGACATATGGTATCGCGAGTGCATCACTAAGTGAAATAAATGATATTAATATTTTAAAAGCAACGTTAAAAGCAATGCATAGAGCAACAGATATTGCTTATAAAAAAAACAAATTTGATAAAATATTAATTGACGGACCTTATTATAATGGTTATATTCCATCCGGTGAAGAATCAGAAATTATTCCACATACTTGTATAAATAAAGGTGATTCATTATATACTTGTATTGCTGCAGCGTCAATATTAGCAAAAGAACAACATACTCAAAATATAATTGATCTTGTTAACGAAAATAAAGAATTAGAAAAATATGATCTCTTAAATAATCAAGGTTATGGAACAAAAAAACATTTATATGCTATAAAAGAATATGGTATAACAAAATGGCATAGAAAAAATTATAAATGTTGTCAGTAAAAATAAAAAAATGATTTATATTATTTTATTTTTAATTAATAAAAATGGTTCAAAAATTAGCAAGAAATTTTAACTATATTGTTTTAAATTTATCTAAATTTGATAAAACAAAAAATTTAAAAAAAAAATTTTTCTGCGATTGTAATGTATATCCTTGTTATTGTTTATCTAATGGAAAATTTGAAAATAAATCATATAATGATTTTACAGAATATCTAGTTCAAAATAATAAAAAAATTACTAAAAATCAAAGCAAAAAAAACTATGAATATCTAATTAATCAATGGTTATTTTAAATTATTATTTATATTTATTTGTATGTATAGCAATTGAATCCTAGGTCTTATAACCAAATAATTTTTGCGTATCATAAAAATCAATTTTATTATAATACATTACGTATGTTGTAGCAACATCTTCAATTAAATAAGGATAGCTTTTGCAAAATTCATCAAAATGAAAAATATCATAATTTATTTTTTCCATTGTGTTAATTAATATATCACAGCATTTCAATGATATAAAATATATAACACCAGCATGGACCCCATATTTTAGGTCTAAATAAATATTTTTTTAATTCTTCTATATGTTAAATTAATACCATGTTTTGGATTAGATAATTCATTTATATTATTTTTATAATAATTTAACATAAAAGGGTCGTATGTTATTGTTTTTAAAAATTCAGTATCATGTAATTATATTATTTGTACTTGCAGTTACTGATTGTCCATAAAAATCATATTTATTTGATCTTAAAAAATTAACTAAATTATTTTCATTAAATATTAAATCATCTCCACAACGTAATACTACCTTCTTTGATATTAAAACATTCTTTTAGATATTTTAAAGATAAAACTAATTTTTTAAACAAATGTAGATAAGAATCTTCGCATTTTATGTACATAATATTATCAATTAACTTATATTTTTCATCTAAAAATAAATCGCCTATAATATAAATTACTTTCCATTTATCATAGTAATCTACATGTTTCAGACGAAATTCTTTTAAGTCTTGTTAATTTATGTTTTTCACAAGATAGTATTAGTATAATACCATCAACAATTCCTCCATATTTATTTATTAATACTAATTTATATATTCTTTAAATAAAAAATAGTACATTTCTTTATTTTTATAAAATTTTTAAAAAGCTTTTTAAATTTTTAAATTTTTTAAAGAAATGTACTATTTTTAATAGAATGAGTAATATTATTATAGGTACGGGTATAACTGGATTATATCTTGCTTATAAACTTATAAAAAATAAAAATACTAATTCAGAAGATATTATCTTATTTGAGAAATTAAGTAGAATAGGCGGTCGTATTTATACATATAAACATAAAAATTATAAATATTCTGTTGGGGCTGGTAGATTAGGAAAGAAACATAAATATGTTATGGAATTAATAAAGGATTTTAATCTTAATGATGAAATAATAAATATAAATAAAGATAAAAAATATTTTATAAATGGTAATTTGTTAGATGAAAAAGGTTTATTAAAATATCATAATTCAAAATTTAAAAGTTTAAATGATTTATGGAAATTTGCTATTTATAAAAAAACAAACGTAGATGAAAAAAAATATAATTTACATAACTATTTCTCACTTATTTTAGATTCAAATGAAGTTAATTTATTATATGATTCTCTTGGATATATATCTGAAATGTATGAAATGAATGCATATAATGGTTTATTAACATTACGTAAGGACTTTGATGTCGAAAACAATGATTTTTTTATTTTGAAAAGTGGAATACAAAAATTATGTGATGTTTTATATGACTATTTAAAAGAAAAAAATATTAAAATAATGTTTAATCAATCATTAGAAGATATAGATAATGTAAATAAAATTGCTACTATAAATAATAAAAATTATTCATATAAAAATTTATTTTTAACAATTAAAAGACAAGATTACTTAAATATACCTTATTTTATTAAGTATGAAAAATTATTAAATAATGTTGATGATGGAACATTATTAAGAATTTATGCTAAATATAATGATGTATGGTTTAAAGATTTGCCTAAAATTTTAACGCAAAATAAATTACAATTTATAATACCTATTGATTATAATAGTGGTTTAATACAAATAAGTTATTCTGATAGTTATAATGCTAAATTTTGGAATAATTTTAAAAATAAAAAAGATATTATTAAATATTTGAATAAAATGTTAAAAGAAATGTTTCCTGAAAAAAATATAAAAGATCCAGAATGGATAACATTACATTATTGGGATGCTGGAGTTCATTTTTGGAAAGTAGGTATTAATCCAAAAAAAATGCAAAAAGAAATATTAAATACTTTTTCAAAAGATAAAATATTTATATTAGGTGAAACATATTGTGATAGACAAGCATGGATTGATGGTGCATTAGAAACAGTTGATAAATATCTTAAAAATAATTAAAAATATTTATCATAATTATAATCACCTGGGGAAGACCATCTTCCATATCTACCAATATGATTTATAACAGATTTATTTAAACATAATATTGGATAATTAAGTTTAATCATTTTATGTACAATACCCCAATCAGCTCCTTTATTCCATATTTTAATTACAAAATTTAAAAAAGCTATATCAAAAACCATATTAACACCACCAATTGATTGTTTTCTATAAAATAATTTATTTTTACTATAAATTTTGTTTTTATATGTATTAACGTGTGCATTTGTTGAATTAAATCCAGTTAATATTAATTTATTTGATTTATAATATTTTTTAGCTTTTATAAAAGTTTTTAATAATATATCTATCCAATTTTTTTTCATAATAACATCATTATCAATAGTTATTATCAAAATATTTTTTTTATTTTTATATCTTGATCGAATATTTTTAAGAAAATATACAAATGACTTATTTACACCATAATTCTTTTTTCCTTTTATAACCATAAATAAGTTTTTATCTAAGTTATTTAAAATATTATGCGTTTCCTTATTTTTAGAGTTATCATCGTATACATAAATTTTTTTTACTTTACTTATATCACTATTTAATAATGTTTTAATTGTTTTTGCAAGATATTTTGGTCTTTCATAACTTCTAATTAAAATTATTATTTTCATTACAAATAAAAAATGATATATCTACTTATTTAAAATATTAATAATGTCATTTTATCTGAAAATTATTTTTGCATTAATGGGGTTTTTCATTAGTAGAATATTTTATCATACGCTTGAATTAAGCTAAAAAAAATGATATTATTTATTAGTTTTTTTTATTAAAACAAATATGAGTATTAATAAAGATATTCAATTGGGTTTATGTTGTCTTAACATTGAATTAAGAGAGAAAAAACCTACTATATTTTCATCTAGAAGAGTAACATTAAAAACATCTAGAAGAAAAGGGTATTGATAATTTAAAAAATAAAATTATTAATAATCTTAAAGATGTATTAAAATTAATGGATTGGAATCAAGAAAATGGTATCAAAGTTTTTCGATTAAGTAGTGAAATGTTTCCACATTATTCGAATTCAAAAGCAGAAGATTATACTCTTAGATTTTGCAAAAGATTTGTTAAAAGAAATTGGAGATAAATCTAAAAAATTAAATCAAAGATTAACATTTCACCCTGGACCATTTAATTGTTTAGGAAGTCCACATTTAAGATGTAATAGAACATACTATATGTGATTTAAAATATCATGCTGATATATTAGATTTAATGGAGTTAGATGAAAATTCTGTAATGGTTATACACGGTGGTGGAATATATAATAATAAAGAAAAAACAAAGAAAGATGGTGTGAAAATTATTTGAAATTACCAGAGAATATTAAAAAACGACTAGTTTTAGAAAATTGTGAAAAAAATTTTTCGGTTAAAGATTGTCTAATTGTTTCAGAAAAAGTTAACGTACCTATTGTATTTGATACACATCACTATAGTTGTTATAATAAATTACATCCAGATGAAAAATTTGAAGAACCAGATTATTATATACCTAAGATATTAGAAACTTGGAATAAAAGAAATATTAAAGTTAAATTTCACGTTAGTGAACAAGGAAATGGAAAAATTGGACATCACAGTGATTATATTGAAGTATTACCAGAATATTTATTAGAAATTCCTAAAAAATTTGGACAACCAATTGATATAATGATTGAAGCAAAAATGAAAGAAAAAGCTATTATGAAACTTTATGACAAATATCCTTATTTAAATTGTAAAATTTAAAAATAACAGAAATTTTTTGTTAATTTATAGCAACCAAAATCATAAAATAAATGTAAATCATTATAATCATATAATGATCTATTAGGATAAATAATAGGAATTGGAGCAACATATAATTTTTCTGAAAAAAATCTAAAATGATTAAACATTGCCTTTTTATTTTAATAACACTGATTTTTTAAATAATTTTTAATATTGAATTTAAATATGAGAAGATTATTATTAATATTATTATCACTTAATAGTATTTTATCTTTTAATTTATTTTCAATTATATATCCTATAAAAAATACTTTTAATAAATTAAATAAAGATTGGAACTTTAAAAATAAATTATTTCCTTCAAATAATTTAAATGATTTTTTTATAGGTAAATGGTATTATTATAGTTATATAGATTTTATTGAAAATAAAAATAATATAATAAATAATCCTAATTATTTAGATAATAATATTGTTTTATCATTTTATAAATATTCAAGTGATAATATAAAAACTACTAAAATTTTTAATAAAAGCACTTATTTACTAAATCATTACAAAAAACAAAAAAGATATTATGACAATTATAAGCAATACAGTAAAAATGAAAATGCATATGTTAATAGAATATTAATGTTAAAAAATACAGATAGTAATAAATTATTAGATAGAAATGCAAATATATTAAGAACAATAATTGTGCGTCCTTATTATTGTAGTATTAGTCTAACGCCTTATATACCAAATAATACAATTGTTGATAAATTAAGAGATAAAACTAATCTAAATAATACAAACTACAATATTAGTTTTAATATATGGTTAAAAGAAGAGTTAAACGATACTTTAAGAACAGGTTTATATTTATCTTATGATGGTATAAATGGCAACTTAAAAGATTTTATTTTAAAAAAAGAAAATAAAATTAATAAAACAAATATAAATGATAAAATTAATTTAGACGAGTTGTCTTTAACAAATTATACTAAACCACAAAATATTAAGGACTTTGATAATGATACTACAATTAATTATATAATACTTAGAAATAATTGGTTAGGAAACTATAGAATACAATATTTATTACATAATAATACAGATACAAATCAGATAACTTGGGCCGCAGAACATAATTATTTTATAGCAATATCAAATAATGAAATAAATAAATATTATCAATTAAAATTTGATGATGGTATTTATATAAATGTCCCAAAAAATTTAAATTTATTTTCAGATAAAGATAAAATATATATAGAATTTGTATGTTTTTTTAAAAATGGAACAGGTATACAAAGATTTTTAGCCTGGGGAACTAAAAACGAAGGAGGTTTTAATACATATTGTAGTGATATATGGAATAATAAAAATAATATCTATATTGTTTAGAATCAATAAATAAAATGAATAAACTAGACAGCTTAGACCGCCCTGATTTATATTTTAGTTATTGGATCTTTTTTTGGATATTACTATCTATTTTATTAAAAAATATTCAATTTCCATTTATTGGATCGGTTTTTGCTTTATTGTTTCAATACTTTTATTTAATTAAATATTCTTGTGAAATATTTAATAATAAATATTATGTTATTTTTGGAAATGTAACTATGGTAATTATAAAATATTTATTACTATTATATGGTTTATTATTTCATATTAAAAATTATAATATTATTAATGATATTATAATAGGTTTTATACTATTTTTAATTTTTAATATTTATTATTATATTAATATAGGTGATATCTATTATATATTTAAATTAGATGATGTAAATATTCCTGTTGAAAGTGGTTTGCCTTGTAAAATTTATGAAAAATTATTTGAATTATTAGGATAATTTAATATATTTTGATATTTTATTATTTGTTTTAACAGGGTTATCAGACCAATTAAAATAGCTAATTTTATCATCAACAAATTTTTTTAATTTATTTTTATTAATTTTAAAATTTTGAAAACCTGTTGGTTCATTTAAATAATTATAAGTTTTAATTTTAACATAATTATCTTCTAATTTATTATCTGTTATGATTGCCAATTTAGAATTAAAATTAATATTTCTTTTTAAATCATTTATTATTACAAATGTTCCTTTTTTATAATAATTCATAACTTTATTATTAATATATATAATAATTGTTAAATATATATAAAAATATATTATATATTATTATTTAATTGATATGATTAGATTTTTTACTTTTTTAACGCTATTTTATAGTTCATATTGCTTTACTAATATTAATTATGCACCTGTTCTTAAAAAAAGTATTAGTGTATGTAAAATGCAGGAAAAATTAGAAAATAAACAATTTAATAAAATTGACAAGGATAAATCAGGATATATTGACAAAAATGAACTTGTTAATTTTTTTGGAAATGATAATTTAATTAAAATTGGTGATCTTAATAAAGATAATTTAATAGATTATCCAGAATTTGAAAGACTTGTAAATATTAATAAATTTGGAATTGAAAATAGTGGTAATTTATTTGTTAGAAATGCTATTAAATTTGGTTTACTTGATAAAAACTCTATTTTAGCAGATGGTAAAGCATCAATCTTTGTTGGCAATAAAGGATTTGATCCTTTAAATTGTGCAACTAATATGAAAACTTTAAAAAAATATAGAGAGGCCGAAATTAAGCACGGACGTCTTGCAATGTTAGCGAGTATTGGGTGGCCCTTTGCAGAATTATATCATCCTTTTATATCCAAACTTACAAAGAATGAATACTTACTATCTAGTAATAACAAAGTTCCTTCACTTCTTAATGGAGGTCTTGGAAAAATTAACCCAATTTTTTTCATGGCAATTATAATATTTACAGCGACTGTTGAATCGATTGCTCTAAGTAATAACTATAGAGATGATAGAATGCCAGGTGATTTAGGTTTTGATCCTTTAAAACTTTATGTTAATAAGGATCCATATAAAAAAAGAGAATTAGAACTAAAAGAACTTAATAATGGAAGATTAGCAATGCTTGCAATTACTTATTATGCTATTTCTGAATATCTTACAAATACTGCTGTTATTAATAAAACGCCTTATTTATTTAAAAGTTTTCTATAATTTCAACTAAATTTTCATTTTCAAAACAAGATAATAGTTTAATAATTTCTTCAATCCATAATTCAATACGATAATAATTATTATTATATGATTCTATTAATAATTTACACATTTCATACTCATTTTCGACTTCATTTAAATTTTTAGCATATTTAATATGCCATTTTTCTAAATAATGATAATAAATTTTTACTAGATTTTTTTCTTCTGTTTTTTCTAATGTTTTTTCAATATAAACTTCTCTAATTTCTTTTAAAAAATCAGATGGTTTTGGATAATAAATTTTAGTATAAATATTATCTAAGACACAATCTGGAAGCGAATCCCAAATAATATAAGGCATTTTAATTATTGGGTTTAAGAGTATAAAAATCATTTTTTTACTTATTTTGAATTATTTTAAAAAATTTTATATTATATAGAAATGAAAAAAACGAAGATGGAAATAAAGATTATTAAAATATTTAAAATATATATATTATATTTATATAAATGAGTAAAGAAAATCAAAAAGATTTTGCCAATCTATCTATATATAATAATAATAATAATAATTATTCATTATTGAAAATTTTTAATTATATAAAAAAAAATATTATAAAAAAAAAGAAAAAAATAAGTTCTAATGATATTGATGATTTAAGAGAACAACATTCAGATAACGAATCAGATAAAACGTTTTATGAAAAAAATTGTCCATCTAATTCATCAAGAAAAACAAATTCGGTAATTAGTAATAAGAGTAATCAAAGTAATAAAAGTAATAAAAGTAATCAAAGTAATAAAAGTACCAATACTGATAATTCTGGACCAATAACAAAATATACATCAAAAACCTTATATCGAAAAAGAATTAAAAGCATTGACTATGTTAGAGATAATGATGATGATGAATATAATGTTGTAATGTCTTATCAAAAATATATACCTAAAAGAACTGTAAGTGGTGGAGCAAGATTTGATGCAAATAGAATAAAAAAAAATTCTACTTAATAATAGAATGAAAATATATTTCAAAGATTATCCTGAATTTAAACCAAATATTACTCCAAAAGAAATGTTTGAAATTGGAATAATGGGAGGTAGTTATTTTAGAGAAATAAAATCTCCAAAAACAAAAAAAACTTATAAAAATCATCATAAAAAATTTAAATTTTTAAATAACATATCAAAAGAAAAATTAACAAAACAAATATATGATAAAAACATAAATTTTTATAAAGTCGAAGTTGGTACAAGTTATGAATTTTGGATGAGTAAAAATTGGATAAAAGAAGAATATGATCCTTATGGATGGATACAATGGTATTGTAATTTTTATCAAGGTAGAAGAACAGACGATGATTTACGTCAGATAAATAGATGGAAAAAATCAGCAGGACCAAAAGGTAGATTTAGAAATCAATTACAAAGAAAAATAAATGAGGTTGGTTCAAATAATGAAAAAATTTATCCAAGATTAAGACAAACTTTATTACATTGGGGATTTGATAGTCGAAAAATGAAAGTAAATAAATAATTTTTTTATATTTAATAATAACTTTTAAAAAATTGATTAATAATTATTGTTTTTTTAATAACAATGACAAGTGTTATTTGGGATTCGCTTCCTGATTGTCTTCTTGAAAATATTTATAGTAAAATTTATTATCCTAAACCATCTGATTTACTTAATGAAATAAAAAAATATGGAGAAATTAGAGAATATATTTACTATATTAGAAAAATTGATGATACTGATTCTTTCTTAGAACTATATTACGATTTATTAGTAGTTTATCTTTCCAATGAAATAGATAAAAAAGAACCTGTATCTGTTGATATTAATAATTTATCTATAGATGCGATTAAAGTTTTTAAAGAATATGCAGATGATTTAAAATATATTAGTGATGAAGAAATAGATTATACATTATTTACATATATTGCATTTCTACTATGTAAAATTGATACTTACTATTTAGAAAAAATTATTGACCCTATTATTTATAGTATAAAAGAAGACGAAATTTATAGACTAGGACATACTACTTATATGGGTGATAACAATATATAAAGACATAATAATTATATTTATGTAAGTATGAAAAATTATCTATTTTATATTTTTTTATTAGTTAATATTTATGAATCATTATCATTTGTACCATCAAATTTTTATAAAATTACGCAAAAAAGTAAATCTTCTTTAAATTTAAATAAAAATAGAAATAATTTATTTGATTTATGTGAAAACAAAAATGAAAGAGTTTTCAATTATAATATAACTGTATTTAATAAACCAGAAATAGTTTATTATGAATGGTTAAATTTTATATGGTATAATTATTATACATTTGATATTGTTGAAGGCGATTTATATGGTAATAATTCTATTAGACAATTCAGTAATTTAAATCAAAAAATTATTGATGTATCTTATCCAAATTATATTAAATATAAAGAAGTTGAATTATTTAATTTTAAGTATACATATGGAGAAGTTTTTTTTAATAAAACAGAAACAAATGATACTATTATAGAATGGAAAATTAATAGTAATAGTTTTATACCATTTATTGATATTATTTATGATAAATTAATTGATTCACAATTAAAATATTTAAAAAAAATTATTGATAGGAAAAAATATCAAGGTTATTTACAATAAACGAGATAAATAATCTCTTTGTTTAAGTGCTATAGCCATTAATAAACTAATTACACCAATAGTTAAATGTACACCATGATTAAAGCAAGGTTTAATATTTAGCATTTTGCCTAAATCACAATGTTGTTTATGAGTTGCTAAAGACCAAAATAAGCCATTAATTAATAAAATTATTATAAAAAAATTATATAATAGTTCCATATCTATTATTAGTTAATATTATAATTTATATTATGGTTTTTTATTCTATATTACATACTTCTCTACAACGATCAATATATCCATATCCTTCAAGTCTATTTTTTATAATTGTATATTCATCGTCTGTAAGTTTATTTTTCACTTGCTCGTCTCCATTCAATATAGAATCTACAGTATTATAAATATTAAGTATATCTCTACAACTATATTTTTTATTATAACTTTTTGTGTCACAATTTTCTAAATTTTTATCTATCGGATCTGGACCAAAACGTATCCAAGTAGTTTGAAAGGGGTCTGGACTACAAATATAATCTTCTGTAAGTATATCATATTGACAACTATTTGTTCTTGAACATCTATCATCATTTATATTATTATCATCTGAATTTAGAACTAAAAAATTCTCTAAATTATTATTTAAAATAAATATTATTAATATTATAATTATAAACAACAATATACCAAATAAAAGTAAGTAAATTTTCATCAACTTAATAAATTAAAATAAATGTAATTAATAATTCATTTTCTATAATTAGTTGATATTAATCACATAAGTTTTCGCAATTATTTATTATATCATTATTAGTTAATATAATAATTTATATTTGATATATTATTTTTTGTTATTAACATATACGTTGACAATAACTAATTATATCGCTTCTACCCGTTGCGCGAACAACTTCCTGTATAAATGAACCTGGATCGACACCTGGTCTATAACCACCAAATACCAAACCGATATCATGTATTATCTGACCACACGAACGTGTTGTTCCACCGGGCCAAGTAAAACTAGAATGGCATTCAGTTGGCGCAGAAGGGGCAGGCGGAGGCGGAGGTGGGCCAGTGTACACTGGTGCTGGCATTGGTGCTAGTGCTGGCGGCGCTGGTTGGACGTATGATATATGCGGACGGTGGGGCGAGGAGGGGCGGGCATAGAAAGAGGGTGGTTGTGTTTCTGGTTCTATACATGACGAACCATCGCCACCACACACACCACATTCATCAATTACAGATGTACCACCGCACGTACCATTACAATCCTTTTGCACCGTATTACCTAAACTATCACAATTACAATTATTGCCACCTTGACCAGGACAACAACCTGTTTGCAAATTTGTTAAATGACAATCTTTTCCTAAAACAGTTTTTCCTTGATTAAAAATATAGGTTCTTCTTTCTTCACATTCGGAATCAAAATAATAAGAAGCGCTATTACAATCTTTATGCCATAATATATCAGTGCAATCAGTACTTGTACATACTTGGTTTAATTCAGGTACAGGCAAATCTATAGTATCTGTAATTTTATTATTATCAGTATTCAAAACAATAAATCTTTCTAAATTATTATTTAAAATAAATAATATTAGTATAATAATAATAAATAGTAATATACTAATTAAAGTTAAATTTAACTTCATACTTAATAAATTAAAACAAAATTAATTAATAATTTGAATATAAACTATCTTTCCAAATTTTTGTAACTGGTAAATTACTATATTTTTTAATATCCTTAAATTTTAAACCCCAGGGACAATATTTATGAATATTGCCGAATAATGTTTTATTTTTATAATGCATTTGTAATAAACAAGCAACAACTCTTTCTAGTGATCCTCTATTATATCTAGTTAAAACTAAATTTAATAATTTACTAATTTTATATTTATTATTTATAAATTTTAAATAATCATATTCAATCATACACATACATCCAAAACAACCTTTCCATAATTTTTTATTTTTATAAAAATTGTATAATTTTTTATTATTAAATTTTTTTATCATTTTAGTTTCATCTTTAATTTGATCCCAAGTATGTTCAAATTCCCATAAAAATTTATATTTTTTGAATTTTAAATTTAATTTTTTATTAATAAACACAGAATCGTGTAATATAATAGCTTTATCAAATAATTTATTTTTTAAATAATAAAAGTAAGGAAGTAATTCGCCTCTTTTTGGATATTTACTTTTAATTATAATAGTATTATATAATTTTTTTTTCCTAATTAATTTAGACTTACTATTATCGTCTATTATTAGTATTTTATTTTCAGGATAAAATTTACGTATACAATTATAACATCTTATCCAATATTTGTTTCTATCAATTGTATCTACATTTCGTAAAATTATAAAACCTATATCAGACGACATTTTGTGTTTTCTATTTAATAACTATTTAAAAAATAATTTAATTATTATAATATATGAAAGTATTATTATTAGGACATAAAGGTTGGATTGGTAAAAAAATAAGTGAAATTTTTACAGTTAATAAAATAGAATATATCACGACTAGATTAAGAGGAGAAAATCCCGAATTAAATAAATTTATTTTATATAATAATATTACACATATTTATTGTTGTTTAGGACGAACACATGGAACTATAAATAGTAAAACATATACAACTATTGATTATTTAGAAAACAAAGAGACAATAAAAGAAAATATTAATGATAATTTGTATGTTCCTTTACATTTAGCTATGTTTTGTGATAAAAATAATATTCATTTTACTTATATTGGTACCGGATGTATATTTGATGATATAAGTAAAAAATTCACTGAATCTGACTGTCCTAATTTTTTTGGTTCTAATTATAGTATTGTTAAAGGTTTTACTGATTTACTAATTAGAAATACAAATGCATTAATATTACGTATTAGAATGCCTATATCTTGTGATAATAGTGATAGAAATTTTATTACAAAAATAACAAAATATGAAAAAATATGTAGTATACCTAATTCAATGACTATTCTTGATGAACTTCTACCATTATCTGTTAAAATGATGGAAAATAATGAAAAAGGTTGTTATAATTTTACAAATCCAGGACAAATTAGTCATAATGAAATCTTAGAATTATATAAAGAAATTGTTGATCCTGAATTTAAATGGAATAATATGTCATTAGATGAACAAAATACTATATTATTATCAAAAAGAAGTAATAATTATTTAGATACAACAAAATTAACAAATAAATATAATGTAAATGATATTAAAACAGGAATAATTACTTGTTTAAAAAATATGTCTAAATTATAGAATTAATAAAAAAAAATTGATTTATATAAAAGTAATGATTAATTGTAATCATATCTAGTATGATTTGGGATTCACTTCCTGATTGTCTTCTTGAAACAATTTATAAAAAAATTGTAATATCACCACCGAAAAATCTATTGGACGATATTAAAAGTTATAAAAATACAATTGACTATATAAATGATAATTTAGAAAAAAATCAATTTGTTGGAAGATATAATGAATGGTTAATATTACTTTATATACTTAAAATATATTTTGAAAAAGAATCTCTAGAATATAGAACAATTAAGTTTATAGAATTTGAACAGTATATCGAAAATAATAACAATTTACAAATTAAATATCAAGGTGGATTTTATTGGATAAATAGATATGTTGCTAAAATGTCTATTAGTGAAAGAAACTCTTTAGTAAGTTGTTTAAATGGAGATAATTTGTAATTTTTTATATTAAATCATAATATAATTTCATAATTGCTTCCAGTTGTTTAATAATAATGTCTAAATTAATATTGTCTAAACAAGTATTAATTTTTTCACATTCCATATTATCAAGTATATCTTTTTGTTCTTTTGTTAAACGTAAATAATCTCTTTCTTTATATCTAGAAAAACTATTATTAAATTGTTTATACCATCCTTTATATTCAAATATACAATCATAATATTGTATAGTTAATGCATCAATATAATTATCTTTTTGACGACAACAAAATTTGTCATAATATGTTTTAATTTCATTTGCATATATATCAATTTCAGTATAATTACATTTTAATACATTACATAATAGTTTTTGTCTTTCATTATATAAATCATAAATATTTTTAATATTTTTATATTTATCTTTTAAGTATCTGATTTCTTTCTCTAAATAATTAATATTATTAAAATTATTAACAACTAAGTTTATATAATCATCTATTAATATATAATTACATTCGCTTACAAAATGATTTGTACTTCCACATTTATAACATTCATTATTAGAAGTTCTTAATTCATTTTTAAGAAATTTAATAGTATCATTATTTAATATTTCTTGATTGTATGACCCTCCTCTTACATTATCGATACCATAAATAGCCATATATTCTTTAACATATCTATCTTCGTCAAATGGTGAACTATTTTCTATTTTTTTATAAGATATAAAGGTTTGTATTTTTTAGTCCAAAAAGAACCAACGCCATCAATATGTTCTTGATATCTTTCGTTTACAATTTTATTTGTTTTTCCAACATAATATTTATTATCATTTAGTTTTAAAATGTAAATTGTAGTTGTCATTATTGTAATAATAATTTATAATATATAAATCATTTTTTATTCTATTACGATTTTTGCTTTAATTTCTTTTGACAATTGATCAAATATACTATCTTCTTCTATTATATAATTCCATCTATTATGCCAATGATAACAAAATGCACCTTTAAAATAATTATCTAATGTATATTTTTTGTCTGTTTTTTTAAAAAAAAGATCAAAATTTTCTTTTTCAATTACTGGATTATCTATCCAGGCAGGACTAAACCAACTACAAGGTAATACTAATATATCAATTGGTAATCCATAATTTAAATATGAATTTTGTGATCCCCAACCCCTTTTTCTTTTGATAACATATTCTATAATATATTTTAATTTATCAGATTTTTTTTCAAGCGAAATAATAAAACCATTTGCTGGATAATTTTGTTTTTCCCATTGAAAATAGCATATTTCATTTTCAAATTTAGAAAATAGTGGATCTAAGTTTCTTAAAAAAAAAGTATCTAGATCAAACCAACATCCGCCATAATTATATAATAATACTAATCTATAAAAATTGGATAATTCTTCAACACGTTTATTTGCATAAATAATATTAACATTTTCCATAAAAGTATTTTTCAATTCATTTTTTAAATTAAAATGTCTTATTTCACAATACTTATTTATTTCATTATTAAAATTATTTTCAATATTATTATCTAACCATAATATTATTTTATGTTTTTTATTAAAATAGTAACAAGACATAATTGAATATAAATGTTTTTCGCTTAAAATACCATTCCAATAACAATGAAAGTTAACAATGTTGTTATAATTATCATTCATATTTTTTGCAATATTTATTGTTTTATCATAATCAACAGTATTTTCAAAAAGTTTCATATAAATATTATAAAATTTATATTCTTAAATACTTATACAACATTCTGTATCTTGATCACAACTTTTAAAAGACATACATAAAATAATATAAAGTAGACTTTTATATAAAAAATGATAATTTATTAATTAATTTAAAATATAAAATGCTAAAAGACATTGAAGATATCAAACAAAATAAAGTAATTATTGATAATGATAAATGGAATCAAATAATTGATGAATTTAATAATTCTTATAATAATTTTGAAACTAGAAAAGATGTTATTATGTTTCAAAAAACTTTACAAAGAAAGTATAAGGTTTCGGTATCAAATTGCGATCTAATTAAAATTTATAATACATTAAATTTAGATAATATTAAACTAAAAAATTTAATTACTAAAAAAAAACAAAAATCTAATTCAGGTGTTTTAGTAATAACTGTATTAACATCTGCACATCCAGATTACGTTGATGAAGATGGTACTGTTAAAATTGGTAAATTTAGTTGTAAGCATGATTGTGCTTATTGTCCAAATGAAAAAGCACACGAAGGTAATAATTGGGTTGATCAACCAAGAAGCTTATTTATATTCAGAACCAGCTGTTTTAAGAGCAAATGAAATGATTTTGATCCAATAAAACAATTTAATGCAAGACTTATCAACTTTAATTAGAAATGGGACATAATTGTAGATAAACTTGAAATTATAGTATTAGGAGGAACATGGAGTGAATATCCTAAACAATATAAGATAGATTTATTACTTCAATTATATTATGCTGCAAATGTATTTATAATGTATATAAAAGAGATGTATGTTATCTTTAGAAGAAGAAATTAATTTAATGAAAATGAAAATATACATATAATTGGATTAACATTAGAAACTAGACCTGATACTATTACATTTAAATGAAATTAAAGAATTTAGAAGATATAATTGCACTAGAGTACAATTAGGGTTCAACATACACATAATGATGTTTTAAAAAAAATTAAAAGAGGTCATAATATCGAATGTGTATATGATGCTATTAAATTATTAAAAGATAATTGTTATAAAGTTGATATTCATTTAATGCCTAATCTTCCTGGATCAAGTTATGAAAAAGATAAAGAAATGTTAAATTCATCTTTATATGATGAAAGAATACAAGCAGATCAATATAAAATTTATCCAACAGCGATAGTTCCTTGGACAAAAATTAAAAAATGGTTTGATGAAGGAATCCTATATGTACCTTATGATGATTTTTATTATATAGAATTAATTAAAGATTTTAAACAAAAAGTTCAAAAATGGAAAAGACTTAATAGAATTATTAGAGATATTCCATCAACTTATATATCTGGTGGATATAAAGAAATATGTTAATATGCGTCAATTATTACAAGATGATATGAAAAAAAATAATTGGAAATGTAATTGTATTAGATGTAGAGAAATTAAAGATAATATAGTTAATGATAATGAAATTAAATTAGATATTGTACATTATAAAGCATCTGATGGTACTGAATATTTTATATCATTTGAAACTACAAAATATTTAATTGGATTTATTAAGATTACGATTAAATGATAATAATCCGAATTAGAACAATTAGAAATATTAAAAGATTGTGCATTAATTAGAGAATTACATGTTTATTCTAATCTAAATAATGTTGGTAATATATTGTGAATTCTTATCAACATAAAGGTTTTGGAAAAAAATTAATTGAAAATGCAGAACAAATTGCAATTAATAATGGATTATAAAAAAATGGCAATAATAAGTGGTACAGGTGTAAGAAATTATTATAGTAAAAATTTGTTTGAAGAATTTACAGAAAAAATTATATGAATATTCAAAAACATTAGAAACGTTTATGATAAAAAAAATTTATCCTTTTTTACTATTTCAATACAGCATTTATTAATATTTTTAAGTAATTCTTTTAAATTATTATCTAATTCCTTCATAATAAAATTAACTTAATATAAAAAATCATTTTTTTTAATAATAAGTTATTTTATCATTCCAAGATATTTTTTTTTTATTTTTGGAAATATTTTCACAATCCTTTAATTTTTCATAAGGAAAATTAATATATTTAAGATTAAATTTATTTAAACTAATATTATCTAATATTTTTTCAATAAATTTGTTTGAATCAAAATTATCCATATTACTATAATAAATTAATAATTTAAATAAGTCAATTTTTTAAATTATTACATAAAAAATAAATAATTATTATTATTAAATATGAAAATATTTATAAAATTATTATTATTATCAAATTGTTTATATTTTTCTAATTGTTTTACACCAAATATTGTACATTCAAAAATGAAATTAAATCTAAATTTTAATATTAATCCAAATAAAAATAAAATAACAAATAGTAATTTTTTAACTAAAAAGAAATTAAAATATTATTATATTTTAAGTCGTCCTAATAGTATTATTTATGAATTTGCATTACCATTAACAGGTTATTATTTAGTAAATAGAAATATAAATTTTATTACAAATCCTACGCTATTATTAGTTGCTATTCTTAGTGTATTAATAGGTAGAAATAGTATGATTATAAATGATTATTTTGATTATAAAAGTGGGGTAGATAAAAATAAAAAAGGTAAAGTATTAAATAAAGGTTTTCTTAAATCTGAAGATGTATTAAATTTTTCAAATTTACTAAATATGTTAAATTTTTATCTTATTTGTTTAATTGATAGTAATATAATAAGATTATTACTAGGTAATGCTATTGTTAAATTATATTTATATACACCACTATTAAAACCATTACCATTTATAAAAAATTTTATATGTGCTTTAACAATATCTCAATCCCTTATTATTGGTGGATTAATAAATTATACAACAAATATAGCAAATTTATTACCGGCTACTATTTATCTTTTTACAATGATAATGTGGCAGGAATTAGTTTTAGATATATTAGATATCAAATATGATAAAGAAAATAATATAAATACAATACCAGTTAAGTATGGTTATGATAACTCTAATAAATTAGCATTATCATATCTATTAATCGCAACATTTGTACCATTAGGTCTTTCAAATTTTTTATTTATTTTATTACAATTTCCTTTAATATCATTAAATATTAAAAGTATCCAAAATAATAAAATATTAAATAAAAATGTATTAAGTCTATCAAAATTTATTATGCTGCTATCTGGTATATTTTTTTGTCTTATTTAAATATAATTACTTGTTAAATCTGCTTTTGGCACTTCAGTAACTTCATAAACATCACTATTTAACATTGGTGAATTAAACTGCAATGTATTTGGAATTGCATAAATATCTCTTACTTTTTCTCCTACTATTATATTATCAGTTAATGGTATTTTAACATCATTATTATTATTAGTTGGTGTCATATAAAATTCCGATCTATGTCTATCTTTTTGTCTTCCAAATAATTTCCAACTATTATTACCAATATCTTTATTGTCTGAATTACTGGTAACATAAGCAACAAGTCTATATGTATCATCTACATTATTCGTCTTAATATACATATTTCTAGTCATTATATTATTAGCTAAATTAGTATGGTTATTTGTATCTGAACGATTTAATGGTGGATATAATTCGTCATATAATACTCTATAATCTCTATTTATTGTATCATTTCTATTACTTTTAAGTTTATTAAATTCTGATACAGACATACAAACTTTATTATCATATTCGCTTTGTAAAGAATTATATCTAGATAATATTTCATCATTTTCTTTTTTGTAATCAAAAATTTGATTATAATAATTTGTGTTATTTTCTTTTTCCATTATTAAGTCATTATTAATTGTACTATTAGATTTTTTAAAAAACTGATTTTCTTTTTTTAATTTATAATTATTGTAAAATAAATAAAATAAAATAATAAAAAATATTATTAAAATTGTTATAATAACATATATATTATAATTTTTGCTTGTTTTTTTAACCATATCTATATTAATAAGATTATTTAATTTACTTTAAAATGAATAAACCAATTTTGTAATTCCCAATATAAACTAAAATTAATATTGCTATTTTTACTATTTATATTATTTGCCAATGCTAATATAGAATCATAATCATGAATATAATAAAATCTTTTAATTGTATTATCTTTTAATTTCCAATCTACTAAATTTGGACCTATATTAAAATTTCTATAATCTTTTTCTGTTTTTTTTAATGTTGTTGTATTAAATGTTTTCTCTTTTGACCAAAATGATACTAATAATTCTCCATTTTGATTTAAACATTCCAATAAATTATTAATAGCTTGTTTTTGCATTTCTTCATTTTCTAAATGATGTAATACCGCAATTGATAATATTTTATCATATTTTAGTGTTTTATCCATATCTAATACATCAGAATAATATACATCAAGATCTTTTTCTTTACATATATCTAATAATTTATTTGAGATATCAAATCCTTTAGTTTTATATCCAAGACTATTTGCAAAAATCATATTTTTGCCATTACCACAACCCGATTCTAATAAGGTTTTATTTTCACAATTATTTGTTAAAAAATTAGTAACAGAATTCCATATTCTAACTCTAGAATTATCAAATGTATTCGAAATAATATCATACTGATTTGCAACTATTAGATTATGTTTATTCATTTAAAAACATAATCTAATAGTTTAATATATCATTTTTTATTAAAGAAGATAATAATGTTTAGTATTAATAAATTTAAATTATGGAGTATTTTTTTCAAGCAAAAAAGATTAATTTATAATAATTGGAAAAAAAAAACTAAAAATCGTGATAAAATTCATTATAATAAGTAATTTTATTATTATTATTTTTTAATTTTAACATTTTATTTTTAACTAATTTACATTTTTTATTATTTATTATATAACCTGATAAATTTTCATCACTACTACAACTACTTATACTATTTTGCAATATGTACATATCATTTTCTACAAAGGAATTATCAGTTCTATGTATTTTTTTTTTAGGTATAAAATTTGTTTTATTATCTAATTTCAAAGAATCAGATAAATAAATACTATTTATAAATATCAATAAACATATAAATTTATTTGACATTTTATATTATAATATTCTAAATTAAATAATATCATTTTTTTTTATGATAAACTAAAGTTATTTATAACGAGATTAAATAACCTTTTTAATAAATGAAATATCTTCATTTAATCTATTACTTGGTTTTTCTAAAATTATAATTGGTTTTTTTTCCAAAGCTAGTAAAAACTTTTTCATATCATTATATGATATTTTTCCTTCTAATATTGTTTCGTGTCTATCTACTTTACTACCTTTATCCATTTTACTATTATTATAATGTATTACCAAAATATCCTTATGATATTTCTTCATATTATTATAATAATCAACTAAATTATAACCGGAAGACCAAATATGTGCAGTATCTAAACAGATACCTAAGTTTTTCTTATCATCATTATCAAATTTGTCATAAAATTTGATAAATTTATCATACCCAACTAATAATTCTGTACCAACTCCGGCTGGTGTTTCAATTATTAGTTTCGAATTATATTTATTTTCTTTTAAATATTTTAATATATATTTAATTGCTAAATACATATTATTAAATCCATCTTCTTCTGTACTTGTAGTATATTTTCCAACGTGTACAACAACTCCTATTCCATTAATAATTTCGCAAGCATCTAGTTCTGCTATTAATAGTTTTATCCACCATCTATCTTGAATTTCTACATATCTTTTATTAATTTTTGTATTTGCTAAATTTATAACATATGATCCGTGAACAACTACTTTAAAATCGTTTTTATTACAGTAATTAATTATTTCTTTACTTTCCTTTTTAAATTTGTCTAGATCAGGTAAACTACTATTCATTGGCGAAGAGGCAAATATTTGAATAGCATTTCCATTATTAGCAGTAATTTTACTAATCGTATTTAATATGCTACCGTCTTTATTTATATGCGCCCCTATATAATTCATATTTATTTTCCTTATATATATTATTTATTATAAAATTAATTAATCATTTTTTATCCGTTATACAAGTACTTGAATCATAATCATTTGGCATATATTTATGAATATTATTATTTAAATCTATAAAACATTCTCTTTGTAATTTTTTTGAATATTTAAATACTGATCGTAAAGTTTTATCTGTTTCTAATAAACTTACAATAAGTGTATGTATTGGTGCATCACCATATCTATAATAAAATATATTACCAGTTTCATTTATTTTATTTAATATATTTTTAACTTTTTCAGTTTTCCAAAATTTGATATCAGTTATAAAAAAGTTGTTATAAAACATTATAGGCATATTTATATTAATTTTATCAGAAGTATATGGTGTATTATTAACTATATTATATAGTTCAGTGAATTTGTCGAATATTTCATGATCTTTTTTTATTTCTGCACTAACAAATAATTTATTTAGTTCTTCTTTTTTATCTGGAAACATTTCTCCAAATAATTCTTTCATATTATAGTTACAAAATCCACAATCTACATGAACAAAATTTGACATATAAATTTTATTTTCTTTTGCCAATAAATTAAATAAGTCATCATTTATTGGTTCTTCAATTATACTATCATCATCTAATCTCATAACATAATCATATTCTTCAATATATTTTGTAAAATGATTTATCCAAAAATTACACATTAGTCTGTATTTTACATTTCTCCAATAAGGAACTAATTGTAAATTTACAGATTTATTTAATTTAGTTATATCAATATTATCTGGTATTTTAAAATCATTATTATCAATCTTTTTAAATGTTATTAAATTTTTATTATCACCTCTAATACCTTCTAATATTTCCTGAATATCTCTATTTGTATAATCGCCTTCGTGTAAAATTATAATAGGGTATTTATATTTTTTATTAAAATTTCTAAATAAAAAGTATAAAGAAGTTTTAAGATATATTTTCCTTTCAATTGTATTTTGAGTTAAAATTAGAATAACACCTTTAACGGCAGTCATATTATATAAATTTATATTAATAAAATATTCTTATATTTATTTCTAATTTATCACTTTTTCTAAGTTTTTTTAATTGATATTATTTATTATTTTTTGGTTCTAATAAAAATAGTACATTTCTGTAAAAATAAAAAAATTTTGAAAACCTTTCAGAAAATTTTAAAAAAATAAAGAAATGTACTATTTTTAAATTCAATTATAAAATTAATTAAAAATTTGGTTTAAAATTAGCAAAAATAGTACATTTTTTTGCCCTTTTTAGTTTTTCCATATGTGAAAAACTTAATTTTTGTCGATAGCTTAATATGTACTATGCATATGTGTATGTGGATGATTTAATAAGTCTTGATATTTCTTTTTATATTCTTCAACTTCTTTTTCTTTTTGAATTAAAGTATATTCTAATGTTTCTTTAATAGAATCATTTTCTAATTTACATTGTTCATATCTATCCATATTATCAATTTTTTCTTTATCACTTTTATTAAGTTTATTTATATAATAACTATTATAATTATTAATTATTTCAAGATCTACATCATTTAAATATGTATTATAATAGGTAAATGAATATAACTGCATATCTAAATTTTTTAAGTAATTTATAATAAATTTACTATCTGAATATTTACTATTAGAAAAATTTGTAGGAGGATCAAATTTTTTATATAATTTGTCTAATGTTAACTTAAATTCATTATTTGTTTTATCATAAGATAAACATATCATTATATTTTTTTTTTCAAGTAAATTTTCATCAATATTATCTAATCTAAAATTATCATCTGGATTATTTCCATCATCTGGATTATTTCCATATTTAATTATAATATTTCTTTTACACGAATCTGGATTTGGATTTTCTAATTTTAATGAAATATGTGTATAACTATTACCATATTTAATTGGTAATTTAAATAATAAATTTTCTGTATTGTATTCAATCTCATTTATAACTATAAAAAATACAAGTGAAAATGATTCTATATTAACTTCGCTATTTGGTGTAGGAGTTTTTGTAAATTTATTTTGTTGTGGACCTTCTAATTGTGGTATTTTAATATTTGTTAGTTTACCATAATAATCTACAAATTGAATTGTATCATTCATTTTGAAATATGATAAATTATTATTTGCATCTGTTTTATCAAAATCTGAATTTTCATATTTTATATAATCAAACCATTTTAATGTATTATTATCAATATTTTTATTTGTATTATTATCTATATAATTAAAATTATTAATTGTCATTAAAATATTTTCTTTTAAAGGAATTTTTTCATTTAAAGTATAACTTGCTGGAATAGTATTATCAGTAGATGATCTAAATTCTGTATGTGGACAAACTGTTGCAGACACAGGATCGCTAATGCCATATGTTTGTTTATATTTTTTATCAATTTGTTCTTTTTGATCAATATACTCAAATGTTTTTTCTAATATCTTATTATATCTTTGTCTCTCTTCTAAACCACTCCATTCTTCTTCAGATATTAATAATGGTGAATTAGTAGTATCAGAATCTGCAAATTGTTCAAAATTTTTTTTTGTTTTTATAAAGTAATTATTATAAATTATAAAGATTAATGTTAAAAATAATCCAATAAATAATGATAATATCCATATTAATAGTTTATCTTTCATTGTAGTTTATATAATCCTCTCTATATTAATTAAATAATAATTTATTTATTAAAAAATATATAAGAATAAATGACAAAAAATAATTAAAATGAGTGAAAAAGTAGTTAAAAACAGTGATCCCGATGAAACTAATAGCATTCAATCAGATGATGATATTAATTCCGAATTACAAAATAATATCAATGGCATTTTAAGCAATTTAAGTAAAATGAATAAAAAAGGAAAAAAAAATAAAAGTGTTAAAATTGAAATGAAAAAAAATAAAAAAGAAGAAGTAGTTGAAGAAGATGATGACGATGATTCGTCTGATGATGATGAAGATACTTCTGGTAGCGAAGAGAACGAAATAATTGAAGAAGATGATGATGACGAAGATGATGACGATGATGACGACGACGATGACGACGATGATGACGAAGATGACGAAGATGATGAAGATGATGAAGATATGTTTGATACATCAGCAATGACATTAGCAGCCTTATTTCAAGAAACTTTTTATGATAGAGATGGTATTTCAATTGCAGATTCACTTTCTGGCATCGAAAAGGTTTTATATAAAATTTATAAATTAGAAAAACTTAAATTAAAATCTAAAAAATAAATTAATTTTTTTATGTTATATAAAAGATAATATAATAATATTTCATAATGGAAGAATTAGAAAAGTTTAAAATTTTTTTAAATGAATCTATAAATAAATATTATAAAAATTATAATATAAGTGATAAAGAAAAAGAAATTATTGAAAATACAAATTTTAAACCAATAATTAATACCAAAATTAATACTAATTCTTATTTTATACTCGAAAATAAAGATATTAATATTAATTTTTCTAAAAATGAAAATTACAATATATCTGATTCAATAATATCTACTAAAATATTTAATGATATAAATAACAATATAACATCTATTAACAAATTAGATTTATATGGGTTTGAATTTAAAACTGACGATAATGCTAATATTATATTTAGCTTAAACAATAATAATTATGATATAAAATATGAGATTAAATTACAAGATAAATATATATATATTGATAATAAAAAATTAGAAAAATTTAATAATAATACTTTATTTTATGTTTATATTGATAAAACAAAAATAATAATGATAATTGATAATAAAATTATATATGAAATACATAAAAAAAATATAGATTTATATCTAGATATTATAATATTATCTGCTTGGACAAAAATATATAATTTAAAAAGAATATTGACATCATTTATTTATTTAAATATAATTAATGATACTCAAATAAAATTATTAAATATTGATGACAATATTTGCTATAATGAAGAAGAAAATTATTTAATTAAAAATACTAATGATAATAATAATGGAATTGCTAGATTAAAAATACAAATATATGATAAAAATATTGGTATAAAATTTAATATCAAAACTGATGATAAAAATATTAAAATTTATATATCTAATTATTTATCAAATAAAAATAATAATAATAATTATTATTTAGAAATTAATAATAAAAAAGAACTTTTATTATATGAAAATTTATTAATAAAATGTATATTAGGTAAATATAATATAAATGACGAAATAATAATTAATATTAATACAAAAAGTCAAATAGAATTTATTAGAAATAATAACTTATTATATAAGTCTGAATGCAATAATATCAATATATATTTAGTTGAATTTTTATTAATTGATTATAATGCTATGATAAGTAATTTATTATGGAGTACAAATATTATTAATTATATTGATTTAAAATATGAAAAATTAATAAAATTTACTGATAACAAAAATTATAAAATAGAAAATAATACTATTAAAAAAAAGAAATATGATAATTTTTCATATGATAATTATATATCATCAGAATCAGTTATAAAATTAAATTATAAGTATAATATTAAAGGTTTTGAATTTAAAATAATTTCAATACACGGCAAGGGTTTAGTAGGATTTACAAAACAAAAAAAATATAATTTGTTTAATAATAATCATAACATAGAATTTGGTTTTTATTTTATTCCTAATATGCGAGTAATGATATATGAATGTAATGGTTTATTTAAAAAACACGTAGGTGGATATAAATTTAATGATAAATTTCAAATAAGATTAAATTCAAATAATGAAATAGAATATATAAAAAATAATATTTTATTACATAAAAGTGATAATTTAATAGTATTTAATTCAAATTATTATGTTAATATTTTTATGAATGATTCAAATTTAGAAATAAAAAATATTAGATGGCTTAATTTAGAATGTTATGAAGCAATTGATAAAAATGTAAATAAATTAATAAATTTAACTAGTTATAATCATAATTATTTAGAAATAATTGAAAATAATGTGAATAAAATTACCTGTGATAAAAATACATTTGTTATATCTGATAATTTTGTTGATTTTAATAACATTAAAGGTATTGAATTTCAAATTTGTTCAGCTTATAAATCAGCTTTTATTGGACTAAATAAAATTGATAATAATAATATAAGAAATATTAACTATATAAATTATTCAATTTATTTAACAAACAATAATAGAATTTTAATATATGAAGATAATGAAAAAATAAAACACGTTGGTGGTTATAATATTAATGATATATTTCAAATTAGATTAAATAATAGAAATTATATTGAATATATTAGAAATAGTACACTATTATATACATCAAAAAAATCTTTTGATATAAATGATCTTTACTTATTTCATTTATTGATTTATGATATTTATTTTAGTATTAAAAATATTAAATGGATAGATAAATACAATTATTTATTAATATGTACACCAATGCCTAATGAAATTATTAATCCAACATCAATGTCTTATGATATTACATATAAAGATAATTGTATTTTCAAAAAAGGAGAATCTAATTGGTATTCAAGTGCAATATCGGAAAAAGGTATATTTTTTAATAATAAAAGTAAAGTTATAGGATTTGAATTTACGATTTTAAATGAATATAAAAATTATATAATTGGATTAACACAAAAACATAAAGACTTTTCTTGTTGTTTTGTTAATATAGATTATAGTTTTTATTTATTAGATAATAATAATATATTAATTTATGAACAAGCAGCAGATAAAGGTAATTATGGTAAATATAAAAAAAACGATACTTTTCAAATAATATATGATTATAATAGTAATACTATAATTTATTTACATAATTATAAAGAAATATATAAAAGTTTTATAAAATGTAATAATGAAATAGAATATTATATTGATATCAGTTTATATAATGATGATTGTTGTATAAAAAATTTAAAATGGATTACTTTAGATAATATTAATTATAAAAAAGGTTTTAGATGTAATTTACAATAAAATAAAAAAGTGATTTTTATCACCTTTTTATTTTTTTTGAGTTATTTTTACTCCTTAGTTGCCTTCCACGCCTCTCCAACCTTCCTCATCAAGTCCTGACGAGAGAGTTCGGGAAACTCTTCCTTGATCAGGGGCATTTGCTCCTTCACAAAGATGTTGTAGGCAGTCGGTTCACGCTTTTTCTTGGGTTCCTTGTCATCTGACTTCTCATTTTTTGCCTTCTTTGGCTTCTTCTCAGTTTTCACCTTCTTATCAGAAGAGATCTCGTGATAAACCTGAGTAAGAATCTTGCCAAGCTCAGCACGAGTGTACTCCTTCTCAGTGTCCACGTTGGTGGTGAACTGGTTGACGATCTGCTGAGTAGTGGTCATTGTTGGTTGTTGTTGGTTGTTGTTGGTTGTTGTTGGTTGTCTGCTTGTCTGCTTGCTAGTGGTTGTTGGTAATAGTAAACTTAAAACTAATAATCAATTTTTTTTTAAAACAGGATTTTTCTGTACAAATTTAGACAAAAAATATTTTATAATTCTAAATTATATAAAAATTGATTATTAAATTTATTATTTTAATTATAAATATGTATATGGAAAAAAAATTTATCTGGGATAATCTTCCTGATTGCTTATTAGATAATATCTATAAAAAAATTGTATATAAGCAACCAAAAAATTTATTAGATGATATAGTTAGTTATACAAATACAATTAAATATATAAAAAATAATTTAGATTTGTATTCAGATTGGTTTATATTATGGTGCATATTATTAATGTATATAAATGATAACAAAGAAATTGAAGAAAAATTTAAAATATTGAAAAATAATGTTAATAAAAATAATAATTTAATGATAAGATATGAAGGCGGTATGTACTGGATAAAAAGATACATAGCTAAATTTTCAGTTAAACAAAGAAATGATTTTATTAAATATATGAATGATAAAGATTATTAAAAATAATTAGGTAATATATTATTTAAGTTAGTTTTCATATATTCTAATTTTTTTGTAAAATTTTGTTGTTTTTTAACTTTTCCTAACTGTCTACCATATTTATTTTTATAATTTTTAGTTATATTATTAAAATTATCTAAAATTTTTTCAATTAAAATAATATGATTTTTATAACAATCATAAAATGTTAAATATTTTTCATTAAATTTATTATATCTATCAATAATAATTAAATAATTTTTTTCTAATATTAGATATTGTGAATTCATTATTATTATTATTTTAATTTAATATCAATTTTTTATATTTATAACTATTAATATGAGCAATATTTGTTATATTTGTTATAATAATAAGTTTTGTAAAAATTTGAAATGTAATAATTGCATTGAAGTAATATGTTTAGATTGTTGTAATAAATTAAAATCAAGAAGAACTATTTACTCAGAAAATAATATAAAAATTAAATTTAAGTGTCCTAATTGTAGAACAAACAATGAGAAAGAAATAGAAACTTTTGATTTAAATGAATTACAGGTAATTTATAAAAATAATTTAATACAATATATTAATGCATATAATAATAATACTTTTTATGAAAAAGAAATAGAAAAACTAAATGAATGTATTCATATTTTAATCAATGAAAATATTAAAATAAAAAAAGAAAATTTAAATTTAATGGAAAATAATATTAATATTATTAACAAAAATAATGATTTAAATGAGCAAAATGATAAGTTAATAGATAATACAAAAAAAATACTTGATATAAATAATAAAAATTTAAAAAATTATTATAATTTACTTGATAGATATAAAAAACATTTAAAAATATCGGTATAATAAATACTTATTCATATAAATTATTTATATATAATAATATAAAAAGAATTATAATTAATGTCTCAAAATATATATACTACAATATGTTATTTTGGAACAAATATTGAAAAAAATGGTATTATAAGTAGAGTATCAAAAACTAATTGGAGATGGTTTGTTAATAAACATATTGTTGATAAAATTAAATCATTTACAATATCATCAAATATTGGTTATTGGAATAGTAAAAAAGAATTAACATATACTTTGACTATAATTCACCCAGAAGATCCTCAAATAATGGATAAATTAATTGAAATAGGCAAAGTATATAAGCAATTATATGATCAAGATGAAGTTATAATAAATACTACTAAAAATTTTAATTTTATAGGAATAAATTAGATAAAATTATCCCATTCTTTTTTATCTAGTTTTAGATTTTTATCATTTTCTTTTAAATATAAACCATATTTTCCTATATGCAATACTTTATTATCTTTTAATTTTAGAGGTAAGGATGCTAAGAATTCTATCTCTTTTTTTTCCAGTTTATCAACATCTTTCTTTTTCCAGGACAAATATGATTCTATGTTTGTATATCTATTTTCTTTTTTATGATAATAACAATAACCATATTTTGTTTTAATAATACCTTCATTTTTGACAATATTTATATTATTAGAATTTATTTGTGATATTATTGGTAATATTTTATTATAAAATTGTTGTAATATATTTTCCTTTGTTATTTCACCTTCAGATATTTTATCTAATGCATTTTCCATTTCCATAGTAAAATTTATATTTAAAATAAATGGTATAACAGTTTTTAGATATTCAATAGATTTAATACCTAACTCAGTTGGTACTAATAAATCAGTGTTTTTACCACCAGTTTTAATTTCGTTAAAAACAATTTTTATTTTTTTGTTGCATTTTTTAACTAAATTATTTATTTTAATTTTATGCGAAGGATTTTTACCTTTAGAAACATATTTTCTTTGAAATAATTTATCAATAATAGATGCATATGTAGATGGTCTTCCAATACCTTCTTTTTCTAATTTTTTTATCAAAGTAATTTCATTATATAATGATTTAGGTTGATTAATGTTACCAATTAATGAGAATGATATTGGATTTATATTTTTACAATTTTTAATTTTATTTAAAAATAGTTTATAATCTTCTAATTCTTTATTATAAATAATTAAATAACCTTTATCTATTAAAAATGATTTATTGCTTTTAAATATATATTCAGAACATTTTGTATTATTTTGACATTTGATTATTAATTCTAAATTTTTATATTTTGCTTCCTTCATTTGGCAAGCAATTGTTCTTTTCCATATCATATTATATAATTTTGAATGATATTCTTTAATATCATCATCTAATGTTATATTTTCAATATCTGGATTTGTAATTCTAATGGCTTCGTGTGCTTCTTGTGAATTAGCAATTTTGTTTTTAAAATTTCTAATAAAAGAGTAATCTTCGCCATATGTTTTTGTAATATAATTTTTTAATTTAAATTTAAAATCTTTAGAAATATTAACAGAATCTGTTCTCATATATGTAATAAATCCTTTTTCATATAATAATTGTGCTAATTCCATTGTTTTTTTTGAACTAAATTTAAAATTATTATACGAATCTTGTTGTAAAGTAGTTGTACAATAAGGTGGTAATGGATATTCATCTTTTATAGATTCATTTAATTCCAAATTGTAAATGTTTGTTTTTTTATCTAATTCTTCTAATATTAATTCTAATTTATTTTCTTCTGTAATTTTAATACTATTACAGTCTATTAATTCTGAATTACAATCAAATTCACCTTTTAAATCATAATATTTATCAATTTGATGATTATTAATTAAATTTAATTGTTCAATACATAATAATAATGCAACACTTTGAACTCTTCCAACACTTAAAAATTTATCATTAAATTTATTCCATAATAAGGGAGATAATTTAAAACCAACTATTCTATCTAAAAATCTTCTTGTTTCTTGTGCTTTAACTAAATTTATATCAATTTCAAGTGGATTATTTATAGCATTTAATATAGCATTTTTTGTAATTTCATTAAATTTAATTCTATAACAATTTTTCTTTTTAATTAAATCATTAATATTTGTTTTAATATGATAAGCAATTGCTTCGCCTTCTGTATCAGGATCTGATGCGATATATATATTATCAACATCTTTAACATATTTTCTAATATTTTTAAGAATATTATCCTTTGTTATAATATATGTTCCTTTCCAATTATCAGTATTAATTCCTAGATCATTTTTAGGTAAATCACAAAAATGTCCTTGAGAAAATGTAACACTAAATTTATTATTGTTACTATTTAAGTATTTAGATATAGTTTTAGTTTTAGTATAACTTTCAACAATAATTAAATTTTTAGTCATATGGGTTTTATTATATGTGAGATATCAATTTTTATATTTTATATTTAATAGAGAATATGACAGATTATAAGTTTTCTAAAAATAAGGTTATAAATGGTAAAAAAAGAAAAATATATAGAAAAAGCGGAAGTAAAAAAGAATATTTAAAATATAAAGGCAAAATGATGAATGTTGTTAAATTTACAAAATTAAAAACAAAAAAAACAGGAGGATCTGGAAGATTTTTTAATAGATTCGGACTAATAGGTCCTCAACGTATTGTTAATACTACTCGTTTAGCACCACCTTTACCTGTTGAAAGAAGACAAAGAAAAATACCACCGATGCCTAGATCTCCAAGTCAGAGTCCTGTATTAAGTAGAACTTCAAACAGTACTTCCAGAAGATCCTCTAGAAGATCCTCTAGAAGATCCTCTAGAAGATCGTCCAGAAAACCAGAAGTAATAAGACTTGGTACAAAATTTATACCAGGATTGATAGAATCTAGTTCAAAATGTAAAAAAAATGGAGATCCAGTACCTTGCATTTATGGAAATAAAATAAGAGATGGTATGTGCTTAAATGGTAGATGTGTTATACCTGAATATCTTTTAGATTCTAGATTAATTAAAGCAACAACAAAATATCCCTCAAATTATCCAAAATATTTACGTATGCCCGGACATAGATAAAAAATTTATTTTTAAGCTTTATTATTTACTATTTTATAATTAGCGTAATTATACATAGATTTTTCTGCTGTTGCAACTGGTAAAACATTATATTTACTATCATAAAAAGATGGATCGTGATATTTATTTCTATTAACTAACGTTTTTAGATTACAACTATCTGGTAATTCAACCATTGCATTTTCGTTATTAGCGTTATCTATAAAGTAAATTGCTGGCGAAACCTTATCACTACAATTAGCAAAATTATAATAACTATTTGGATAATCAAATTCTACATTAAAACTACTACCGTTTATTTTATGAATGTTTTTAGTATTTTCAAATGCAATATCAACACTTGGAAATGGTAAATTTGTACCACTATAATTTCCTAATTTGTCTGGTGGATTAGCTGCAACTATTGTAATTTTATTTGATGTATTTTTAGATGTACCTTTTATAGAAACTTTGTTATCTTTAATACTTATATCGCCTGAAACATATTTATTATCAAATTTCATTTATGTTGTATTCTATATTATTAATATATATAAATAAAAAAAATTATTCAAAATTATTTTCCAAAATTAAAGAAGTATCGCCAGATCTATCATCGCCTAATCCACTTTTATCAAATTCCTTTCTATGACAGGATACAGCATCACAAGATACTAAGTATTTAGCAGGTAATAAAGTTCCATTATCAACATTTTCAGTTGCTTTACAATTGCCAGGGAAAGATAGTAATTTATCCTTAGCTTTTTTTATGTCATTTTCCATTATTGTATCGGCATTTGATTGTAAATACATTCTTGTTTCATAACTGCTACGAACAAGATTTTTTTCAGATATATGTTCCATTAATTCATAATTTACAATACATTTAGGGCGATAATCAGTAATAGAACGTCCATCAGACATTCTTAATGGACAACAAGAAAATTGTTTTTTTGACGGAAAACTGTCTTTATAAGTATCAGGATTAGATATATCAGCCATTTATATATTCCTCTATCTAATAGATAATTAAGAATATTTTTTATTTATATGACCCAGATAAAATTCTGTCAATTAATACATTTTTAGTACCTTCATCCGAACCACCATTTCTAACACATATTTCTTTTAATTTTTCAACATTCAATTTACTTAATTTTGATTTACTATATGTATTTTCAGATACAACTGATATAGAATCCGTAGAATCTACATTATCTATAATATCTGTAACGTCTTCAACTTCTACAATATCAGATACAATTATATCTTCGGGTAAAATAGATTTATTTATTTCTTCAACTATTTCTTCGGGTTCATCATCTAAAGTATCAGATATTATTTTATCTACTATATCAATCTCTGTATTTGCAGATAAGTCTTCTTTTTCAATATTTGTTGTAAAAGTTTGAAAAGCAATTGGAATTTCAGAATTTATACTAAAAGCAATATTATCCATAGTATTAAGATCAATATTATTAAAAATTTCTTGCATTTCATTATCACCTTTCATAAAATCATCTTTATCGACATTATCAAAGTTTTTAGTTGTTTGTTTTTTAAGTTCTTTATATTTTTTTTCTAAAATTATATTTGTAGCACTTAATGAAACTATTTTTCTCCAAAAATATAAAAGTATAAGTATACTTACAAGGCCAAAAAAAGCGAATAAATAGTAATAAATATTTGTTATTTTAAAATTAAACATAAAGTTATTTTATATACTAATAATATCTTTGTAAATTTTTTTTTTAATATTTATCGCACTATTAATAACTGATATAGGAAAATGTTTTTTAGATAATAATTCTATTGCTATACATTGATAAGAACTACCTTTTTTAATTTTATATGGAAAGAAAAATTTATCATCTTTTTCTATTGCTTCTACGTGTAAATTAATGAAATTATCAGGATATGTTTCTTCAAGAGAAGTTAATTTATAAAAATGTGTTGTAATAATTAAATTTATATTATTATTTAATCCAATATTTTCAATTACAGCATATGCAGTCGCTAATCCTTCTGTTGGTGGGGTTGAATGCATTGGTTCATCCATTAAAAATAATGCATTTTTATTTTGTTTTGATAGTTCACTAGCTTTTTTAATCATATTCAAACAATATTCTGCTTCTGCTTCAAAATATGATTTAGTTCCTAATTCGTCTGATATTCTCATAAAAGAATAAATAGAATCATATGGATTTATAATTGCATTTGAACCATAAATAATACCAAAAGTTTGCGCTAATATTATATTTGATAGTATAGATTTAACATAAGTAGTTTTACCAGCAGCATTTGGTCCAGTAATAATTATATTTTTTTCTAAAGATATTGGATTAGATATTTGTGTATCTGATAAAATCGGATTTTTCATATTCCATATTTTAGTTGATAGACTTGTATCGTAAACAGGCAGCGAATAGTTAAATTCATCTTTTAATTTACTAATTGCATTAATTATATCATAGGTGTATATAGTTAATAATAACTTGCTAATATTATTTTTAATATTGTTATCTTTCCATACTGAATAAATATTGGTCATAGTATTATATATAGAAATATCAAATGGTTTATAAGAATTTTTAATAAAAGGTTTTAAAATATTATTACTATTATCAAAATCACTTATTATATAATTTGATTCGTTTACAAAATTGATTAATCCTTGCATTTTTTTGTGTAAATTTTGTTTTGTTTTATATAATAATGCTGAAAATTCAAAAGTTTGATATATATTATATAAATAAAGAAATAGATAGATAAAAAAGAAAATACTTTTAAATAAATTTAACTTAAAGTTCCCGGTATTTTTAAAAAATAAAATAATAAAATTTTTTATTAATGAAAAGTAATAAGTTATTGAAATATTACTAACATATTTTTTTATATAAAAATAAGGAGCAAGTATAGAAGTTAAAGGATATATAAGTGAAGTTAAAGGAATAAAAAATATTTTATATAAATGATAAGAATCTAAAATAGGTTGATACAAATTTATAAATGATATCAAAAATGATGAAGGAAATAAAATATTAATAGCATTATCCTTTGATATTTCATCATTTAATTTATATATCCATAATATATCATCTTCATAATCTTTTAAAATTTTAAAAGATATAACATCATAATCCTTTAAAATAGATTGTTGTCTATCAACTAATTTATTTAAATTAGATATAGGATTATGAATAAGTTTATTAATAAGTTCTTTGCTTCCATCTAATTCGGGTAATTTACTAATCCATTTATCGATTCCTGTATCTTTATAAACGTCATCTGATATATCAATCTTATTTTCATTATCAATAAAAATATCATTATGTGAATCGAGTAATTTATTGATAATATATTTCTTTTTAGTATCATCAAAATTTAAAAGTTCATTAAGATTTTTAATTTCTAATTCTGACATAATATATTTATAAATAGAATATCTTTAAAATAACGTAAATATATCGCACATAAAAAATGATATAAATTTTTGAGTATTTGTTAATATCAAACAATGATTAAAAATAATATAATTGTTATTAATTATAACAATAAATTATATAAAATTGAAAAAGAACCATATGAAACTATAATAGATACATATAAAAGAGGTTGGTTTATTGTTAAAAATTACGGAACAATGGAATATAAAAAATTATATTCATTATCTATAATCAAAAATAATGAAAATAATTATAATATGGATTATTTCTTAAAATGAAAAACTAAAAATACAGCAATAATAGTTGTAATAAAATTAATTAAAACAAATAAGATAACAAATGGTATTATATAATATAATAAATGAATTAATAAAGGTTTTATAATTTCTACTTTAATATTAGGTTTTGATAGTTCGTCTTTTATGTAGGATAAAATAAATATAAAAAAATCATTGTAATTATTTTCATCATTATCTGAATCAATGTCATTAGCACAAATTTTTTCTTGATTATAACTATAATCTTTTTGCGTCATAATTATTTCAAGGTATATCTTATTTAATATCAGAATATATAAATTTAAAAATGAACGATATACATTTTGTGAAACCTAAATTTAAAAAGAAATCATATATTTCAGAAACAAAAAATAAAATTAGTTATAATTTATATGATGTTAAAATAAAAAATTATTATAGAATAACATCTGGTAGTAATGCTCTAAAATTATCTGTAAATATTAATAAAAATGACTATTTAACTTTTTTTAATGATATTGATAATATTGCTTTAAATAATATTATTAATAAAAATAAAAAATGGTTTGATAATGAATTATCGGAAGAAGAATTAAACACTTTTTTTAAATCATCTATATGTTCGCAGAACAAAATATTAGATGTAGTTTTATCATCAACAAGTATTATTAAATATAATAACAATAATATTGATGAATTAGATGCAAATTTACAAAAAATATTATTAAAAAAAAATTGTTTATTTTCAATAAAAGTTGAATTAATAGGAATGTATATTTATAAAGATAAAATACAAAATAAATGGTCAATAAAAGAAATAGAAATTATTGATCAAGAAGATAGTGATAATTTACAGGTATCTATAAAAGAATTAAATGATGAATGGAATACAACTTTAAATGAAACAATAACAGCATTAAACGAAGAATTAGAAGGATATAATAAAAGAAAGAATGATATTGAAACATTTATTAATATTAATAAAAATTTAATTGATGAAATAAATATTTGTAAAAATAAAGATAATATTTGGGAAAATAAAATATCGATATTAAAAAATAATATTAAAAATATAATTAGTTTTTAGAAAATTATTTTATCTATTAATGATAATAGATAGACAATAAATAATTGGTGATGGCTTCAAATAATACTATAGTTATATCTTTTTCTATAGCCCTATTCTTATTACTTATTTTATTATTATTAATAACATATAGTTCTAAATGTCAAATGGATAATGTAGAAACATTTTTAGGTAATCCAGTAGATGGTGCAAATAGAGATTCTGCCTATGTTAATAAAGCAAGATCTGTTGCTGAAAATGCACAAGAAACCAATTTCTCGGCAGAAAATCAAATAGGTGCTGGATCTCAATTCTTTGAAGATTCTAAAGTTTTTCCATCTGATCCAACCGGTAATTCTTTCCCTGAAATGATAAAAAAACCCGAAGTAGCTTATACACAAGCTGCTCAAGTACCTCAAAACTCCGAACCTGTATTTAATCCTAATAGCGATTTACCACAATCTAACTGTTATCCCAGAGACAGATTATCGGCAAATGATCTATTACCACAAGGTGCTAATTCTAAATGGGCAAAAGTTAATCCTGCTGGATCCGGAGATATACAAGATCAAAACTTTTTAACTGCTGGATATCACATAGGCATCAATACTGTTGGTCAATCGTTAAGAAATGCTAATAGACAATTACGCTATGAACCACCTAACCCTCAAATACCAGTAAGTCCCTGGGGTATTAGTACTATTGAACCAGATAATAGAGTTCAAGGATTATTAGACATTGGATCCGTTCCTGACGGAGAATAATTAAATTTTTAACTTATTTTTCTTTGTAATTTATTTAATTATTTTACTTAAAGAAATGAATATAAAAAATATTAATAATGGAAGATAATTGTCAGGAATTACTTTTATGTTCTTTAAATAATTTTTATAAAAATAATTATAAATACAAAACACTATTAAAAGATATTATAAATGGTAATAATAAGTTATCTTTGCGTTTGATAGACTGGTTAGTAACACATTATTCTAGAATAAATAATATATATTATTGGATTAATAATAATAAAGATGACGAAAAAATATATCAGGAATTGCCTGATGAAAAAAATAATAAATATAAAAGAATTAATCTCTATTTTGATTATCGGGCACAATTGAAATCCTATAATAAATTATATTTTGATACTTTTAGAAGACATCAACGCATTAGTTTTTATATAGATGATGATGATGTTATTGAAACAACAGTTGGACAATTAAATTTTTTTAGATGGGCATTTACTAATAATATAATTAATTATGCGATTCAAAATTACGATGAAATTTATAATAGTATGATAAAAAATAATTCATATTCAAAAAAAAAATATAATAAATTAATATTTTATCAACAGATTAATAAAGGAAATTGTATAATTAGTTTTGATTAATTATGCAATTCTTTTAATTGTTAAATGACCTAATTTAATTTCAACAATGCCATCTCCGCCTTCGCGATAAGACCACATACTAATTAAGTCATTTTGATTTAAATTTAAAATAGTTGATCCTCCGTGTGCTCCTGAATTTGGTGATGATGAATTTTTTTTAAATCTTAAATAAGTACTACTTATTGCTTGTTTTACACCATTTGGGTTAGCATTATTTACTCTTATATATACAATTTGAACTTTTCTATCACTTCCGTCAGGTTGGGATTGAACTAACATATTATAACTTACTTCATAAACTCCATTTGCTGGTATTTCAATAGAATTATTTTGTACAATATAACCTCCTACATTTAACGGAACTGAACCTGTATTAAAAAAATTTCCTTGATCTCCCTGTTCATAATTAGTACTTAATGATGAAGTATTTAATAAATTTACTTTTAAATAACTAGGTGTAAATGGTATATTAGTTAAATCATTATAACTACCACTTATTGCTACTGATGATAAAGTTGGTGTATTAAGTAATTCATCATAATCAGTTGTACCTGCAGGTCCTATTGCTCCTTGTGGTCCTGTTGCGCCTTGTGGTCCTGTTGCTCCTCTTGCTCCTGTTGCTCCTCTTGCTCCTGTTTCACCTTTAGCTCCTGTTTCACCTTTAGGTCCTGTTTCACCTTGAGCTCCTGTTTCACTTTGAGGCCCTGTTTCACCTTGAGGTCCAGTTTCACCTTGTATACCTTGTATACCTTGTATACCTTGATCACCTTTTTCTCCCTTATCTCCTTTTTCGCCTTTATCACCTTTAGTTCCTCTAATATCACCTGATGTATAAGTTAAATTTTTAACTGTTCCTTTAAAAGTTAATTGGCCAGTTGTTTTTTCATAGGTAATACTTGTCCAACCATTACCTGCTTTTCCTCTTATGTCTGTTGTATTAAATCCTATTCCATCATCGCTTAAAAAAGATACAACTCCAGTATTTTGATTATATGTACCTCCATTAAATCCCTTGCCATTTATACCATCTTTACCAGGTATTCCTTGCGGGCCCTGTGGTCCAATATCTCCTTTAAATCCGCGCAAACCTTGGGGTCCCTGTAATAACTTAAGATCACTTAATTCTTCGCGGGTAACATAAGAAGATTCGCCAACAATATTAATTTTTTTAACAGTTAATATCCCGTTTATTATTAAATCATTATTTAAAGTATTATTACTTATAAATTTATTAATTGTACCATTTTGAATATCATCTAAATTTAAATTATCAGCACTAGAATTTTCATTCCAATTTAACTTATATTTATTATTTTCTTTTGTAAAACTTAAGAAATATTTTTTATCTGCTAAATCTAAATTATTTGGGTTTGGCAAAATATAAGATATATTTTCTGTTAAATCATTGGGGCATTCAATTGTTATTTTATTATCATTATTATATACAGATATATATTTTGTTATTAATCCATCTTTGATATAAAGATTATGTAATAAATCACTATTTTGTATATCGGTTAAATTATCAAATCCTATAAATACTTTTAAATTACTGTCATAACCTATATAAATATTATTATCATCATTTAATATTATATTATCTATATTTAAATTAAAATTAGTATTGTTTAAATTATTTCCAATTAATATATTATTTTTATTATTATTTTGAATATCATTATCATTACCCAATATTATTGAATAATTAGCATTTATTATATTGTTATTTCCAAGTATTGTATTATAATATAAATTATCATTAATTGTATTATTATTGCCAATTATTGCATTATTATTTATATTTTCAAACTCATAATCATAATTATTTCCTAATATTATATTACTTGTTGAATTTTTTAAATTTTTACTATTATCATATCCAATAAGAATATTTTTTGATATATTTAGAGAAGCAGATGAAACATTATTACCTATTAATACATTAAAATTTTCATCTTCATTTGCTGATTGTTTAATTAAATTTCCAGAATTTTCACCAATTATAACTGAATCTTTAAAATCAAGTGTAATATAATCACTTAAACTTGTTTGCTCATATGGTATTTTACTTCTAGTACTCATATTATTAATAAATCATATAAATAAATTGTTTAAATCCTAATATAATTGTAACTATAAATGCTAAAGGGGTAAATATATATATAAAATTATTTCTAGATTCTGTAATATTCATTTTATTGTAAATATGATAAATGATAATACGATCATTATTAATTTCCTTATTGTTTAATATATATTTATTTTTAAAATAATCAAGATTTTTATTATTAATATTATTATATAAACTTACTAAATCACAAAATTTATACATTTTATATTAATTTATTTTTTTATTGTTTATATATTTTAGAAGATTAATGAAACTAAAAGGTGGATTTATCGAATATAGTTCTTGCAATTCAAATGGGGGTTATTTAAATGATAGTTCTGGATTATGCCACGCTGATACATCTAAACAATGGGATAATTCAAGTTTATTAACAGCATCTGTATTTGGAAGTAGTACAAATACTTCTCAACAATCGGATACTAATTGTGCTAATTGTGTAAAATTAAGTAATTTTGGAGGAGGGGCTTATATTTCTCCAAAAAATAAAAAACTTATAAGCAATATTTTTAATAAAATGAAAAAAAATAAAAAAAATAATTTACGTAAATTAGTTAATAAAGAAAAAAAAAAATCATAAAGACGGTATAATTGGATAACCCAATTCTTCACATATTTTTTTCCATATTTGATCTTGCAAATATAGTTTTTCTCTACTTTTTAATAATGGAAAATATTTAAGGTATTCATTTAATCCTAATATTTGAAAAAACTTATATAAAACATAACTATAAGACAAAAAGTTTTTTCTATCTTTTGGACAATGTTTTAAAAATGGTGCTTGTATATCACGGAACATAATACATAATCTATCTTCTAATTCCGGTGAAAATTGAGGTGTAGGTATTCCATTTATTCTGTTTAAAATATAATTTATATGTTCGTAATATTTATTTATTCGCAATCTTTTCAAAATTTCTCTCATTTTTGTGTATGTAATTGTTTTTGTATCGCTAATTTTTTCTTTTTTAATTTCATTTAAAATTTTCTCAAAAATTTCATCTGGAATATCCGTGCTTTCTTTTCCTTGTACTTGATTACACCATTCTCTAAAATGATTAATACGCTTATAACTAAAATGAGATGTATCTTTTGCATTTTGTTTTAATATAGGTCTATTTTGTTCAACTAGTAGTAATTCTTGATAACCACAATTCTCGCAAATCATTATAGCTTCGTGTTGTAAACAAGTTAAACTACTATTACATTCTTTGCATATTTCGATATCTTCTTTATTTATTTTTTTTTAATGTATTGTTTATTTGTCAATGATAAATATTCATCTACTAATGAACTTTTATCAGTATTTGCGATATTTTGATTACTATTATTTTTATTATTTAATGCATCTAATACTGTTTTTTTTGTTTTAGTATTATATGTAGCTTCTTTTTCAATCATATCATAATAATTAAACAATATTTCGCTAGTATTTTTATAATAATCAATTTCGCTATAATTTTCGATTTCTTTTATTTTTATATTTAAATCTAATATTTTTTCACTAATATCAATATTACTGTTCCATAATTCATTATATCTATCTGTTTCTAAATTATTTTTGTCTAAAGATAAATTACTTATATTTTGAATTATATTTGTTTTAGAATTGTTTAAATTAACTAAATCTATTTTATATTTGTTATATTTATCTAATTTATTTTCAAATGATTCAATAATATTGTGATGCATTGTATCAAGTGTACAAGTTTCTTTTAATTTATCATTTGTATTATTAATTCTTTTTTTTGATGTTTTATCTTTAAACATAACTCTAATTAAAATATTCGTAAATTTCTTTTAAGTGTTATTTTTTTTTTCTTATCTATTAGTATAAAAAGAATTAATTAATGGGTGGTGGTCTTCTTACAATTAGTTGCTTATGGTGCTCAAGATGTTTATTTAACTGGTAATCCTCAAATTACCTTTTTCAAAGTAGTTTATAGAAGACATACTAATTTTGCTTTAGAATCTATACAACAAACTTTCAATGGTTCTGTTGGTTTGGTCAATACTATTAATTGCACTATTTCTAGAAATGGTGATTTAATTAATAGAGTTTATTTGAATTCGATGTTGCTGGTTTAGGTTCTACTGGAGCTGGGGCTGGAGATACGCACAAAATTTCGTTGGCATGATTATTTAGGTCTTAAGATTATTAAAAATGTAACTTTAGAAATTGGCGGGCAACAAATAGATAAACATTATTCAGAATGGATGTATATCTGGAATGAATTATCTTTACCAATTGGCAAAAAAGAAGGTTATGATAAAATGGTTGGTGCGGCAGGCGAAGAATTATCTGTGTATCGAATAGTGATAAAACTAAATTATATGTACCATTAGAATTCTGGTTTTGCAGAAATATTGGTTTAGCATTACCTTTAATTGCTTTACAATATCATGAAGTTAAACTTAAAATTGAATTTGCTAGTCGCAAAGAATCTATATCTAAATACACTACAGGAACAGGCTGGGCGGAGGTTACTTAACTGCTCCTTTCCCAACTTGCCAAGTATGGGTAGATTATATCTATTTAGATACTGATGAAAGAAGAAAATTCGCTCAATTATCTCATGAATATTTAATTGAACAATTGCAATTCACTGGACAAGAAGAATATAACAAAATTAAGATTAAATTTCAATCATCCTGTTAAAGAATTAGTATGGGTTAAAAAACAGCTCTAACTGGTTGATAATGGAAAGATTTCAGTTTATAGAGGTGCTGGTAATGAAAATCCATTTACAACTGCTCATCTAAAATTAAATGGTAATGATCGATTGCTAAAAGAGAAGGTAAATATTTTGATGTTAGTACAACCTTATCAACATCATTCTAATGTACCTAAAGAATGAGGTATCAATGTATATTCTTTTGCATTAAAACCCGAAGAACATCAACCATCTGGTACTTAAATATGTCTAGAATTGATAGTGCAATATTAGCATCTTAGCAATTCATCTAGTATGACTAGCACTAATATAATAAGTGTATTTGCTGTAAATTATAACGTATTACGTATATTATCCGGTATGGGTGGTTTAGCTTACTCCAACTAAATTTCTTTAATTTTTTTTTCTTATATTATAATAGAAAGAATAATTATAACTAATGGGTGGTGGTCTTCTTCAATTAGTTGCTTATGGTGCTCAAGATGTTTATTTAACCGGTAATCCTCAAATTACCTTTCTTCAAAGTAGTTTACAGAAGACACACTAACTTTGCTTTAGAATCTATTCAACAAACTTTCAATGGTTCCGTAGGTTATGGATCAAAGTGTTACTAGTACTATTTCTAGAAATGGTGATTTAATTAGCCGTGCTTATTTAGTTATTAAAACTCCAACTGGTACTAATTTAGTGTCCTTATTATGGTTTAAGAGTTATTGAAACATGCTAGAAGTTGAAATTGGTGGTCAAAAAATTGATAAACATTATGCTGAATGGATGTATATCTGGAATGAATTATCTTTACCTGTTGGTAAAAAAGATGGTTATTTCCAAATGGTTGGAGGTGCTGGTGGTGATGGCAGTGAGTTAGATTTATGTATGTACCTTTAGAATTTTGGTTCTGTAGCAATATAGGTTTAGCTTTACCATTAATTGGTTTACAATATCATGAAGTTAAAATCAATATTAATTTCCAAAATTCATCAAAATGTATGTACAAGTGGTAGTACGCCAGGAACTGTTTAAGTGCTAGTTTATGGGTAGATTATATCTATTTAGATACTGATGAAAGAAGAAAATTCGCTCAATCTTCTCACGAATATTTAATTGAACAATTACAATTCACTGGTAAAGAAACTGCTTTAATGAAAATCTAAATTAAATTTCAATCATCCTGTTAAAGAATTAGTATGGGTTGTAACAGAAGATATTACTTATAGTTCCAGCTGATTTGGTTTAACTTTACTGATACACCTGTGTACTTTATTACTGCAGTAGCGTTCGCTAATTATGATGCAGTTAAAGATAATATTGGTCCAAAACAATCTGCTAAAAAGAATCCTGTAAAAGCTCAAGCTAAATTAATATTAAATGGCAATGACAGATTTTCAGTCTAGAGATGGTATGTATTTCAATTTAGTACAACCATATCAACATCACGAAAATATACCAAATAATACTGGTATAAATGTATATTCTTTTGCATTAAAACCGGAAGAACATCAACCATCGGGAACTTTAAATATGTCTAGAATTGATACTGCTTCATTAGATTTATGCTGCAACTAGTGTAACTTCGGCTAATTACAATTTAAATGTATATGCTGTTAATTACAACGTATTAAGTATATTATCTGGTATGGGTGGCATTGCTTATTCCAACTAGATTATTATTTAATTTTTTTTTCTTATATTATAGTATAAAAGAATAATTATAACTAATGGGTGGTGGTCTTCTTCAATTAGTTGCTTATGGTGCTCAAGATGTTTATTTAACTGGTAATCCTCAAATTACTTTCTTTAAAGTAGTTTATAGACGTCACACTAATTTTGCTATGGAATCTATAGAACAAAGTTTTAATGGTAATCCCTCTATAGGTTCTCGTGTAAGTGTTTTAATAACCAGAAATGGTGATTTAATTAATCGTGTATATTTCAAAGCAACTTTCCAAGCTAAAACTGAGAATGTTGCATTAGTACCATATGCTGGTTTAAGATTACTTAAAAATGTAGAATTGGAAATTGGTGGTCAAAGAATTGATAAACATTATTCTGAATGGTTATATATCTGGAACGAATTATCAATGCCTGCTGGTAAAAAAGACGGTTATTTAAATATGGTTTGTGGTAATGAACTAAATGCTTGTACTTTATTAGAAGATGGTGCTGAAAATAGTAGAGATATTTATGTGCCATTAGAATTCTGGTTTTGCAGAAATGTAGGTTTAGCTTTACCTTTAATTGCTTTACAATATCACGAAGTTAAAGTAAATATCGAATTTGCAAGCGAAACTGAAATGAAAGATATGAAAGCATATAATTTTACTGCAGAACAAATTGTGGAAGGTACTCCCACAGGGAACGATTCTTATGATGGCACTCTTGAATTAGTACAACCACAATTATGGGTAGACTACATCTTTTTAGATACTGATGAACGTAGACGATTTGCTCAATTATCTCATGAATATTTAATTGAACAATTACAATTTACTGGTTCTGAAAAAATAAGTAAAAGCGCAAGTGTTGATTCTTTAAGATCTGTAAGATTAAATTTCAATCATCCCTGCAAAGAATTAATCTGGGTAATCAGACCAGATCCCGAAACATTTTCTACTACAACCGGTACAGGACCTTTAACTAAACTTGGTGTCGGCGAAGCTGACCCTACAATTGAAAATACATTCTTTAGATCCAATGGTATCGCTTCGGCGCCTTTTTGGAATAACTTTACAGATAATTCATTTAACGAATATGTAAGTTCACCATCAGAATCTACAAAAGAGCTAGCTGCTGACGCCACTGCCGGTGCTCCTGATAAAAAAGGGAGTGTATTTGCTTCCAAGAATCCTTGCCAAAAAGCTAAATTACAACTTAATGGCAATGATCGCTTTTCTGATAGAGAGGGTTCTTATTTCTCTATTGTACAACCATATCAACATCACGAAAATACACCTGTTATTAATGAATCTGCTACCGCATCTGGCATCAATGTATATTCATTTGCACTTAAACCAGAAGAACATCAACCATCTGGAACCTTAAATATGTCCAGAATTGATAGTGCTCATTTACAAATTTCCTCCAAAGTAGATGGCATTATCAGCGTATATGCTGTAAATTACAACGTATTACGTATATTATCTGGTATGGGTGGTCTTGCTTACTCCAACTAAATTAAATTTATTTTCTTTTTTTATTTATATAAATATTATTTACGTTATATAATATAAATGACTATTAAGAAGTTAATTTTCTGTTTATTTATCATATATACTAATGCATTTCATACTTATAATATGTTATCTTTTAGAAAAAATAATTTAAAATTAAGAATGACACCATATAGCAGTGATAATTCTAATTATACAAATTATATTTTTAATTTAAATATTAATTTAAATACAAACAATGATAATGATGATTATTATTATAATAATGATTACAACTATTTAGATTCAATCTCTAATTTAAATATTGTAAACGATGACTTTGCCAATATTAATACTATAAATGATTATTCTTCTTATTTAGATAACTTAAATGTTATTAATTATAACTTTAATACAAGTAATACATATGATAATAAACTAATTAGAAAAATAGATTTTAATGAATTGGTATTATATAATAATTATATTTCCGCAGTTTATTATAGAAATAATAGCAATTCTGATAGAATTATTATTGAATTTAAAAATAATACTAAAAAGGTTTACTATTATGATGATAATTATTATAATGTTAAATTAATTGTTCATTTAATTAAAAATATTACATTAATAAATTTGGAAGATTACCCTTATTATATAATCAACAATCCATTTGGATTTTTATTATGTGAAAACAAATAAAAAAAAATATATATTTATTAAAGAACATATGATTAATAAATATAGTATTTATATGTTATTATTTTTATTATTAATTATGTTAATAAATTTTAGTATTGTTTTATATTATATTTTTAAATCAAAGAAAAAAGAAAAGTTTGCTGCAGGAACAGTAGAAACAGCAATGGATTTTCATAATATTATTGAAAAATTAAAACCAGGTAAATTATTAGAATTTATAGGTGAAGCATCAAATTACGATGGTGATACACTACCACCGGATGCTGAAATAACTTATATAACAACATATATTACAGCACCAACAACAGAACAACAAGCTTGCCCTGCTCAACAAGAAGCTGAAGTATTCCCACCAATACTATTTATTAGACAAGATCAAGGTACAACTCCTCCTGTACTTCCAACTGATTATGGTGATTATGATTTTACTCAAGATTTTGTTCTTGGCAAATATCCACAAAATGATGCAGATTGGGTTATCAAATATAACGCTGCAAAAGCTGCTACTATAAATCCAAATCCAATAGTCATAAATATTCCAGTAATAAATGGTATAGATGGAAATCCTGCTACACCACCAGTATGCCAACAAGGACCTAAAGGCGATCCTGGTCAATCGAGTACTGCAGCATGTTTACCTGGAATTCAAGGACCTCAGGGTTCTCAAGGTCAACCAGGTGAACCAGGTCCTCCTGGTAATGATTGTATTTGTCAACCAGGATTACCTGGTCCTAGAGGTTTAGATGGAATTCCTGGTCAACCTGGAATATGCCCTGGCCCTGGTTCGACACAACCCTGTACTCCAGGTAATCCCGGTAATCCTGGAGTTGCTGGAGATCCTGGAGTAAATGGAAAAAATTGTAAATTCATTCACGAATTAGATAGTTATTTACCAAAACATATACATGATGATGGCACAGGTCCTGTGAGTGCACCTTATATAAAAATGGATACAGGTGCTAATATTTCCACGAATATTATTTCAAATATTCCAACATCAGAATACAATTTAATATATTTCGATTTAGTATCAAAAACTTTTACAGATACTGTAGTAAATAGTGCAGATAATAATTATATAGTTTTCATTACAAACAAATAATAAATTATTATAATATTTATTAATATTAAAATGAAACAAATTTTATTAAGTTTAATAATTTTAATAATTATTATTACAATAATATTATTGTTTTATTCAATTAAATACAAAAAAGAAAAGTTTTTAAATTTTGATTTTGTACCCGAATCAATTGATTTTGTAAAAAAAAATGGTGCTTTTTATGAAAATCAACCTATATATAGTGATGATAATCCTGCTAATAATAATAAAATTGTAATTGAATTACCTCAAGGTTTAGATGGAATTCATGGTCAACCTGCAGTATGTCCTTCAGATTGTTCTAACCCAGATGCCTGTAATGGCAGTAGTTGTAAAGGGCAACCTGGAGATCCAGGTATTCCTAAATGTCTTATAAAAGCAGGGGAACCTGGATTGCAAGGGTTTGCAGGAAGAAAAGGTGATATTGGTGTAAAGGGTCAAGACATACAACCTATTCAAGCACCACGTGGTCGACAAGGTCCACCTGGAAAAACTGGTAATCCGGGAATAAGTTATGCAACACTACACGGACAAAACGGCCAAAAAGGTGCATCAGGTGCAATGGGATTAGATGCTAGACCTCAATATATGGATGATGGAACTGGAACTAAGGTTCAAGAAACTTATCCAGGACAAATATTTGAATCAGAAAATAAAAAACCAATTGATTTTATGTCAAATAGTGTTGAAGGAGCAGATGTTGTGTTAGGATATAATTTAGGTAATGATAATAGACATAATTTTGATGTAGCAAAAGTTGGTTATGTGACTGAAAAAAAAATTAATGATATTGACATAAATTTATCTGTTCCTTATATGCAAAGTTTTGAGTTTGAATTAAGCATTAGTGGTGAAATAAGTCTTTATCAAGGCCATAATTATTTTACAATAAATATTCCTAATTTTAAAAACCCACCTTTTGATAATTATAAAGATATGTTAATATTTTGCAGTTGGAATATAGATGATTCACTAGCAGTATATCATAAAAATAGTAAAAATGAAATTCTAATGATAACCGATATAGTAACTGATAAAGCAACTGATACCCCTAATAGTTATTGGTATAATACAATAGATAAATCTGAAAAATTTACAACAAAAATTATAGATAATAATAAAATATATATATATTATAAAACAGAAAATTTGGCCATAGACAATAAAGCAAAAATAATTTGTTTTTATTTTAACAATGATTAAAAATAATTTATAATAAATCAGATTCTTTCATAACCTTAATTAATCTTGTTAATCCAATGCCACCACCAGATCTTTCAAAGAAATTAAAGCTTAAAAATTCATCTAATTCTTTTTCTACTCTTTCTTTTGTAAAATTACTAAATAAGATATTAGCATAACCACCATCACTGATATTATAAAATTGCTTTCTCATTTCAGCTGGATCGGTTGATCTTTGAGCACTTCCAATTGTTTCAATTCCATTAATAATTACATCAATTTTTTTAGCGTGTCCACCTTCAATTGTGCTATCTTCCGCTTGCTTCATATTCCAGAATGGAGAACTATAGTTAGGAAAATGTTTTAAGAAAAATACAGGACCATAATCTTGTCTTAGTTTTTCTTCATGTTCATGTTCTAGTTCTTTTACACCATATTTTTCCGCAACATCCATATAATCTCCTTCTGGATAAGTACCACTAGAATAAAATTTATTGAAACCTAAATGATCTAATAATTCTTCTTCCATTTTTTTCATTTCTTCCATACCACCTTTCATTTCAAATTCAAACATAGGAAAAATTTTATCGTGTCTACCTGGAACAGGATTTGGTTCATTTCTATAACTAGTACTTACACAATAATAACCATTTGCTTCAGGATTACTTAATAATTCATATTCTAACCACATTTGACCAGTTTGTGGTAAAGGCCAAACTTGACCAGCATAATTATATGTAGATATAGTTTTAGGATCTTCACAAGCAGCTAAAATACTTAATCTACTTTGGGTATGTACTTCTTCAAACCCTCTAGCATCGAAAAAAGCTCTTAATTTTTTTACAACTTTAGTATAATCAGTAGAATTAATAAAACCAATTTTAGCACTCATAATTAATTCCTATATTTATATATTAAAAATTGTTTTTAAGTAAAAATAAAAAATGATTTTATTAATTATATAGACAAATTAATGATGAAATCTGATTTATTTTATTGGATTAAACAAAATTTAACATATAAAAATGAAAAAATAGTAAAAAATAATTATCAACAAGATACATTTTATTTTAATAAAATAAAAACAGAATCTGTCAATAATAATTTAGATAATTTAGAATGGAAGGAAAAGACTATTGTTGTTAATATGCAAAGTTTTAAGGTATATTTTTCAGAACATAAAGAAAATTTATATCTTAAAAAGAAAATAATATATAATACTGATAAATTTAATGCAATATTTAATAATACAGATATAGTCAAAATTATTTCATATGATTAATGATTATATCTAAATTATTATCAAAATTATCATATTTTAATTGCCACCCTAATTTTTTTAATTTATTACAATCAACTAAATATCTATAATCATTAAAAGGTCTATCTTTAACAAAATTTATTTTACCTTTTCCAATTTTTTTTATAATTAAATTAGCTAAATCTACAATTTTAATTGGATTATCGTTACCAATATTATATATTTCATTTACTTCCCCTTTTTCAATAATAATTTTTAATGCAGATATCACATCATCAATATATATAAAATCTCTTGTTTTGCTTCCATCACCCTGAATATTTAAATCTTTATTATTTAAGGCATTTAATATAAAATTTGGTATAACCTTTTCTGGATACTGATTTAAACCATATACATTATTACATCTAATTATAATAATTGGTAAATTATATGAATATTTATATGTATTTATAACTAATTCTGCTGCGGCTTTTGAGGCTGAATAAGGATTTGTTGGATTAAAATTTGATGTTTCAAAAAAAGGTGCATTATTTTCTGATGGACCATATACTTCATCAGTTGAAAAATGTAAAAATCTTATATTTTTTTCTCTATTTAATAAAGAATTTAATATTTTTTCAACTGTAAGAACATTATTATTAAAAAATAAATTAAAATTATTATAAGAATTATCTACGTGAGTTTCCGCAGCAAAATTAATAATATAATTTATATTGTACATATCATAAATTTTTTCAAAATTAACATTATTAATATCTTCATTTATAAAAATAACATTATTACTATCAATAATATTTTTAATATTATTCATATTACCGGCATAAGTTAATTTATCAATTATAATTAATTTATTAAATATATTAAAAAATTTATTACAAAAATTAGAACCAATAAAACCACAACCTCCTGTTACAAGTAAATTTAAATTGTCCATAATTAAAAAATGATTTATTCTTTTAAATCAATTATGTATATAATAAATAGAGAACTTATATAATTATGGAATTTTCAAAGGACTCAGAATTACTTACAGTTATTAATAACTCAATTGATTTATTAGATGTGGATGATAATAAATTAATTATTAGTTTTAATAATAATGGATTAAATTGGTCTGATATTGAATTTAATAATTTTATAATAGCAAATTCAAATAATAAAAAGTTAAAAGAAGTTATAGAAGAAGAAGTTTTAGAAATTATTAGTGATAATGATGATATTTTAAATATAAAAAATATGTCTAATATTGCATTATATTGTAATTCCGAAAATTATCAAAGCATTAAAAAATTTTATTGGTCTAAAAAAAAATCTATAATAAATAATGAAATTAATAATTTATTTGATTATTCACTTAACTTAAGTTTAGTTGAAAATAAAACATTTAATATTAAACCAGATAACTGGAATATTTCTAGAAAAAAATATATTATTTCTAAAAAAATTAAATATGTAGACGAGATTAATAATATTGAATATATTGTTAAATTAGTAAAAAAAAATAAAGAGAATGATCTATTTAATTCATTAAAAGAATCTAATATTATTAAAGAATCACAAATTTATGAATTTGAAGTTTTAGTTAATAATAATATAGATGCTATTAATATATTACAATCGATAATCAATATGTTAAAATATATTACTTTACATCCAAATATTTTACTTAAAAATGAACAAAATCTGATATTACAGGAATATCATAAACTAGTTAAAGATGATATAAAAATAAATAGTTATAATAAAAAAGATTTTGTACCACTTTTAACTCCAAAACCAATTACATTAGAAAAAAATAATTTGATTGATCCTAAAGAATTTGGCGTTGTTAGTATTTTAAGTGGATATACTGTCACTGAAAAAGCAGATGGTGAAAGACTATTAATGTATGTAAATGATAAAGGTAATATTTATTTAATAAATAATACTTATAATATTATTGATACCGGATTAATATCACAATCTAATTTATATAATAGTTTAATTGATGGAGAATATGTTTCTTGTAATAAAAGAACAGATGATTCTTCAAAAAACTTATTTGCAGCATTTGATATGTATTATATAAAAGGTAAAAATATTACTAATTTACCATTAATTGAAGATAGTGATAAAAAAAATTCACGATATAACTATCTTAAATTTGCTAGCAATTATATTGATTCATCAAAATCAACTATAGAATTTATAGTTAAAAAGTTTTATTATAATGATGATAAATCTTCTATATTATCATATTGTAATCAAATTTTATCAAATCATAAATCATATCCTTACGAAATTGATGGATTAATATTTACACCTAGTAAATTAGCACTTTATTCATATTATAGTAATAAACCAATGCCTTTAACTGATAATGTTAGATGGGATAGATTATTTAAATGGAAACCTCCTGATCAAAATACTATAGACTTTTTAGTAAAATTTGGTAAAGTATTTAATGAAAATGGTCAAAAATATAGAGAAATTAAATTATATGTAGGTTATAATTCTAATCAATGGGAAGATATTGGTCCTTATAAAGGTTTACGTCTAAGATATGATCATAAATATTCAAAAGAACAAAAAAAAAATTACACATCATATAAACCTACATTATTTAAACCAAATATATATTATGCAAGTGGTGTAGAAATTGCATACGTTAAAATTGACAGAAATAGTAATATTAAAACTAGCGATAATGATAATATTGAAGATAATAGTATTGTTGAATTTAGTTATGATAATAATGATAAGGTATATATTTCACATAGATGGAATCCTTTACGTGTTCGCGATGATAAAACTAGATTATATCGCAAAGGTGAAATTAGTAAAACGATGAATGATTTAAACACTGCAATTAATGTATGGCGTTCTATTCATAATTCTGTAACTTATTCAATGATAATGGGAAATCAAACAATTAATCATAATAATTTATTAGATAGTAATGTTGAAAGAATTTTAGAATCGGGTGATGTTTATTATAGTAGAAATATACCAAGGGAATCTTTACTATCAATTAATATGTTAAATTTCCATAATCAATGTATTAAAAAGAAATTATATGAATTTAGTAAAGATAGAAATTCGCTATTAGAATTATGTGGTGGAGAAGGTGGTGATATGAATAGATGGTTAGATTACCAATATTCCTTTATATTATCTATTGATTTAGTTAAACAAAATATTTATAATCCTAGAAGTGGTGGTTATTCTCGTATGCTTAAAAGAAAAAATCAATATAAAAGGATTAGTTCTAGTGATAAAGCATATTTTCCCGATATGGTATTTGCAGTTGGCGACTGTTCATTACCTATTAATACAGGCGAAGCAGCTAAAGTTGCAGGAGATGAAGAAAGTGAAAATATATTAAAAATAATTATGAATAGAAATTATAATAATCAACATCATTTAAGGCATATTGCTGGTAAAGGTGCTAATAAATTTTCAGTATGTAGTTGTCAATTTGCTATTCACTATTTCTTTCAAACAGAAGAAAAATTAAATGGATTCTTTAGTAATGTATCAACTAACCTAAAAAAAGATGGTATATTTTTCGCAACATTTATGGATGGAACAATTGTACTAAATGAATTAAATAGCAATGGTGGTGATATTATTAAAGGAACTAGAATAATGAATGACAATACTGAAGTAAATACTTGGGCAATTATAAGAAGATTTGAAATAAAAAATTTAGACAAATATGGAAAACAAATTGGTGTATTTATTGAAAATACACAAAGAGTAATTCCGGAATTCTTAGTTGACTTAGAATTATTAATCAATAAAGCAAAAGAATTTAATTTAGAATTAATTGAAACAAATACATTTGAAACTGATTTCAATAGTTATAAAGAAAATATTGATTTAGAGAAAGATAGTGATACTTTAACAAGAATTGAAAAAGATATTATAGAATTAGATGCTAATCCTGTACAAAAAAAATTCTCATTCTTTAACCGATATGTTATTATGAAAAAAATATAAACAATAATTATAATTATTATTTATGAGTTATATATCTATTTTATTGCCTTTATATAATGGCATTGAATTTCTAAATGAATCTTTAGAATCTATTTTTTTACAAACATATACAAATTATGAAATTATAATTGGTATTAATGGACATTATAATGACACTGATTTTTTTAATAATGTTAGTAATATTGTTAATAGTTTAAAATTAAAATATAAAAATAATAATTATGACATTGTAATTTTTGATTTTGATTTCAAATCAAAGTCAAAAACTCTTAATAATTTGGTTAAAAAAGCTAAATATGATTATATTGCATTAATTGACGTAGATGATAAATGGGTTAATAATAAATTGGAATTACAGATGAAATATCTTGAAAATTATGATGTAATTGGTACATCTTGTTCATATTTTGGTGATATTGAAAATTATATCCCTACTATTCCTTATGGAGATATAACAAATCATAATTTTTTAGATTATAATCCTATAATAAATTCTTCTGTTTTATTAAAAAAAAATTGCGCTTATTGGACTGAAGATGATAATATCCAGTTAGAAGATTACGATTTATGGCTAAGACTTAAATTTGAAAACAAAAAATTTTATAATATAGATAAAATATTATGTTATCATAGAATACATAGAAAATCTTTTTTTAATAACACAAATAGTAATAATATTTCTATTTTAAAAAATAAGTGGCATAATTTATTTAATCTAATTTAATAGTCTATTAAGAATTACTAGACATAACATAGATCTTTCTGAAATTTCAAATCCACTTGATGTTGTTAGTAATTGAATAATTTGTTTGATATCATTTAGTCTTAAACAATGACATAAATAATAATATACATCTCTTGCTGTAATCATACTTGTATAAATTGTAATTTGTCTTTTTCTAAGTTTTGCTAAATGAAATCTTAGAATTGGCGCAAGTTGTTTATCAAGTTCTTTATTCATCTTAAAAATATTTCTTTTTGGATTATATGTTGTTGTTGCCATATATAATTTATAAATAATATCTTTGATTGTACAAATAGATGTATGAATTAGATATGTTGGATCAATATCCCTTCCATTATTATCTGTAATTTTTTCAATATTTGGTTTATAATCATTAATATAATTATTAATATGATAATCCTGCTTATTTTTCATATAGGTTGCTAAAATATTATACCAAGGATTTGGATGACAAGGATCTGTTTCTTCTCTATATGAAACTACATCTGAAGAAATTTTAGCCAGATAATATTTATTGTTAATATATCTTTTCACAATATATCCATAACTATTATTTTCAGGATTCATTACATAATTATATGCTTCTTGATTATTTGAAAATTCTTTTGGATAAATTACATTAAGATGACTTAGTGGTTTATTTTCAATACTTACATCTTCATTTGTATGAATATTTTTGGAATCAATATGAATAATTTCTCCATAATTTTCACCTAGTACACCAGTATAATCAATAATGTGTTTATTTTCTGAATGTACCAGTACAAATATATAAGTATTATTTTTATCTAAATGTTCTGTAAGTCTTTCTCTACCATTTACTACTTGATTATTATCAAGTTTGCTAAATAGTTTATTTAGTACTTCATCGAGCATTACACCGTGTGTTTTTGTCGGATGAGAAAACCAAGAACTATTTACATCTGGGCAACTAGTTGTACCAAAATGCCACTTATTATTATAATAATAGCAGGTAATTGTTGTTCCATCATATGCTTCTCTGTAAACATCATTATCTTTTACTTCATTATTATAATCATTAATATTCATTCTTACAGGAATACTATTTGCATAAGAAACTACAACTTTTTCATTTCCCTCAAAATCTAGAATAACACTACGACATTCCTCGTATAAATTTTTAAATTCATTGATATCTTCTCTTAAATATGTGTTATGTAGTAAAACAAGATTTTTTTGACCTTTAAACTTTTTTACTTGAAGTGCAGGCCAAAGATTATAATTTTTTAGTACACTAATTAATGTTTTGGAATATTCATCATCAGTTTTATAATTTTGAAATGTTTCACTAACAATATCATCTAGAGTTAAATTTTGAACTTGATTATTTTGCATATTTGGGAACTTATTTGTCTATAATAATAATTATAAATTATATTTATATCATTTTTTTATTTAGATAAAAGACAGTTATACTTTACTTGAGCAACCACACTTACCGCCTTTTTTCTTTAATTTTTTTTTTAAAGCATTATCTTTATTTTTTAATTCTTTATTTTTTGATTTATATTCATCTGATATTTTCTTTAATTCTTTTTTTTTATTAACTTTATTAATTTTTTCTTTTTCAATAGATTTAATAATCTTATCAATTTGATTTTTTAATGTTTTAGTTTTATTTTTTTTATATTGTTTACCTAGTTCCTTTCGTTTTTTATCTAATTCTTTTAATTTAGTATCTATTTTTTTGATTTTTTCTTTAACTAATTCTTTCTTTTTAAATAAACTTAATGCTTTTTTATTTAATTTCTTTACTTCTTGTTCTAAATCTTTTATACTATTACGTTTTTTAGAAAGTTTACCGCCAGTTCTTAAACCCCCCCCAGGACGTTGTTGTGGTATAAAATTTTGATTAAAATTTGTAATTATTTGTAAAGTATTTTGTTTATTATAAGTTCCTGTGTCTTTCACACAAGTAAATATTAAAAGAGCAAAAATAATCATATATCTAATAAGTCTATTTGTAATATTACCATTTGAATCACTATTTACATATATAAAATTGTATACACATTCTAATATTTTAAAAATATCTTCCCGAGTAAATTTACCGGCAAAATATTCAAGTAAATTATCTACTAAGGTTTCGTTTATTTCTTTAAATAATGGTGTAAAAGTATCTAAAATATTTATTTCCTTAGGCCAGGCAACGTGAGGTTGAACTGTTGATAATTCTGCGATTTGTTCCCATAACGGTAATAATTTATCTTTTATAAAATCATAAATTTTATCTGCCTTTTTTTGCTTTAGTGTCTTTAGTGCCTTTATCTCTCCCTCTCTTCCTCTCTTTCTTCCTAAGGTATTTGCTCTTATTACTAATTCATCTATTACTTTAAAACCATAAACATTAGTAGAATGTTCTACATCTTCAACCACGGTTAAATGATCTAATAACATTAAGCACAAAAAATAAACTAGTTGCTTTTTTAATTGTTCATAACGGTCTTTGTTCATTTTATTAGAAGCAATATAAGAAAACATTATATTAATTGCATTAAGAAGATTTTCTGCATAGCTTATATATTTATTACGTATTTCATCAAACGACCCACCCCCACTCTTTTTGCGTTTGCATTTGACAGTTTCTTTTCTTCCTCCATTTTGTCCCACACCCCCTCTCCCTTGCCTCTCTTTCCATTTCTGAATTCGGGCTTCACGGCCTTCCTCTGTTTGAAATAATATATTAACTACAAATTCTTGTAATATTCGTATAGTTTGCACATCTTCGTCGCCTTCTTGTTTAAAAATAATATCGTGAATGTCAATTCCATAATCTTTATTAAATTGTATAAATAAATTTAACATATTTTCTAACATTTTTGTATATGGTAATTTAAAATATGCTCTAAAATTTACAACAATTGCTTGGAATAATTTATTAAACGTATTATAACTATCACTACTGAGGTGTCTTTGTCCTTCGCGTGATTTTTTCCATTCTTCGTATTGTTTATTTAATAAATTCATTAAGTATTTTATATGCTCATCATCATTATATTTTCTATGTAAATCATCGTCCCACACTTTCTCTTCATTTAGCAATTGTCGCATCACGTCCTCTGATATTGTCCCCTCCAGTTTTCCCAATTCGCTGGGAGAAGGGAAGGGTGAATTAGAAGTATTGTTAACTTGCTTAATTTTTATTGTTTGGCCAAGTACTGGGGTTTGTTCATCTCCTTGCGATTCATCATCATTACCAACATCATCTATTATTTGTTTTTCTTGTATTGTGATTTGTGGATATGTTATCTCGTTTTGTGCTCTTCTTGGAGACCCCGCAACTCCTTCTGCCAATCTTTTAGGAGATAATGCATATTGTACATTATTTTCACTATTTTTACGATAATCCACTACTGTTGCCTGTTTCAGCAGAGAGTTAGGCAACATATCATTAATTTCTGGTGGTGGTATTTGAAGATCCAGTACTTTCGCAGGTGCTCTCGATCCAGGTACAAACGATCCAGGTACAAACGATCCAAGTACAAACGATCCAGGTGCTTGCGGTGGTGTCAATGCAGATACGCCTGCGCTATCGCTATCTCTAGTTCTTGCCGGATGAAGGTGACGCCGGGGATCATGAGATGCCATAACTACTATTTCTTTTTATCTATAAAATAAAAAGATATAAAAATTAATTAATATTATAATGTAAATAATGACTGATACTAAAGAAAATACTGATTCCACTTATAAACTACCCAATCTTGTTCTTACACCATTTTTTGAAAATGGTTCATCTTGGCCATCTTATTATATTAAACCAATTTATAACAGTGATCCATCTGTAGAAAATTATCCACTTTATACAGCCTATTATAATACTGCTAATAATATTGCCAATACTATCCAATCCCAAAGTCATACTTCTCATACAAATAATTATCAAACACAAATGTATCCTGCTATGCCATATTATATCCCTGCACAAAAAGTTGGAGAAGTTGTACCGCCTGTTATTACACCTCCATCCGATAATCTAAGACAACAACAACTATGGTATTATCAACAATATATTCCACAAATGCACAATATTTCCTGTTAATTAATTATTTTTCTTAAATTATATTAGATAAAATGACAAAATATAAATTTTTATGTAAAAAAATTATAAATGGTAAAAAAAGAAACATATATTTAAGCGATAAAACAAAAAAACAATATCTAAAGTATAAAAATAAATTTATGCAAGTTAGTAAATACAAAAAATTAAAAAATGCAAAAATGGCTAAAAAAACTAAAATGAAAGGAGGTTTTTCACAAAGTGATACAGCAGTTGCCGCAAGTGTATGTCGAAATTTAGATGGTAGTGGACTTCCTGCAGATTTAGTTAGTCGAATTCAAACTGATGCAGGAAGATTACAAGTTGAAAGATGTGGACAGACTACGGGTGATACTGGTGATTGTGCTGAAGCAACAGATTTATTTAATAAATTGCAAAATGGAGGAAGTAGAAAGAAAAAGAAAAATAAAAAGAAAAGGAAATATTAATTATTTGAACAATAACATTTACCAACTTCTATATCTGACCAACTAATTGTTTTATTATTATCACAATCAAATGTACCTAGTTTATTTTTTCTACACTTATAACAAATATATAAACCTTTATCATCTGGTTTTTTACTAGGTACAACAATATATAATTTTCTTTTATTCATTTAATAAAAAATGATTTTATTATTTTATATATTTTTAAATAAAAATGTTTCCTGATAATCATAACAAACTATGGTCTCCCGATGATATTAAATTTCTTGATAAAAAAATCAAAAATAATAAATGTATATCGGAAAGTTTAATTGAAAAAATTGCAAATAGTTTAAAAAGAACAAAAGATAGTATTAAATATAAAATTATTTTTACACATATTATTAATGAATTTGATGTTAATAAGGACAGTTCAGATATTTTAGATAAATATGAATTTATTCAATCAGAAGATCTAGTTAACAAAATTTTAACTAAAAAAAAAGATAAAATATTATTTTATGCAAATGATAGTATATTTCAACTTAATAAAAAAAAAATAGATGTAGATAAGGTAGTTTTAAATATTAATAAAATTAAAACTTTATTATGATTCTTCATTACTATTTCCAAAAAAGAAATTTCCAATACCAGAAGCAGCATTTACTGCGGTGTCAACTTTAGTTGCAGAACTGCTAGTATTCATAGTAAGACTTCTTACTTCATTTATAAAATGATTGTAATTTTTAGTTTGTATATATAGTTTTTTACTTTTTGTTCCAGATCCTACAAATCTCATACCAAAACCTTCTCCTCCTAATAAAGTTCCTGTAATTCCTTTACCTAAAGATTCTAAAGTATAATCTAGATCATTAGGTGCAGCTAAAAAACTACCATTATCTACAATTATAGTTTCACCTGGTTTTAAATCTATTTCTTTAATAGCACCATAAGCAGATAACCATACTTCACCATTTGTATTATTAGATTTAATCAATGGTAAAATGAAACCTTCACTTGTACCTATACCAAATAAATTTTTAGCTATAAATTTAGAAGATATTGTTATATTATCAGTTCCACATAAAAAAGTATTTCTTGAAGTATAATATTCTTCTTCTGCATTTAATTTAATTTTAATAATTGTTCCAGATAAACTTGTGCTAAGACCAATAGAACCACCATTTATACCAGATGAATATTTTGTAATTAATAAATCTTCACCACCTAAACCTCTCCATAATGCCTTTCCAATTCCATCAAATTTAACTTCTCCCTTTTGTATATCACCCATCATATAAATCAACACACCGGGTGATGTCAAAATACTTTGTGTATTTTTTAAATTAACAATTAAATAATTAGAATCTCCATATCCTTCAATTTTAGAATCAAGTGTATATTTAGCTTTTTTATTGCTTTTATTATTTTGTATAAGTTGTCCTTCTTGTTGTAACGGTAGTCCCTGTACTGGTTGTCCAACTTGAACTGGTTGTCCTTGAACTGGTTGTCCTTGTACTGGTTGTCCTTGAACTGGTTGTCCTTGTACTGGTTGTACAGCTTGAACTGGTTGTACCGGTTGAACTGGTTGTACCGGTTGAACTGGATCATCTCCTCCTTTTTTCATTTTAGTTTTTTTTCGTTTCTCTTTACTTTTCTCTTTAGCTTTTTCTTTAGTTTTCTCTTTAGCTTTTTTAATGTTAATTATATTAACCATATTCTATTCTAAATTAAGTAAATAATTTAAATATAATTGAATAAATTAAAATTATAGTTTGTTTTATTATAATTAATATCAAATATATTATATTTAAATTCATTTTTAAATTGCCATATAATTGAAATTTTGTAATATTCTTCAAAATTAATTTTTTTAGGAATATATACTTTGATATTATCTGGTAAGTTTAGTAAAATATTATTATATAAATTAAAATCATTATAATTTCTAAAATAATCATATAAATAGGGGTATTTAATATCAAATAAAGTTAATTTATTTTTATATTTAGTATATTTTAAAGGATATTTAATGTTATAATTTCTACCAAATAGATAAGCACTCGTATTGAATGTTTCTTTGTAATTAATTGCAATATCATTTTTATTCCAATAAAAATCATCATATTTATCCATTCTTTCTAAAGAAATTTGTCTCAGTGTTTTATTTTCGGAAAAATATAGTAATTTTAAATTAAATAAACTATTATTATTGTAAGGGTGATTAATATTAATATCATATAACAATTTTGTGTTATTTTTTTCTGGCACATTTAAATTAATTCTAAATTCATTATGATTTAAATGTAAATGGGTATTATTATATTTATCAAAAATTGTAGTTTTATAAAATAAAAGTTTTTCATTTTTAAGATATAATTTTTTATTTACAATATTTTCATTATTTGCATATCTATATTTATTTAAAGTTTTTAAAATCTTATTTGCATTATTTTGATAATTAGTCCAGTTATTTGTTTTCCAAATACATAATATTCCTTTATAGTTATTATTTTTATTATATCTAAATATATCATTCCAATTATATTCGTTAGGACTTAAATAATTACAATTAAGAGAACGAGACAATTTAAAATTATAATTAAATTTAAAAGCATTTGATGATAAAATAATTATAAATAATAGTAAAAATGATTTCATTTTATTTTATAAATAAAATTAATATTCATTTTTTTATATAAGGTTAATAATATAAATAAATAAATGAAAAGATTTATAACACCGCATATTTATAATTATGCAAAAAAAATAATGCCAAAAATATCAGAAACAGAAGCGGCTGCTTTAAATTCTGGATCAGTTTCTATTGAAGGCAAAATTTTTGAAGGTAAATTAAAAACAACTGATTTAGTTAAAAATTACGATATAAAATTAAATAATAGTGAAAAAAAATTTATTGAAACTGAAACTAATAATTTATGTTCAATGTTAGATAATCATAAAATAGAAGAAAATCAAAATTTATCAAATGAAAATTGGAACTATATTAGATCAAATAAATTTATGGGTTTAGTAATATCTAAACAATATGGTGGTTTAGAATTTAGTGCTCACGCACACGCTAAAGTTGTTGAAAAAATTGCTACAAGAAATGGGGCTGCTGCCGTATCTGTTATGGTACCAAATTCATTAGGACCAGGTGAATTATTATATGATTATGGAACTAAAGAGCAAAAAGACTATTATTTACCAAGATTAGCAAATGGTATAGATGTACCTTGTTTTGGTTTAACAACTGAACATTCTGGTTCAGATGCAGCATCAATGTTTGATGTTGGTGTAGTTGTAAAAGAAAATGACGTATTAGGTATTAGAGTATCTTTTTCCAAAAGATATATAACACTGGCACCTATTGCAACATTAATTGGTCTAGCATTTAAGTTAAAAGATCCTGATAATTTATTAACAAAAGGAAAAGAAGGCATTACTTTAGCATTAATACCTAAAGAAAAAAACAATATATTTCCATATAACACAAATGGTATTTCTATTGGAGAAAGACATAATCCTCTTAATGTAGGTTTTATGAATGGCATAATAGTTGGAGAATCTGTATTTATTCCAATGTCATCTGTTATTGGAGGCGAAGAAAAATGTGGTTTTGGATGGAATATGTTAATGGAATCACTTGGTGAAGGCAGGGGCATATCATTACCTGCATTAGCAGTTGCTACTTCAAAACTATCAACTTTTGGTGTAGGTGGTTATGCCCGCATTAGAAAACAATTTAATATACCAATTGCTGAAATGGAAGGTGTCAAGGAAAAATTAGCAGTTATTGCTAAGAAAAATTATCAACTAGTTGCTGCACAAATGTTATTTAATTCTATATTAGCAAATAAAGAAAAACCTCCTGTATTATCTGCTATAATGAAATATCAATGTACTGAATACGGTAGAGTTAGCATTAATAATGGTATGGACATATTAGGTGGTGCTGCAATATGCAAAGGTCCAATGAATTTCTTAGCATCATCATATACAGCAATACCTATTGCAATTACAGTAGAAGGTTCAAATACATTAACAAGATCATTAATAATATTTGGACAGGGATTAAATAGATCACACCCTTATTTACTTAATTTAATTAAAACAATTCAAGATAAAAATGACTTAGATAATTTCCATAAATATTTAGTAAAATTAATAAATCATACTAAAACTAATTTTGTAAATTCAATTTATAATTCAATAACCGTTAAATTTAAAACAAAAAATGATAATAAAATAGATTATTATCAAAAACATTTAGATCGTGTTGTTTCAAATTTTGCTTTATCTACTAATATGATATTACTAATGGGTGGTAAAATTAAAACTGCGGAATATATATCTGGGTAGATATGCTGATATGTTATCTAATATTTATATGGCATATGCT